ATTTTTTTTTTTGTAGCTCTGATGGGAGTCGAACCCACACGGGCATTTCTGCCCCTCAGATTTTAAGTCTGATGCGTACTACCAATTTCGCCACAGAGCCATTTTAACAGGAAACATTTTCTACTTTGTTCAAATTGATAATTCGATAGTTAAAATATTTGCTACATTTCCTTTAAAGGACTTTTAAATGGAATTGAACCATTCCAACAGAACATTATCTGTATTGACTCCCACTTTGAGTTAAAAGTATGGCTGAGAACATGACCATTAATACTATCATTACTTCAGCGTTGGAACTGAATGTTCACACTTAACATTACTGCTAAGTAGATAGCATGACCAATAGTTTTGTGAAAACTACTAAACACTTACTCATAGGTATCATAGATTTCATTTCTTGACTAACTGCTTTCGGCTTCAGAAGGCGACCCCTCTTAGATAAATCATTACTTTTACTTTCTCAATATTTTCCTTGCGGTACTCATATTGTCCTCATATTGCAGAGGAATAAGGTCATTTTAACCTACAAGTGTCGCACACTTTTGCTGCATAAATTTGATTCCTAATAATCTTTTAATTAAATCTAATTAACTGATTGATGTGGTGCGACCCAAAGCATTTGTACCTTTTGAGTACAATCCACTTAAACACCAATCTGTACACATCTAACCGAATTGAGATGTTTTGTACTACCACTTGACTGTTAGTTTTTGATTCTAACAAAGACTTTGCATTTCTACTATTCGACACCACTCGTTAATCGCTCTTTGGGAGAGCTACGAAGTCTAAATTGTCACATGATTTATAATAGCACGTTTCTCGGTTAAGAATTGCACCATTATCCAATACTTTCTTATTTACATTTCTGTATCAACAAAGAGGATTTATCCCCCTTGTCATAACAAACTTTCATTTCTGCCCGTCCTTACTCCATTTGTTATGATACTCAATATTGCCCTTCTATGGAATGCTTATTAAGCATCGCAAACACCGTCACATGTTTGCTTTATTACATTACTGCGTTATCCTTACAGTTATGAGGGCTAACTGTATATTTTAAATAGTTTATCATTTCCAAATGTTTCCATTTTCAATAAAAAACTAATAAAATTTCGTTTTAATTTTTTCAAAGAACGCTTTGTTTTCTTTTTACTTTGCAAATATACAACTTATTTTTGAAACTTGCAAATTTTTAATGTTAATTATTTGTTAAATTTTTAATGGATTTAAAAATTACATTATTTCCATCTGTTCTATATACTTTTGTACATCTATGTTTATATGCACAACTATTATAGTCTTTAACTTTTACTCTTTCATAAGAATAAGCGAATTTGTAAGGTGGATGATTATTGAAATAGCAATCTATACATTTTCCATTTCCGATTCCATAATGCCATCCAATCCCAATTTCTGTATCATGTTGTACTGCAACAGTATTTAATATTCTTTTTCTATATTGAAAGTGTTGCCCAACTTTTTTTTCTTTAATTCTCATGAAATATAATTTTATAATTAAACATTGTCAATGGTGGTGGACTCGAACCTTTTTTACTTCATTCCAAATCAAGCTTCCTTTATTAGAGGTGCGCATCTCATATAAACTCCACTCAATCTTTCTTTTTTCAACAACCATTCTTTTCCATGTCGTTATGACATAATTCCAATTGCGCAAAAAAAATTATATCATTTGGAAACGCTTTACCAAATTAAGCTAACCATTGTTTTTTACTTTGCAAATATACAACTTATTTTTGAAATATCCAAAAATTTATTGTTAAAAAATATTTTAAAATTAATAATATTAGGAATCCCGATTCTCCACCCAAATAATTCGTTTGAAACTCTACAACTATGTTTCGTTAAAGATTCGCTAACTAACAAATTATGCCATTTTATATATCGTTCTAAGGCTATTATTAATCTTTGACTTTGCAAATATACAACTTATTTTTTAAACTAACAAATTTTTAATCTTAAAAAATGTTATCAATTATATTTTTTACCTGCATTTCAATGTCGTTGTCTTTTTTTCCATCATTACATATAACATAATTAGAAAATCTAACTATATCAGAATGCGATGGTTGTTTATTAATTCTATTAATAATATCAATTTTATTTGTGTTATCCCTTTTTGTGGCTCTTTCAATACATAATTCAACAGGTGCTTCAACAAAAACAATTTTATCAACACAATTAACTAACTCACTATCAATAAGTATAGCTGATTCAACTGCAACTATCTTATGTGTTACAAGTTCTTTTTTACTCCACTTTTTAAAATCTTCTGTTACATAAGGATGAATAGTTGCATTTATCTTATCAGTATAACCTTGGTCACTAAACAAATAAAATGCTAATTGTTTTTTATTTAATTCACCATCTTTATAAATAGAATTGCCAAGTAAATCAATTAATTCCTGTTTAAGTTGATGGTTAGTATTCAAAATTTCTTTTGCTTTACTATCTGTATCATATACAGGAATGTTATTTTTTCTAAAAAGGTTGGAAACATAACTTTTTCCACTTCCAATATAACCTGTTATACCTAATATCATTATTGATAATTTTTATCTTGTCTTATTCCAAACTTATGAAAATATCTTAGTGGTCTCCATTTATGACCATTAACATAAAATCCCCATTTATGTTTTGGTCTACCTTCAAACATCAATGTCCAAGCTCCACCTTCAGGTATTCGTAAAAAATGCCTATCTTCAGCTTTTGAAAACCAAATAGATTTTCTCATATTGATTAAATTACGAAAAGAATTAAAAATACCTTCTACATAACAATATTTTGTATTTTTCATTTCAACATAATAATCAAGTTTTTGCCTTATAACACAATCATCAAGTTCCTTAACTATATCAGAAGGATTTCTATTTTCATCAATTGGTTTTACGTTCCAATAATGTCCTTTCAATACAATACTAAGTAAATTAGCTGAATGGTCATGAAAATATCTATCATCGTCTGATTTAATCCAATGATGTATTCTCATTGAATAGCCAAAAAAGATAAATGTCCACCTTATAAGGTATGGATTATCTTCATACCCTAATTTTTCAGCCCATCTAATCTGAAAATTCTTAAACTGCTTAGTATTAGTACTTCCTTTCATTTTATTACTGTTAAAGTTCATCAGGTACTCTAAGTAACCATTTACCTTTTTTAATATTTTCTAACATTTCATCCTTATCAATTTCAATAACTTCATATTCTCTTAAATAGAAAGATTTAATCTTATTACCTACTCTTGATAATAATACAACAGCTTCATTACTAAAAATATCAGTATCAAGAACAACAACCATTCCTTGCTTTAATTTTCTTTGTGCCATATTATAATAATTTACACAAAAAACATTGCATCTAAAATATTTTTGGACTCTCTTAACCCAAGACCTGAATTAATTTTTATCAATTTCACAGCTTGAAGTTTGTTTCCATCTTTCACAGCTTGAATCACTTCATTAGTTTCTTCATATGATAATGGAAACTGCTTCTTAGTTATTCTTTTAAAATTATTACACAACGTATTGTATGTTCTTTTAATAAGAAGCCCATTTCCTGTATTAAAAGTAATACCATTCATGATACCTTTTAAATTTGAAACATCTGATAATATAGTACTTGTAGGCAAAAGTATTTTATTATCACCACAATTTTGTATTTCTTCAAATTCCACCTTATTTGTGCAAAGTTTTTTATTAATAAAATCTATTACATCATGTGGTGTTTTACCATCTACTCTTAATCTGTGAATAGCTTTTTTTATTTGTTTTCTTGATATTCCCATAACATTAATCTTTAACAACAACAGTCCAATCATTACTATTTACATCATCTCCTGTAAATATGTAATAAGTCATTCTTAGTTGTTGATTCATTTTTATATATTGGTTTTCATACTTAGCACTTTTAGCTGAATCTTTTTCAATTAAAGATAGCATTCTTTGTTTAACTAAATCTGGTACTGATTTCAATAAAGGAATTGTATCAGGCATAATTTCAGCAGGTATTTGTTTAAACAAAATACACCCATTTGCTAAAAACGCATATCCGCCTTCATCTAAGGCTTTCATCATTTCATAAAATGATACTTTATCTTTTACCATAATTTTTATTTTTTAGAACAGTATATTGGACTCGAACCAATGACCCTCTGCGTGTTTAAGATTATATTGCTGTTTTTTCAAATACTGAAAAATTTCTATTATGGGCTGATGCTCTAAACCAACTGAGCTAATACTGTTTTTTTTTTTACTTAAAATATAATATTACGATTTTTTCTCATATTCTCTATCACGTCTATCAATTTCATCAAAAGGAGATTCGCCAACTTTTAATGTTACTATATTTTTAAAACCATTTTCTTCAGTTATCAAAGATTGTTCAGGTCTTACCGAGCCTGTATATTTATCTCCATAACTTCCTGTCATTTTCTTGGTTGCAGGGTCAACATCACCCCACACTTCATTATATCCACTTCCAATAGCTTCAATAAAATACTTTCTACCTGTTTTTAATGATGTAACAATCATACGACCTGTTTCATCAGTATTAGTAGTAAATCTTTTTAAAATTTCCTTATCCATATTTTATAATTTTGTTAGAATGATGGGATTCGAACCCACATAGATTATTATTTAGTTATATTTCATATTATTTTTATCCATAAAAATATCTAAATGTAAACTTTCTACCACCAAGCATTCTAAACCATTAAAATTAATAATTTACATCATAAATAGGTTGTGCTCCATTACCCATTAACATATTAATTTTAACATTTTGTTTGTTTTTAATCATTTCAACCTTTTCTTTTTCAATTTCAAGAGCACGCAATTTAATATATTGGTCTGCTGTTAAACTCATTTCCCTTTGATATGCTTTATCAGCTTGCGCTCTTTTAATTTCAGCAGCTTCACGTTTCGATTCTGTTTTTTCACGTTGTTCTTGTGTTTCTTGTGCTTGAATTTGAATTGCAGTACGAGTCAATTCTTCCATTACATCATCTTTAGGTACAGCACGATTAACTACAACAGCCAAAACATTTACAGGTATCTTTTTATCTTTAATAATTTGTTGCACTTTTTCGTTAACAACCATCTCTACATTATCATATATTTCACGTTTAGATGTTAGTTCCTTCATAGGATATTTTGATATTTCATCACGTACATATTTCACGAATTGTACTTGAATATTATTATCATACCACTTTTCTCCAAAATCAGTTAATAACTTAGGTGTACTTCCTTTTTCAATTTGAAGCAAAAGATTTGCAGAAAGATTAATTGGTGTATTATCACTTGTAAATATATCTTTAAATTCTTCCTCATATTGAATAGGTGAAACTTTAAAGATTACTTCGTCAGTAGAAAACCAACGCCATTGAGAACCACTTGTTAATGGTTCAGAATCCACACCGCCACTACCAAAAATGATAGGTTTTTTTACAAAAACTAATTCTTCATCTGCATTCACAGTTGCTACCGAACAGCTTGATAATGTAAGCATTATCAAGCTAAATAAACTAAATGTCAATAGTTTAATTAATTTCATTTTCTTTTCTGTTTTTAAATTTTACAATGCAAATATACAACTAAATTTTCAATTCTCCAAATATTATTTGTTAATATTCAATAAACATTTGATATTTTCTTATTTTTCTTGTAGAATACCACTTTTTATCATTATAGGCCCACACTCTTTTAACATATTTAGCATAACCATCTATCATATAAAATTTGAAAATAAGATTTGATGAAACATATTGTTTTGTTACAATACTAAGTTTATTATTGGTATATTTTTCTACATGTTCTTTAGCACTTGATAATGTATCAAACTCACTTGACACCCCTTCTAATATTCCTTCATTAGAGCATTCTGTACCAATAACCTCATATTTATATTTTCTTTTGCTGTCCATAAACATTTCCTGATATATCAATGTTATGACCTTTTACATCCCCATGTACATCGCCTTTCATTTCAACATTATGAGAGTCTACATTACCGCCAACATTACCTGTAATATCAACATTATGAGAATCAACATTTCCTTGTATATTTCCTTTAATTTTTGCATTATGGCATTCAAGACTCGCTAAATCCCCTTCCCATTTAATAGTAACTTCATTTTTTAACTCTTCACAATTCAATTCTTTACCATCTACAAAGATTTTGTTTCCATTAATAGAAATACTATTACCTTCTACCTGCATTCTTTTACCATTAACTACAATTGTATTCATTTTATTCAAATTTCTTAAATTTAACTTCAACTCTATCAAGCATTACTCTACTTTCTTCATTAAACAAATCAATATTATTACAATATACGCCTAATATATATAAAATTTGTCCAAATCGTAATTCATGATGTCTCTCTACCATTTCACTGATAATTTTCACCAATTCTCTATTACAATCTTGTCGCTCTTTAATTTGTTGTTCTTGTTTTTTCAACATATTATCCACAAATTCCTCAAACCCTTCAGCTATCATAATATTTCTATTTATAAATTTCTAATATGACCCTATGTTCACCACCTTGCCACTCAGGTAAAACCATAATGCCATTATTATTTTTGGAATTATAAAGAAGTCCTTTATTTGTGAAAAATTCATCACCATAATTTTTCTTGATATAAGATTTAAGCTCAGAAATTTTTCTATCACATTCTTTATATTTTTCATTCTTTTTACTGTATTTCGTTTGTTCAGCTTCAAGAAGTGCAATTTCATTATATTTAGGTTTAATATCTTCAATATAATCATCATATTCAATAAGATTTTTATATTGACTCATTCCATTCCCATCTGCGTAATCTGGATATGTAATTTTATACCTTGCAATAATTTTATTCATATATTTATTTCGTTTTTTGATTATACTGCAAATATAGAAATAAAAAACGAGAACCACAAATGATTCTCGTTAATTTATGTTAAGGGTTACTTTCTTATTTCAACCAAATATTTTATTGTACACCTATTTGGATTATAAACAATAAATTCATCATTTCTAAGGTCTGCACCACCATGAGCATATACTGAATTATATGGTAACAAATTCTTTTCTGTTATATTATAACAACTACTATCATGTTTATAAATGTGTTTTTGATTACCTACATTTACTTTAAATATTGCGAGTAAGCTTTTACTATTGTTTCCACCTGCCCAATAAGAACCTGATAATGATGTATAACCAATTGATTTTCTTGCTTTATTTGCGAAATAAAGTCCATCAGAGAACATTGAACCTGTATATATAGCACCTGAAGGTCTAATCAATAAACCTGTTTGAAGAATATTAAACCAATTCTGATTTCTGCTTCCATGCCACAACAAATCTTCTTTACTGTTTTTATCTGCATAAAAAGTTTTTATATATCTTTCTTCAGTTTTTATATTTGTAACTTCATAAACCTTACCCATCAAATGAGAAGAATCCCCCATCATTTTTGATATTTTATAAAGAACATCCTTATCTTCAACATATTTGATTTCAAGCCCCAATTGTTCCAATAAACTATTTGGTTTATTAGTAACTTCTTCCTTTTGTTCATCCTCTTGAACAGCTTTGTTAGCCAAAACTTGACCAGCCATTGTATCAAGCAATTTCTGTTCATTGTCAATTAATGATTCAATCTCTTTCTTATCATTACTTTTAAGAAGATATGATTTAACATCACTCATTCTACGAGGAATGGTAGTATAGATTTCAAGAATTGTTTTATTCAGTATTTTATAATCTTCATTATCTTTATACTGTTTAGTCAATTTATCAATCAAATCCTGTGCAGTATCAACCATTTTCTGTGTCACTTTACTAGTTGACACTTTATAATTCTGTTGAATAGTTGCTTTAGCCCAAGATTGAAGTTGTTCAATTAATTTTCTAACTTCATTATCATCAGATATATAATTTACTTTTTCTTTACCATCAGCAGTTTTTTCAATTACTTCCTCAACAGCTACTAAATCAGTAATGTCTTTATACCCTTTTTTAACTTTAGACTTAATTAATGAATCCCATTTACTTATTGGATAAGAAGTTGTTTGTTTAGTGGCATCTACACGACCATATTCAACAGCAATAGTCCCATCAGATTGTTCGGTCATCTTATAAAATTTATTATTATTGTTTTCTGTGACCATTACCAAATGTGCGAATCTTCCCATAATTTGTTTTTAAAAGAATTTATTACATCTTACATCAAAATATTCCATCCCTGGATATTCATCTTTATAAACTTTCCATGCGTAATATCTTGCTTGTTTATTTGTGAGTGTTGTATCTTTACTGCCCACAAAACATATTACATCTTTATTGTAAGATATGATATATTGTGCTTCATCAAAATCAAACCTATTAACAATCACATTAACATTAGTATTTTCTTTTGGAGAAAACACATCAATATGAATTTCATCATCTGAAAATCTTTTCATTGTTGTTATACGGCATTTTTTACCTTGATTTGATGTTGAATCATTATCATCTTCTTCATCAACATCAATTGACACAGAAGCAATATTATTGGTTACAGGTATTTCATCATCTTCTTCAGCATCTTCAGGAAGATACACATTAAATTTGCCATTATAATGTAAAATAGCCCCCCAATCTTTATAATTTGATTTAATAAACCAAGATACTTGTGCCTGAATTGCCCAAAATCCCCTGTTTCTCAATTCATCTTTCACTTCTTTGGAAGTGACCTCTCCATTATTTTCAAGAAGGTTACAAAACACTTCTTTGACATCTTCCTTTTCTAAAATTTTTAGCATATTTTTTCTGTTTTAAAGTTTACTATTTGTTATGTTTACCATATTTATATGTAAAAACATATAAATGGATATAAAAAATTTTTGCGATTCAATCATGCGTATGTATTTATACGCAGATATGATTAAAGCCATTCATTTATCAACTGAAATTTATTGGGAACATTCACTTTGTGATGATGCCCAAGATAAAATCAGAGATAAAATAGATGAATTAGCCGAACAGATATATGGCTACTATGGTAAGCCAAAATTTACTGATTTCAAGCTAGATTTAGACATATACTATGAAAATGATTTAGCCAAACTTTTTGGGCGTATCATGGACATATTAGCCCCTATCAGAACTGAATGTGATAAAGTTGAGAAACTATCAGGAGTTGTTAGTTTAATTGATGATTTCAAAGGTGAACTAACTCAATTAGTATATATGTGTTCATTTGATAAAATTTCCAACTATAAAATGGAAAATTCAATATAATAAACGAAAAAAATTAATAATACTATGGGATGTAATTGTAAATCAAAAACAGTTTCAACACAACCTATCAAGCAAGTTACTAAGCCTACAACGACTACTAACAGTCCTGCAAAAAGAGTTGTTAAAAGAACCGCTAAGTAAGCGGTTCTTTTTTATTTTATTAGTTATTACTAATTTTACGACCAAGTTTACTCTCGTATTCTTTTGTCATACAATTCATAGCAGAATTTAAGACAATATCAGCATCTTTTACATCCATATTTCGATAATTAGCAGCATTTGCACTAACGCATTTCATTGTTTTCATCAAATCCATTTTACTTGAAAAACCTCTACATTTAATACCCATATCATCAGCCATTCTTGTTGTAGTAATGTCAGTACCAAGATAAATGAATTTCCAACTATATTTATCAGTTTGATGTTTAATCATATCTCTGATTTCAGCACTCTTAAACTCTTTTGAGTTATTTTCTTCTCCATCAGTCATAATAACCATCATAACAACTGAAGGTCTTTCTTCTTCAGGCATAGCAGCAAGTTCATATCCTGTTTCATTAATTGCTTTACCAACAGCATCATTCAAAGCAGTTGAACCACCTGGACGATAATTATCCATAGTTAACTCAGGAACATCAGCAATATTTTTATTGTTAAATACTGTCGAAACAGTAGAAGCAAAAGTGTACAAAGATACATTTACATCCCCTGCTTTTTCTTTCTTTTGGTCATTAATAAACTCATTGAAACCACCAATTACATCGCTTCTTGATGAACTCATTGAACCACTTTCATCAATGACAAAAACGATTTTTACAAAATTATCTTTCATTTTTAAAATTTATTTTAATTTATTTTACAAGAACTGAATCAATCATTCCATAGTTTTTAGCTTCTTCTGCTGTCATCCAAAAATCTCTGTCGGCATCTTTCAAAATTGTATCATATTCTTGACCAGTATGTAAAACTAATGTCTTATACAATTCATCTTTAATCTTAGTAATTTCTCGTGCAGTGATTTCAATATCAGATGCTTGTGCATGACCTGTGCCACCAAGAGGTTGATGAATCATCACTCTTGAATGTGGCATACCATAACGTTTACCACTTTGCCCTGCTGCCAATAATACTGCTGCCATTGATGCCGCCATTCCTGTACAATATGTTGCCACATCAGATTCAATATATTGCATGACATCATAAATACCATATCCACCATACACAACCCCCCCAGGGGAATTAATATATAGATGTATATCGTTTTTATCTGATTGGTCAAGATACAACAATTGTGATGTAATAATATTAGATACATCATCATCAATTGCTGTTCCTAAGAAAATAATTCTATCCATCATCAAACGTGAAAAAACATCCATTTGAGTTACATTCAACTGTCTTTCTTCAAGAATAGTTGGACTAATATAACCTGCTATTGGATTAAAATTCATTTTTGATGTAAATGAATCGAACACTGACATAGAAGTACCATTACTTTTTGCAAATGTTCTAAAATCTTTTTTAATATTATTCATTTTAAATATCAATTTTTTTAATTGAATTTATGTCAATAAACTCATATTCAGAAATAGACATACCACACTCTTCATCATATTCATCAGGCAAATTATCTTGGATGAATATTTCAAAATCTTTATCAGAAAGCGGTTTGTTTAGTCTGAATTTATATTCATCACCGCTTTCTGTTTTAATTATTAAAAGAATATTATACTCCATTATTTATTTTTCTTTTGTGCTCTACGAGCAGCTTTTGCTTCTTTTTCAGCTTCCTTCTTTGCTTTTTCTTCATCAGCAATTTGTTGAATTGCCCACACAGCAGTTTCAGCAGCATTAATCAAATCATCACCATATTTTGCTCTACCACCAATTGTCACTGTAATGGATGGTGCACCAATAATTATCTTATCTTTTTCTGCATCATATGCGATTGTACACATTGCGTCTCTTAACAAGAGTTTACGCTGTGCTTCTTCCAGACGAAGAAATGCTTCCTCATAAATATACAAACATACTGTATCGGGCTTCTTAGTCAAAAACTCTGTGGTTGGATTGGCTTTTGAAATTTTGATAAGTTGCTTAGATTTTTGTACCGCCATTGGTTCAACAATAATAAAATTCTCCAAGCCCATTTCTGAAGCTAATTCCATAACCATGTCATTTGTTTCATCTGACAATTTACCTAATTTACTCATTTTTCTAAATTTTTAATGTTTAACAACTAATTTCACTCTTGTTTTTCATTTTCACTGCAAATATACAACTTAATTTTTTAAATTCCAAATTAATATTTACTTAAAAGACCATTTTATTATAATTTAACTAACTAACAATATATTATGGAAAAGAAAACTCCTAAGAAACGTAGGAAACTATCTAAAAAACAGGAAGAAAAACGTAAATTAGCAAAATCATTAAAAAATAAACAATATTATGCCAAACGTAAAAGAGAAAAAGATATTTTAAATGGTATTGAACCAAAACATGAAATCATTATAGAAGAACCAAAAATAAAAAAACTGAAAAGGGAATTTTGTATGATAGCTCTTTCTTCACATAAACAAGTTATTGATATATTATATAAAAGTAACTTGCAACAAAGTGCTTATAAAAAATTCAATGAAATTATTGATGAAAATGAAAAAAACATTATTTTTCCTGTAAAGTATATTTCAAATAAAAACATATCCAAAGGAATTGTTGAATCAAATTATGAAATACTTCTTTTGAAAATAAAAAAAGAAGGTGAAGATGTTACTCAATTAAGAAATGAATATGGTCAATTAGTTAACCACGTTATTGTTGATAATAGCCAATGGATAATAATGGATAAACATATATATTATAAAGAAGAGTCTTTTTGGGTGTATGGTTTTAATCCAAAAACACAAAGAAAAGATTTTAATTACATACTAAATGAAATAGTTTTAGCACATAATAATGATAAAAATTATTTCAAACGCATTATGATTTTTAAAAATAAACTAATCATCCAATATGATTTTGATATTGATATGGTTATTTGCAAAAATCAAGAAGATGCTATACGTTTATATAATGAATTAGAGGTTAAAACTAAAAAAGCAAAATGCAGAAATGTTTTTTTTAATGGTATTGTTGCAAAATCTAATAAAGATTGGATTATGGAAATGATTATGAATAAAACTGGATGGAATAAACAAAAGGTGATACGAAGTTCCACTAAACCATAAAAGCCTGAACTAATCAGGCTTTTCTTCTGTCTTGAAAATATATTTTATGTTGTTAATAATTGCTGTTACTATATCAGCATGTATAAATTCTGATTTTTTAGCTGTTGGATTATTTCTAAAAAATAATTCTTCATCAAGCATTCTCAACTCTTTATCAGTTAGAATAATTTCAATTGTCATATTCTCATATGCATAATCATCATTTAATTGTTTTTTGATTGCTGAAGATAAATCAAATAATTCAGCAATCTTTAATAATCGTTTTTTAGCCATAAGATTAAGATATTGTATTTATTATTCTTTCAAAAAACTTTTTAACCCTATACATAAACTTTTTCTTTTTTGGTATAATAATTGGTTTATTTATTTCTGATTTAATCTTCTCTCCTTCACCTGAAAGTAATGATTTTGCAAACTTATCACGTGTATTTGTTACTTCAGCTAATAACGCTTCTCTTTCATTCTTAGCTTTTTCTATTTGTCTATCAATTTCACTCATTGTTATAAATTCTTTCTGTCATTTCTTCAAAATTATGCATTATCCACACAAAACCAGATGTACATGCCATGTCAATTATTAGTTTAAGCCACCATAAATGTGTTGTAGTACCTAAAACTAAAAATGCTGGTGTTAATGCGATTGAAGGTATTATTAATATATTTATTAAACTAAAAAATAGACCAATCCATGTAGAACAACATGCCATACATGAAAACAATTCACCCAAATTAGAATGAATTTTATTAGCAATTTCTCTAATAAATTCAAACACACCAAGAGGTCCTCTTAGATAAACTAACATATTAGTTATTCCATATGCAGTAAACATATATATAATGAATATTAGCCAACTCATACCAATTCTTTATTATCTTTTATTTCATTTTCTTGTTGTACAATAACATTTGTTTCTTCATCTCTACTTACTTCAATACTATCTTTTTCATTTTCTATCACTTTATCTTTTTTGATTTTTGATTTTTTCTTTTTAACTTTAAACTCCAAAGTTTGCAGAGTCTCCAAATCTTCCACTTCAAATAGTTTTTGTAATTCATTTACTTTTTGAATTAATAATTCCCTTTTTAATTCAGCTTCATTATTAAACTTGACTGTTGTGTCAATTACATCAAAAATCCTATTAAAATCTGTTTCAGTTGATGCATAATAAAAATATTGATACTGATTATTATCATCACGAGCAATTTTAACCGCTTCATCATAAGATTCAAGCACTCTCCAATTAGGTTTATAAGTTACGTGTATTATTATTTGCCCACTATACAAATTAAAGCCTGGATTATATGGTGCTAACTTAATTAATCTATCTTGTATTCCTGCTGCCATTATTTAAATTGTTATACCTGTAAATATTATTGTTAATATATATGCAATAGAAACTCCTAATATTATTAATCTATTATTTGAAATTTCAAATTTTGTTTCACGACTTATTGCAATTCCAAATAATGTACCTTCTTTTAAAAGGTTCATAATTGCTAAACAAAGCATAAATACTATTATTTTTGTTATCATAAAATCTTTCTTTTAAAGAAAATAAAAAAAATGCTGCAAAAGTCAATATTTTGCAGCATTTTATATTCATAATTTCTTTTTTGTCACCATAAATCATAAGTAACCCCAAATCCAACATATAGAGTAGGTTTTTTGTTTAAGAAGTCATATCCACCACCAACTTGCGGACCAATCACAAATCTGTCTTTAAACGATTTGTTTTTTCTATGCCACATAGTTGTGCCTTCAATAATACCCATATCAGTGTTAATATCAGTTTGAACTTTTCCATCTTTTTCTTTTGTAACAATCAAAAATTTATTGTTCAACGTAAAGTCCAATTTATGCCAATGTACTTGATTGGCTGAAATATCCAAGTTGTAAGAAATTGTATCGCTATTTGATGTATAATGATAAATACTATCTTTTTTTGTTGTATCACTATTATTTACAAATACAGTATCAGTATTATAGTAATACTTATAACGTACTTCAACAACACTTTCCACATTTTTAAGATGTTTGATTGAATCATAAAGTGCTTTATTTTCAGCTTTAAGTGACTCAATTTTTTGACTATCATATATTCGTGTATATGTATTTCCCATCTTAAACTCCAAACTATTACTCAAATCATAATTCTCTTTGCCAATATAAACACAGGCAATAAGTAAAAGAACTATCAATACCCATTGAATAATATCCCATATTTGTTGTTTTGTATATTTACCCATATTGATTAGTTTTTAATTTTTAAGATTGGCTCTTTTCATATCTAGTAAAGCAGACATTTTTTTTGATTCTACATTAACTCTTCGAATTGCATTATCCAGATTAGTGGGTACTCTATTATTACAATAAGTAACACCTAAAAACCCTACTGGTTTATCTAAACCATGAATACATTCTATAATAATATATGAAACATCATTACTTTTCATCCTCATAGATAACTTATTATCTATTTTAGCCAAATCTTCCAAATTACCATGCCATGAGTTATGTTCATCTAAGTAATATGCGAATGAAAATCTAGATAAATTAAGGTTTTTATAATCTTCATCAATGTGAATTACATTTGGAGTTACTTTCTCATATGTCATCTCTCCATAATAGAAAGGTAAACCTGATACATTACTTGTACCATTATGCATCTCTATAACAAATGCTCGATTAGCTCCAGTATTTATAAGCAATTCACTAAGTTGTAGTTCAATTTTAGGATTTATCTTTTTTCGATACTCCAATGCAGCACTATGCTCCGTTTCTTGTTTATGAATAACATTCTCAACAATTTTACTCACATTTTGACCATTGTACATAACAAAAAAGAAAGCTGTTATTACAAAAATTGCCTTAAAAATTCTTACTAACCCATGTTTTTCTACAAGATTTATAACTTTTTCCAAAAAAGAAAATTGTTCTCCGTCTAAAGGCATGGCATTATAATATTTTATTTGTTATTTCTTTTTAGTGTCAATTTTTCTCACTTCATCAATGAATGAACCTAATTTTTTTTCTTCATTCAATCTTGATTGTGCATTTGTTGTTTGAAACACATCTGAACTTTTATAATTAAACATATCTTTGATACGTTTCATATCTTCATTCAATTGTTCTTTATTGATATGATGTAGAACTTTAGCTTCACCATAATTAAATTTACTATCAACAGTCCATTCTACCAAATATTCATTATTAGATGCGTCTTTCATAATGAACTTATTTCCATCCACCTTATACTCGTCAGGAATTTTTTTAATCATTTGACTTTCACTAAGGAATTTTGTGTGTTTGAAGTATAACTTCTTCATTTTTTTATTATCAGTCATATCACTATCTTTGTTTTCTTTAAACATATTAGGGTTTTCAAAGTCTTTTTTAGGCATGTTATGTGATTTCAAACCTGCATGTGCTCTTTCAACTTCACGTTTAGTAAATTCGGCATTACGTTTCTTTAAATCATCATATAATCTTTCATTACCAGAAAAATCAAGACCTTGATTCTCATCTTTTATTTTTGAATTCTTTTCATTTTCAACTGAAGGAAAACCATTAGCTTGTGCTTTTACACGAGCAATATATGCTTCGCCTGGTTCATCAGCAAATTCAGCATCTAATGTAGTTCTGTTATAATCCACATCTTCAGGAGTATTGACTTTTTTATCATCTATTTCATTTGTTAGACCACCATCATATTCCTTAACTTCCTTTTCAATATCCTTTACAGCCTTTACATTGTTTCTAGCGTTATCTCTTATCACATTAGCCCCCATCTTTGGTTTGAACTCATTTGTGCTTTCCTTGATAACTCTTTTTAAATCGCCAAAAGTATAAGTAATTTCCATTATATTATTTTTGTTTTTTTAATTATTTTATATATTGAAGTTTTAAACCTTGTATAAATTGTTGGTATCGTAATTGGAATATTTTCTTCTTATCAACCTCTTCAATATTTTTATCCAATTCTTCTTCTATTTGTGAATTAATATCATTAATTTTATCAATAACATTGGCTTCACTTTCTATATCATAAATATTTATATTATTCATAAAATAACTATTTAATTCTGTTTATTGAAATTGACCCATCTTTACCATTTTTACGCTTTAATGTGGATTTATCCCCTGGAAATGGTACAGTATATTGGTAATCACCTGTATTCATTGTTGTAGTAGCTTCCTCAATGTCATCATTAGGTTTGGTATTGTATATTTCACGTCTTTGAACATCAAATACAGGTTGTGAAAATTGACCAGATGAAGCTGCATTTGTTGCACCATCTCCACCATCTTCCATTTTCATGATAGTCATATCATCTTTAAAATTTGAACATTCTGGTTCAGGTAAATTTTTTTCAAATAAATTAATATATAACTTTTGCATTTTTCTTTCAAAATCCTTTTTAGGGATTTTATATTTCACACTCATAACAGCCGTTTGTGGATTACCATTTTCATCTTCATCAACAATTTTTTCATCTCTTGTAATTATACCTTTATTTATTAAATAATATAATAATTTACTACGATTAAGTCCTTTAGCATTCAATTCCATAGAAGGTTTAGCTGTTAAAGGATTATTTAATAAATCTTTAAGAAATGATTTTACATTAGATAAAAATGAATAATAAGTCATTTCATTTTCTATTGCTTCAAATACTTTAATTGCATTTTCACCAACAATTATTTTTTTAGATTCGTATGTTCTTTGTTTAGAAATAATCTGTTTTTTTATCTTCTCCATAGCACTATCATAACTGATTTTTTGCTGTTGAGCATAATTCATGATAGCTTTAACATTTTTGATAACATCTTCATCACTTGAACTATTTAAATATGTTCTAACAAATTTAGTTATCTTTTTAATTAATTCTTCAGTCTTTTGGTATGGAACTTTAGTTTGACCATCACTTTTTCTAAAAATATTTGGGTTTCTTGGACTAATATTATTAGTCTGTGGCTCATTTATAGCCCCTTCATAACCCATAACAGATAGTTTACCATTATCATAATCTATATCAATAGAAGTAGTTGGGACATCGCTATAAACATGACCTCTTCTTCCATATACACTATCTTTTTTAGTTAATGCTGTGATGATGTTATTCATTTCCATAGGTTTTCCATTAGCTGCTATAAAAATAGCTTCTAATGCATCCATAGTAGTGAAACTTTTATTTTTGAGTTTCACCCAACCATTCAAAGCCAATGCATAATTTCTATACTTAGAAATATATTCTTTTACTCTATTTTTTATATCTTCATTCATATATTAACCTTGTTTAACTGATGATTGCCAAAAAGCTTTTTTCTGATACATTGTTCTATACAAATCTTCCAAAACATCAGCAGTAATAGCTTTCACCTTACGTTTAAATTCATTACTCTGAAGTATAGAATCTACTTTATTGTTAATTAAAGAATTAACTTCAGCTTTAGTAAGTTCTTCTTTCACTAAAATTCTGATTTTTTCTTCATCAATCATGTTTATTTTCTTTCTCTATAAATATTTAAAAATAAAACAAAAAATCCAACTAAACAGTTATTTAGTTGGATTAATAACCCATTATATTAGAATAATGGATTTTCAGTTATATCATCTTTCCAATTCTTATAGAAACCTTGTATTTTATTTATTTTCTTAACATTATCATCTGTTAATTGCAATCCTTCTGCCCATATATAGCATCCTTGCCCTGATGAATCTTTATATCTAAACTGAAATTTTAAGTTATTCATATCAGGTATTTCTCCTGATAAAACCAAATCGCCATCTTCAGGATAAAAAATTAATGGAGTATCAAAATTTTTAAAATCAGCACCTATTTCTTTTGCTGCTTCTTTTTGAGTTGTTAATGTTTGATTTCCAAATTTAGGGTCATCAGTTACTGGAATACCTTCTGAATTTTCACTTTTACCATTCTTAGAAAATTTTTCAGTATTAGAAGTTTCATAATCTTCTGTTAATAATCTAAAATTTCCATTATTTGATTTAGTTTCATTAATGGTTTTTAGCATTTTTTTAGTTATATCAAAATCATTCATTATATTTCGAAATTTTGCCCATTCCAATCATAACCCATCATCTGTTGCCATGACATTCTTGGTTTTGAATTACAATTGCAATCATTATTTTTATGTACTTCTTCAATTAATTTGTCAATTTCCAAATTATTATCCTTTGAAGTATCATGTTCATCTTTTGTTTCTTCTGTTAACTTATCATTTACTATCTCTTCAGATTCATTCTCAATTGCATCTTCAGATATTTCTTGTTCAACTATTTCTTTAGTTGTTTCTTCAGGTGTTTCATTTTCAATTATTTCCAAACCATTAGATTCATCAATTACTTCTTCATCAGTAGGAACATCTACTTCAGGTTGCATTGATACTTCTTTCATCATATCAATAATATCTTCTTGAATTTCATTAGTTTCCACTTGTTCAACTACTTCTTTCTTTTTTTTAGCCATATTAAATTTCTTTTAATATAATTATTACATTGCTTTTAATTTTAAAAAATCGTTAGATAACAAAGCATTCACACGTAATTTTCGTAAAGCCTTTTCTTTAATTTGTCTAACTCGTTCTTTTGTTAAATTATATTTAACACCAATTTCTTCTAAAGTTAAATCATCAGTGTTATTCAAACCAAAATAACATGAAATAATGTCAGATTCTCTATGTGATAAACATTCTAATAATTTATTCACAGAATTTTTTTTATATTCTTCCAAATCATTAAATTCATCATCTGATAATGTATTAGGTATTATTTTACTATCTGATAAATCATCGCCATTTTCATCAACTGATGCGCAATTAAAATTTACTCTAATATCAGATAATTCTTTTGTATTACTAAGAGTGACTTTTTTTATATATTCTTGAATTGCTTGTCTAATCCACCATACAGCATAACTTATAAATTTAATATCTCTTTTATAATCAAATTTATAAGCGGCTCTTACTAACCCTATGTTACCTTCAGCAATCAAATCTGAAAAAGGAACGCCATAGTTTTTATATTTTTTGGCAATAGAAACAACAAACTTTAAATTCGAAGTTACCAATTTTTCAATTGCTGCTCTATCGCCTGCTTTTATTTTTTTACCAATTCGTCTCTCTTCTTTTTTTAACAAAGGTTTATATTTGTTAATATCATCAAAATAGGTTTGAATTTCTTTACAATAATCCGCTTGTTGTGAAGTTTTCATTAAAAATTATATTCATTTTTCTTTTTATTATATAGTGGATGAAATGGTTGATACATTTCCGTTTTTCACCACGGTTATCGTCATATCATGCCAATCGTAAATATTTTCCATATGTGTAATATGTATAATAAAATTATAATTACTTAAAATTCTATCAAACAATTTTTTAACATTAGGAAGATTATCACTACCAATTGTTCCAATAATTTCATCTAAGACAATGAAATTTGGCTTTGGCATTGTTGCCATGTTACCTAAAGCTGCTCTTAACGCTAAACTTGCCATAGTACCTTCAAAACCACTACTTGCAACGCCTAAATCAAGTTTCTGACCATCCTTATATAAATCAAGACAAACTTTATTATCATCTGATATTGATAAAATCACTTTAAAATCACATAATCCGTTTAATAAACGTGAAAGTTCATTATTTATTGCTGGTAATGCTTTTTTAAGTACTATTTTAACAATCCCATTTTTACCTACTAATTGTTGATAAATATTCCAATTTCTTTTTATTTCTTCCTCTTTAATAATTTTATCAATTAATTTACGTCTATCTTCAATAGATTTTGTATAATTTTTAATATCATTATTAAGATTCTGTATATCTTTTATAATATTTTCTTTAATTCTTGTCTCATTTGAAATAGAAACATTAATGTTATTAACTTTTAAATTAATTTCATTGTTCCATTTTAAATTTTCTTTATTTGTTTCAAATTCAGTTTTTTGTCTTTCTAATTCAGCAATTTGTAACTTAATTGTGTCAATATTACTTTTTAATGCTGTCATTGTCAATTCTAATTTTGCTTTCTTTTCTGCTTTTTCTTTATCAAGTTCTAATTGATTAATTTCATTCTCATATTCATCAACCTTTTGTTTTGCAGCAATACCATCGGCAATAAGTTTTTCAATTTCTGCATTATTTTCAGCAATATGTTTATTTTTATTATTAACATCAATTTGCTGTCCACAAGTAGGGCACATTCCTTGATTTATCAGATTTTGTATTTCTGTATTTTGTTTTTTCAATAAAACAACAGTTGAACGAATTTCATCTGTTTTTGTTTTCCATTCTTCTTTATTTTTACGTGCTTTATCCAAAGAACTTTTATCAAAAACGGCATTTTTAAGATTAGTTATATATTCCTCTTTCATTTTTGCCATATTAGTTCTTTTCAATGTTAAATCGTTGGCTAGTCTGGTAATTTGAGTTTCAATAGTTGTAACATCCAATCTTTCCAAACCATCTTTAACAGTTTTTTTAGAAGAAAGAATAGTGGATTTTTCTTTATCTAACCTATTAATAGACTCAATACTTTTTTCTTGTTCTTCATGCTTTTTGATAATAGAATTTTTATGATTATCAATACAAATCAAATAATCATCAATCTCTTGTTGAAGTGTTTCTCTGTTATATTTTAATGATTCAAAAGTTGGAAGAATTTTTTCTTTAAATAATTTTTTAGTTATCTCTTCTTTCTTTTCCAAAGAAAGAAGTCCTAACCAACGAGAAAACAACCTTCCTTTATCGCTTTGACCCATTCTCAACAGTTCCCCTAAAGAATAAGCAGTTGCGGACATTACTAAATTAAAATCTTCTAATGTACCAACGCTTTCTTTTATCAACTGGTTAGTTTTTCCAACACTTTCATCTTGACAATTTTCTAACAATTCAGTTTCACCATCCAACAATCTAAAATATTCAATAGTTTGTTTAGCTTTACTCTTTGGTGTTCTTTTTTTTAATGGTGGACGAGTAACTGTTCGTTTAATAATATAATCTATACCTTCAATTTCAATACATGCTTCAACTACAACATCTGTTACTTCAGGTAAGTAAATATTAAAAACACTATCCAATGTTGGTGATTTATCAGCTTTTCCAAATAACGCAAAACGTAATAAATCAATGGCAAAAGTTGTTTTTCCACATTGATTTTCAGGTGAACCATTTAAAAGTACCAGCCCTTTTAATTTTGTAAAATCAAAATAGTTATCAGAACCATATGACAAATAATTACTCCATTTTACATATTTAAAGATATATCTTTTATAGTTTTTATATGCATCAAAATCAATATATGAATTAACTTCTCCATCAATAGCATTAATTGCTTCCATATCAACATCTTCAATTTCTTTAAGTTCCAAATATTCTTTAAATAAAGATGACTGAAATTTAGGGTCTTGAATATTCTCAATAATATCATTATTTAATGATATTTTTTCACCTTTATCATTAACAGTTAATGGAACAAAATTAAATTCAATCCTATTTTTAGGGACATTATATTTTTTTGAAATAAATTCAATTAAAGCATCTTCTTTTTCTTTATTATAATCAATTTGTAATGCATTTAATTCAAAAACTAATTTAGATGTATTTTTAACTTCAATCATATTATATTATTTTACATTTAACTTTCTTCTTTTTTTCTTTGGTTGAACTTCCTCTTCAAACACAGGCAAAACATCAGGTATTTGAAGAGGTGTATCGACTAAAATTGGCTTTTCTTCAGAAGAAGAAAGTTCTTCTTCATGTAAAACCGATTTTACTTCTTCTAACTGCACAAATTTAGGTTTATTATTAAACATTGGCGGTTTATCACCATATTTCATTATAATCAAATTATCCTTTAATATCTTATTAACAACATCTATTGGTGATTTATCATTAAGTTCACAATATTGGATAATATCATATAAAATTTTATTTTCTATCAAATTTCTAAGTTCATCAACAGACATGAAAAAATATTTTTTGCAAATATACTACTTTTTTCTTGCATTTACCAATTTTATGGGTATTAATTTATTATTAATTAATAATTTAAGCAATATTATATAACATAATGGTCCTTTATATATTAAATTTATAAGGACCAAATTATTAATACTAAATTTGTTTAAAAAAACAAATTTTAATTATTAAAAAATGCTAATTATTTATTTTTCTTTTATTATATAATATTTTATAATTAAAACAATTATATGCAAGAACAAATTATATTAGGCTTGGACATTAGTACAAAATGCATAGGTGTCTCAATTGTAAAATTAGATAACAATGGCAATAAAAAAATTATTGAGATTACTCATGTTGCCCCTAAAATAGATAGTAAAATTAAAGGTATTGAGCAACTTTTTCTTAAAAAACGTGTATTTGAAGAAAAATTCTTATTAGAATATGCAGATAAAGGTATCACCAAAGTTGTTATTGAAGAACCATTACTAAGGTCTAACAATGTAAATACTGTTGATATACTAAGTAAATTCAATGGTATGATTTCTGATAGTGTTTATCGTATTTTGGGTATAGTACCTGAATATATATCATCTTATGATGCAAGGAAATATGCATTTCCTGAACTGATGGCAATTAGGAAATTCAATAAAAAAGGAGAAGAATATTCAAAGGATAAAATATTGACAGCAATTAAAAAGAATAAACTTGTTTTATTTGGTGAATATCCATTTGATTGTGATAAAAAACTTATTTTATGGAATAAAATATCAGAACTATATCCCTATATCCCTTGGGTGTATGATAAAAAAGGTGAATTGAAAAAAGAAAACTTTGATGCATCAGATGCTCTTGTAACTTGTTTAGCTATTTGCAATAAAATTGAGTTTGGAGAAGCTGAATTCAATATTACTAGTAGTGACAATGTTAAATCAAGTGAAATTTCATATTTAATGGAAGTTTGGGATAAAAAAATACCAAAAAAGATTATTATTGATTGAAAATAAGTTGTATATTTGCAGCAAAAAGAAATCAATTTATTAAATGAACAAAAATGCTGAACGAATTAAAGAACATTGAAACATTATTAGAGTCTTTTCTTGGTAAATCTAAGAATGGCATGTCTGATGATACTCAAATACAGTTCAATTGCCCAATGTGTTCTATCGAAAAAGGGTTGTATGATGGAGATGGAAAACATAATTTGGAAGTAAATATTAAAAAGAATATATTCAAATGTTGGGTATGTGGAGAAACCAATGAAATGTCTGGTAAAATTTCTAAACTAATTAAAATGTTTGGAAATGAATCTATATTACAACAATATAGAGCCGAACTTTATGCAATTAGGCAATCTAAACTGTATGAGCTTAAATTTAATAAAACTGATTTTATTGATGATGATGAAATATATGATGATATATTAATTTCTCTTCCTGATGGTTTTACACCTCTTAAAAATAAAGATTATTATTCAAGTGATGCATTAAAATATTTAAATGATAGAGGAATTGGTGATAAAATAATAGAAAAATATAATATAGGTTATATACCAAGAACAAATAAAGATAAATTTCTTAAAGAAAGAATTATTATACCTTCATATGATAGATTTGGAGGACTAAATTATTGGGTTGGAAGAGATTATACTTTCCCAAGTTGGAGGTTTAAATATAAAAATCCTAGCTCTGATATTGTAAAAAAAACAGATATTGTTTTTAATGAAGAAAAAATAAATTGGTATGAAGATATTAATTTGGTGGAAGGACCTTTTGACCACATTGTTACTCCAAACTCAATACCATTGTTAGGTAAAACTATTGACCCAAAATATTCAATATTTAAAACATTGATGACTAATGCAAAAGCCAACATAAATATTTTTCTTGATTCTGATGCTGTACTTAATGCTAAAATTGTGTATAAAACATTAAACCAAGGTAATTTATATAATAAAATTAGATTGTGTCCCACTCCCAACGAGTTTGACCCATCACTTATATATCAAGAATATGGTGTTAAGGGGATTCGTAAAGTTCTCCAAAACACCATAAAATTATCAGAATATGAGTTAGCTAATCTTTCTTTTGAAAAGATTAATAATACCTTTTCCAATAGAAGTTAATAGATTAGTAGTATCACTTTCTTTAACTTGATAATCAGCATATAAAACATTTTGTAATGGTTTTTGTTCAGCTTTAAGAACTGTATTAGTTGTTCCAGTAACTCTGTTTAACCATCCGTTTAAAAATTTCTTTTGGGATGGTTTATTTTTTACAATATTACGATAAAAATTATTTCTTTGTTGTATTAATTCTTTACCTAAATCAATAACTCTATCAGTTCTATTGGCGTATTGTAATGTTGTTGCACCAATTATTCCATCAACAGCAATATTAACGCCATATATAGCATTAATAGCTTTCTGTAATAAAATTATGGCTGCTTTGTTACCTGCATTAACTCCATGACAAAAAACATGTGCTGAAATCATAAGGTCATCTATCATATCAATTTTCATTGGTACATAATAATTCTTTTTATATACATCAAAAACCAAATTATCCAATTCAGAATTATTTAGTTTCTGATTGTGTTTTAAAGGCATATTTGCATCAATAATTTTCCATCCTTTCCAATTTGGATTGGCTTTTCTTGCAATCCCACAATAGGTTTGTCCACCTGCATCTCCTGACACATTAGCATAACCACCTTCATGAGTTAAAACCATTCTGATTAAAAGTTCCCATTTTTCCATAATTTAATTACTTTTAATATAAATATTGCATAAATGTTTGCTCTTATTTAAAAAAAATCGTATATTTGCATAAAATAAGAATAATATGACTGATATAAAGAAAATTATACACATTGCTGATGTACACATTCCAAATGTCGAAGAAGATAAACCATATTCTCAAATGATAGAAAACTTTATTTTTGAGTGCTGTAAGGTTTGTGCTGATTATAATAAAGATGAAGTAAGAATTGTTCTTGCTGGTGATATTTTTGACTTTAAAAATAAAGTATCTCCTGAAGCAAATAGTATATATTTTAAACTGTTAAATTATCTTAATACCATTGCAACTACAATCATCATTGCAGGAAATCATGATATGCTTGAAAATAATAAACAAAGAAAAGATGCACTATCTCCTATATTTGAAGTAGAAGGAGCATATAAAAATATTCAATATGCTGATAAAATACTAAATTATAAAAGTGGCTACATTGTAGATAATAATATTATTTGGGCTTTATACTCAATATGGGAAAAATACCAAAGACCAAATATTGATGAAATTAAAGAAAAATATCCTAACCATAAAGTTTTTGGATTATTTCATGGTGAAATACCAGGAGCAAAAACAGATATTGGTAAAATGTCAGATAAAGGAATTGATGTTAATTCTTTTATTGGGTGTGATGCTGTTCTTTGTGGACATATTCATAAAAGACAAGAAATAAGGAAAAATGGAATACCTATGGTATATGCAGGTTCTTTATTCCAAAAAGATGCTGGAGAAAATGTGACTGGGCATGGTTTTGTTGAATGGAATGTTGAAGATTTAACATATAAAGTACACGATGTTGAAAATGATTATAGTATCTATAAATTTAAAATATCAAGTTATGAAGATGTTGAAGATGACATCGAAAGGTTAATAAACCTTTAAAATAAAAAGGGAGCAACTGCTCCCTTTTTCTATGGATTACCAAGTATCATGGTTATTTGTTTACTATCTTTGTCAATATAAACTGTACCAATTCTAGTATATTGATTTTTATAATCAGATGAACCTTTTTTAGTGTTAACATTATAACTATATGTTTGTCTAAACTGTTGAGAACCACCTTCATTAACAAAATTATACCCATCTTTTACCATCGTACCACCTGAATATGTAGTAATTTCAAACGTCATATTACCACTTTTTATTTCACCGAACCAAGTTGCCCATATACCAATCTGTGTTGATTGTGGTAAAACATCTTCATATGCTTCAAAAAGATATTTAAAATTAATATATACACATTCATTACCACTTTGCATATTATCACCTGCCCATATTAGTAACCCTGGAGTAGGTGGTTCTGTTGTGGTATTTCCTGTTATAATTGGATTACTATTACCTCTCATAAAAAAACCAACTGGTTGGTCATCAACATTTTCAATACCTGTATTTAAAAATACAGTTGCAGTATCTAAGTCACGACCATCATCTGCCCCCCAAAAATATCTAAATACCATGTAATCTGAAGGTGGGATAACAATTACATCAGGTGGCATTTGAGTAATGTGATACTCAGTAATAGTTGGTATTGGTTGAGTTTCATCATCACCAACCTCACATTGTGTAAATGTTATCTTTTTAGTTCTTTGTTTCTTACCATCATAAGGACTTATTGTAACTGTAATGTTATTTACAGTTACACATTCATCCTCTTTTATTGAAGTTGTTACCCATGTTGAATCTGCCATAATTTTTTATTTTTTATCTATTATGATAGATAATTCTCTATCACTATCATTATTTTCTTCAACTGTTATTTCAACTTTAACAGCTTTTTCACCATATTCATTTTCTCCCTGAGAAGGGGCTGAAACTGATACCCATGTATCGTCAGGATTTTTAGTTACAACCACATCATTATAGGTTAATGCAGTAGTATTTGCATATGCAATAAAAGAAGTAGCACCCGATTCAATTTCTTTTGTTGTATTTTCAGTTGGGTCAACCCATATAACATTTTGTGGATAATGATTTTGATTATATGTAATAACAATTGTTTTTGCATCTTCTTTATCTTGCTTAAAAGTCAACTTTCCACTTCTACTTGAATTAGTTATATTTTCTAATATAGAAACGGTAATTCTGTTAGAATCAATAAAATCAATGTTAATCCAGTCAGAATCAGATGTTGCGTTCCATACCACAAAATTTTCTGAGCCTGTTGTATCATTCTTCATAACAGACACAACAGCCATGTCAATAGTATCTCCAGAAGCTTCTATATCATAATTTTGGTCAGTTTCTTTACCATATACTTTAAATATATTTGTATAAGTAATAGGTATATCATCTTCAATTTTAATTTTATAAGAAACATTCTCTGTTTTAATAAAATTGCCATTTACATACTTATCTCTTGTTGATGTCACTCTAACTGTTGCATTACCACCTTCATTAGAAAAAGTGGTAGCTGTTGGATTGACTACAATTTTATAATTTTTATATTCAATTTCAGCCGCTTTTTGCCATAAGTATATTTCAGCATAAACATCATTAGGTTTATCATTATGTTTTACTTTAATTTTAGCGGCTCTAATTGTAGGCAAACCATTTTCATTTAAATCAAGTATTAAAGAATTACCTTGATTAAACACATTAACCCAATCAGCATTTTGTCCAGGTAATTCACTATAAGTTCCTGTTGCTTCATCAAAAGTGCATTCAATAGGGTCATCAACAGTATATTGCATTGAACCGCCACTAATTGTTATTGCAAATGTTCTTTCTATTTCCATTGATTCAATTTCATTCCATTGAACTTCTTTTAATCCGTCAATTAAAATATCATAAACAACAATTAATTGATTAACAATTATATATACTTTTTTAGAACTATCATTTACATGTTCAAATGTAACTGTTGCGCTTCTTACTGCTCCTGTATCATTAGGGAGTACTTGTAACTTAAATATAGTATCTGATGTACCACTTGATAAATTCGTTAATGAAGAACCATTACCTAAAATCCAATCTATGTTACTCCCAACAAATTTATATTTAGCATCTCCACCTGTTGCAGCAATATTAAATGTTTTAATTATACCTGATTGTGCAACATCTGCAACAGTACTTGTATTAATTGTATTACCACCATTATTAGGCTCAATTGTTAAATTATAACCTTGATTTTGCTGAACATTAATTATAAAAGAATAATCTGTATTATCCTTATGTACTAACACAATTGTTCCTGTTCTGTTATTATTTTCAGTATTAGAATCACAATTTATTGTAACTTGTCCAGTTTTTCCTGTTGATGGTGTTATATGCAGCCACGGATATTTTGCTGCATTAGCTGAATCAAGAATAAACTCAGCAGACCCACCATCCACTTTAACATCAACTTGTTTAGCACTATCATTGGCTTCAAATTGCATTGATATATTAGAAGAATATTCTGTGCTACTTGGTAACTTACCACCAATAAATAATAAACCAGCTCCTGCCTGTGTAAATATAATAGTATGTGTTTTTGTTGTATCTAACGCATTTTTTAATACAACAGTTCCACTTCTTTCAGTACTTGAACTATTAGTATCAAACCATACTGTTAATACATTTCCATTTGTTGAAGTATAAAGCCATGAAACATCATTATTTACAACATATCCAGCATAAGATGGGGAAACATAAACATCAAATTTTCTTCCATTTTCTTCAGTTGTTTGGGTAAATGGAATGTCTGTTACAACAGTTACAGGTGTAGTTTCTCCAATTTTTGTTGCATAAATATCATACGCTATTGCTGCATTTTGTGTAATATTTATTACTTCTGTTATTGAAGTATTATTGTTATGTATTAATGTTAATGTACAAGTTCTGTCTTGTGTTGTATCTTTATATTGGGATGCATTAACAACCAGTTTGTACTCTGTATAATCCCCATAATCACCAATAACATTGTTTTCTGTTGTTATCCAATCACATGATGGAGCTATTGTATAATTTTTTAAGCCACCATATACATCAACTGATATTATCACACTTCCCCCATTACTATCAAATGTAATAGTATCAGGATTAGCTACAATTGATAATTCCCCAACACCTTTTTGTGTTATGTCAATATAAGCTTTAACTGAGTGGTCATCGTTATGATATACTGTTATTTTTGCTTCTCTTGATGTTGTTGATGTAAGTGAATCAGCTATAATTGTTAAATTATTTACATCAATTGAAACTTCTAACCAATCTGGAATTGTAGAAATATCTACACTCCAAGTTTTTGATGCTCCATTAGCTGTTACTACAAATGTAGGTGTAATATTACCACCTATATATTGTACAATTCCTTCAGCTTCACTTTTACCATTTACTAAGATACTTAAACCAGTTGCTTTTAAAAGCTTAAATGTTGTTGTTGCTTTCTTACTATCATCATTAATATGGGTAAATGTAAAAGTATAGTTTATATCATTTACAGTTGGATTTTCACCAATTGTAACTTTTAATAGTTTAGAACTTATTTTTTCTGTTACCACATTCGCTCCTGTAATATCTGAGAAAAATGTATAGTTATAATCTTGTGCTCCACCTATTGCTTCAACATCAATATAATAAATACCACCTATATATGGAACTTCATTGACACAATTTGGTATATTATTTATTTTTGATTGGTATAAACATGATGATGAAATACTAATATCAGCACCAACTTGTATAACATTAATAATCCAATAACAATTGTTATCATTCATATTATAGACAATAATTGTTCCATTTCTTTGGCTTGAATTATTATTTTGAGTTGCTGTTACTGTAATAGTATTTCCATTTTTAATAACGTTAGCCCACGATACATTATTTACAATATAATAATTAGGATTATTACTTAATCCATCAACTATTATATTTGTACTCTTAGTACCACCTGTTGCATCATCAAATGATATGTCAGAAGCACTAATTTGCGAAACTGTAACATTTAAAACTGAAGTAATTGAATTATCTTCATCTAACATAAATGTTATTTTTTCACTCCCGTATTTTTTTTCGTCTTTTTTTTTTTCAACTGTAAATGTCAAATTAGTTTCACTTCCGTTTGATGGAACACCATTAACCAAAGCACTCACAGGGGCAGAATTCCAATTTCCTGAAGCATTTAACACAACATCTTTTGAACTAATAGGATTCATAGAATCATTTAATTTAACTTCATTAGTTGATAGTGTTAAATATTTTCCACCATTTTCATCAAAACCTTTAATACCAAATATAGCAGTCGATGGTATTATTTGTTCAAGATATGGCAATACATAATCTGTAAAATATTTTCTATATTCAGCATTCCCTGTGTATTTATTTTCAATAACTAGTAATTTTGTATTTAGAAATATTTTAGTAGGAGTAGCTTTTGTGCTTTTTTTTCCTGAACCACATATACTTTTATAAACATCAATATTTTGTATTTTAATTGGGTCTAAAGTTGGTGAATTAAAATCTATATCAGTAAAACCTAATGTTTTATATTGATTTAACTCACTATCACTTCCTGAAATTTTACTATTATCAAGGGCATATTTAAATAATTCTCTTAAATAATCAAAAAATTCTTTACCCATATCATAATGTCCATAACCAATATGAGGATTGTTTCCATTATTTTTAGATATAATAGATTCTAAATACACAACTCTTTCATTAGAAATTATTTTATCATTTCCAACTGTTTGATATGTAACACAAGTCCATCCAGATGCGTTTCTTGAATTGTTAATTATTGTATTTTCATCTGTCACTGTTTGGTCATTACCTAATATAAAATAATTTGTTGGGTTTCCTGATAAACTTGGATTATCATACACAAAATTATAATCTGAAATATTACTTATGTCATATACATAATATACATCATTAGGCGTTATTCGACCAATATTAAGAGTAAACAATTCATCTAATGTTGGAACTACATTAATATAAGGCATTGTTTCTTTATATATGAAGTTACCATTATTCAATGGAAGAGGATTCTCACTTCCCCATCCGCCATTAGATTGAAAATATGGATTTCCATCATATGTTAAATTCTTGTCAAACCAAGGAACTAAATAAATATTTCCATTGTCATTAATTTCTTTAACTAATAACCCACTATAAGGGTCATCTTCATCAGATAATACAATGCTTTTTTCTGAATTTATAGATTGTATTAATGATATAGTATTAGAATTGGTAATTGGACTGCAAGTATAATAGTACTCATTTATTGAATACCAATCCTTGTTGATACCAAACATACCAAGTAACATCTCTATTGCTTTTCGTGTCCCTTTGGCTCTAAAAATAGCCTTAGAACATAAAACCAAACGTCTCATAAACTGATTGTTTACTTCAGTATATGTATAACCTGTTGATTCACCTGTATATAAAATATCAGTCGTATTATTTTCTGTTCCTGTCTTTACAACAGTTGAAACATCCCATCCACCCAACTCTAATTTGTCACTAAGAAAATAATCAGATATATTATTCTGTCTATTATATGTAATTGTGTTTGTGAATTTTATACCATCAATATATCTTTTTATATCATCAAGAATGCGCCCCCAAATCCTTAATAAATTTGCTACTTTAGTACCTGCAACAACATATTCTTGCTCGTCACCTTCATTATATTCTCTTGTATAAGTCCAGTCAAAATTTTTAATGGCTTCATGAGTCATTGACCGATATATGTTATCGCAATAATAATCATCCAATATTTGAGCTACTTCCAATAAACCATTGAAAAATGATAAATAATTAGGACTTGATATATCTAAATTCCATCCATTAACAACTGCCCATGAATATTTACGATTAATAAAAGTAATACCTTTATTAGTTTCAATAGGCGTTAAAAATGTATTTGTGTAAATTGGGCTTGATTTTCGATTTAATAATACTTTTTCAAATCCATCTAACTCTTTAAAATATTTGTCAATTCTATTCTGTTTTGGTCTAATATGCAAACCAATTGTACTGTTATGAAAAAATTGTCTTTCTCCATTAACAAAACGACCTTTTATAACAATATTACCATTTATAGTGATTGTATTTAATAATTGTCCTTCTGTCAAACAATTCACATCAACATCTTCATTGATAATTGTAACACTTGTAACAGGTATTTTAGTATTACCACTTATAATTTCATAATCTTTGTATGAATAAGACAAATAACGTAAATCATTTTCATATTCACTTAATATAACATTATTATTAATTAAGTTTATTTGAAAATCATTATCAACAATAAAACCTTCAACTGTTTGAAAAGGATTTTCATCTTCTGTATTTCCTGTTACTATTTGTGTTACCTTTCCACTAAAATATAATTCAGCAGGGAAATATTTTATTATATCTTCAATTGAAGCTCTAACCAATTCAACACAAGAACCATAGTAAGCAAAATCTCTTAAATCATTTGAGACTTCATTCACTTCAACATCAGAAGTTGTGTCAGGAAGATTTACATCCTCAACTTCATCATCAGTCCATACAATATCACCATCAGGCGAAGTTACCCAATGTCCATATTTATGTTTCTTTTGATAACTAGGACTATTATTAATTGTAAAAATAAAATTACCATTTGAATATATAGGAGTTTGACCTGGTGTAAACCTTCCTGTTCCACCAATAGTCACCCAATCTCGTTCAAAAATAGTACCATTTTTAACAAGCTGATGTTGTTTTCTTAATGTGTAGTTACTATGTGATTTAATATATCTTGACATATGTTATATTGTCCAAATTAATTATTCATTATGCTTTCATAATCTTGCGTAAAATCAATATTATCTGTTTTTTTCTTTCTAACTTCATATACATCACTTTTGGTATATGAATCTTTAAGAGTGAAGAACTCTTGTTGTATATAAATTTCTCCGTCTTGGTTATATGTTGTAACCAAACCTCTATCCAATGAACGAACTTGATTTCCTTCAACAACATTAGTCAATGTTTCAATGTCATGTTCAACTAGTTCAATTTCAACTGAAACAGGATTGAATTTAGTGTTTGTAATGAAAATAGTTTGTCCCACTCTACCAATAAACGGTTGTGCATTTGCTTTATATGTTGGACTTGTAGATGGGGTTACAGTTAAAAATGTTAATGTTGAACTATCATTAAACCTGTAACCATTAGAATTGGTATTAGATGATGTCAAATTTTGTGCTATTGGTTCACATTTATTATTAGATGTTATAATTCTATAATAATTTTGTCTTAAACCATTATCAATATAATCAATTCTATATCCAACCAATTGACCATTTTCAAATAAACTTGAATTTTCAGTATCAACATCATTCATATCAAGAACCACACCTCTCACATCAGGATATGCAGATAAAGCACCAATATCCTTAATGGTACACTCTATTTCTTTAGGTTTAATATATACAGTATATATTCCTTTTTTATTAAAGTATGTTAGTGGAAGTTTTAAATTATACATCCCTGGTAATGTAGTATCTTTTAATGTAGTATCACAAGTGGAATTGCTAAACATTTCACTAACATTATCAATTTTTTTAAAATTTTTAAAACTTTCATCTTCACTGTTTCTTGTTGGTCTATAATGATACCAAATCTCAACATCCATTTGTGGATTTATTAAACTTGGCTTTATAGTTCCATATGTACCATTTGACATATTATTTTATAATTAATATTTTATTCATTAACATTCTTCACATTGAAGAAATTATTCCCATAATTAACAAGGTCATCCAATGTTTTTACCTCTCCCAATTTCAAATGTCTCTCAAATGCTGCATTTATACCTCTATCTACAACAACATTTACATCAACAATAGGGTCAAAAGTAACTCCAATCAAATCATCTGTTCGATATTCCTTTGAATATATATAGTCTGGTTCTGTTCTTTTAGTGGTAAAATCTGTTAAAATGTTATTCAAAATCTTTCCACTATTCCCTAATTCACTTTTAACTAATGACTTAGAGCCTACTGTATAAAACTCACCTTTCTTTTGTGTCCCATCATCATTTAAATTTTCTGATGGGCTTTTTGTTACATCATAATCAAATGTATCAGGGTCATAATAATATGTTTCAACATATTGAATGCCTTTATGATTAGAATCAATTGTAAAATTACTAAAACGATATTGAGTTGGCTCTGTTGTAGATGTTAATGTGTTTATATTGTTTCCAATCAAATGAGCACCAATACAATAGCTAAAAATTATTGTATTATTATCGCCTAACTTTATATCTTCTAAAATATCACCAAATGCAATTAAACTATTGCTATATATTACTGTATTTACTGTATTACCAGGAGATTGTATATTGTGTACTGTCATATCTTCCCAATCATCATAATATACAATGTTTCCATTATCATCTACCCATGTTTGTACATTTAGAACAATCCCTTTTTCATATAAACAACACCAATCTACATTAGATTCGCTATTTGGTACACTTTCTTGACCAGTTTCATCAACTAAACGTTTAATACGTCTTAATGATGTTAATTTTGAATTAGTTGCACCTGTAATGCTTACATTATCAATAGTTGATGCAAGCAATTTATCATATGAATCGTTATCTTTCACATAATAAGAATTTATTGGTAATAAGTCAATATTTGTGCCTGTATTTGATTTATAGAATTTATATTTGCAATTTTCTGTAAGATATGATATGTCATTTGTGACATTTCTTCTCCAATGAGCATTTTCAGCACTATCAAACTCAATTTCATCAGTTTTTCCATTATAATTACCATAATAATCAAAACCTTCATCAAACCTATTGTTATCATTCATTTGACAAATAGTAAAATTAGTGCCACCAGAACCCTCATACAATATCCAAGATTCTTCGTTATATAAAACAATATCTCCAACATGATATTTCTTTCCTGGAACCCATTCTGATGAATACATTAACCCTAAACCCATATCATCAATATTTTGAGTCAATAAAAGACTCATATTAATACTACCACCAAAATTACCACTATTATTTAGTGCATAATTATAATACTTATTAGCAATTGTGTCAATTTTATTAACATTACTTTGTAAAAAATTATACATATCATCTCCACCTTTGTCACAATATTCTGCACAAGCACAACAATCATTATCATTAATGTTAGATGGTGCTTTTGAACAATCACAACGTGGCTTCATTATTTGAAACCATTCCCACCATTCTTGCATTTCTGTTAAAAACATAAAAGATGGAACTAATTTACCTTTTATTGATGAAGGTACAGAGAATATACCCATCCCTTCCTCAATAAAAGCAATAAATGTACTTTCTGATGCTGTTAAAGTACGATTTAATTTTTTTAAACGATAATAATTGTTCATTAAAGTTCTATAACTATAAAATTCACCACTCTCAAACACTACAATATTATCATTATCTGGATTTGTCATAGTAAAATTAACCTTTAAATCAGGTATAACCATTCCATAACATCCATTGTCTCCATCAATTGCCTTATGTAATTTAATTATACCATAAGAATCTTCTAGAATATAAGGGAATAGCCCTGGTATTCTAGAAACAAGATTCTCCATTGACATTTTCTTTTTAATTATCATCCTACTTTAGCTTCATAAAGATTTATTATCATTTTTCTATCTTCTTCATCGACATTTTTAACTTCTGTTCCAGTACTACTACACTGATTGGCAAAATAATAAACATGTCTTTTTAATGTTTTATCATAAATGCACTCTAATTTTATGTAAGTATAGGAATAATACTTTTTAACAGGAAAACCAACTACTTCCCCATCAGAGTTTTTATATTTATACCATTCGTTTATTATGTCTTGATATGATAAAGGACAACCATTTACATCGTTAGTCGGGCACATAAATGGTAATGTTCTACCATACCCAGCATGGTTAAACTCAACTTTCATATAAATATTTTTTCCAACTAATTTTGGGTCATCTTCTGCAAATAAATAAAGATAAAACCCTTCACTTGATGCTTGATTATTAAACTTATCTTCAACAACTAATTGAGTGCTTAATCTTAATTCATCTCTTACATTATCAGCTTTTTCACTACAACAATTTGTTATAGTTGTGTCATATTTTTTTAATAATTCACAAGATGGTTCTCTATCCACCTTAATTCCAACACTTTCTTCTATTACACCATCTTTGTTATGTAGATAAGGTTCATCCTCAATATATCTGCAATATTTACCAAACAATGTTCCACTATCCATAAAAATAGTTGAAGTATATAATAAGTTTTGATTTGTTTGATTTGTTGAATCATAAAACAATAATCTTAAAAATGATTTTTTAAGCCTGTTTTTTTGATACCTTACATCATTATTAGTGAATCCTAAGTAATATAATAAGTCTGATTGATTACTTGGAACTGAAAATGTTGTATTACCTGTACTTGAAGTACATTTAGGGGCAGATGGTGGGTTGGTGTCATAATTTGTTCCATTCCAAAACTTATCATTTTCCACAAGCCAATTATCACCCGAACGTTCTCGAAAATGTAGATTGAAAACTATTTTTTCTATAAAATCTCTGCTTCCATCATCTTTAATATAAACAGGGTAATAAACTTGTTTTTCCATATTAACAATTCTATTAATCGCTTTTTCCTTTTCTTTTTCTACAAAATTTGTTGTTAATAAATCTTCTTTAAACAAATCAATCTCAAAATTATTTTCAATAGTTAATGGAATGTTAAAAATACTATTTCTTTTACTAATAGTTAATATTTGTGGATTAATGAACCTAAAATCATTTCTTTCATAATCAAATGTTTTAAATTCGTTTATGAAAATTGTGTTGTAATTATCAAAAAATTCTTTATTATCAACTTGAAGAGTTAAATTATCACCCTTATCATTTGTATAACTTATTTGACTTATATTTGTTGGTATATAAATTGAATTAACTGAACTATATTCAAAATATATTTTGTTCTTAATAGGTTCACCATTACTATTTGTTATAATATAGTTTGATATATAAATAATTCTATCTGAATTTTTAGCATCACTAGCAAAAAAATGTGGAGTCGCAAACTCTAATATGTAATATTGAACATATACTCCTGAACTATTATCCTCATATAATGATACTTTATCAGGAGTTAACTGAAATGTTGTTGGTATATTAAGCGTAACTTCATTATCATCAGTCACAATTGCTTCTGTAATTAATTCAAAATTAACATTATTTGTTACATTGTTGGCTATATTGTCAATAACAACAGTACTGTTCATAACAATAGTATCATTATTACGAACTGTACCACTTTTTGATAAATTAAAAGTTATTGTATCTTTATTATCACCAATTTTATAACTATCATAATCTATACTGACCAATTCAGTAGTGTTATTATTGTTTAATATTTTATATTTTAACATAAAGCTTCATCTTCATTAATATACTCATAATTATCATTTCCGTTTTCGGCTTTACCTGCCACATCATTAGGAAAATTACTATAATATAGATTATTATAATTGTGAGGGTCTTGTCTCCTTAAATAGAAATTGATATTTTCATATATATAAAAACACCCATTTGTAAAAGGATATTCTGGTAATGTAGTATTATTAACATCACCAACCCTTTGTACTTCTCTCCACAAATATCTTTGGCTACCATCATTTAAATTAGTTGCATAAGATGGAATATTGCTGTTAGTTTTAATAAGTAATAATTTACCGCTTTCAACATTTTCTTTAAATGTTTGAAAACTATATATTTTAGGATAATTAATTAAAAATTCAGTATTACTTAACACTGTTTCTACTATACCTAAACTATAACTTTTATCACTACTATTTGTCACTCTTATATAATCACCTGCTTCAAGATTATGTTTTACATTAACCTTAATATTCGCATAATTTGGATTATTAGAATAATTGTCAACATTAACACCATCTTTTGCTACTGAAAAAGTAATCAAAGCATCTTGTTGTATTTGTGATGATAATTCTTTTACCATAATTGGATAATGCGCTTCATAGTAATACCCTTCAGGTCTTTGATTAGCAGGTAAACCATTATAATCAGTTATCTTTTCATTTTTTATTGTAAAAGTTGCATTATCATAATCATCAGCTTCTATTTCATCAAATTTAAATGTTTTCCATTTAGTATAAGTGTTTGCATTTCCACCATTTTTAAAATATTGTTCATCTAATTCTCGTTGAATTGTATTAAATCTATGGCAAACTTTTTCAAGTACTATCTCTTTTACCTGACTTTTATTAAATTCAACTAAATCCCCCCAAAATATATCATGTTCAGCATTACCAGAATACCATTTTGAAGAACCACTAATTGTTATGTTTTCTTCTAATGGTATTGAAGAAACAATAGGATAACTTGATGCTAAATTATGTAATTTATGTACATCAGAAAATCTTATATCATTTTTATTTTTAACACTTGATGATTTATCTTTCTTAATATTAAGAAGATTAAAACCAGATGTTATTTTACCAAAACAATGAGAATATTCCACTGAACTATCATTTCTTTGTGCATCACCTAGGTACCACTTATCCCATCCTGCATTATTTTTAACTATTGTTAAATAAAGTTCTGTAATAGGTTTTCCACTTTTATCTTTAATATGAGACACATCAATTGTATCAGTAAAAGTTACTTGACTTGATTTATCAGAGTATATTGTAGAAGCAAATGCTAACTGATATAAATCATAATTAAAATCTATCATATACAAGTCATCGTCAGGACAAGTACCTACTATATCTTTATTACAATATGTTGCATTTTCTTTAACAAATTTATCAAAATTTGCCCTATTAGACCCTATTTCCTCTGTAAACTCTTTTTTAGAGTATTTAAAATTAGGTAGTTTTTTAAACAATCTAATATAATATTCAGATTCAAAATCGCCAATTAAGTGTCTTATCCTAAAATTAATATTATTTAACTTTTCTTGGTTAAAATTATTCTCCCAATCATCACCAAAAATATGATTCAATATATCATAATTTAAAACATAAAAATAATTATCTCGATATTTTTTATCCAAATCCCCAGTATCTTTTACTGTAATAGCATCAGGTATCTTAATTGTTGTACCATCACTTGTAGTTGCATACAACATGATAGAATCAGTTGCCTTTAAACCATGTTTACAAGTTGTTCTAAAGACTAACACATCATCACCACTCAAACCACTACTACGAACACAAGAATAACAATCTAAGCCATTAATTCCATCCCCATAAACCAATAAATGATTATAAGTAATATCATAAGGATATGTCAAACACATTTTCCAATTATATTCTAAACGTTTTTCTTTTTTATTAACTTTTGGATTAAATGAAAATAATGAACGGTCAGGGTACATATCAATAAACTCACATGCTTTTTGTCTATTAATCACTTTATTAACATCCAATTCTTTTCCCCAAATATTTCCATTTGAGCCAGTGTATAATTTAGAATTGATGTTCATTCCATTGGTAAAACCAAACCATCCCTTTTCTTCAATTAAATTTTGATTAATAGAATCAGTTATGGATAATATATCACTATATTCATACAAATGTTTATTTAAATTCATTGTTGGTGCAGAAGATATATTGTATCGTTTGTTATACTTAACAATATCACCATCTGAATAACGCATAACATCACCAATAGTATTGAATATTTTACTTAATAAAGGAGAACCTGTTTGATTAGAATCTGTCTGATTCTTATTTTCATTTCTTAATGTGTTTACTTGTTTAAATGTTGTATTTCTTAATATATGATTATTAAATATATCATATCCACAATGATAAACATATCCACATTTATCATTTGAATATTCAGTATTTTTAATCATTTGATACCTGTCAGGATTAACATCTCCCATAGCTTCTGGCACTGAAACAGTTGTATCATTCTCAACAAGAACAACTTTATCAGTTTTACTACCTTCTCCCTCAAATTTAACAACTTCAGTTAATGTATTAAATAATACATTTGTACATACTGGATTGATGGTGACAATTAACCTATATTTGTCAGATTTATTTCGTTCTTCTTCAAAAACTTCATATAAATTTACTTTATCTACTGTGTCCATATGTGGTAACAACTTTGTGGATTGTTTTAACTCAACATCCACAAAGTTAGTCACATTAGTAGAATTAACAGAACTTGTACTATTTAATCTTATTTTCTTTTTCATTATTGAATTATCGGTTTTGGATTTTTATATGATAATTTACATCTTGTAACCATTCCTAATTTATCTGTAATATCAACTGTTGTTGCCCCTAGCAAACCATCAGGGTCTTTTGGTACAAAAGGTATTGTAAGGAATTCTAGTGGATTTTCATTTTTTTTCATAATAGCATCAAACATTTCTTCAGTAATTTCTATTATGAATTGACTACCAACAATATTGCCCTCATTATATGTCATAGTTGTACCAATTGGTTGATTTTTAACAGCATTACAAGTAATAGAAACTACTGAATCAAAATTGGCAATATACCATTGGTCACAAGTTCCTATTGTTACTATAAATCTATATTTTTTCACTTTAACACTTCCTGGGTCACTTGGTTCTGGGTCTGGTGTTGGAGTTGGGTCATCTCCTTCATCAATACCTTCTGTGCCACCTGTTGTTGAGCCAGTTGTAGAACCTGAAGTATCTCCAGTTGTACTTCCAGATGTTTCAACATTAATTACTTCTTCTTTCATTTCCAAAGTTATTGAAGCAGTTACCTTTCTAAAATCATAAACAGGTGAAATGACACGACAATTATTCTGTGTCATTCCAACAATATAAACTGTTGGTGTTCCTGTAATGTTTTCAAATATACCTGTTTCTCCATAACCTGTTGTTGGTATAGCAACAGTATCACCATCTTCATTAACTTCTGAAACACTAGAAGTCGCAATTGCATCAGTTTGACCTTGAACTATTATATCATTTTGTGTAACGCCACTTGCATATATCGCACTTTTTCCTGTAATTGACATAATTTCATGATTAGGATATGGGTACACTTGATTATATGATGTAATCATTACATATTTCATTGGGTTGGTTGTGTCACCATTACTAATACTTACAGATAAACTACTGATTGCACCATCATTACTATCATTAAAGCCATTAGTTAAATTAACTTCCATAGCCCCATAAATGGCTTCTGTTAAACTACAATTATTTGAGTTATCTTCCATTTTTAATTCAGTATCAATCAATCCAACTGAAATAGCTGTTAAATCATAACCACTTGGAACTACACATGGGAAACCAAATACACTTGTATCATTTTTACTACCAAGAAAACGTCTCTTAGTTGGAAGAGCATCTTCATTTGGAACTGTATTACCACTTTCATCCACTTTAAATGTTGTTGTTTCAATTAATGGACTTGAATAACCAATTGTCACTGATTGGAATAATGCTTGCCACCAAGTACGACAAAACGAAGCATCTTGTATTTTAGTATTCGTTACAATACCATTATTAACAATACCTCTAAAGAAACCGTTATAATAGCCATCTTTAATTACTTTTTCCCATTCAGAGCCACCACCATAAGGCAAATCTTGGAAATATTGAGGATTTTTAACACCAGCCCACATTGTCATATCAACACTAAGTATTTTATTAATTAAATGAACGCCAAACCATTTACTTGTGTCTGAATTACCAATAGGAGATGAAACATTTGAGCCAACAGGTATAATCGTGCCATTATTATCTTTCATAACAAAGAAATAAGGTATTTTTTGCGCATTTAATTTACCATAATTTGCTACAATTTGTCCTGAATTATCCGCATCTAAAGGCAATAATGTTGGAACTTTAACATCTGACACTGATATTGCATCAGTAATACTATAATTTTCGTCAACAATATGAACTTCGTCATCTGATGGGTCAGGAGTTTCGGCTTGATATTGAATACCATAAGATACAGGATAATCATTAGTTTGTGCATTAACATTCATATTCTTAGATGATTCAGCACATGTTATCCAAAACGCTTCTTTTACTTGTGCTATCAATTCTTCTTTAGCTGCTGTTTGTAACTTGTTAGGTTCGTCATCAGGAAGTTTTAATATTTCTTCAGACCAATTATATGCTGGATTGTTAATATCTCCAATTCTATCCCATCCATAAAAATCACTTTGTTGTTGAACCCATTTATTACCATTTTTAACCCATCCTGTTTTAAAATTTTGAATTAATTCATAATCAACATCATTAATATACATTTTAACAGGAAGCGGTTCATCAACATGAATCATATTAGTAACAATATTTTTACTTTCAAGTGTATATCTGTTACCATCTTTGCATAGCTCAATAACATCAACTTGATAAGATTGCCCACCTTCATCACATTCCAAAATACCTGATAAGATTTCTTGTTCTGTTAATTGAATAGGAACACTTTTAGTTGTTACTTTTATAGTGCTTTGTATTTGTCCATTTTCATCAGTATAATATTCAGTGGTTGTTTCTTCAACCAATTTAGTTAAACGAATTGTATAACCACGAGTTAATGATGTATCTTTTAACGTACCATCACTTTTAACAGGTGATAATTGCACATCTTTAACATATACATCTCCTATTGTTATACGTCCGCCAATACTATCACTATTCTCTCCTGGTTGACCGTTTCTCCAACCTTTTCCATCTCCCTGCCATCCATCTAACTTAGCAACACGAACATTATTATATGTACCATAAGTTTGTTTCAAAATATTATTAGGTATTTTGAAATTTATTGTATCAATACTATATATCAAATATTGAGGAACTAAAGAAATCTCTTTCTGCACAATACTACCATCACTATCAGTTATTGTAACTTCATAATCGCCATTTGGTAAACCATCATTTCTTCCATCTTCATCAGTTACATTATGATAATCAGCATAATCAGATGGTTTTGTTCCAAGATATATTTTAGTTTCAGTAATATCTTTATAAACCCTACTAAAAGTCCCATCACTGATACCATTAATAATGATTTCATAAGGAGTTGAAATATCTGTCAAATTTAATAATATTGTGCCATTTGTTGAATTACACCAAGGACTTGGAAGAGTAATTATGCCAACATTAAAAGGTTCATTGTATGTATTTGAACAAGTACTAAAAAATTGGCTATTGAATTTATCAATTGCTGTTTTTCCAAGGTTTAAGCCAAAATAAAAATAGAACGAATTTTCATATCTAGGAAATATTACATAATTAGGATTTTCTCTACTACCACCTTCATATTTGTAAAAATATGGGTTATTCCCCATTCTAAATTTATAATAATCACGACTAAACTGTTCTAAGTTAAAATTAAATCTATATGTAATATTACTACCGCATCCACTTTGTCTATCTTTCATTAATTGATACATACTTCCATCAAAATTATTTGGATATATGTAATCAAAGTCATATTTAATCAAACCATTGGTATTATCTAATTTAGTTCTTAAATTATTACCATTCAAAGTAGCAAACATACTTCTTGCATCAGATTCAGCCAATTCATCTTTAGATACAAACCCATCAGCAACAAGCAATGAATAAGCACTATCTCCCTCACTTTGGCTGGCTAAATTTCTAATTGATATTGTTTCATCTAATGAAACACCTAATTCACAAATCCTTTGTAAATTAACACAAGATTTAGTATGTACTTCAATTGAAGAACAACCAATACCATAAAACAAACCACCATCAGTTTTATTACATTGGTCTTTTGAATTATAGTTACCCCAATCTGCCCCTGTCATTTCAGTATCAGTTGTAAATTTTGTCCCTTCCTCAGTTAATTGTACTTCTGTGTCAGTAAACAAAATATCACTTGGCATATTATATGTTGATGATTCTAAGTATTTAAAAAACTGTGGAATACCATCTAAATCACAATCATTCAAGCTCCCAAGTAATATAATATCAGTTGCATATAACAATTCAATATCTCTCAATTCAGTTGAATCATAATAAACAGGCGCATAATAATATACTGTTTGTTTTAACATTGTTGTTTTATCAACAATAATGCCTTTCTGCGCATTTAGAGTAGTGATTGCTTTATGGCATCCATTTTTACTACAATTATTATTTTTATCATTATTTACATCAAAATAAGGTGTGATATTTTTACCTTCATTATTTTTATATGAGCCACCTCTACTTTCATCTTTTCCCATCCACAAACTACATGGTTGAAACACTCTTTGAGAGCCAAAAATTTTAGCTGCACTACACCATTGGTCTTTAGCTTTAATTTTTATTAACCCAAACAAAAATCTTTTTTTAGGTGTGATTTTTCTAAACCAAAGTGGTGCATAAAGAACACCATTAACCCAATCATTTGCAAAATTAAAAGAAGTCACTTCATTATCTTGTGCCAATTCATTCTCCACACAAGTAAATAAACTACTCCTACTATTATCAGGTTGGGTTGTTTCATCCTCTTTACCTTCATTAATCAATTTTCTATTTTCTTCTTCATGTTTTTCTTTAGTTAAATCCCATACACAGCCAAAAGGTTTACCACAACCAGGATAATAAGTTTTACGATTAATATCATCATCACAAAAATCAGATGTTAATCTAACACATGTAGGAATTGCTTTTTTCATCCATCCGAATGGTCTAATACACCATCTAAAAATACAAATTTTAAATGAAGCCAATTCACAAGGAAGCCAGCCTAAAATAGAAATCAAGTTGTTTAAGAATGCAATTAAATCAATAATAACTTTTGCAATAACGCAAATCATTCTAAACATGAAACCTAATTTAATACTTACATTGTTATATGGAATTGGATTATTAGCACCATAATGGTTTACCATTTTAATTCCTGAATGTTTACGATTTTTGTATGAGGTATTATTCTGTAAACGAGGTATATACGACTTTACACTATATACTTTATTCCAGAATAAATCTCTATAACTCTCTTCGTGTGTTGATGTACCAAATTCATAATCAACCTCTTTTGTTTGAGAAAATATTGGGTTATTTTCATCAATTCTTGGGTTATTAGGAACTAATATTTTACATCTTTTTCTTGCAGTAGCATCATTAGGGGAATCATCAATAGAAACCCTGAATCTAACTCTTGTGCGTGTTGGAATACCCTTTGTTGGGTCATCTGTTGGTACAATATTACCATATTCATCTGTTGCCACATAATCCAAATTCATTGGAATTTGATAGCACCAAACACCATCACCATCTATAACCCTATTACCTTTTATTTGATATTCTTCAACTGTACCATTTAACGTTTTACGAATCATTTCAATTGAGCCTTCTCCTGTTGATAACTGGTCCATTTTACCTGCATTGGTCATTGGAGTACAGTTTTTACCAATTGCATTTGTTCCTGTATCTGTAACAATAGACCCAATAAACACACAAGTAGGTTCAAATAGGTACTCTATTTGAACATCAGCACGAGTAATTGCAATATTTCCATCACTTTCTTCAGAATCTCCCCAAAATGGATAAACATTTACGCCAGTATTTTGTGTATATATCTGTGATAGTGAATCTAAGTTTGTTGATTGTTTAAATTTGTTAGGTGATTCAAATTGATTTATATTATATCCTTTATAAATCATATCACGAGGACGTTGCGATAAAGCTCCAATATCTGATAAATCTATATCCACATGAATCTGTTGTTGACCTGTTGGAACACCAAATATCATATAATCACCTGCTTCATTTGTTACAGATGTGTATTTCCAATATTTATCATAAATTTCTAATACAGTATCATTATCCAGCACTAAACGTTTGTTAGGGAATGTACCTACATTCTGATAACAATCATTAATTGGTTCATCTGGTAATAAATTGTAACGAATACCTTCATTATTTACTGATGAAGTACTAAAATATGGATATAAATAATTTTTCTCATTATTTAAATAATCTTCATCACTTACTTCAACAAATACAGAAACTTTAGCATTAGGAATACCAAATCCACCATTTGCAATAATTCTACCAACAATGACACCATACGAAGATGTATATAATTTATAAGCATCTTCTTGTGTCAATTTTAATGATAAAATTTCAAACAAATCATAAGATTGGTCTAAATGAACATTTATTACACCTGGTTCTTCACCAACTTTAGTTCTTATTCGGTAACTTTTATTTTGAGTCATTCTTATTTTTCTTTTTAAAATTCAATAATTTTATATGCGCTTCTTTTCCAATAATCATACATCCACCAATATAAAACACAATTGGAACTGCTATGACAATAAATAACACACATAATAAAATTCCAGTAATAATTTGACCAATTGCATTCATACATGCATCAATAATTCCTCTGAAACCTGCTCTACCTTCAATTTTGTTAGGTAAAGCATCCCCATACTTAGAAGCTATCTTATTAAAATTATTCTGAGCTTTACAATTACATCCCATTTTATTCTTCATTTTGAATAAAAAATAAAATCTATCTATTTAAAAGTCAATAAAAAAGGCAACTAAAAATAGCTGCCTTTAATTGTTAAAAATATATTAATTAACGAGTTTTAACTCTTATTCTAATATCTTTACTTTTGTTTAAAATTTCAAACATTGAATTAGATTCACTAAATAGTAATCCATCTGATGCTTTTAAATCAATTTGGCTTCTACCTGCCACTACCTCAGTATCTTGCATTTCTTCAGGGTCAGTAGGGCAAACATAAGGGGACACAATTTGTTGTGTTGTACCATCATCAGAATAACCCACGCCTGTCTCATTATACACTCTTAAATCAATTAAGTTGATAACACCATCAATTTTAGAAATATCTTTCTCCAAATCGCCAACAAAAATATCTTCGCCCATTTGATGTTTGTTAATATCCATATAATCATAAACAGTATCAATTACAGTTCTAACAACCTCACTTTTATCATATGTTTTACTTATAAAAACATCCACCTCAAACGATAAATTGATGATTTTACCAGAACGAAGTTCAACAAAATCATTAATCATACGATAATTGCTCAAATATGATTGAATATTATCAACCATTGCTGAAGGTAACAGCTTGCTTAATTGTCCTGATTCATTAAGACCAAGAGTATAAATAACTACTTTATTGTTTTCTTCAATGACACCTAATCTAAATGGTGTGCCATATTTGGCTGGCATTTTCATCAGTCTCACATAATAATCCTTTAAAGTAACACATCTGTCTTGTGCTGAATTATTATATTTAATCAAATAACGTATTTCATCTTCTGTTGGTTCATCCTTACCGCCAAAAGAAGGGCTTGGATTAGTAACCTTTAGAGAATCTTTAACAGCTTTAGTTTTTTCAACACAATCTGTATCATCTGGATTACCATCAATTTGTATATTTCTATAAACAAAATTTGTTAATGTATTTGCTGCAATATTTGATTGTTCCCCACCACCAACACGATATAGAATAAACATAGTCCAACCTGCTTCGGGTAATACTCCAAGAAAATCATTACTTGCCATTTTACTCATTTGGTATTTAATGTAATTTGAGTTAGGATTTGGAAGTACCATATTTCCACCAGCACCAAATATTACTTTCAACTGACCATTATTTGTGTATTCTGTAATAAACTTTTGTCTTAAAAATTTCCATTCCCCTTTATAAACTTGTGCTGTCCTTACACAAACATTACTTCCACCATCGTCAACTAAATAATTACCATTTTCATCAATACCAGGCATTGTGTAAAATTCACTTTGAGGAACACCATCAGAGTTTAACACATCACCAAAACGATATTGTTCAATTAATGAATCAACTTCAAAAAAACGCCAAGTTTTAGTTCCATTCTCTTTAGGTGTATATATTTCACTCTCAATCATAAAATCGGAAATAGGTGGGTCATCTTTAAAATTAGTACCATCTTTAAATATAATTGATTCCACATTCAAAATATTAGCATCCTGTAATAATACTTCCATGAACGGAACAATATCATTACTTGTTAAAGTTTGTCGGTATATTTTAGATTCCCCTGCAAGTGCTAATGCTAATTTTTTATAAGTATATTTTTCAATTAAACCATTGGCATTTCTCTTTGGTATAATTTGTCTATCAGATATACCATCTTCATTAAATTGTTCAGCAAAATTAACATCATGCATTATTTGAAACGTAATTAAACCTGTTGAAATTACTGTGCCTTGTTTTACAATTGGAGCATATGATTCATCAGCTAATTGTAATTTTGGGTCTCCTTTTAATGGTAATTCGCAACTGATTTCAATTTCTACCATCGCAGATTTGCGCCCTGGTATTTTAAGTCCATTAGTTCTTGCTATATCCAACAATGAACCTTTTTGTTGTGCACTATTACTATCAGTTTCTTGAAAAGTTCTATCTGTATGATATGAAAGGTCATCACCTAGAGCACTAATCAAGTCAATGAACCATTCTCCAACTGATGCATCTTGAAAATCGTTCATCATTGAAGGATAATATTTTCTTGTATATTTTTGAAACTCTGATTTGAAATCATCATAATTTCTTGCAAGATAACTTATCGTTTTTTCCATTTGTATCTTTAAATGTTTGTTATTATTGTATAATCTGAAGTAAAATTATCTTCATTAACTGAATAGCTTATTTCAACAACCAATCCATGACCATTACTACCATTAGCATAAACATTTAAGTCTGTTAATGTCACATTTGGAACAAATTGTGCTACTGCTGTTTTAATTTCAGCTTTTACATCAGTCCACGTTTCATTATCATTAGGATTGAACAAATATTTTATCAGATTAGTACCAAATTCGGGATTTCTAATACGTTGCCCTTTTGGTGTAAATATAACATGCATAATATCACTTTGCATAGCTTTTTGTGAATCGCTATCCAAATCAACAAAGAATTTCTCAATCCCTTTTGATGTGAAAGGGTAATGAATGTTATAATATTGTATTTTTGCCATAGTAAACTATTGTTATAATAATATATATAACAATCTTAACAATTTAAATAGTTAAATAAAAAAATAAGGGAGACTTTTTAAATCTCCCTTATTTTAATTTAATTATCCACATTTGGAATAACCACAATCAATACAATGTAAACAGCCACCTTCGTTTAATAATCTTCCACCACATTCAGGACAAGTTTCATAATGCCCTTCTTCAATATTTGAATCATTAAATTTTCTTAATGTTCTTATAACACCATTTTTCCAAGTATTAATATTAGATGCATCAAGATTTAATGATGATATAATTTTAATCAAATAAGGTAATGGCATTCTATGCCTTAAAAGTCCACTTATCAATTTAGCATAATTCCAATATTCAGGGTTAAATGTTCTTGAAAGACCTTCTACACAAGTTCTATATCCATCTTTATCAATGTAACAAAGGTCATATCTTGACATTAATTTTTCTTCACCATCTACCATTCTTTTTTCTTTATTTCTAACAATAAATCCATCTTCAACCCAATTTGGTATATTTAATTTTTCAAGAATACCAGTAAAAATTTCATAAGGTCTATCATCTACTAAACCAACAACACCAACCCACTTTTCACCTTTATTACTAAATCTAAATATTTTACATGGTATCTCTTTAGGTCTTTTTGATATTGGTTGATTATTTATACAAACTTTATTATCATCTTTTTTTTCTTCAGTTAACGCATATAATATTTCCTTTTTATCTTCATTTGTTAAATCATTATCTTTCAACATTGAAATTAACAAACTCTTTGTTTCAGGTTTAGATTCTTTCTTTGTTGAAACCAATACGCCACTACGACATCCATCACGATAACAAGTAATGCCTTTCAATTGATTTTTCCAAGATTTAATGTAAATATTCGAAACTTCATCTTCAGTGACACTATTAGGTAAATTAACAGTTGAAGAAATTGAATGAGTAATATATTTTTGTACAATTCCTTGTAACTCAACACGTTTTTCCCAATTTATATCATTTGCAGTAGATTCATACCAAGGGCTTAATTTATAAGCTGCTGTCCAATCTTCTAATTTCCACTCGTTAAGAGTTTCTTTTGATAATTCACTAAAATAAGTTTCTGCCCATTTCCTAAATGTTGGATGAACAACAACAAATTCAGTATATTTTTCTCCCACTTGGTCAACAAAATCAACTCTGTCACCATCGCTCATGCATTTTCTTCTTCTTGTGTAGAATGGTAAAAAAATAGGTTCTATACCACTTGAACATTTAGCCATCAAAGAAACTGTACCTGTTGGAGCAACTGTATTAAAAGAAATATTTCTACGACCATATTTTAGCATCTTATGATAGATACTATTGAAATCATTTTTCAAAAATTCATACCATCTATTACCAACATGTTCAAACTCCATATTTTGAGCACTAAAATTCCCTCTTGTAATTGCCATATCTATTTGAGAATCCATTTCAGCAATAAACATTAGTCTCATAACATGATTAATAATTGATAATGACGCTTCTGAATCGTATTTAAGACCTAACATGGCTATCATGTCAGCAAGACCAGTAAACCCAAGTCCACAACGCCTACCTTCTAATGTATGGCTTAATAATCTTTGATATAATTTATATTCACTGTTATTTGTATCTCCATCATTTTCAATTTTAGCTAAAATTTTTCGTATTGCATCAGCTTCTAAATCAACCAAATCATCACCAAGTCTCATTGCTTCATAAGTGATTTCATATAATTTTTCGTCATTAATTGATGCATTATCAGTAAATGGATTATCAATAAAAGATGTTAAATTTATATGTATCAATCTACAACTATCTTCATGCATAAAGATTTCGCCACAAGGATTTGTGCAAGAACCTCTAAAAGAAGGGTAAACACCATCAGGAGAATAGTCATAGTGATTAGTCTGAAATATGATACCTGGTTCAGCAGTACTCCACGCACAATGAATTACATCATTCCATAACTCCTTCGCATTTATAATTTTAAAATAAGTATTTTTTGTTTTACCATCATACAATTTATTCAATTCACATGAATTGATTATATCATCATAATCTACACCAAACAACTCTTCATTAGTTGCATCAATAGGAAACCTTTGTACATACAAATTATCATAATTTGATGTTGCTAATCTCATAAATTCATCATCAATTTGAACTGAAATATTAGCTCCTGTTACTTTCGTTAAATCTTGTTTTTTCTCAATAAATTCTTTGGCATCTGGATGTTTTATTGAGATGGATAGCATTAAAGCCCCACGTCTACCTGCTTGTGCAATAGTATTAGTAACATGGCTAAATAAATCCATGAAAGAAACCGCACCTGTTGATGTTTTTGCTGAATTATTAACAATAGAACCATATGGTCTTAATTTTGATATATCAAAACCAACTCCACCCCTACGTTTCATTAATTGGCTCTGTTCATTGCAAACTCTAAATATATCATCAATCGAATCATTAGGACCATCAATAACCCAACAATTTGACAAACTAACAGGTAATGGATTGCCTAAACCTGACATAACAGAACCACCAGGTATGACATATTTAAAATTTTTAAATAACTTATATATACCTTCTTCATCCAATACCCCTCTATTATAACCATACTCAGACAATTTTAGTTTCAAATCATCATTTGTGTTATAATCATAGATATGTTCTACTTTGGCAAATTCTTTTGCCATTCGTTTATGCATATCATCAGGATTTAGTTCACTATATGTTCCATCATTGTTTTTTAAACAATATTTTTTAATCCAAGTAGTTGCCGCTAGTTCATCACCATCAAAGTACTTCAAGCAACTTTCATATACTTGGTCATATAAATAATTTTTACTCATAATTAAAACATTAAATTTTGTAATTTATAAATAAGCATCTGTTTTTATAAATTATAAGCTATAATATAAATTACTTCAACATTTACTATTTAATTTTTTGATTATCAAAAAGAAAAAATTTTTAAAAATTTTTATGATATAAAAACAAAAAACGAGCATATTTAGTACTCGTTTTTTAGTAATTATTTCTTACCAAGTCCATTAATCACTTCTTTGGCAAGTTGTTCTCTTTGTTTTTGTTTATCCTCATTATATTCAACCATATTAAATTCGTCAATATTATCAGTACTGATTCTACATGTACCGTTATTGAACTCAACATTGTTAAATACTTTACCTGCTTTACCTGCACGATTTTTAAGAATTGCAATGGTTGCCAAATTACGTTCAATGCTTTCCATTGTACGAGCAATAGACATAATAATATGACCAATCTGAATTTTTTTCACAGAACCACCACCTTGGCTCATTGTAACCAATTCAGCCCCAAGAGAATCTTTAGTACCTTGAATTGGAACCCATAATGCAATATCCAGTTCGTTAGCCATAGATTCAAATTTACGCATTGTAATGCCTTCTCTTGACCATTCATTATCACCTGCTGTTGTTCCTGCTTCAAGTTTAACGCATTCAAAATAATCGACAATAACCATATCAGGTTTAAATCCTGAATTTATCAACTTTTTAATAAATTGTCTTATTTGACTTGCAGTTTTTTCACCACTTTGAAAACGAATAATTCTGATATTATTTTTAATTAATTCATAATCTTCAAAATTATTAATTGATTTTAAAACTTGTTCTTTAAAGTTTGGTTTTGATAAATCTTTCGCTTCAACATCAGCAATTCTACCAAGGTGTTTACGTTGAATTTGTTTCTCCCTATCCTCAAATACAATTTGTAGGACTTTAAAGCCTTTATAATCGTTTTTATCACACTTATAAGTTGCAGCATGAGAAGCCATTGCAGTTGTTAAAGATGTTTTACCAAATGATGATGGACCTAATACAATACCAAGTTCACCTTTACCTAAACCACCTTCCAAAGTTTCATCAATTTTACCAATACCTGTTGGAATTGGGCATCTATAATCATCTGAAAGAACTAATTCAAGATTGTCAAACACACCAATTCCTAAATCTTCTTCACTTCCAACTTCAAGAGCTTTACGAATTATATCTTCACATTCATAATATCTGTCATATTCACCATTTTCAATGACTTTACTAATCTTATTGATAGCTTTAGTTAAATTCTGTTGTTTAAAAAACCTATCAGCAATATCTCTTATACTATCAATTCCCTCATTAGGTGTTTGTTTAATCTTTTTTAAAGTATCTACATATGTTTGAATTTCTAAATCATTTTTAGACTTTGAACGAAGTTCAATTTCCATGAGTTGATAAGAAGGTATCATCTCATGTACTTCATAATACTCTTTTAACACTCCAACATAAGTTCTAAGTGCACTTTCTGTAAACATGTTTTGGTCAATAATGTTATTGATGCCTACAAAAAATTTATGGTCATCCATAAATGCCCTTACTAATTTATATTGAAATTCAGGACCGAGATAACCTAAATTATCTCGGCTTTTTGAATTTTCTGCCATATTTTTTTATTATAAACAATTGTTATAGTATTCACATTCTTTTCTCGATGGATAAAGTGAATCCATGTACTGTTTTGTTTTATTGGCGTACAGTTTTTCCAAACTATTAATATAATATTTGTTATTTAAATGGTAAGTTTTTTTGCCATGTTTAGATTTTTGTTTACCATTGCCATAATTCAAAACTTTTGTATAATAATATTGTTTTGTATAAGTTGAACTTAATACATCACAAAACTTTTCAATAATACTATACACTAAGTCAGTCTTGTCAATAGTCATGTGCCTGATAAGGTTCGCAGAAAAAGATAATCTATTCACATCTTCATTCTCATATGAACTTTTCTTATTAGTAATGTCTACACTATCCCTAACATATTTAGGGTATGCACTGCCATCCCAAATTCTTGTACAAACTTCTCTTTCATCCACCAAGAAAGAAAATTTGAATGTTATTTCCCACGGGTTTTGCATTTTACCAACCCATTCTTCCATATCAGCTTCAGCATTTTCATATTCAATATATGTAGCTTCAGCTGGATTTTCGAAACCAGTAAGTTTCATTGGCATTTTGTTATTTGTGTACCACAAATAAACACGACTTTTTGATACAAGGTCAGAGTTTATCAAACCTTTGTCCATCCCTGTTAAACATTTATCCATTCCCTGAAGAGGAATTGATGAAATGATACCAGTTGTAATTTCATCAACTGTTTCTTTCAGCTCCAAAGAGTTTAAAGAATCTTCATTGAAACCGTTTATTCTAAAATAACGTTGACAAATAATATTATCATTCACTGATAACACAAATTGAAAACGTTCTTGACGATATTCTCTTTTTTGTTCCATTTTAATTTTTGTAAACAAAATTTGACATACATATTTTTGATAAAATTTCTTTTAAAACGCCATTATCATTTCCGTTTCGTAGTGCAAATATACAACTTATTTTTGTTATTTGCCAATAAAATATCATTTGTTTTTAGAGTTTTCTCTCTTAAAAAACTTTTCTTCCTTATCAATCAAGTACTTAAACTCAATAAAAAAATTCCCAAATTTATTACTATCCTTCAATTCATCAATCCCATAAGACAAAATGATATTGTATAGGTTTTGTAAACTCCTTCCATCTGGGTCTAATGGGGCATACATCATTGAATCTATTTGTTCAATTGCTTCAGGTGTTAGTAAAGGTTTTCTTAAATTAATTATTTTTTCATTAATTTCAAAAATATCTTCGCCTTGTATTCCATCAGTAACTCTATTAATGATGTTTTCCGTCCATTTTAGAGGTTTTTTCTTATCAGCCTTACGTTCTTCTATCATTTGTTTAGAACGTTCTAAAATCTCTTCTAAATGCACTTCTCGTTCTTTTAATTCTGGAAAATGTTTTAAAAGAGTTTCTTCACCAACCCCTTTGATACCTTTTATATTATCAGATACATCACCACAAATAATTTTCTTAACCAATACATTCTCTGCTCTATAACCGATTAAATCTTTATGGTTCTCTAGATTCAGGAATGTTTTCATATTTGGGGATGGACAATAAACGATTACATCTTTTTGAATCAATTGAGTTAAATCTCTATCACCAGATAAAATAACAATTCTTTCATTTGGTTTTTTGTGTACTACATAATAACCAATAAAATCATCCGCTTCTACACCATCTGAAATACACTGTCTAACAAACAACTCTTCAAGACATTTCATAACAGCTTCTCTTTGGAAATAAAAGACCTCTTTATCTTTTAATTTTAGTTGATACTTTTCAGGATTTTCTTCACGTTTTTTTGCTTGTTTCTCTTTAGCCCACTTCATCATTTGTCTTACTGTTTCGTTAACAGATTTAGAATAATCTGACAAATTGGGTTCATCAAACGTTTTATCTCTATTTGCTTTATATAAAGGGTATAAATCATATCTCATTTGACCAGATTTATCGCCATCCCAGAAAGTATAAACATAATCAAAATTTCCTTTCTGAAGTAATATTTTAATTTGTAGGAGAAATTGAAAAATTCCCCCTACTTGTTTCCCTTCAGAATTACATCTTTTATCACCATTATAAGATATTTCTAACAAATTAGAACCATCAATTAATAATGTATTAAAAGTTTTTTCAGCTAACTCAGGCTTTGCCTGTACTATCTTTTTCGGAATTGGTTGTGGCATTTGACTTAATATCTTTTGCAGTTATTGTTGAAGATAACCCTTTGTTATCAACTATAACACTACCTGATTTTATAACAGAATTTAAATACACAAATATTTCACCTTTTTGTGAAACAAAAACATCTTTTGTTTTATCAAAAATATATTTTCCACTTGAAGCATGTGTTATATAATCTTTCATATTCTTAAAATATAATACTTCAGGAATATTACTATCTACTTTTTCAACATTTTCAAACGAAGTAGTTGCCATCGCATTAAACACATCACTAGGAATTTTAGTGAATTTTGTTTCATCAAACTCAAAATATCCTTCTTTTTTAAGTAAAACTTTCATTTTTATAATTTTTAAAAATTAAACAATTAAGATTCCATTTCATCTTCTTCCTCAAACTTAATATCAGATTCATCCACATTTGAGAAATCAACATCTGCATTTGCTTTCAATCTTTCCATAATTAATGGAATTTGTTCTTTCTTGTATTTGTCAATGTCATCAACGCCAATAATTCCACTATGAACACAACATATTTCACCTTTATAAGTTACATTATATGGAGTTGGTAAATGGTTCTTAACAATTTCAATCTTAGTAACCATACCATACTTATATTCTTCACCTTTTAATGTAGCTTTCAATTTTTTAGTTGAAGCCTTTGCTTGTCCACCAACATGAATTAATAATCGACAACTGAAATACATACTTTTACCACCTTTCAACTCTAAAGAAGGTAAACCATTCATAGAATTCATTCCATCATTCCAAATCTTATTAACACAAAACATTGTATTAGTATAAGGGTTTGCCATCTTTCTAGAATTAGGTATTCTAACATTTGTAATAATATTGAATGCATTTGTTAATGCTGCTGCTTCATTCATTGGATTACCACCCGCTTTACTTTTATAGCTCTTCCAAGAAGTCACAGTTCCAATACTATCCCAAATAAACAATAATGGTTTATTTAATTTTCCTTCATCTTGCATATCCAAAAGGCAATTCATACTATATGCAATATCCTCAATGACTGGATAAGTTCTATATTCTTTTTTATTTGTTGAAGTATCGTAATCTCTATTACCATACGTTTTTGCTAACAAATCATTGTCAAAATAAATGAAGTTACCATCATAATTTATAACTTGCGTTTCTACTCTGATTTCCCCTGTTTCTTCATCTACTACTTCCACCTCTCCATATACGGGTTCTGCTTCCATACCGCAATCAACCGCATGTTGGAAATCGAAGTTACCTTCTGTTTCATAAATAACAGGAATAATCCCCATTCTCATTGCTGAAGCAATGATACAATTTTTAAGTGTAGATTTACCTGTATCTGACCATCCTCTACACAATGTTAAATACCCCATTGGAATACCTGGTAACTTAACCGCTTCTTGATAAGCTTCTGGTAAAGTTATCCATTCCAAAGGCTTATCAGAATTACTTTTCTTTATATCCTTTGAAGTTTCGACCCCAATACCTATTTCATTTTTAATTGATTTGATGTCAAATGCACTGACATCTTTCTTTTTAATTGCTTGTTTAGCCATTTAAACGTTAGTATTTTCTTTTGTTATTCTTTCTTTCCAGCATTTACGACACAAAGGTATATAGCTGTCATCTCCACCAATCATCACTTGTTTTCCTGATATAACTAATTTTCCATTAGCATCAATACGAGCATTGATAATACTTTTCCTTCCGCATGAACAAGGTGACTTAATTTCTTCAATTGTATCTGCCAATTCAAATAAACGTTTAGAGCCTGGAAATAGACTAGATTTAAAATCGGTTCTTAGTCCATAACAGCTAACATTAATATCAAATTCATCAACAATTGCTGCAAGTTGGTCAATTTGTTCTTCAGTCAAAAACTGAGCTTCATCAATTAATATCCATTTTAGTTTATCTTGAAGTATTGCATCGCTTGATTGATTATATTTATCAACCAATGAATATATGTTATATGATGGGTGTATGGTAACACAGGTTCTCTTAACACCAACTCTTGATTCAATCATATTTTCTTCGCATCTTGTATCAACTGATGGTTTCATACACAAAAATGGTATATTTTTTTCCTCAAATTGATATGCTGATGTAAGTAAAGTTAGAGTTTTTGTTGAACCCATTGTTCCGTAATAGTAATATAATTTCGCCATATTTACATTTAATTATTAGAGGAAAACTGACCAAAATTATTTTGGTCAGAATTTCTCATAATACATTCTTTTAGAATGGAAGGTCATCAGCAGGTCCTTCAATCGTTTCAACCTGACTCAATTCTTCATCTTCAGTTGCATTTGCAGCTTTTTGAATTGCTGCTGCTTCTTCGATTATTTCTTGTTCAGTCTTTTCAGTTTCCTGTTTATTTTTAGCTTCAAATTCTTTCTTTGAAATAAAAGTTTTTGAATCTTGGTCAAAATAAGGTACTTCTCCTGCTAAAGCAACTTTTAGATAATCATAAGTTTTTACACCATAAACATCTGTCCATTGTTTTGGGTCATTAACCCATTCCTTTATTTTCTCAGGGTCTTTTGATAAAGCAGATGGTCTACCAGCGTCAGCAATACTAATACTTACTTTTCCGTCTGTTGCTTTTGTTAAAGTAAGAACTAAATCCTTACCTTTATATAAGTCGAATATATTATACCCTTCCTTATCACCATCATTTAAAGCTTCATCATTTCTTAATTTAAACAAATTAAATAATTTGTCATAAATACCATCATTTTTCTTTGAAACGTTAAATTTCCAAAATTTAACACCTTCATCTTCTTTACCTCGCTCAATACATCGAACAATCCAACTTTCAGATTTTCTAGTTTGGAACTCCAAATCAGAATACATTTTTTTCTTTTCCTCTGTCTCAGCCGTTTTCATCTTGCGACTAAATTCGTCATGAGCATCACAAATTGCACATTTGTTTCCATATTTTTCATGTAGTTCTGTTGTATGTTTACAACATACATATGCTTTATATGGTTTTGCTGATTGTGGGGCTAATTCTTTATTAACCTTAATACCATGTGAATGGATTAAGTGGAATGGGCTACCACCTTCAGGAGTGAAAGGCAATAATCTAATTGTTACTGTTCGTGTAACTTCGCTGTCTTTTAACTTAACGTTTAAATAATTTTTTGTATCAAAATTTACTTTTTTATAGACTTTCTTAGAATCTATTTCATCTTTTTGTGCCCAAATACTATCTTGTGGGATATTAACATTTTCCATTAATACTTAACTTTTTTATTTTATTATTCTATTAAAATTTATTTATAATTCAGCCGACTTAAATTACATTGCAAATATACGACTTATTTTCCATACTTACCACTTTTACAAAAAAAATAATGGTCAATAAATATTAAATTATTGACCATTATCAAATTATATTTGTAAATGTTTATTACACGCCAAATATCTTCTCCAAATCCATATCATCTTTAACATCAAAAGTGTCTGCTATGCTTTTGGCATTTCCGCCACTAATGTCAGATTGCTTGATTGTATATTCCTTCTCTTCTTTATCAGGCGCAACATCATTATCATACATTACATCATAATTAGAAGAAGTTGCTTTATCATCCCAATAATCTTTTGGTTTTATAGAATAAGGATATGAAGCTTGTGAACGTAAATTTAATTTTTCAGTTTCAGTTGGCACACGTTTTTGGAATTCATGTGTCAAATCAGCTATTTTTTCGTCATTTGCTTTCAATGCGCCAAGAAATGAATCTATTTTATCCATAACTTGTTGAATTTTCATATTAGCATCTTCAACCTTGTGTTCTGTTTCTTCTTGTGAATTTGTCAAATCATCAACATCAATGACTTCTTCATCACCTTCCATATCAACAACTTCTGTGTCATCCTCACCACCCAAATCATCAGGTAAAGTATCTCCTAATTCACCACCATTAGGTACTTCGCCACCTGTCATAGAATCATCTTGTGGCATATCTTGGTCTTGACTATTTTGTGGGGGCATATCATTCATTGGTGGCATATTGTTGCCATTATTATCCATAGGTGGCATTTGTTGATTATTACCGCCCTGTTGAGGATTCTGACTGCTATCCATGTCATCATCATCATCTTCAGCTAATGGTGTACTAATGAATGTATATTCACATAATTGTTTAAACTTCTGTTGGGATTCAAGTAGATTATGTTCTTTTAAATACTTTTTATCCATTGGAAAATTAGTCGTTTAATACCATCTTATTATCTTCAGTTAGAACTATTTTTGAGTTTTCAGTTCTTTCAATAATGCCTTTGTCTTTTTTATCAACTTTAACTCTTTGTTTTGGCATTGGTTTACCTTCCATATTGTTAAGTAAATCTTCTACTTGTTCTATTTTTTTATTATCAATCATAATTTCTTCTTTATTTTCTGCAATAGCTTCAGCTTTCACCATTGCATTATTACTATAAGGTCTAACGTATTTTACACGTGTAGTCTTATTAAAAAAACGTTGTGCCATATATTATTACTTTTTTAGATAAATATTTCATAAATCTAAATAATTGAGTATAAATAAGGTATTATCATTTTATCATCACCAATTATACGTTTTAATTTAATTGAAAGAAACGAATCATTCTCTACAATATGATTATTTGAATTAGATTTTAATATATTTAAACATTTATTAACATTAATATCCATATATCTCAAATCATCTAAAGATATTCCACATACAACACCATCACAATATATGAACACAAATCTATTATTATCAATATATATATACTTTGTTTTGTTTCCCTTAACAAAATTAAGAAATCTCTTTATTAAGGAATATTGTGCTGTTATAACATTAATAAATGAATATTTAACATTTTTTATTAAATCTTTAATAATGAAATAATAAAAAGCATTTATATCTTTTTCATAATCATTTCTTCTTTCAGTTTTATCAAATGTCCAGAATACTTTTTCATTAATTTGTTTTTCCAATATGGATATATCCTTCCCATATATTGATTTAACTTCTTCCCACCCTATAATAAGAGTTGGTTTTGTTGAATCTATATCATTAATACTCTTACATTTACAAATCAATGAATCAAATGTGACTTTTCTTTTTGTGACTATATTTGCAATACACATGGTTTATTATTTATAAAATCCATAACTATACTGCAAATATACCACAAATTTTTCATATATGCAAATATTAAACATAAGTTGATGAAGATAAAATATAATTTAACTGTGTTTTTTCATCTTCAGTTTTAGCAAATTCATATGCTTTCTTTACAAACCTATTTTGAACATCTTTAATTGTTATATACCCTTTATTATCAACATCAAATCCTTTATTGCCATTATACTCAGATGTACTTCCTGATGATAAAGAAGGTATTATACTTGGGTGATTAACACTATCTGATGAATATACAACACTATTTGCGTTACGATTATTAACAAATAATACAGCAGGAGCTAATGTAATCAAATACATATCAACTGGATGAATATATTTAGCATCTTTCCATTCAGAAAAATATTTACTAACATATTCCAATTGTTTAGTTGCATCCATACTTCTCATTTGTTCAGAAGTCAAATTCCATTTATCTTTATAATAAGATGGCATGAATTGTATTAATCCAGTTGCTCCACCACTACTATTATATGCTGATGGGTCTAGACCACTTTCTGATGCCATAACAATCATTAACCAATTAGGGTTAAATTTCCATTGTTGAGATATTTGTTCCAATCTATTAACAAATGCATTTACATCATTACATCTTTTTTGTGATGTGTAGCCTGATGTACTTTTATTTTTAGTTAAATAAGATAATCCAAATAAAGTATTATTTATACCTAAAAAATATTTTAAAGTTGTATCATCAACATTACTATAAGATGTAAATATTTTCTTAAAATCAATCAATCTATTTGGTAAAAAACTATATACACGTTTTTTACTAGTCTCCTTATAATAAGGAGAAATATAAGATAAAGCTTCATTAGATTTTTTAACATTTTCATCTTTTTTATCATTCGTTTTAAGAAAAGGACTACTTGTAAAATCGCTTGTTATAACATCTTCGTTAATACTAAAACCAATTTGTTTATTCCAATCAATTTGATTTGTAGATGAATAATCTGTATCATACTTCCATGATGGTTGCTTAAAAAATGCTCTCACATTACTTCCTGATGGAGAATATGCTTGCCAAATCATTTTTTTATTTCTTTCAGCATTTTTACCATATGAAGAAAAGTGAATAGTATGAAACATGTTAAAATTATTCATCATAATAGAACTAGTTTTATATTCCATAATCAATTGATTTATATACTCAGAATAAGTAGTTACTATTATATCAAACACAATTCCCAATTCTTTTTTATCTTGACCTGCACCTATAACAACACCTCTTCTTTTAATTTGTAAATCCATAGCATTTCCAAACTGATGGTCACTTCCAATGCTTTCAGGTCTTTGACCACTTGAAATGCATATAGTCCATTCTTTACCACCTTCATTGCCTTCAATGCTTTCAACACTACCACGTAATGCGTAGAATAATTTTTTCATAATAGGACTTAAACCATCCCATCCACTATCTTTACCACAACCACAATCATTTGAAGGAACAACTATTGTTTCAGGGTCATTATATACATAATAATCACCAATTGAATTTGGTAATGTACTATCATAAGATGTTGTATAATTTTTAGTCCATTCTCCAAAATATCCACTTCCATTTTTAGATAATATTCCTAACATACCAAATGGTTGTGTATTGAATGGTTGACCATTTTTAGACAATTTTACACCAGTAAATCTTGTTATCATATTACCAGGTGATAAATGATGTGATACTTTTGTAATAATATATGTTCCTCTAAACATTGGAATATTTAACAATTGAAAATACATTAACGGTTGTACTTGCGCACAACCTAACATTTCCACCTCACAAGTAAAGGAATAATTAGACCAAACTGCATACAAATCTTGCCCTAAAAATTGAACTTTTGTTGTACTATTTTTAGCTAATTCAGCAATTTTCCATATTGCTTTAATGGAATATTCAGTAGTAGTGGGATTATCCATATTTACTGAAATATTTTTGAAATAAGATTGATTAGCCTTACCAAATGCCACACCAAAAGCTGGTATATTATAAGCATACCTTGTTTCTTCTACATCCCCTAATACTGTATCATTTGTATTTTGACTATCTTGTGTAAATATTCTTGGTTGAACACTTGTTCCTTCATTTGGTGTCCATATATCAAAACCATCATATTTATATCCATAAGATGTATTGCCACTGCCCATATTTAAATTTTTTGACGGTTCATGAACATACATACAAATAAATTTATTATCTTCTTCAATTGGTGGCATTGAATTATGTGGCATAGGCTTAAACATATCTTTTAAAACATCCTCTTCAGCCCAATTAAGGAAATGTGACATTGGAGTAAACAGCATTCCATGATGTGAATATAAATCAGCTAAAAAAGAATATAATGTACTTGTATCTGCCATTTCATAATATCTTTTAGCAAAATATTCACAATTTATAATCATTTTATTTCTAATATTTCTATAAAATGAATCAACAAATATGAAATTTTTTTTAAAAAATCTATCCACATTAAAAAATGAAATATCAATACCAGTTAACCATTTATCATATATATTTTTCAAATAACTATACATCGCAATATTTATGTCCCTATTATCTGATAAATCAGTTGGCACATCTTCTTTAGTGTCAGTACTTCCTTTATCATTCACAATAGACTCCAAAGTATTTATCACAGAACCAAAATAACTCTTAGCCAAATCAATATCAAATGAAATTTGATTTGGGTAAGCATAATCAGTACCTAATACAGCATAAGTGCCAATTGTTACCATATCAGTTGAAGAATAAAGTTTTTTCACTACTTCCATTACAGGGGTATCTTCACGATTCAACAATCTGAAAGATTTCATATCTTGACCTGAATAAAATGAAGCATAATTAGCTAAAAAGCTATTACTAAATTTATCTAAAAATCTTTTTATTGCTGTTGGTTGTTTAAATACTGCTTCATATTCTCCATTCCTATAAGCTGTTGCCCATTCATTACTATAATCTATTAAATTTTTAGTTGTTAATGAACTTCCATTTCTATTAAACAATTCATAATTTTTTTGTATAAGTTTAAAACCATTAACATCTGATGCCCAATTCTCAAATACTTCAATAAATTTATTTTTAATTGATGGTCTTAATGAGAATATATCATATCCAAAATAGTCAGATATATTAATTCCCCAATAATTAACATCAATCATCCCATAACGACTTGCATTATACAACATTGAATTACAACTTTTTCCATTTGATTTTGGTTTTGTAAATTTAAGTAACCCATCATCATAAATGAATACATCATCTATATTATTTTTATCAGATAATCTCTTACGCCATAATAATCCACCAATCAATAATGTTAACGCTTTAGGGACTCTGAATATACCACCATTTTTAACATTTTTGCCAATATTAAAATGGTTGTACTGAATTGGTAGAGACATTATGAAGAGTAAGGCTTTACTTCTTAAAATTCTATGAACTTTATCATACTCACCTTCTCCAATAAGACTACCATTTTGCATATAATAAAATGAATGACCAAATAATGAACTTGTCATAACTCTATTTTCTACAATTTGAAATTCAGGTATTGTGAAATTATTAATACTATTTGGTTGACCATTCAATGAATTCAAAACAATTTCTCCATCTCTCAATTCTTTTTTGCCATACCAATCTTTAAATGACCATATTTTAATATTATCAACTTTTATAGCTTCTGATATTGAAGAAGGTAAAATATTAAGTTGTTTTTCAGAATCAAATTTATCATACAATATTTGATTATATAATGGCATTGAACCAACAGTAGCACCCCATGATGTTGTATTTACTCCACTTCCACCCCAATTTATATCATAAAAAGAGGACATATCCTTATCATCAACATGCCACAGTAAATCAACTAATGAACTTAAATCAGATGCTTTTTTATAATCTCTTACATTAATTTCTCCACTTTTTAATAAATTATAATAATTCATTAATTTTTCGACATCGTTATTTTCAGTGAAAATATTACATACAGATGGATTTGTATATTTTTCCATATCAACAGTACCACTATAATTTGGCACAATATCTTGGTCATTTAATGTCATACAAGAAGTATTTATATTTCCATTAAATGATGGTATTCTAAAAGGATTCCCTTCTTTGGCATACTCTCCAATATATCCAGTAAAATTATTTGGGCTTGTTGGAAGTAAAAACAAATCATTCTTTTGGTCATTATCTATTTTATTTACAAATATATAATTATAAATTAATGAATTATCTGTACTTTTCAACAACATAGAGTTTCTAGACATATCATAATGCGTTCCACCTTTAATAAGTTCAAAAACATAATGTGAAGATTTAGAACCCTGAAAATATTGACTAAATTTGTTTTCTGAACATTGTAAAACTTCAATAATATCATCAACACTTCTTTCTCCACTTTTTCCTAATTTTGATAAAATTCTTTCATTTATTTCATCTTTTGTCATTCCACGAAGATAATAATTATATGCATCTGCCTTACCTGCTTGTTCAGCAAACAAACTCATTTTACTTTTATCAAATGTTGAACTATCTTTAAGATTAAACAAATATCCAAATAATAAAGTAGCTCTTAAACCAATATGACCAATAAAATCTTCTAAAGTTTCTCCATCAACATTTGAATAAGTGAAAGGTCCTTTATTAAAATTTAAATCAATAGGAGAAATTGGAACATATTCTTGAACTTTCCCATGATTATCTAATTCTCTTCTATTACTCTTATTAATTTCACTAATGGTTTCCATTGCTTTGGTATATCCATAAATTAATGAAACTTCTTCACAATCCCCTTTAACATCACCTATCCAACCAATTACATCCATATTGTCATCTTTATCACCACAATATTGCGTTTTTGAACCTCTATCAAGATATAACGGAAATGGCGGTATAGGATTATTATTATCTACATAATTTAAATCAGTGTCTTTTAAATCAATTTTATATGAAGATAATGTCCTGCCACCATTTTTAATTTCTCCATTGATATTATCAACACAATGTTTCATTGATTGTAAAAAAGTTTCCAAATGGGCAAAAATTATTTTACTCATATTACCAATTGTAGGAACAAAACCAACTGTTTCTTTCACAGCATTTTTAACAAAAATGTCAACATCTCGTTGAATTGCTGCCATTCTATTATCACAATCAACTAATTTAGTAACTATTTCTTCACTAAATCCATTTATGTTATACAAATAGATATATTCTTTTATTTTAGTTGATTTATTTGTACACTTAGTCGAAATATCCTTAATTAAAATATCATTTAGCGTTCTCTTATCATTAAAAGTTCTGTTTTTAAGAGCTTTGTCTACTGTATTTCCTACTGAATTATTAACAACTGCTATATTTTCAACAAGATTATTTTTTTTTGTTATAGTAAATGTTTTAACAGGAGTAAATTTATCCCCTTCAACTAATTTAACATTAGTTCCATTTGGTAATTTACTCTTATCAATCATTCTACTCTTATAAGACTCATTTCCATTATAATCATTTATTAAATCAATAAAAATGTTTTGGTATCTTATATAATCTTTAGTATATTCGATTGGTTTAATGTCATCCCCCGAATCAAATCCAAAAACAATCTGCTTTTCATTACTTGTAACAACATTGCTATAATCATTTTGGAATTGTCGCATCATGTCATTATATGCTTTTTGAATGTTTTGTAAAGCTTCATTTTCATTAGCAATTGCTCTATTTTGTATGACATTTGGGTCTGTTGACATTTTTTTATCAATAATACCCATAGCAGAATCTATTTTATACACTAATTCCCTAAGTGTTGGCATTTCACTTCCATCACTTAATAACCATGCTTCACTACTTCTATTATTATTGAAATATTTTTGACCATAATATGTATCATAAGGAGCAGCAATTAAATACTGAAATTGTATATCAGTCAACAAAGAATAATTATAACCAATAAAAGTTGCAGTAGCTTCAAAATTACCATTTTGAGAATTAAAACTACCTGTAAATTTTGAACATGTTAATTGAAAAGTAACAGGTTTTCCATAAAATCCTTTTACCAAAAGTTTAAACTTTGGATAAGGAAATGTAAAAAAACATTTATATAATTTTTCACCTGTATAATATGATGAACTTTTATTTTCATCATCATATTCATTTGGAACTAGCATAGAACTACCCCTAACATCAACAAATTTAATAACAACAGTTGGGGTGTACCAAGATTCAAAATTAATATCAATTGAATCAATACCCAATCCTTCAATTACCTTTCCATTTTTTGAATCATCATAAGTAATATCAGTAAAATATGATGTTAAATATCTATCATCACTATTTCTATCTAACTTTATTCCTGAAAAAAACGACACTTTTTCACTATCATTAGTTCCCCATGATAATATTTGTATTTCACTATTTCCATTATTTAAGTCAGAAGCATAACGAGGTTTAACTTCAGCAATAAGATTTACACTAATACATAAATCCTCTAATGGAACTGATAAATCAACTCCATTTGCTGTAACCCCATTAACAAAATTAGGTTCTGTATATACTATACGACTTTTTGATGTTTTAAATGCATCTTGGTCTTTCTCTGCCATCTAATTTTTATTTAAAAAATAATTTATTTTATACATAAAGTCAATCTTTAATCTAAACCATTGACTTTCATATATGTATCAATATCTGTATTATATTGTTTTAATGTTAAATCTAATGGGTATGGTATTCTTAATTCAGCTTTATCTGGAATTAAAAATTCCATTGAACCATATTGAGGATTTGCCTGTAATATAAGCCACCCATAATTAGGATTATAATAATATTTGTATGATAAAATATCTAATCTTGTAACCCCACGTTCATAAGTTACAATTATATCACTTTCTTTTGGTGATATTTTAATGAATGGAACAATTTTTATAGTTCCATTCTCTCTAAATTTACTGTATCTATCGTATGTATTCATTTTAATTACTCATTTTTGTATTATAAGCATCATATACAGCATTATCCATCCCTGTTGAACTATCATTATATACATGATTTTTACTTTCAGGATAAGTTACTCTATCAGCCCTATTATCATATACTTCAGTATTAGCATAATAATTAAATGACATTGCATTTTGCAATCTTTTAATTGGACCTGCTAAATCTGAACCACCAATAAAATTAAATGTTAAATTAATATTTGCAATTAATGGTTGTACACCAATACCTTCGCTATTTAAATCCCATTGAAGTGGGTCATATGTTATTGTCATATTAGTAATAACAATTTCAGTATAATAAAAATCCCCAAGTCTAAGAACGCATATTGGTGGTCTACCAAATGCTAAATTTGTTGCAGTTTTAGCATTGTTTGAATCTGATGCGCCAATTGTATTACCTTGACGAGTACATTGATGTAGAAAATTTAATCTTCCATTAAAACCTTCAGGTGTCATACTATGAAATGCAGGGTCAAAATACTTAATTTTTTCTTTTAGTTGTTCAAAAATTGAAGGACTTTTTTCTTTTAGTACTTTAAAAAAACGATACTCTTGGTCATATCTAATATTGTTAAATTCTTCATTTCTTGAAGTTGCACTTGCAGGTATAATAGTATCTAAAACAATTGACAATACAAGATTTCCATCTGAATCTTTTTCCCATATCTGCCCATTAGCATCTTCATAAATTGTTTTTCCATTTTCATCAATTTTAGTATTATAACCAACATATTCTTGTAATCCTTGTTCTAAAATTTCACCATCCTCAGATATAGTTGTTTGATTAGTTTCAGCTAATTTTTTAGTACCAGACATTCTATATTCTATTTTGACACGAGCTGAACGCCATTTTTTAGCATCAATGCTTGACACATCTTGTCCTGTTACAACATCAACATCTTCTTTTATAAAAGAAACTGCATTTGTTGTAAAATATTTAGTTTTATTTAACCAATCAGCAACACTTTTTGCCCTATTTTCAGCTAATTTATCATTTCTTTCAATATTAGTTTTATTATTAGGGTTATTTCCATGAGTATTTGCATGTCCATAGGACATCGCCTTTGTTATAGTAAAATTATCAAACAACTCTTTTAATTTATTTAAACGCTCAGTAACCAATTGGCTATCTCCTAATGCTCTAATTAATTTACCTTCTATAATATTTTTAGCTTCTTCACTATCAGATAACACATAAGCAATTTCAGCAAATGAATATAAAGAATCAATCTCTGTTATATTAAACGCTGATTGAACAGCTTTATAATTCGAATTTAAGGTGTTATTGTTTTCTCCACTACCATTTTTATCTGAATAATTTGCTTTTAATAATAATTGTTGATTATAATAATTTCTAACATTATCATTTTTTTCATCATATCCACCATCAATACGATATTTCCATATCTTTTTAGCTGCTGTTGTTCCTGTTATCCACATCTCTTCTTCATTGAAATCATATGTTGATTTATAATCAGAAACACCTTCATTTGTTGTCATTTCATATCCAGTACCAATACCATTTGTTCCATTAGCAATATTTCGTAATGTACTAAATGATATTGGAATATCTTCTTTTCCATGTTTCTGACAAACAGCCCCATTAAGCAAATATGCCATTGCTTCAACTTTACTATCAGGTGTATCATAAGAACCTGAATAATTATTTGGATAAAAAACGTAAAAAACAACTGAACCTGTTACTTCTGGAACTTCTTCAACAACAATTGGTTTTGGAACTGGGGTAACTTTTTTAGTTTCAGTAGTTTTTTCAACTTTTGATTCTCCTTGTTTAAATTCATCTGTTAAATTTTTTGCAACACCATCAATAGTATCACATCCAGCAAAAAATCTTAATAAATCAGTATCTCTTGCACCACTTCTTTGCCCACTATCCACAACACTTTTTTGTGTTGAAAAAGCGTTATATGCAGCTTCAGAAACATAATCATTTAATGATTTTACTGTATTTACACCAGGTATTCCATTTGCTTTAAGTTCAGGCATTTTGCCTTTATAAAACTCATATAAGCTACTATCATTAATTCCAGTTCTTTTAGACCACGCATATTGACTTTCTTCAGATTGTTCATACACAATTTTGTTACCTTCATAATAATTTATTATTGAAGGGTGGTCTACCAACATCTTGAACGACAAATTACCACTTCGTTCTGTATTAATATAAGTGTATATATTTTCACCCCTACCTATAAGAGTATCACTATTCCAATTTACATTTACATTTTCTGTAAATTCAATACCGTAAGGTGGAAACCACATTATTCTTCCACCCATAGGTCCTCTTTGTTCCCATGATAATGCTTTTTCAAACGAATATGGGTCATATCCTTTCCATGCTAAATTTTCAATTGAAAACATACAATGTTTTGTATCAACCTTTAAATTCTCATTAGCATCATAACTTGGTGTGATATTAACAAAACCATTTTTGTTTAATACACTGTATTTATCTAAACGTTCTGCGCCAGTTTTACCCCTGATAAATGTCCAATCTTTTTGTAAATCACCAATAGAAGTTGGTGTACCATTTTCATCAGTAAATGGTCTTATTAATTTACTTATATCATCATATTGATGATGATGCGTCCAAACACGGCAATAAGGGTTATTATATCCATTTGTATAAAAATCTACACCAGCTTTTGCATCTTCAGCATCTTTCTTCAATAGATTTCTACCATGAGACATGCCATATACACTAACAGCAGAACCAATACTTTGGTCTATATCAGAACTTTCAGTATGAAAACGTGATATAATTGTATTAACCTTATACATATTGAACAATTTTTTTGTTTTGTTCAATATACTATTTGGATTAGTTAGTTTTAATTTATTGGAGAATGAGCCATTATTATTATCATCGTAATATAAATTTGTTGTATTATAATACAAATCATTTATATTGTCATAATTTGAACTTCCTTGTAATCTTTGTCTAGTTGTATTGTTACCTGCAATTTCATCCCCCCCAATTACTGAAGCAAAATCATTATTGTAGTTAATATCTGATACATCACCTAAACTTGGAATAGTACCTTCTCCAAAATTATTCAATATTTTGTTATGCTGTTCAATATTAAGATTCATCAATCTATTTCTATAAAATTGATTTCTTAAAGTAAAACTACTATATCCAGATATAGGCACTCCAAGAAGTTCAGACAAAACATAATGTTTTTGAACTTGTTGAACTAAATCTTTTGAATAGTCCTTATATGTTGAAGTAGCATCATCTATTATGTTGGATAATTTGCTCATTTTTTATTTATTTTTAAAAATTTATTAGTTTTTAACATTATAAATTTGCTTTTTTAAGAAAAAATAGTATTAATAATATAAGGACCTTATAATTAATATATTTTATTATATATTAAAATTAATATAATATTATATAATGGTCCTTATATATTATATAATATATTATTATATTAATACTGTTTTTTCACTAAACTTGCAAGTTTTTAGTAATATATTTTATTAATTTAGAATCATTCTAAATTAACTTTGGAATCTAGCAAATCTGTTTTGGTCTAACTTAGGTTTTCCACCATTAAGAGAATTAGACATTTGTTCAACAAGCATTCTACTTAATTCTCTCATAAAGCTAGGATTATTTTTTAATTCTTTCATAATATCTATTTGACCAGAAGTTCCCATATCTAATTTTAATGTACCATTAATATTAATATCAATAGGCTTGATATTAATATCAGGTATTTTAACATCTTTTGGTCTTACACTATCTTTGATATTGACTTCTTTTATTTTAGAAACATCTTCTCCAATTGGTTTAGGTTCAATGATTTCATTTTTAACATCACCAACTTTAGGAATATTAACATTTTCATTATTGAACTTTTTATTATAATAAACTTCATTGGAAACTTTCATATTGTTATCAATCTTAGGAATGATATTGCCAAACAACTTATCAAATGGTCCATTATCTTTCGCAAACAAAGCTGTATCATCCTTATAATTTGCGTTATTTCTTATTTTAGAGACGCTGGTAGGACTATTTATCATCTTATGATAAGTTCCATTGTTATTTTGATATGTTTCTTTAGAAGTCTTTATTTCATCATCTATGTTATCAATCTTAGGAATGATATTGCCAAACAACTTATCAAATGGTCCATTATCTTTCGCAAACAAAGCTGTATCATCCTTGTTTGCTTTTACAACAGTTTTTTTATTAGCTATACCATCATCAACAGAAACAGTATCTCCAGCAAATGTGCCTACTTTATCCCCAAGTTCTCCACCAGCCCAAGCACCTAAACCGCCCATTATTAGCCCAATTAAAGCTCCTGGTATTGCTCCAACTCCACCAAAAGCTGACCCAATAGCTGCTCCTGCTGCCATACCACCCCATGCTCCTAATCCAGTTCCAACTCCTTTTCCTATTGCACCACCATATCCAGTGTTTTTAGCTTTTTTAATATCTTTTAATATTTTTTTGTCTTGTGCACTTCCTTCTAATAATTCACCATTTTTAATTGCAAGTAATCTATCATTTTCCATAGCTTCAACACTTTTATATGTGTCATATGCTTTCATACCACCTGAAATTCCACCTGCTAAAAGTCCACCGCCTACTCCACCAACTCTAGCAATTTTTCCTGCTTTTGATAAGTTTGACCATTTTCCAATCATATTATTAGTCATATTACCACCAAAAGTATTAGGGAAACGCCCATTTCTAACCATTTTTCCCATATTAAATAGTCCTTTTCCAGTTTTCCATGCTCCACCAAGTCCTTTTGCTCCATAATATATTAAAGCTGCTTGATAAAAAGAGTCTAATGTTTCTCCAAGATGTTTCATTTGAGATAACATATCATTACCATTTTTTAACTGATTTCTTAATGTATCTCCATATTTATCTTCTTGTGTTGCAGCTAATGCCATCTTAGCACCATTAACCAATTTATCAATGTTGGCATTAATAGAAAAAGTATTTTCAACTAATTTTCTTATATCATCATCAGGTTCTTGTCTTAATTTTTCAATTTCTTCATTTGATAATTCATTAATATTACGATTTATATATTGTCTATTCTTTTCATCATAAGTTCTAACTTCAAATTGTTTTTTGTCATTATTCCATTGAGCTAAAGTTGCTAAAAAGTCTCGATTATCTTTTGTTATTTCAGGATTAAATTTAACATCTTGTTCAACTGCGCCACGTTTCGCTTTATTATTAACAATGTTCATAGCTTCTTCATAAGACATTCCCATTGCTTCAGCAGCAGCTTTGACACGTAAACGGTCAGGTCCAGCTATTCTCACTTCACCTAAATCTCTATCAAAACGTCCAATACCATCAAACATTTTTTCAACTCTTTGAGCTAAACCACCAACATCATCTAAAGATTCATATAACATTTGTAATGGATTAGCCATTGTTGCAAATGCACCACCCAATACTTGTAATTTTGCAGCAGTTTCAATAGCACCTTCAGGATTAGATATTTTATCAGCAATGCTACCAATAGTTTGCATATTGATTTTCATCTTGTTAGCCCATACAGTCATTTTCATCATATTATCTAAACCACCTTTAAAATTATATTTTTGAGCTAATTTTAAATTATTGTTTAAATCTTTAGATGTTTTTGACCATGAAACTCCTGTTGTTTTATTTAATTTGTATATTTCATACAATCTATCTCTTGCATCATTAATTCCAACTCCAAATTGTTCAATTCCGCTTGTAAAAGCTAAAGAATTTTCATCCCCCATTAATTGTTGTAATTGAAATTGAGCTTCATAATTATCTTTTGTCAACACAATATTTTTTCCAGTAGCTTCAGCATAACCTTGTTGAAGTTTTACCATATCTTCTTGTGTTTTACCATATTGAAAAGCTAATTCAACACCTGCTTTATAAGAAGCATCACGATATTTTTTAAGTTCATCATTAGTTAAACCAAAAGTAGCAACCATTTTGGTTATTTGTTCATCTTGTTTACGCCAAAATTCAGTAGAATCCTTAATTACATTAAAAGATTTTTTAAGAGCACTTGTAAATTGTTGATAACCTTTTTTAATACCATCAACATTTTTTTTCCATTCTTTAGTTTGTTCTAATATCTTATTTTGTTCACGTTCAATTTTAATAAGTTCTCTACGTTGTAATTCCAGAATATCTTTTTGGTCTTTATATTTATCATATAAATCAGTGGCATTTTGAATAATATCAGAAGTAGAAGCTCCTTGCATCCCTAATTCATCTCCAATATCTCCTGTTAATTTTAGAAGTTCGGCATTTAGTTTTATTAATTCATTAGCTGCTAATTGATTATTACCATTACTGGCTTGTTGTAAAGCAGAAATTTGTTTAGATAAATCTTGTATTCTTTCATATTTTTCGACAACATTAGCATAACTATCTTCATCAAGACCACTTTGCAATCTTAATTTTTCTATTTCTTGATAAGCTGAATCGGCTGCTTGTTTGATATTTTCTAATTGTACTCTAAGATTATCAGGTAAAGCAACTTCTTGACTTTTACTTTCAATTGATTGTATTTTATTCTCAATTAATAATAGTAATTCATAATAACTTTTATCATATACCATATACGTGCTACTTTTGTTTAAAATAAATATTTAGTATTCTGTTTATTACAAATAATAAAAGCTGCCATTACGTAGCAGCTTTCATATTATTTGACATATTAGTGTTTTCTTCTTGTCTCATTCTAGCAACCTGATTCATAAGGGCTGTATTATTTGATGTTTTACTTCCTCTGTTTTTTAAATCAGTTTGTTTTTTCATTTGTTCTCCATTATGTTTTCTTATATATGTTTTTCTATCTCTGATTGTCATGTTTTTAAGTTCAGTGATTGAAAAACCCATATATTTGTGACATCCCCATAATTCTTCTTTTAAAATCGCTTCATAATTAGGCGATATTGATGAAAATAGAAGTGTCGATGTTAAGAAAGGTTTTGAAAGAACCACCTCCGAGATTCTCTGGTCTGTTAACAGTTATTTCAAAGTTCATACCAGGCTCGTTCTGTATAATATATTTTCTAAAATCAAACGCTTCACGAGCTGGCATAGTATTAACATATTTTTTAATATAATCTTTGTCACTGTTACCATTAACTGCTACAATACTTAATAACATTGTATTGGTAATTGCTCTTTCTTGTTCAACAATATTTTTAGTCTTAATATTTTTAGACCAACTATCAATTGTTCCAATACTAGCTGATAGTTTATTTCGGTCATTTAGACTTAGAACTTTATCATTTTTCAATTCAGTTTTAAGTTCTTCTACAATTCTGTTTAATCTGAAACGTTTAACATTTAAATTATCTTCACGTGACATTTCAATCAATCTAAGTTCATCATAATGATTCAAAAATTTAAATTTGATTAAATTACCTGATTTTGTTTGATAATCAAAGTTACCATTAGCATCCCCTTTCAATGTAAAAGGTTTTGTCTCAATTTTTGTTAAATCAATTACTGTTTCATATTCTGTATCAAGTTCAGGGTCATGTACAGTAATTGGAAATTCTGGTCCATAACCTGTTGCTCTTAACCATAATATAATAGCATCTCTATCACCTTTACATAAGCTGTTAGGGTCAATAGTTTTATCCATTATTTTACGTTTCAACAATACATCAATTATTTTTCCATCTCTATATAAATTAGGTGATGTGATAAAATCTTCATCGGATGCTGTTAGAAATGAAACAGGTAATCTGTTTTTTTTATGTGAATAAGTTTCACCATTTGAAGGTAATGGTAAAACATCATATTGAACATCAGATGAATATTCATCTGATACCTCTAAATTATATTCAGTTTCTTCAGGAGTAATAATTGATTCAACCAAATCAGATTGTTCAATAGTTGATATTGAAGAAGCAGAACTTTCAACTGTATTTATTAACGACTTATTATAAACACTATTAGGGTCAATTCCTCTATTTTTGCAATATCTTTCAAATTTAGCCACCTCTTCTGAAGATGGTTCTTTATATTGAATATTTTCTAAATCTTTTTCATCAGCACCCAAAAGTTTTAACTTACTTTTATTTTCTAATGAAGCTTTTTCAATTAATTCAGCTTCATCTTTATGTCCTCTTAAAAGAGTTTCCTCTTTACTTTCTGCCAACAATTCATTAGTGGCTTTTAATATTGCCAACTCTTTTTTTCTTTGTTCTTCTGTTTTAGCCATTTTTATCTTACAAATATAATTTTATTAACTGATACTGCATAAGTATTCACTGAATATACTTCAAGCAATTTACATTTTTCTAACACTGCATTTGAATTTGGTCCAAAAGATACTTTCAAATCCTTTACAGGAAGATATTTAAGTCTTTCTACATCTGTTAACCCTCTTGCTGTGTTTATTTTATTAGTTTCTCTCACCCACATTTTGAAATCACTTTCTAATTCAGGAACTTTTTGAATATCAAAAAATTCAATAATCAATGGAAACATTTCTCCTGATTTGAAATAGTATAATAATTTATCAAAACTTTCTGAATCACTATAAATGTCTAACAATTTTACAGGGGCTTGATAATAACTATAATGTATTTTATTATTTGGATTAACATTTTCTTTACGATTATTTGCTAATGAATTTATCATTGAAACCCTATCATCAACTAAACTAGCTTTTGTAACCGTATCAATTGTAAATTTATATTTTACATATTCTTTTCGTAAATAATCCATATAATTTTCATCATATGCCTGATTCTTATAATCAAAAGAATCAGTACTATTATAATCAACATATGGTGCATACAAAATACCTTCCATGTTATATATTTTTACTTAAAAAGTAATTTATAATATATTAAAAATCAATATTTAATGTGGTTTTTTCTTTTTCTCCATCATTATTTTATTTTTTGATTGTATTTGTATCATTTCTTTTAATTTTTTAAATACAAACTCTGGATTATCATTTATATCATGTTCCCAGAAACGTAAAATTGGAATACTATGCATTAATGCCCATTTATCTTTTAGTTCATCAACTCGTTTATTTCGTTTCTGCATAGGGCACATTTGTTCATATGTTAAACCATATGAATGATAATAATCTCCATCAACTTCAATTATTAAATTATCATTAGGTAAATAAAAATCATAAAATCGCCCAATATCTTTAGCTTCAAACTGATAAACATATTCCACTCCTAAAACATCTAAATAATCAGATGCAAATCTTCTTTCTAAGTTAGATGTTCCATATTGAGGGTGTGAACGTTTTTTACATCTTGGCTTATTTCTTTTTTTAGAAGGGTACTTTTGACTGATAATTTTATTTTTTACTTGCTTCATTGTCTATCTTATTATAATAATATATACTTCAAAATGAATTTTTTTATATTATTTAACTAATAATATTTGTAGATTAAAAAAATATCTTGTATATTTGCATATCAAAATTTTTAAAAACCATAGAATATGAAAAGAATTTTATTAATTGTAACAGTAATCTGTATTAGTTTTAGTCTATTCGCCCAAAAAACAAATAATAGAGGTGAATATTTGGTGAAAAGCATACATTGGGTTAATGCTTTTACTCAAAAAGAGGTTGGCAACAAAGGGGATAAGTGGTATCATTTCAAGTATGATGATGATGGAAACCTGATTGAAGTACGGAAAGAGTTTTATCAGAATTTCAAATATAAAGCTGTGGAAACATTTACCATCATCAATAATCGGTATCAATTCATTTCTTATGTGAATGGTAAGCAAGTTCTCAACTCTAAATGTGAATTTATTTTTAACAAACAAGGATATATGACAAGGTTGTATATCTATGGATTAAATGGGGAACGTGTTACAACTGTTGGTACACTTACATATTATGATAGTGGGAAGTTGAAGAGTATTGACCTTGTATCTGAGGAAAAAGGCGGTAATCGGTATAAAATCCATAACTATGAGGAATATACTTGGGAAAATGGCAATATGATTAAGTATCATTATACCAATGATGATGGTATTACACAAACTTTTGATATTCATTATGGTAATAAAGCCAATAATACCAACATTAATTTATCATCATTGATAAAGCATTATAATTCTCCCTATAATGAACATATACTGTTTGCAACTGAATGGTGTGGCAATAAACCAAATAATCTTATTTCATATCAGGATATGAAAGACGATACTTTCGATTACATTTATGAAGGTAATCTATTGAAAAAAATCAATAAAAAAAATAGTTCTTACTCAAAAGGATATTACTTGATTGAATATGTGTATTGACAAAATGTAATACAAGATGTGGTACAAAATGTACCCACAACAATAGATAATATAGACAGTATAAATAATATATAACTTTTAAATTAATATTATATGATTAAGAAACTGCTTTTTACATTGCTCTTTGGAATGCTTGTGCTTCCATTGGCAAATGCACAAACTTCGTCCATGAAGATTGAAACGTACAAGATTGATAATGTCAACACAAGAGGATTAAACCCGAATACAAAAGGGGATGAAGAATTTGACCTTGGTAATGGACCTGGATGGGGAAGTGCAATGATTATGATGGGTGAAAAATATCCTCATGAATCACTTCAATATAAAGTGCAAACTTGGTATAACCCAAGTGAAGGTTATTGGGATGAATATGGTATTGAACCAAATTATGAAGATTATAAGAAAACAATTAAAACGCTTATTTGTGGTGATTGGCAGAATCCTGAAGATGGTACTTGGCATCATACATACCTGACAGCAGAGGACTTCAAATTCATGCGTGACAGCCTTCCAAACTTGTATGAAGTTAGAATGTGTGGTGATATTGAAATTCGTGGTTATAAGGGCGAAAATGGTACTCTAAACGGCTATCATGAATATCCTGATGGTGAGCTGCCACCTTATGCCTTTGATAAAAGTTATAACAACAAGAAATTAAACAAGAAACCTCAATATAAGACAATCATCTTACCGAAGAATATAACTTCAATAGGTGAGTATGCTCTTGCGAACATCATTGACCTTTACTTGGATTCAGAAGAACAATGGGATGATTCGTCTCACAATGGTAGTGGAAATCCTGATAAACCAAACGCAAAACGTTTTTGGAACGACTTATTCGATGGTTATATCTACCTCTCCAACTTGAAGAACCTTAAAACGATTAAGAATAATGCGTTTGTCAATACCATATCAACAAGAATTTATCTTCCTGAAAATCTTGAATCCATTGGCGAGAATGCTTTCAATTCTGACATTATCAAGGACAGAGCGATAAATACCAATCTTGACAGCATCATTGTAACCTCTGCAACGCAACCAAAGATTGCAGAAAATTCATTTGGCATGAAGTTTAAGGATGCAAAGATTGTCGCACCAAGCAAGAAATATTATTTGAATTATAAGTATGACAAACAGTGGGGGTTATCCAAGAACCTGACATATTTTGGTTATGTGTCACCCAATCCCATTGATATTCGTTTGGATAAGGGAAAGTTAATCATCAATATAAAGGATGATGCAACAGAAACGGGAGTTGTTTCATGCTTCCAAGACGGAAGAAAGGTCAGTGATATAGAACTGAATACGGGAAACAACATTGTGAACCTGAATCCCAAGATGGAATATAAGATTTCAGTGGAAGCGGAAGAGTTTAATTTGAAACCATATAAAGTAAATAAATAAGTGGGTAACATTCTTACCTACTTAACTAACAAAATGAATTATGAGAAAAATAATAATTTCAATATTGTGTATTATAAATTTCATTAGTTGTGTGCCAAATGAAATGTTAGAAGATGTGAAAGTGTCAGAAAATATAGTAGAAATACCAAATGAAGAAGTAAATGATACAATTCCAGAAAATGATATAGAATATATAAAAAACAAAATAAATGTTGATAATAATGATAAAATAGTTGATTATTGTGTAATTAACAAAGATAGTATTTGGGTGTTGAGTATGTAAAAAAAAAATAAGAGTAAGTCAATTCTTACTCTTATTAATATTTTTTCTTAATATTAGAAACTTAAAATACAGTATTGAGGTCTGATTGTCATTGTAATATCTGCAATACCATCATCATCATAAGATAATTCACCAAAGTTAACATTAGTCAACATAGCATTTTTGATAATCCATTGAGAAACAACAACACCTGTTGGGTCTAACATTTCAAGAACAATATCTCTTTTATATGCAACCGCATAGCCTTGTCTACCTGTAACTGACTCAGAATGTAAACGAACCCATTCCATAACAGCTTGTGAAGCTGAAGGTCCTATTGGGTCTCTTAATGTAATTGTAATTGCTTCCCATATATATCTACCAATAACCCAGTTAGATGTATTTAAGAAAGGAATTTCTACTTCATTTTGAGAGATTGTTGGTCTTGAACCTGAAGCTACCCACCATTCTTGAATACCTAAATCAGATGGAAATCTGAATAAGAATCTATTCTTTTTTAATGGTTCATATTCAAGTGGCATTTTTATTAATAAATCGCTCATATTTGTCTTTAATTTAATTTTATTATTTATATATAATTATTCAAATTTTGATTTTTTGAATAACATATTATTGTTTTATTTTGTCTTTATTCACAAATAGTTTATCGCAATCCATAAATATTTTTTTAAAAAAGTCGTATTCAGGTGATAATGGTTTATCAGCTAATTTTGTCACTCCTTCTAAAGCCATACGTCTAATGGTATTTACTTTATTTTGGATGTCAGGCATCAATTCTCCAATTGATGACATGTCATTATTTCCATCATCCATTCCTTTATCAGTATGTGGTATTTGTGGCTCAGGTTGTCCCATATCAGTAGGTATTTCACCACCTAAAGATTGAGCATCCATTTCTTCATCATCTTCAGAAAAAATAACACTTTCTAATGTTTGTTTTTTTCCTATAATATTTTTGATTTCTTCAATAGTTTTCTTTGTTGAATTGTCCATATCTTTATGTAATTCTTTTTTGATTTTTGATATTATTTCTTCATTAAGAGATTCTTTATGAGACATAATCTAACTTATTTATAAATAAATATCTTTAAGATTATTTAAATATTTTTAAATAACAAAGGGTGAGTTGGTTAAGCTCACCCTTATTGTTTATATTAATTTGTTTCTATTAATAATCATCAAAACTAGCACCTTCAGGAGTAATCATAAAGTTAATATCAATATACTCTAATGCACCAATTGGTTTAATCCAAATTTTTGCAGGTAATTCATGTCTATCACGAGCTTCTACTGAATCATCAACATCAATTCTAAAGTCTGATATACCTCTATTATTGAAAACATTTTCCAAAATTGGGTTAACCAATGATTTGAATGTTTCTTTAGTTGTATTATCATTAGGCTCAAATATCAATTTGATACAAGCAATAGAAATTAATTTTCTCAATTGTAATAACAAACGTCTTGTAGCAATTCTGTTCATTTGAGTATCTGCAATTTGGAAGTTTTTTTGTCCCCAAAGTCTAAAGCCTTCTTGTGCAAAACTTTGAACGAAATTCAATCCACCTGTATATAAAGTGTCTTGTTCATCAAGTTTAAGAGTTTTCTTTGGTTTTACCCCATCAATTCCACCTCTATCCCAGCCAGCTGGTGCAAACCAAGGATAAGCTGTATTATCTGTTAATGCAAAATTTCTTACAACATCTTTTGTGGGCGGTAAATAAACATATACATTGTTATCAGCATCAAAGTACTGAATATTTGGATAATAAGAACATGTGTAGTTACTATCAATACCTGTTTCTTCTAAATTGGAAACGGCTTCATCAGGAGTAAACATGTCACTAACACTATCAGATGCACCAAAAGGTTTATCAGGAGTTGTTACAACATATACTGAATCGGCTCTTTCATCTTCAACCATAGAAATAACTTCTTCAACTAACATTTGGTTGTTAACATAGTCAATACCAGGAGTTGCAAGAACGTTAATATCAATAGTTTTAGGATTAGCAAATGTTCTTATTGCTGATAAATAAGCGTACCAGTCAGAAGTAATTGCTTTTGTTCCACTATCAAAATTATAAGTCACAGGGTCATTTATGATAGAGAAGTTTGCACCTACACCACTCTTAGTATTAATACTTCCTTTATATTTGTTATATTTGAAATCATCAGTTATTGTTCTTGAAGTACGATAAACATCCCATCCATCAAAGCCACCATAAGGAAGAACAGTAAATTTACGATAATTAATATCTTCATATATTGTTCCTTGCATCAATGCATCAGTACCAATACGAGGTTCAATACCTTCAGAAGTCACATTATTTCTATTTACAGTTACCCAAGTATAGCCTGTTTCCCCATCAACTGTAACAACTTGTGTAAAGCCTGTTGTTCCTGTTGATAAATCTTCTTTAGATACAAGACGTGAATCTAAATGGAAAGATGGTGTTAACCCTTGTGGTAAACCATTATATGCTTCAACACCTTTATATGATAAAATATCTTCATCAATACCCACTAAATTAGATAAACCAAAGTATTGTTTCTTAGCTCTTATATCTTCATCAATATTAACATTATATTGTAATAATGGTTGTTTAACCGTTCCAGTAACACCATTTCCAGGAACTAAACCTGAATAATCTCTAACAGGATAACCTAAGAAACCACATGGAATTGATGATTTTACTCTATCATTTTCATTAACTTCAACAGTCACATAGTTAGATTTTGTAACATAATTTCCATCAGAAGTACCTATTTTTAAACCTATATAATTTGCAGTTCCAGGAACTAAATTACATTTGCCATATCTTTCCAAAACAACAGGAGATGAATCAGTATCATAAAAACTTCTGATTACAACATCAAATAAACCATCATCAGGCTTAATGTTTTCGATAGATACTTTAATTTGTATGTTAGAAGCATTACCATCTGATATTGTATGGAATCTGAATAATTTAACTAATTCTACATTTTGGGCATCACCTTTCAATTCAGAAACAATCCAAGGAGTAGAAGCAAATCTATACTGTTCTTTGTAATTATTTAAATCACAAGTAATTGGGTTTATATTTTCGCCATCTTTAACATAGAATAAATTATCTGATAAAACTTCAACAGCTTCAGTCAATACATTTTGTTCATCAGGAGTTGCAGCCCCTAATTTTTCGCCTGTTTCATTGTAATAATATTCACGTGTACCTGCTGTTGTTACAAATGAAATTACTTGATAAATGTTACCTGCAACCGCTGGAGTTACCACATAACTCACGCCATTATCAGTAGTTTTGTGAACATTCCACATTTTTTTAGTTTCAGGGTTAATTGAGTCCTGAGTTGCTAAGAAACGTTTACCAATATCTCTTTTGGTTAAAAGTTGTTCATCTTCTAATAATAAATCATTACATGAAGCGTATGCTGGAGTAACTTTAATTGGTGGAAAGCCTACCATTTGTTTGTTAATACCTGTAATATCACCACTTTCGATTAACTGTACTAAAGCTACATCATATAATTCTTCAACATATAATTCGGTGTCACCAACATCTTGTTGAGTACCTAATACATTGATAATATAGTTTTTATCACCTGGATTTAAAGACACTGCATATGAGAAAGTCATACCTTTATCAGTAGTACCAGAAATAGTAAATTTACCATAATTTATTTGGCTTACATTGAAGTATGAATCACCTGATGGGTCAGTTGTAACTCCAAAGAATTTATCACATCCTGAGCCTAAATTAAATGTTTTACTTGGAACTAACGATACATTATCAACATCACTGACATAATAAACTAATTTATCATATTCGTAAACATCTTCACATTGTTCTTCAGTTGCAGTTGAAACAAAAGCAGTTTTTTGATATTCACCTCTTGAACGTAAGATAGCAATTAACATATCTTTACCATCTTTACCTGCTGGTGCATATGCAGTAATAGCCCATGCAGGACCAGCGTTATATCCTGAAAGACCTAATACACGTGTGACATACAATTGATTAGATTGTCTTAAATATGATTTTGCGATATATGGAGCTTCATATTTCAAATATCCACTACCTTTAAATTGTGATGGATTAGTGCCACCAAAATAGTTAGTGAATTGGTTCCAATTTTCAATTAAAAGTGGTTGAAAGGCTGGTCCTTTCACAGTTTCACCTACTAGTCCTAAAGTTGTAATACCTAATGATTTAACGGCATAAGTTAAATCAGTTTCTTTAGTATATATACCAGGGCTAACATGTGTCTGTCTTGCACTATTATTATTTGTTGCCATATGTTCTTTTATATTTTATTTTAATATAAATATCTATTGTAATTACAAAAACACAGGCTAAATTCATGTTAATAATCTATTAACATTGGTTTTAGATTATTAAATAAAACTAATTTTACTTTAACATTATCTTCAATTACTATATCATTAACAGATAATTGTTTAATGTGTACATCAACAGTCGTATTCAAAGCTTCATTAAATATAATAGATTCTTCTTCAGTTCTTAAAGATGCATCATATAATTTTTCATAACTATCAAATATTTTTGACATTCTGTTGAAAAATAAATCAGTAATATTTTTACATGCTTCCTTGTTCCGCATTATATCTAATGAAACTTTAAATGTGAAAGATAAATCATATTTAATTAATTCATCAATCGCCTGTTCTAAATTTATTATTTCGTATAATTTTAAATCCATTTTTATTTAAAAAATAATACGCATAAAGTTCTTAGTCAACAATAATCTCTTCATAATTAGATTTTTCATCTCTCACTAATTCAGGAGTGTAATTTTTCTTTAAACGAATATTTGGGTCATATCCATGAAACATTAACTTTGAAGGTTGTGAAATATCAAATTTAAAAATTCTTAATTTAACTTCATCATTTTCTTTTAATATAAACCCTTTTTCTGGAAATATTGGTGTTCCATTAACATTCAATCTATAATATCTTATATTATCCAGTGTAGATTTTTCAACATTAACATCACAATCAATTGTAAATGTTACAGTTTCAATGAATTCAGGGAAATCAATTGAAATATCAATTCTTTTATTTTCATAATTAATATCATCTAATTCTTCAATATCAACATTCGGTTTTTTCTTTTTAGCATCTCCATCATATACCACCATTATTCTTTTTGGGTAGGATTCTACTTGAAAATCTTTTTCATGAATAATATATGCCATTACTTTAATGGTAAAAGTTTGAGAGAAAAACTTACGGTCCTCTATACTATATTCACTTTCATCTGAAATTTCATCTAATATCATTGGAATGAAATGTCCATTTGGTCTAATATAGCATTGTCTTGCTTTAAAAGCTTCATTAACAAGTGCATTGAATTTATTAATCAGTTCATATTTATTAGTTATCAAATTAATATTATAAATTAAATCAACAGCATAAGGTTGTTTCATAGAATATCTTTCAAAACTTTCAGTACCATTATCATCAAGAACCGTTTTTGTTAATATTGTATAATGTCTTTCTCCTGGTATGTTCCATAACCCACCTTGATTTTCTCCAAATCTAGGATTATTTTCACGGCTTATTGTTTTAAAATTCATTAATAAATTTCTGTTTTCATCAACATGTTCCCATGTTTGGGAATATTCAGAAAAACGCTGATTGCTAAATAATGTGAATGTTGGTAATCTTTTGCCCTCATATGCAATATCTAATGTATCACTCACAAAATCTTTAAATGATGCATCAATATCAGTATATTCTAATGGTTTAGGAAGTGGAGTGTCTTTGTAAAGAATTTCTTTTGCAAAGTTTTCCCTTCTATCTCTACCAATAGCTTTTTCACGAAGTTTCATTTTATTTAAAAATTGTCTAGGCATTTTACATTCCATTAAATTCATTATTATTCGTTTTTTATTAAATATTTGTAATATTTATAATAAAAAATATATGAATACTGAAACTTTCATTGTAAAAGCTAATAATATTCACAATAATAAATATGACTACTCTAAAGTAAATTATATTAATTCATACACTAAAGTTTGTATAATATGTCCCATTCATGGAGAATTTTATAAAACCCCTGATAATCATACTAATGGAAAACAAGGATGCCCTGTTTGCAGTCATAAAAAAAAACTTACAACAGAAGAATTTATTCGAAAAGCGAAAGAAATTCATGGAGACAAATATGATTATTCAAAAGTGAAGTACAAAAATAGTAAAGAGAAAGTACATATAATATGCCCTATTCATGGAAAATTTTGGCAAACCCCTGATAATCATATACACCATCAAGGATGTCCATTTTGTAAAAAAGATAAATTACATATAGAAAGAAAAAATGATGTTATACACTTTATTCAAAAAGCAAAAGAAATTCATGGAAACAAATATGATTATTCAGAAGTAAATTATATAAATAACAGAACAAAAGTTTACATAATATGTTATAAACATGGGGGATTTTGGCAAACACCAACTGACCATTTAAATGGTAATGGTTGTCCTATTTGCAAAGAAAGCCATTTGGAAAGAGATATAAGGCTAATGTTAGAAAATAATAATATAAAATATGAATATCAAAAACGTTTTGATTGGCTTGGTAGGCAAAGTTTAGACTTTTACTTACCAGATTATAATATTGGTATTGAATGTCAAGGAATACAACATTTTAAACCTATTAATAGATTTGGTGGTATTAAATCATATGAAAAATGTGTTTATAGAGATAAAATTAAATATGATTTATGTATTTTGAATAACATTAAAATCATATATTACACAAATATTAATAACAATAATATTAATGCAATATATGATAATAAAATATATTATGATTTGAATAGTATTTTATCTATCCTCGAAACTCATTAGCATCTACTGGGGTAGCTTCAATACTTCTAAATATTGGTTTTGTTCCCCACATTGTATGTGCATTATCAGTGTTCAATTTTCCATCATCAGTAACCACAAAGTATGCCATTCTTTCTGAATCAATGGCGATTCCGATATAGTCACCCCTTTTGATTTCACAATTTTGGTCATTTAAAGTTTTTTGAAACACACCAACTTTTAAATTACCATTAATTGAATAAATACCACCACTTGTTTTATTTTCATATGATTTTGTTCTAGGTGCTTCTATTTCGTATATAACTGTTAATTCTTTTGGGGTTTTGAACCTAATATTATTGCGATTAGATTCTTTATAAACAGCATTCATATTAGTGGCTTCTAAATCAACTTCGTAGAGAATAATACTTTGATTGACATCTTCTTGAAGATATTCCATCCCAAGTTCTAACTCAAAATCAAAATCTTCTTTTGAGAAAAACTTATTATTTCTGTTAATTGGTATTATGTTACTCATTATTTAATCAATTGTTTAAATTTATTACAAATAGATTCATCTAAGGTAAATGCTTCAGTTTTTATTTCTTTAACCAATCCATCTATATCATCCACTTGTTTGATGTTGTATTTGTGACAAACAACATCTACATTACCTTTTTTATGATAACCTTCAGGGCAACATACAACAATTTTATCATCTTTATGTAAACCAAGTTCCATTAATGTAATAGGGGCTTTTCCTTTAGGGTCAAAATAAACAACAATCATATCAGCTTCTTCTAAAGCATTTAATTCCCATTCCACTTGTTCTCTAAATTGTGGGTTTGTGATTGATTCTTCCCATGATGAATCCCAATCAGGTCTACGTGGGTTAAAAAGTATGACATCTTCATCTTTTAATTTATCCTCAATTTCTTGTTGCCAATTTTTAGCTTTCCCCATATCTATACTACCAGCTAAAAATATTGTAAATTTATTTTTATCAAGTTTATTAGGGGCAAAAATTACTTTAGCCATATTGAATATTTTAAAATAAATAGTTGTAAATATGATGAATAAGTCGTATATTTGCAAAAATATGGTTTAAAATAATGGCAATTAGTGTATCTAAAATAGAAGAAGCATACTCCATCATAAGAAATTATGATGGAACTAATTTATATGTAACTTATCTGAAGAACCTTTCAGATAAAAGCTATCGAAAATTATCAGAGTTTGATATAAAATATATATTGGAAAATTATCAGTATGCTCCTATAAAGGTAAACAAAACCATTAAAATAACAGATTGGTTTGGAAAATCATTTGCAGATAAAAATGATATAGATTTTATTCCTGAAAAGTTACTTATAATGTCTATTATAGGTGAGATGGGTGATAGTTATCATTGTTATGTAAGATATAGAAAATCAGTAATAGAACCATTATTAACATTTGTTCCTAAAAAAGCATTAATGGATGATATTTTTGTTAAAGATTATAAAACAAACGATATTGATTTTACTTCATATAATGCGCTTACAGCCCATTTGAATCGTTCATTGAAGCCACATCAAGAAGAAGCAGTAAAGTTTCTTATAACAAGGAATAAAGCTATTCTTGCGGATGAGCAAGGTCTTGGAAAAACTACTTCAGCTATTGTGGCATCTATGGCAGGTGGATATAAAAAAGTGCTAATTATATGTCCTGCATCTTTAAAAGGCACTTGGAAACGAGAATTATCTTATTATACAAATCCAGATAACATTGGTATTATTTTTGGTAAAAAGTGGGTGCCAGACAAACAATATACTGTAATAAATTATGATATATTGGATAATTTTTATCATATTCCATTAGAACCTGATTATAAAATTGAAACATATAAAGACGAAAATGGGAAAAATAAAAAAATCAAAATTCCTATAATGGTCAAATGTAAAGGTAAAAAGGGAAAAAATGGAGAGATGGAACCAAAAATGAAAAAATCTCGTAAAAAAGAAGTAATTAAAGAAGCTTTATCTAAGAACCAATTGTTTCTTGCTCAGTTTGATTTGGTTATTATTGATGAAGTACAAAAATTGGCTAATAATACTTCAGTCAGATATAAAACATTAGATGATTTTTTAAATAGAACGAAACCGAAAGCAATATATTGTATAACAGGCACTCCATTGACAAATAGACCACTTAATTTATATCATATTTTAAAATTAATTGATGCTGATATAGCAAAAAATTATGATTATTATATGGATAGATTTTGTGATGCAAAAACCATAAATAAATCTGATGGAACTAAGATAAAAATTTGTGATGGTGCAAGTAATTTGGATGAATTAAGAGAAAAAATTAAACATTTATATATTAGGCGATTACAAAAAGATATTCCTGGAATGGTTAAAAAAACCATTTTTACTCGTTATTACACTTTAACTGATGATGAAATGGTTGAATATCGTAAATTATGGCAAGATTATTTAAATGCACAATATTTAACAGGTGTTGATGTTTCTAAATATCAAGAACTCATTGAGGGTGGTCTTGTGAGAAGATATTTAGCCAATAAAATGATTGAGAATACAATTTCATTAGCAGAAGAACATATTGAAGATGGTGAAAAAGTGTTAATTGTTTGTTGCTTTGAAAATGAAGTAAAAAAATTTAAAGAACATTTTGGTGATATGGCTGTTGTTTATGATGGTAAGAAAACTAATGTACAAAAAGATAAAGCTGAATATGAATTTATGAATAACCCCAAAAAGAAAGTTTTCATAGGTCAAATTCTTGCTTCAGGGGTTGGTATTACATTGACAAAAAGCCATATTTGTATATTTAATTCTTATTCATGGGTTCCATCTGATAATTGGCAAGTTATGGATAGAGTACACCGTTTATCACAAACAGAAGATGTGACTGTTTATTATCAACTATTCGATGATGATATTTCCCTTGAAATGTGGGAAAAGGTAATGTCCAAAGAAGATATAATAAAAGCAGTTATAAAAAGCGAAAATGAAAAGTAATGTATTTAGAGTACTAACTCTAAAAGATGTTGAAAAAATTCTTTCTGAATCAACTACATTTAATTGTGGTTTAAACTCATATGGAAAACTTTCACCAAAAATGGAAGAACTAATTAATTCAGAAATTTTAAAAGATTTAAAAATGTATGGTAAAAAGAAAAACAAACAATAGGTTTGCAGTAATAGATTTTGAAACCGCAAATGGTTATCGTGAAACTGTGTGTTCTGTTGGTGTTGTTATAATAGAGAACTGTAAAATTGTAGATAAATTTTATAGTTTAATAAATCCACAGACAAAATATTTTGAAAAACATTGTGTTGCTGCTCATGGACTGCAATATAAAGATGTTAAAAATTCCCCTAAATTTCCTGAAGTGTGGGAAAAAGTAGATAAAATGATTGGTAATTCACCAATTGTTGCCCATAATGCTGCATTTGAGAAAAGCTGCATTAATGCTTGTTCAAGAGCATTTGATACTAACAATGATTATCAATATATTGATACATTAAAATTATCAAGAAAATATAATAAACATTTAGATTCACACAAACTAAATATATTATGTGAAGATATTGGCTATGATTTAAAAAATTATCATAATGCTCTTGCTGATGCAGAAGCTTGTGCAATGGTCTTTATCAATTTTATTAAAAATAACAAAGTAATTGATATATAATATGTTAGATGATGTTGAAAATTATGATGATATGAGACTTCTATATGTTAGGGAAAAAGGAACTGATGTGGATGGTAGAAGATTGTATCAATTTTTATTTGGCGATGATGCGCAAAAAGAATCATTTTGGGCTGAAGGTTTTGAAGAAAAACCTAGTGGTATTGCAGGTGATTTTTTATTTGAAGATTCTCAATATGAAATTATAAAGGAATTAAAAATTTATAATATAAAATTTGATTTGGCGCAAGATAATATGTGCTTTTCAATGCAAGATTGTAGAGATAATTGTATTGCATTGGCTTCTGAAAACCTAGATAATCCTGATAATGACCCTGATTTTGAATATCCTGAAGAGGGTCGTTTAGTATTTCATTTTGGTATGTCATTAGTGGATGTTGAATTAATTTTAGCCAAAAGAGGATTGTTAATGTCTTGGGTATAAAGATATAAGGGAGCAACTGCTCCCTTATTTTATATTACATATAAACCAAGTGGCACTCCACGTTTTGCTTGCATAGCTGCTTCAACAATTTCAGCTTGTCTCTTCATGACTTCAGCAGGTGACATTCTTAACAGTCTCTCTTCTAATTTTTGCATTACATTTTTCTTTTCATCTGTACCAAAATTTAATAACATTTGATAATCCATTTGCATTTCTGCCATTGGTATAGAAATTTTACCAGAATTTTTACCTCTAGCTAAACCTAATGTATGAGCTGCTTCTGCCACCAATAACTGACGTACAATTGTTTTAGTTGGACTGTTTAAATATGAATAATCCATCTCTTCCAAAGGTACTTGGTCAGGAGATATTAATAAATCAGGGTTTTGCTTTCTACATTCATCTTCATCCCCAGGATTTACATCATAATAAGTGTACCATACCTGACATCCTACCATTCCCCATAAACCTGCACCAACACCAATTCCAGGACCAGAAAAGCCAAATGATAAGTTAGAACCAGGAGTAGATAATAAATGTAATAATTTAGTACCATTTGGTCCTGCTGTTACTTTATAAGTTAAATCAGACCTTAATAATCGGTTTTTGTATGCTAAGTCAGCAGATAATAATACAGTATCATATGCTGGCATTGTATAAAATCCACCAATAGGTCCTGAGCCAACTCCACCACCGCCAATCTGAGCATAACCACCACCAAAACCGACATCAATACCTGCATAATTAGCAAATAAAGCTGCTTGTGAAGTTGGGGGGGTTGTATAAAGTACTTTATTTATTTCTCTACCCGCTGGTATAATATAAACTTGTTTACCTTTTTCAACTTCAACATAATCTTTTTTTAATTCCCAAGGTCCTCTTTGTTGTAAACCAACTTCTTTGGAAAACCAATAAGAATAATCTTTCATATAATCTAATGTTCTAACTGATAATGCAAATGCCATATCAGTTGATGATAAATTTTTACCATATAAGCTAGCCCATTGGTTTTCGATTATCCAATTTTGTACTTTCTCAGCATAATCATTAACACACATTTCTAACAAATCACATAGCATGTCATCAGTAATTTCAACACCTCTTACACCTGCACCTAAACGAGTTCTTACCTGATGAAATAATTTTTTCTTTTCATTATCAATTGCCATTTTATAATGTTTTTATATAAATAGTTTTATTTTATGCTTTAAAAAAAGCTATTTATATTAGGAGTAATTTAATATTATTAACTTCTAAAATTTGGAAATTATATATTAAATTTTTAATTTTGCAAACAATATAAAAAGATATGAAAAGAAAAATTGTAAAACTGTTTTTAGTGCTATCAATGTTATGTACATTATGTATAACATCATGTGATAATGGAAAGAAAAATACTGATTTCTTATATTATTTCGAACAGACTGAAAACGATGGCATAAACACACCAATAACAAATATTCCTGTTAATGGTGAAGAAAAATATTTTATTATTGATACAGGAGCTAATATGTCATTAATAGATGAAACTTACTATTTGAAGCATAAAAATGATTTTCAATTTATTAAATATATTGATTTGACTATTCATGGTGTTTCAGGCGGTAAAGATGTACAAGCATCATATATAATAGGCGAATTGGGTGATTCTGTAAAAATACAGCATCAATTTATGACATCAGATTTGAGAGGTGTAATTAGTAATATTAAAAGTGCTTGTGGTCGTGAAATAATTGGCATTATTGGTTCAGATTATTTAATAAGATATGATTTCTCAGTAGATTTTAAAAATCGAGCAATATATAGAAATGTAATGCCATTAGATAGTATAATAAAAAATGATTTAGCAATGAATTAATATGGCACAAGAATTTTATATAAATAAAAACTCGGTCTTGCCACATCTTAGAATGGAGTTAATAAATGATGGTAGACATGACTTTAACAAATTTTATGAAGCAATACAAAACGCTTCTATTACATTTTCAATGACTAATGTTGACAATGGTATTATGAAAATTGCGAATGCAAAAGCTTCAATAGTGCCACGTGAAAATAATAGTTGTGTTGATGAATTTGTAATTGTATATGAATGGAAAGAAAGGGACACAAAACAACCTGGTATATATCGAGGGCAATTTAAAATCAACTTTAATCCTGATTTGGTGAGTGGTGAACAAACATACCCAGTTGGTGAACTGATTATGCCAATCCAAGATGAATTGATGATTTATATCATGGATGGCGTTATAAAAAAGTAAATCATTAAATAATATTAAAAATCGCATGTAATAAAATATATGCGATTTTTTTGTGGTTTTAATTAAAACTAAGTTGTATATTTGCAAAAATGATGGTCATTGAAATGTGACCTTAACTTTTAAACAGAAATCAAATAGTAATTTATGATAGAAAAAATAACCTCTGAAAGAATCAATAAATTCCTTGAAGGGCATGACCCAATGGAACGTATCATTAATATTGAGTGCAGTTATGATGATAAAGATGCTATCATTATATATAATGATGCAAAAGGTATTAAAAGAATGAAACGTGAAGCGTTTTATCCTTTTGTGTGGGCAAAACAATCAGCAGCAAGACAATTATATGGTGGAGATAGAAAGCTGCTTATGAAGAAGATGGCTGAATATGGTATTGCAACTAAAGGCTTAAATATTTACAACAACAAAGGAGAGACTACTGAACGTCTTGAAAATGGTTATCGTGTGATGTTTTATGCTAAATTTTCAATGCCATTTAAAAAATTTAGTCAATTCTTTGTTGAAGGAAAAAAGCCAATATATTCTAATGATAAAAATTCAACAGGAAGTAGTAAAGAATTTTTAGCAATTACACCTGTTGAGCAATTTATGATTTCTACGGGTAAACGGTTATTCAAAGGATATGATGATTATGACCAATTGAAACGTCTTGAATGGGACTTGGAAACCCAGGGTTTGGAAGCAGAAAGATGTGCTATCAATCAGGTGGGTATTAGAACAAATAAGGGTTTTGAAAAAATCATCACAATTACAGGTGAAGGTGAAGAACGGTTACAAAATGAATTAGAAGCTATTAGAGAGTGTTTAAGAATAATTGGAAATGAAAAACCTGATGTTATAACAGGGCATAACTCTGAGAACTTTGACTGGGACTTTTTAATAAAACGTTTGGCTTTGTTAGGAACTTCTATGCAAATTGAAAGCGCAAAATATTTTCCAAAATCAATTTATAAGAAAAAGAAACAGTCAGTTCTTAAATTGGGCGGTGAAATTGAATATTATTACCCAACAGTAATTTGGGGATTTAATGTAACTGATTCATTACATGCTGTTAGAAGAGCGCAAGCACAGGACAGTAACATGAAAAAAGCTGATTTGAAATATGTCACAAAATATTCTAAATTAAATAAGCCTAATCGTGTTTATGTACCAGGTAATGATATTAATGTTACATGGGCTGACACTGTAAATGAATATGCATTTAATGATGAAAATGGACACTGGTTTAAAATAACTGATAAGACATTTTCCAAAACTTATAATGAGGTAATTGATAAGAAACAGTTAACTTTTTATACAGAACAAGAAATTGAAAACGCTTCAAAGAAAATCACTGAAATTCAAAGTTATATTCATAATAAAACTGAATTATTAGAACATGAAGAAGAAATAAACAAATTAACTGAAATTGCATCTGGTAATAAATTTGAAGAAATTACTGAAGAAAAAATTCGTTACACTTTATTGGAAGATGGCACTATCAAAGATAATTCAACAAACGAAATATATGTAAAGACAACTGGAAGATATATTGTTGAAAGATATTTGTTGGATGACTTATATGAAACAGATAAAGTAGAATTAAGATATAATCAGTCTAATTTCTTATTGGGAAAACTTCTTCCAACGACTTTTGGAAAAGTGTGTACAATGGGTACAGCAGCTACATGGAAAATGATTATGTTGGCTTGGAGTTATGAAAATGACCTTGCGTTACCATCATATGCATCATCTGGAGCATTTACAGGCGGTTTATCAAGACTTCTATCAGTTGGATATGTTGATAGAGTTGTTAAATTGGACTATAATTCTCTTTATCCATCTATTATTTTAAGTTGGATGATTTCAACAGGTGAAGATATTTCAGGTGTTATGTTAGCCTTATTGGAATATATTTTATCTGAACGTGAAAAATTCAAAGGCTTGAAAAGCGTTGCAGGCAAAAAGGCTAAAAAGAAAAAAGAATATATTGAAACTTTTTTAGGAACAACTGAGGAATTAAAACTGTTAAAAGAAGAACTTCAAAAATATGAATCTGAAGAATCAGCTAATGATAAAAAACAGTTGCCATTCAAAATATTTGGTAATTCATTCTTTGGTGGTTTTGGTGCTCCTAATTTATTTAATTGGGGCGATTTAATGTGTGCTGAAAAAACAACTTGTATTGGCAGACAATCATTAAGATTAATGAACAAGTGGTTTAAAGATAGAGGATATAAGCCTATTGTAATGGACACTGATGGGGTAAACTTTCAAATGCCACCTGAAGAAGAACTAAATAAACGTCATTATATTGGGAAAGGTCTTAATCGTAACACAAAAGAAGGGCAAGAATATTATGGTGTAGAAGCTGATGTTGCTGAATTTAATGATTTATTCATGAGAGGTAAAATGGGGCTTGGTATTGATGAATATGCCCAAGCAACTATTAATTTCTCTCGTAAAAATTATGCTGATTATTTGGAAAATGGTAAAACAAAATTAGTTGGTAATACAATTAAATCTAAAAAAATGCCATTGTATATAGAAAAATTCATGAATAAAGCAATTGATTTATTACTATTTGGTAAAGGGCAAGAATTTTTGATTATGTATTATGATTATATTGATAAAATATATAATTTGAAAATACCATTGAAAGAAATTGCTTCAGTTGGTAAAATTAAAAAAGATTTGTCTGAATATATTAAAGATTGTGGGAACGTTACAGCAGCAGGTAGTAAAAAAGCAAGACAAGCTTGGTATGAATTAGCGATAAAACATAATTTGAATGTTCATATGGGTGATGCAATATATTATATTAACACAGGAAAATCCAAATCACATTCAGATGTTAAAAGAGTAACACATTACTACACAATCGAAGGCGAAGAAAAGGTTGAAATTACGAAGGAAGTTGATAAAATGTGGACTGCTTATAGAAAAAAAGTAAAAAATAATGAACGTGATTTACCTGTTTATAAAGATAAAGTGGAGTGTGCTAAAGTTGAATACCCTAATTTAACTGAAGAGGATGAATTAATTTTTAATTGTATATTGCTTGATAATGAAGTGGTTGAAGATGAAAATGATACATTTTGCGATGAAGATACTGAATATAATGTACAAAAATATTTGGAACAGTTTAATAAACGTATCAAACCATTATTAGTTTGTTTCTCTAAGGATATTAGAGATAAAATATTAATTAATAATCCAGAAGATAGAAATTATTTTACTGTTGACCAATCAAAATTGGTTTCAGGAGAACCTTACAAACCAACTGACCAAGATACATATGAACAATTAATGACTATTGAAGATAAAGAAATAAGATTTTGGAAATCGGCAGGTGAAGTACCACCATTCGTTGAAGAATGTGGAATTAATTGGCAGGAAGTTCTTGAAGATTATGATACAAGACAAAAACAATTAGAAGAAGCTGAAATTAAAGAAGAGGTTGAAGCATACAACAAAATTATAGACTCTTTAACAAAAGAAGATGTAAATGAGTTTATGGAAGAAGGTGAATTACCAGCTTCATTATTGAAAATTGTTGAAGAAGATGTAAATTCAAATAATTTTATTTCTAAAAAATGGAAAGTGGCTATTGGTAGTATTTTTGATATTATTGATAAAGATTTTGATAAAATTTCAGAAGAAAAATATAATAGTTATATGGAAAGTATGCAATAAAAAAGGAGAGCAAAACTGCTCTCCTTTTCGTATATATGCACTCTTATTAAGGAGTGTTTGTATATGTACCATTGTTAACATTTGTAACATCAATAGAAATTTCACGAGGACTCTTACTATTATCAACAGTACCATTTGTAGAAGAAGTAGGAACAATTGTATATTGAATTTCTTGTTTAGCTTGCGCAACAGCTTGTGTAACTGCTTTAGTTACAGCAGCTTCTATTATTGAAGAAATGTCAATATTCACAGTTTGAACACTGTTTTGGAAACCTAATGTTATTACGTTTGTTGATGCATTTACACTAGCACCTGTTACATAAATATGTTGTGCATCAGTATATGCTTTTGCATCAGCCAATGCTTGTGTTGTTGCAGAAGTTGTAAATAATTTTGCATCAGATAATGCTTTGTCAGCTTTTGTTGTTGCATCAATAGCAGCAGCCGAAATCGCATTTGTTTCAGCAGAATTTGCTTTTGTTGTTGCATCAGTTGCAGCAGTAGCAATTGCTTCTTGTTTAGCTTTGTCGGCTTTTGTTGTCGCATCAGTTGCAGCAGCAGCAATTGCTTGTTGTTTAGCATTTTCAATTTGACCTGCTATTGGGGCAATTGAAGTATCAGTGTATGCTTTTGCTTTATCTAAAATGTCAGACATTGAGCCTACACCACTACCATTTATAATAGCAATTTTTGCGTCTAATGCAGCTTCAGCAGCTTTTGCCCTATCTTTTTCATTTTCAATTGCAGTATCAGTGGCAGCTTTTGCGGTAGCAACAGCATTTGCGATTGACCCAGTAGTACCAGAATCACTATTAATGATAGTGATAGCATCACTATTAACACCAATTTTTGCGTCTAATGCAGCTTCAGCAGCTTCAGCACGTTTGGTTTCTGCTTCTTCAGCTTTAGTGGCACGTGTAACTTCAGCAGTTATTTGACCTTGAAGATTTGTTGTATTGTTAAGAATAGTTGTGTTTAATGTACTTTCAACACCTTCTGCACGAGCTTTTTCAATAGCAACTTGTTCATCAGTATATGCTTTTGCAGCAGCTAAATTACCTGTTGAAGCTGATGTTAAATTATCAAGAGCAGCTTCAACATTACTGTTTTGACCATATTTGATATTATCAGCAGTACCACGTACTAAAAGAGCACCATTAACATTTTGTAATATATTTACAGATGCAGTTGAAATATCGACATCAGCATATATTGTATTTAGATTTTCTTCAGTAACTAATCTCATAATAACTGCACTACCTGTTTCTCTACCAACAGCTAATGTAGGAATTAAATCACCAACAGGAATTTTAACAGTTGTTTTATCAGCATCATTAAATACAATTATAATTGTTTTTGTGCTTGCATCATAATAAGCATCATCAACTAAACTTGCAGATGATAATTGGATTTTAGTATCAACAGGCGTTCCATTGTTAAAATAAAGAGCATTTTCCGCAGCATTATATTTTAATGTTACATAAGCAAAAATACCACCATCTTGTTCTGATATAATATTACCTGTAATAGTAGATATTTTAACATCACCTGAAATAGTTGTTCCTGTTGAACCTTGTGTAATATTCATTAATAATGATTTGCTTTCTTTTCCTGTAATAGTGGCTCTTTTAATTTCAGCATTTAAATCATCTCTTAATTCATCAATTTTAATTAATGAATTATGGTCATGTTGTGCTAATTGTTCATCAGTGTACTCATTGGCGATAACTATTGCATTTTTTATAGAACCTTCTTGTGCTTCATTGCCATTTATAATTGTCACAGCATTTGTTAATACTTGTTCAGCAGCTTCAGCACGAGTTTGTTCAGCATCTACTTGTGTATCAGTATATTGTTTAGCAATTGATATTGCATTTTTAACAGACCCAGAAACGGCTTCATTACCATTTAATGTATTTAATTCTACTTGTAATGCTTGTTCTGCACTTTTGGCACGGTCAGTTTCAATGTCTGTATATGCTTTTGCATCTTTTAATGCAGTTTTAATAGAACCAACAGTATCATTATCGCCATTAATAATAGCAATTGTATCAGCATTAGCTTTTTCAGCAGCTTTTGCACGTGTAACTTCGGCAGCTAAATTATCTGTTAAAACTTGTTCTGCACCTTTGGCACGGTTAGTTTCAGCAGATACTTGTGCATCTGTATATGCTTTTGCATCAGCTAAATTTGTTTGGTCATTTAATGTTAAAGTATCTAAAGCATTTTCAACAGTGACATCAGTTTTATATTTAATATTATTTGCATAACCTTTAACAAATAAACCGCCTGTTGTTTTACTTTTTTCCAATATATTCCATCCATCACCACTTGAAATAATAACATCAGCCGAAAGTTTATCTTGACCATCTTTAACTCTTGTTTTAGTTAAATAAACAGCAGAACCTACTTTGTTTTCAACATCCCATTCAGTGATTAAACCAGTTGCATCTACAACTTCAGTATATTCATTGCCATCTGCATCTGTTAAAATAAAAATTAAAGTTTCAGTTTCAGGGTCATAACTTACTGATTTCATAGTTGTATGTAAACCAATTTTAAATTGTTTCTCAATAATACGAACACCTACTGTACCATCATCTTTTGTTTTAGATGCTGTGAATGTCAAAATACCAGTATTTTCATCATAAGATAAGTCAACTGTTGCATATAAACCATCTGACATTTTGATAAGGATATTATCATTAAAATCAGGGTCTAATTTACCATATTCTGATATTTTCGAAAACGCTTGTAAAAGTACACCTGTACTTGTCTTAGTTGTTTCTAAATGCACAGTTTCACTATCTTTAACTGTTAAGTCGGTTGCTTTGGCAGTTGCTTGTAATGATGCGGATAATTTTTTAATGGCATCATTTAATGATGTTGCTTTTTTTAATAAATCATCATCAATATCTACTTGATAAGTACCATCAGAATCAAGACCTGAACCAACAATAACCGCATTTAATTTAGTTAAAATATCTTGAATATTTTCAGTATCACCAGATACATCTTGTTTCAATTGTGCAATATCAGCGTCTAATCTTGCAGTATCAATTAAAAATACTTTGTTTTTAGCAGCTAATGAACCATTACCTACTGAACCAATAGCAAGAATAATATTAGGGTTCAAGGCTGAACCATACAGATAAACTGTTGGTTCAGCAACTAATGATTGACCCTTGTATATATCGTTAATATAGGCTAAAGCTGAATCTCTTGTATCAAAGACTTCAGCATGATTTCTTATTTGCAATCTTTTACCCATTTTTTTATTATATTTCTAAATTTTATTTACTATAATTAGATTGAACCGAAGTTAAAATCTAAACTTATTGTTATTGAATTAGCAGCATCTTCAGTTGCTAAAGTTAAACTTCCATTAGCAGCATCCATCACACTACCTGTTTTTGCAATTAAACGTCCAGTAATTAATGTATCTTGTTCAGTTGAACGAGCAATTTCATCATCAATTTTTTGGTCTAATCTTGTATCTTCAGCTATTGAACGAGCAATTTCATCATCAACCTTTTTAGTTAATGCAGTTATATCTTCTGTGTGACCTGTGCCAATATCGTCAATTCTTTTATTTATTAAATCTTCAGCAGCTTCAGCACGGTCAGTTTCAGCTTCAATTTTTTGGTCTAATTGATTATCTTTATTAGTTGAACGAGCAATTTCATTTGTCAAATCTTCTCTTAAAGATACTTCAACACCACTTGCTCTATTAGCTTCGTCCAAAATCATTTGATGTAAATGCTCTTCATTTGCACGAGCTAATTCAGCTTCAGCATTTATAGCATTCTCATTAGCTTCTTCGGCAGCTAGTGCTCTTTTTACTTCATTGTCAAGATTTTCTTGTATTACTTCTTCAGCTAATGTAGCCCTATCAGTTTCATTTTTAATATCTTCATCCAATTTAGTTTCAGCAGCTTCAGCACGAGCAGTTTCGTTTTCAATTTTTTGGTCTAAGAACTCTTCTTCTTCTTTAGCACGAGCAATTTCATCATCAATTTTTTGATTTAATTGTGCAATATCTTCTGTATGACCTGTACTGATTGCATCAATTCGGTCACTTAATGCTTCTTCTGCTTGTTTTGCTCTATCAATTTCTTGTGTCAATTGGTCAATAATACCATTCTCAACATGTACTGCACGAGCAGTTTCAGTATCAATTTTAGTATCTAATACTCTTTCAGCTTCTTTAGCACGAATTGTTTCAGATGCAATTGCACCTTTCAATGAGTCTAATTGAGGTCTGATGGCAATTATTACTTCATCATATATTGAAGTAGCAACATTAGATAACTCGCCATTAATAACTCTATATTCAACATTATCTTCACCTGTTGGTGCTTTTAATATTACAATAGAATCACCATTTCGAAGTTCATTTTTAAGCCATCTTTTTCCATCCCATTCATTAACAAAGAATTTCTTAGTATATGTTAAATTCATTCCATTATTAGGAACAACAGGACCATAATATCTATTTGAAAATGCAACATTAGTAGACATCCAAATAGTTTTACCTGATTTGATAGATGGCATTAATACTGTTGAATAATCAGAGCCTAATATAGTTTCTCTTTCACTGAAGTTAGTACCATCATAATCTTTAACTAATCTTAATGATAATAAATTACTTGTGCTTATCACTTCCTGATAAACAGATGATTTATTATATTCAAAACGTTTTGTATAGGCATTAGTTGCACATTGATTAGTTGCAGTCCAATACCATCCTCTTTCACCAAAGTAATCTAATCTGCCACCATCATCACCATAACCAGCAGGAACGGCAGCAAAGCCATATTTGTCAATACCTCTGTTTGGATAAGGATTAGGTTTTGAACAAGCATTTTCAGTGTATTCACCACAATAACCATCACAATTGTTTGCATAACGTGTGCCACAACCATTAGATGTGTTACAATCATTACCACAATTACAACCATTATTTGAATCACATGGATTAAGACTTTCTAAACGCCAAAAATCAACGCTTTTTAATAACTTTCCAGCAAAACGTCCTAAATCACGATTACATGTTACTTTATCATGATTTCTATCTTCTAAACATGGTTCAACAGCATTTAACATGTCATCCCAATCTTCTTTAGTTGGTATTCTCCATTCTGAAGAAGAGTCACGTAAATCACATGCTATTTTTCTAACACCATTGTAATCATATAAATAACCATAATCAGAAACATTTTCAATTGTAACAAATCTGTTTCGTGGGTCTACTCTGTTAGGGTCAGGTAATTTCTCACCTTTAGTAGTATCAATAATTTTTATAGCAGGTCTGAATTGTCCTGTTTCAAACATTGGAGATATACCAATAGGTTTTTTTCTTGTTCCCATACCTGTAAGCGTATCATCAGAATTGATGGTTGTTAAAACATCAGAACTAATAAAGCCTGTAATGGCTTGGGTATAACCATCTTGTGTAACGTATAAAGTACCTTGTTCTTTGTCGTATGCAATGTTTAAATTTTTAGTACAGCCTTCAGTAATGCCAGGAACACTAATAATATCACCATTCATACGTTCAATTATTAGCGTATCATTTTGCCAGTATGCTGTTTTCACATCACGGCTTTCAAGCTCGAAGAAATTGTTGTCAATTTCAGTGCCATCCAGACTGCAATTTTTTGTTATATCACCTGGATATGGTGATTTTAGTTTGAAATAAGTTAAACCTTTCATTACTATTTTATTTTATTAATAAATATTTTAGTTTTTAATAGAATTTTTCTCAAATTCTACATTATTTTGTATTTCAGTGTAATTAACATTACAATCATAGAATTTAAATGTTTTTAGTTCACCAATAAATGTACCAGCAAAGTGTTTTTCTATTGGGAAAACATATTCAGGATAAGCCATATAATTAAGAGTTATCATTTCAGCTAATCCTTGTGTTCCACCACCTAATGAAATATTAAATGGTACACCTTCTTGTTTTTCTTTCAAATCATTTAAAGCTCTAAAATTAAATTCTGGTAATTCTTTTGAAATTAATTTTAATTTACCATCGACATAAAAATATATTTTCATTTTTCTTTCATAAGATGGCTTACATTCTCCACTAACATCATTTAACATATCAATTCTAACATCAATTGTATGCCATTCATTCTCATGTATAACATTTGGTAGTGAATACTCTTCTAATATTGACCAGTTAAATTCCGCATTACAATCTTTAATCAAATATCTATACCCCAAAGACCCATCATCTTTAATTCTAAGAGCAAAAGCATTATTATAAATGTCACCATATAAATTATATTCTCTTTCTTTTTTATCAAGTAGTTCATGTATTGTATCTGTTGTGTAACCTGTACATGTTCTATTAAATAATGTATAATAATTTCCGATATTTGGTGGTGTTATGCCTGTTAAAATAACTGTATCATCTTTATTCCATGTACTAGTAGTAAACCCTGTGCATGTTTGATTGAAAAATATAAATTTATTATTGGTTTTAATTTCATAAACATTAGGGGTGTTTAAATAAAAGCCATCACAAGTTTTTAATTTCATATTTACATCTATTGGCACATCAGGTTTATAATAGTCACCATATACATAATCTACATCACTACGCAAATAGTCATAATATTCATTATTAATATATGAATCTGCAAAATAACTATTTTGTTTTGTAGGGCATTTACAACAAGATTCATGTAAATAATCTCCTGAAAAATATCCATCATCATTATATTCAATTGGTTTGTCAGGAACTATTGGTTGAAAATAGTCCATATTTAATAAATGACCATTTTTAGATTCATATTCCTCATTTACATAATCATCTGAAAAATATGTTATATCACATTTTTTCTTTATTCCTTCTTTTTCATTATGTTCATATAAAAGCCACCATTTATTTTCGGCTCTTGTGCCTATATAAAAAAATATACCTTTATTATCTGGATACTTATCATTTAATGTTTTATCTGATTCTTTTTCAAAATCTTTTTTTCTTAATGTAAATTCAAAATTCCATGATGACTTTATAAAATCAGGTAATATTTGATAATCATCCTTGTCCAATTTGAAAAATCCTTGATAAAAACCACCATTTAATTTAATTGTTTCATATTTATCTTCCATTATAATTGAAATTGGATAATCATATAAACCTGTGTTTCCAGTTACTTGATGTAAATGAAGTTTTACATCATCTTTTTCTATTTTGAGTTTAGACTCAGTGAATATTTTTAGAAATTGTTCGTTTGTTATTCTGTCTTTTTGATAACTGATAAGTCCATTGTCAACTCCTGTATAACCAATATTACATAATTCCACACCATTATTAATAAGATTATTCCATTTATATGAAGTTTTACTATACAATTTATCAAAAAAAACACAATCTGGGTCATCAGAATCAATATATGAAATTAAACATTCTTCTTTTAACCCTTTTTTTGGAAAATAGGTTTGATAAGAATCTTTGTTAATACAAAAATCCCAATATTCGTCATTATTGATGGTTAATCTTAAATTGTTGTAATTATTATGTAATATATTATTCATTTCAACCCATTTGCTTTATTGATAAATATTTATATTATAAGTTAAAACAAAATTTAATATGACTAAAAAAGTGAAATTTACTGAATCTCAAATAAAAGAGATAGCAGGTGATGATATAGATTATTTGAATAATGGAGATTTTAAAGAATATGGTGGATTAGGTCAAACATCAACAACAGGAAAACTATCTTCAGGAGAAGATGGCGAACCAATAACAGGTGATAAGTTTGCTAATATGCAAACACAACAGACATATTATGGTCAAACTTTGATGCCATATGGTAGATGGAGTAGAATTACCGAAAAAAATAATGATAAGACTAAAAAATAATATATGTTGTATTTGTTTGAAGATGGAAATAGTGAACTTAAAGGTAGAAAATTTCCGTTGCCAATTGGAATTAGAAAACATTTAACACAAATATTAAATAATTTTAATGGCAATAAAAATTCTATTGGATATAAAAGACTAAACAATCTTTTATCAATGGATGGTATTGAGTATAATGAAATGAAACGTATTAAAAACTTTTTTGATAATTTTAATGGAAAAGAAGATAGTATAGAGTTTCAACTTAATGGGGGAAAAGCTATGCAAACATGGGTCAATAACACTTTGTCCACAGCTACAAATGCAATAAAAGGATTTAAAAATGCTAAAAAAGAAGCAGGGATGGATAATTCTTTCATCAAGCCACACACAAAAAATAGATTAACAAAAAATGCTATGAAAGTAACAACTGTTAAACCTAATTTTGGTAAAGACTCAATATTAAATGTTTTTAATGATGAAACATTCAAATTTGAAAGCACATCAAAAGAAAATGTTAAATCTATCATTGTTAGTGAAAATCAGATTATTGAAGCAATAAAACTATTATCACAAAATAGTTAGTTTAATATTTATAATAAAATAAGAAAGTAATATATTATATAATATGCAATCATGTTTAGAAAAAAGGTCAATTGATGAAAGAGAAAGAGAAATAGTTAGAAGTGATTATAATACTAATGACCGTTACTCTGTAACACATAAAGATGCATTAGCTAATGGGGATGCACAAGGTAAAGGTACTGGAAGTGGTGGACACACATTCTATTTACCAGACTGCAATGGAAGTATTGGTATGATTAATTATCAGAATTTTGATACTTCACCAAATTCAGGTGCAGGTAATGGTGCTGATAATGAAGCTAGACAACAAGCTATGGTAAGAAGTCTGTATAATCCTGATAAGCCTTATACAATGACTTCTGTTATAACAGATGTTAATAGACAAGCAGGTCAATATCAAGTTCCTTAATGAAAATTAATCATTAATGGTTATTATTCCTCATATATATTATGTATTTATGATATATATGAGGAATTGTTTTAAATATAAAGAAATAAGAATATGTTGAATATATCAGAAATATTAGAAAATATACTTTTAGAAGAAAAAGTTGATAAAACCAAAGTTGAAGATGCAATAAATGAAAAGTATAGAGTTGTAATCAATTATGATTCTCATGGCGAAAATATCGCTATGGGGTGGAGAATAATTGAAGTATATGCTTATGGTTTAACTAAAGCTGGTAATCCTGTAATTCGTGCCTATCAACCACAAGGTGATACTGCTTCTAAAGTGCCATCGTGGAAATTTTTCAGGTTAGATAGAATATTGGATTGGAGACCAACAGGTCAATATTTTACACAAGCTCGTCCTGATTTTAACCCTAACGGTGATAGAAGTATGAGTGTAGTATATGATATAGCCAACTTTAATGATAATGTTCCTGATACTAAAACACCTGCTATAACAGAGCCAAGAAGAAAAGAAGAGCCTGTTTATATACCACCTGGTGAAAAACAAGTTAGACAAGATATGGATAATTTACAACGTCAAGTTGATAAACCTGTTTATAAAGATGAATACATGAATAATAAAAAGACACAAGATGGTTTCCAAGGGGCAGATATTAAAAACAATAATAATCCTCAACAATCAACAGGTCCAAAAAAGAAAACTGAACAACCATTGACAAATGAGCCTGAAAATGATATATTTAAAACAGATACCGAACAACAGATAGATAGAAGAAAAGAGCAATTAAACAATCCTCAATTCGTAGACCCATCTGTATTAAGGGATTATGAAAAAAATAAAAATAAACGAAATAATAGAAATATATAATGAATGATAGAGCCGCACAATTAGCAAGTAGTTTTGCGAGAGCACAACAACTAACCAAAGTTGTTGCTAGTCCTGAATTTGATAAATATGCAAAAGGCTTAAATGATGGTGGATTTATTGATAATAGTATTGTAAATGAGAATTATAGACCAACTGAAATGTTACCTTACAATCCTAACTCAATGCCTATGCAAACGGGTGGCAGTAATTATAATGCTGAAGCTGAAATGCAAAGAATTCGACAAGGTTCAATGCAACCAGCTCGTAATAATATAGGATTACCTAAACAGATTTTAGATGAAATTAAAAATAATCCTCTTAATGGTCTTTCTTCAGACCCAACTATGGATGCATTTGCAAGCCAATTAGCATCTGTAACTAATCTAATGCCCCCACCAACAACACCACAACAACCACAACGTAAGCCAACTTTGACCGAACAATTTACACAGTCTCAACCAATACAGCAACCTATGCAAATGACCAATTCAAGTTTTGATTATGAGACGATGAAAATGATTATTGAAGGTGTTGTCAAAAAATACATAGAACCGTTAAAAGAAAATTTATTAAGCGAAAGTGTAAATAAAGATTCTTCAACATCACTAAAAATGATGAAATTAGGCAAAAACTTTCAATTTATGGATAGTAGTGGAAATATATATGAAGCAACTATGGTATTCAAAGGAAATATAAAAGATAAAAAAAATAAAAAACCTGCAAGCTAAGCAGGTTTTTTTATTATATATCTGTTTACAATAGAAATTTTATCTTTATTTTTTCTAAAAAATCATAAATATGGATAAAATAAAAGTGTTATGCTTGCCTAGTGATAGATTTGGTGTTGGTTATTTCCGTTCACTTAATCCTCATACAAAATTAAGTGAATTATATGGTGATAAATTTGATGTTACAATTGAATATGATGTAACCAATAAACCATTAACTTATTTTGAAGAATTTGATATTATTCATTTTAGTAAAAACATTTCTAACTCTTATGATAAATGTGTTGAAGTATTAAAATATCTTAAAGATAAAAAAACAATTACAGTAATGGATATTGATGATTATTATGATTTAGGTTCATTTCATCCAATGTCTGCTGTTTATAAAACGACTAATACTAAACAAAAATTAATTGATAATATTAGAATGTCTGATTATGTGACAACTACAACAGATATTTTTGCTAATTGTTTAAAAAAACATAATAAAAATGTAATTGTTTTACCAAATGCAATTGATAAAAGTGAAAAACAATTTCAACCTATTGATGTTAAAAGTGAAAAAATACGTTTTGGGATTATTTGTGGGAGTTCACATGAACACGATATTAATATTTTACAAGGTTTGACTAACTCATTACCCAAAGATATTTTAGCCAAATGTCAATTTGTTTTATGTGGTTTTGATACTAATGGTATGTATCGAGAAAAAGATGCACAAACTGGACAAATTCGTGAAAGACCCATTATGCCACAAGAAACTGTTTGGTATAGATATGAGAAGGTATTAACTGATAATTATAAATTAGTATCACAGCCTTATTCATCATTTTTGCATAGATTTATCCCAAATATGGATTATCCATATAATGATAAAGAAATGTATAGAAGATGCTGGACTAAACCTATTAACCAATATGCTACACATTATAATAATATTGACGTATTATTAGTACCACTAAAAGAATGTGATTTCAATAAATATAAATCACAATTAAAGGTTATTGAAGCTGGATTTTTTCATAAAGCAATTATCGCCCAAAACTTTGGACCTTATACAATTGATTTAAAACCATTTATTAAACAAGGAAATATTGATGAAAGTGGTAATGGGTTATTGGTGGAATCAAAAAAGAACCATAAACAATGGGCTAAATATATTACTACATTGGTACAACATCCTGAATATATTAATAAAATGGCAGAAAATCTATACAACACAGTAAAAGACAAATACTCTATTGAAACTATAACTGTTAAAAGAGCTGAATTTTATGAAAGCATAGTGAATAGTAAGTTGTAAAAGTGATTAAAAAGTCGTATATTTGCAATGAGAAAAATTTTATGCAATGATTACAAATAAAGAAATGGAATCCAACTTTGACAAGTGGATTAAAAGGTTACAAACATATAATTGTTATTCAGAAGAATTAATAAATACTTATGGGGATTTGCTTAAAAAAGCGTCTTATGGCATGAGTGAAGATAGTGGTTCAGCATATGATGGCTCATTGCTTGATATTGTATTAAATAAGTTATGTTTATATTCATTTAATATAAACAATACATTAAGTGAGTCCATGAAAGTTGATAAAGAATCTTTACTGAAAGTTTTATTGCTACAACATATTTCAAAATGTGAAATGTTTGTTGAACAAACTGTTGATTGGCAAAGAAAAAGAGGTGTTCTTTATGAATTTAATCCTGAAATTAAAGGGCAGTTGAAAACAGGAGAAAGGTCTGCTTATATCTGTATGAAATATGGTATTAACTTGACTGAAGAGGAATATGAAGCAATCAGAATTATTGATAAAGATAATGATGACAAATCTCAATATTATGCAAGTCCTTTAGCAACAATTGTTAAAATGACTAACTTGTTAGTCAATGCTGATTTGAGAGAAAGCTACAAGAAAACAATAAAAGAAAAAACTAAAAAAGAAGAATGAGTTTTGGAATAATAAAGGTGCTTGAAAATATTAAAACACCTATTGGAGATGCTCAATATACTTTAAGGGAATACATTGACACACAAAATATAAAGTTTGTTAATAAATCAAATAATCCAGACCCTACATATGCAAACGATGGAGATAGTGGTTTTGATTTAAGAGCTTGGATTGATTGTGAAGGTGAGAAAGGTTTATGTGGTGATAGTGAGGATGACCAATTATATATTTCACTTGCGCCACTTGAACGAAGAATGATTCATACAGGATTATATTTTGAGCTTCCTAAGCACACTGAATTACAAGTAAGACCTCGTAGTGGAACAAGTCTCAAACAAGGTTTGATTGTTTTAAATACACCAGGTACTATTGATGAAAAATATCGTGGAGAAATATGTGTTATTATGATAAATTTATCAAATGATTATGTTAAAATACATAATGGAGATAGAATAGCACAAGGAGTTCTAATGCCTGTTTATAACAGCTATTTGACTTCACTTACGAAGGTAAATGAAATTGATGAAAACACAGGTAGAGGTAAAAATGGTTTTGGTAGTTCAGGTACTAAATAATATTAATTTTAACAATAATCCAGTGTATATTTATATACTGGATTTTTAATGTCTAATAGAAAAATGATTATAGAAAAAATGCTTTATTCGTTAAATGATGTGGCAATAATGCCATCATCATCAACTAGGGTGGAACATAGATGTGAGTGCAATCCTTATATGCCTGATGGTATGTTACCTTTATTTACAGCCCCAATGTCAACAGTTGTCAATTCAACAAATTATAATAAGTTTATTGAGAATAATATAAATCCTATTCTTCCAAGAACTGAAGATATTCAAATGCGTTTACAAAAAATGAATAATGTTTGGTGTGCATTTTCTTTGGCTGAATTCAAATTATATTTTTTAGATACATATGCTAATAATAATGGTAAACCTATGTATGTATTGATTGATATTGCTAATGGTGGAATGGTAAAATTATTAGATTACATTAAAGATGCTAAAAAGAAATATAATAGTAAAATTGTCATAATGGCAGGTAACGTTGCAAACCCAGAAACATATGTTAATTTATCGCTTGCTGGGGCTGACTATGTTAGATTATCAGTTGGAACAGGTGGTGCATGTACAACATCTCCAAACACAGGCATTCATTATCCGATGGCATCTTTAATTGATAAATGTAGACAATATTATGATAGTTATTTGTGTAATTCAAATGAATTAGCATTTATCGTTGCAGATGGTGGCATGAAAGGATATGGTGATATTATAAAGGCATTAGCTTTAGGTGCTCATTTTGTAATGTGTGGTTCTATATTTAATAAAATGTTGGAAAGTGCTGCATATACATCAATAAATGATAATGGATTTACTTATAAAATAGACCAATATAGTCAAGAAACTTTAAGTAAATTTAAAAAAGGATATAAATTTGAAAAAGAATTTTATGGTATGTCCACCAAAAAGGCGCAAAAAGAAATGGGTAATAAAACATTAAAAACTGGAGAAGGTCTAATTACTTACCGTCCCGTAGAATATACAATGGAAGGGTGGGTTGATAATTTCATTTCGTATTTACGCTCTGCAATGTCTTATACAAATTGTCTTGAATTGGTAGATTTTTGTGGTAAAGTCACATTAAACATTATATCAAATAATGCATATCAGGTAATTAATAAATAAAGGAGCTAAAAGCTCCTTTATTTATTTACTTTTACTAATTTTATATTATTTTTTGTGAAAAAAATAATATGGCAAAAACAAAAATTGATTTAAAACAGATGTCTATATCTGAATTAAATGAATATGCAATCGCATCAAAGAATATTTGTGATTTTTTAAGCAATAACGCTAGTATTAATAGTACGAACCAATTTGGAAATGTGCTTTATGATAATAATGTAATAAATGAAATGAATAAATTTAAACACATTAATTATTTGATTAATGCTCAAATTAAGAATAAGTTATTAGAAATAATTGACTAATGGGAAGAATAGTTGATAAAGCAAAAAATTTATGGTATGGTTTAATGTATGGTCTTAAAACTACTGAAACTGAAATTCTAACACAAAAAGGAGCACAAAGTGATGAAGGTGTATCAATTAATCAAAATGTTGATGCTGAAAAGATGTCTCGTGCATTGTTAAATGGTCAAGAAACACAAGCAGTTCAGGAATTAAGATATAGGACATATAAAGTAGCTGATGAAGCGTCAAAACTAGAGTATATCACAACAGGTTTGGTATTACCAAAACAAGATAGCCAACATGTACATATTGATGAATCAGAAGGATATGAATTGATTTTAATTCAAGGTAATGAAGAAATGGGAAAAGGGGTTCTAGATGAAATTAATCGAGTTAATACATATGGAGAGCAGACAAAATATATTTTACAAGTGGAACGAGATTTTTTTCCTAGATTCAGAATAGAAGAATTTACAACTAAATTAGTTGTAAAAAAAATAGATGATACTCATGTACAGCTTGATTTTTATGCAACAATATATCCTAATGAATTTAAATATTTGTCAAAAGGATTTATTAATGAAGTTAATAAAATAAAAGATAGTGGTATTAAATCAGATGTTATTGATTTACAAGGATTGAAATTTATTACACATAAGGCACATGGAGTAAGAGATTTAATGGAATATAAATTTGATAATATTTTCTTTAAGAAAATTGATATTTTTGATGGGAATTTTGTTATTAAGTTTAAAGCACATTTAAAAAATGAACCTGTTGACTTAACTGCTCGCTTTTATAGTAAAACTATGGATGAAAAATACCAAAACAATGAGAAAAAAGATGTTATCTTTAATTTATCTGAAATAGATAATAAAGAATATGTATGTTCTGAATGCGGTAAAATAATTACAAATGAAGCTCATTTAAGACCAAATAAAGGTGGTAATTATAAAGTAATTGTTGGCGATGATGGAATTGAACACTATGAAACTGATAAAGAAGAAACAGCATTCTACGATGCTCAAATTACATTAGAAACATATGGAAGAGTTTTATGTAAAGATTGTTTAAATAAATTAATAAAAGAAAAAAAGATTTGATATATGGCAAGAGAGTATGCATTTTTAATGATTGATTATGAAATGCCAACATTTATTAAAGATTTACAAAATAAAATACCTAAAAACGAATTATATTTTGGCACTGATGAAGAAAAAAAAGATAATCAATATGGGCTTGAAAAAGAAAGTCATGTTACATTAGCCCCTTGTTTAGATTCTGATGCTGATTTAACCAAATTAAAAGAGTTACTATTACCATTAAAAGAATATAAATGTATATTAAATAATATATCTATATTTGAAAATGATGATTATGATGTACTAAAAGCTGATGTTAAATGCCCAAATATGCATAAAACTTATAATAAAATAAAAGAAAATTTTGAATTGCACTCTGCATATAAAGAATATCATCCACATATGACAATTGCTTATATGCAAAAAGGGATGGCTGACAAATACAAAAAGAAAATGTTAGACAAAATAGAAGAGTTAACACCTACGAGTTTTGATTTTAGTTATACAAATGATAAAGGAATTGATGTTAATGAAAAATTTAAATGATGTATTAGGAAATACATCATTTTTTTTATTATTTTTTTATAAATCTTTATTTTATGATATTTAGTACTTATTTTGTATAAAAAATAAAAGCTGTGGCAGATAGTAACTTAAATTTAGTGAAAATTTTTGAAGATGTTCTAAAATCAGAACGTGCAATTGTAGTTACATTACCATCATCAGAACAATGGGAAGATTATCAAAAAGAAATGGATGCTGTTAAAGATTATTCACAAGTAATGAATTTTAAAGTTCCATTTTTTCCAAAAGGTATTAATAAAGGGGATAAATGTTATATTGTTCATGATGGGAAAGTAAAAGGATGGATGGAAGTTGTTGGAATGGAAGAAAAAGAATTTACTTGTTCAACAACTGGAAGAAAATGGATGGGAAAATTTATTATGCGTTCAGGACCTTTTCACCCATTAGAAAGAGAAATACCAATGAAAGGTTTTCAAGGTTTTAGGTATTTCAATTTAGAAGAACATTTATAATAACAAAAAAGAAATTTAATACATCATGAGTAATATAGAAGAGATGTTTAAAAAACAACTTAATAAAGAAAGTTTCTCTAAACCAATTAAAAATCATAACAATAATGCAAATGATTTAAAAAAAATAGAATTTGATGAAATCTTGTCTCAAATACCAAGTGACGATGAATATCAAAAACAACTGGAACAAAAAATTAAAGAAATGGGTGGAATATCTGAAAATATAGAACAACCTATTAATAAAAAAAGAATGTGGGAATATAACTCTATTGACGATTTACCAATAGCAACTATACAAGGAGAAAAAAAATTTGAAAACCCATTTATAAATGTTTCTAAAATAAATGTGCGTGATTTAATATCAACTGAAGAAGATGTTAGAGTGGTAATAGAACATGTGTTTTGTCCTAAATGTGGAGAAGAATTAATATCTTTAAACAGTGTATCTTGGAATCCATATAATTTTGAAAGAATAATCACAACTGAATGCCCTAAATGTCATTTTAAAGCATTAACTGATGTACCAGTTCCAACAGTTAAATATTATAATAAAAATAATGAATTAATAAAAGCCTTCGATGAAAACTAAAATAGCAATTGACCTTAATGATGTAATTCGTTCATATACATCACAATTTGCATCTCAATATAAAAAAGATATTGACCCACATTTTGATATTGACAATGTTAATATTGAAAGCAGTGATTTGACACAAACTTTTCCTTTTGATAGTGAAGAAGAATATCAAGATTTTGTATATACTGACCATCCTTATGAGTTATTTGGATGTGCTGAACCAATGGCTCGGCAACTACAATTTAGATTTCATGAGTGGCTTGGAAATGACCTAAGAAATATTGTAGATGAAGATGATAACCCAAACGAACCTGATGTGATGTTAGTAAGTCCATTTGAAATCAATCTAACAATTCAAGCAAGTTTATATTTCTTACATAAAATAGCATCAAGAGTAAGAGAATATTATTTTCCTAAAGATTCATTGACTATTTGGGACAGATGTGATATATTAATTACAGCTAACCCTTGGTTACTTGATAATAAACCTGAAGGTAAAGTTAGCATCAAAATTAAATCTTCTTATAACACTGAATCTGAAGCTGATTATGAATTTGATTCTTTTATGGAATTAATGCAAGGTGGGACAAAAGTAATGGAAGATATTTTAAATAAAATTAAAAAACAATAATAATATGTTTTTAGAAATAGAAAACGAAGTTTATGCACTTGATTTAGATGAAATTGTTGATTTCATCTTCAAGCCACACAATAATAAAAATGTTGAAAGTTCTCAAACATTAGTTTATTCAACTGATGAAAATGATAATGAAAATAAGTTAAAACTTGTTACTAAACAATTGACTGAAAATAAAAATAATGATAATGCCAATAATATTGATGCTATCAAATATGATTTAACAAGACAATTGCTTGAAGTCATCATGGGAATTGGAGTTAAAACAAATCCATTTGGTGAAGTTGTAGAACAAGATGTTGCAACTGAAAGTTTAGTTGAAAGTGTATCGGTAGGTGAAGCAATTGCATTCAATACCTTTTTAAACAAAGGATTTTTAATAAATGTTAAACAAAATTAATCATGGATAATACCAAAGAAATTGTACAAAGAATTGAAACTGAAATAGGAAAATTAAAAGATAAATCTTTTAAAGTGTTATTTTATGTGCCTGATGCTAAAAATAACGCAACAGGATATATATCATACATATACCAAATGGCTTTAACATTACAACAACTTGGTTATAATGTTAAAATGTTATATCAATTAGATAATGAATATACAGCAGAAGAATTAAAAAAATTAAATTTAGAGAATCAACCAATTGATGATAATAGAGTTTTTGTTGGTGTTACTGAATCTCTTGGTGAAAAATATGCGGCACTTGAACATGCTAATATTCAAAACGAAGAATTAGAAGTATCACCATCAGATTTTTTAATTATTCCTGAAGTTTATTCTTCTGTAATGAACCAAACAAAAAAATTATCTTGTAAAAGAATCGTATTAACACAAAACTATAACTACCTTACAGATTTTATTCAAGTAGGCGTTTCTTGGGCTAACTTTGGTATTACAGATACAATTACTAGTTGCTTAAACCAAGCTGAATTGGTTAACTCTGTATTTCCTTATGTTAAAACAAAAGTACTTACTCCTTATATACCTTCTTATTTTTATGAAGGAAATGAGCCTAAAAAATTAATTGTAAACATCATAACAAAATCACAAAAAGATGCCAACAAAATCATTAAACCATTTTATTGGAAATATCCAATGTATAAATGGGTCTCATTTAGAGATTTGAGAAGTTATCCAAGAGAAATGTTTGCTGATTATTTACGTGAAGGTGCAATTACTATTTGGGTTGATAGTGATACGCAATTTGGCTATGCGCCACTTGAAGCTATTAAATCTGGAAATATTGTAATTGGTAAAATTCCTGAATTAATACCTGAATGGATGTTATCAGAAGATAAAACACAATTATTAGATAATGGAATATGGTTTAATGACATCAATAGTGTGCATAAAATTATTGCTGATGTTATACGAACATGGATAAATGATGATATTCCATCTGAAATTACAGATGCAATGAAAGAAACTGCTAAAAAATATTCATTTGACGAATATAAAGTTAATTTAGATAATTTAATAAACTCTTATATTAATGAAAGAGTGAAAGAATTTGAAGAAGTTATCATTGTAGCAAAAAGTAAAATAAATGATGAAAAAGTAGAAGAATAATGAAAGATTTAACAGTAATTATACCATTACATGAATATGATGACACTATTGGCAATTCATTAATGAATGCGATTGAAAGTGTTAAAAAACAAGAAAATGATGATAACAATACATCTATCATCATTGTAGCAAAAAATGATATTGTTTCATTAATAAAAAATAAAATAAGTAAAGTAAAAGGAATTGACATTTTATCAAATGATGGTGAAACAGATTTCTGTTCCCAAATTAATCTTGGTGCGGCTAACTGTAAAACTAAATATTTTTCTATTTTAGAATTTGATGATGCTTATGCGCCTAAATGGTTTAAAAATGCAGCACAGTATCTTAATTGTGACCCGTCTATTAATATTTGTTTACCATTAAACGAATATAGAAATAGTGAGAACGGAGAATTGATTTCATTTGGTAATGAAATTGTATGGGCTAGTGCATTTTCTAATGAGCTTGGTGTTATTGATAGTGAATGTCTTGAAACAAAATATGATTTTAATATGACAGGTGCTATTTTTGATACTAATGATTTCATTGAAATTGGTGGGCTAAAACCATCAATAAAAGTTGCATTTTGGTATGAATTCTTATTAAGGGCGACATATAAGGGATTGAAAATATATGTAGTGCCTAAATTTGGATATATGCATATTTTGAATAGAGAAGGTAGTTTAATGTCTCAATATACAGCAACTATTGATGCAAATGAAGGCATTGCTTGGTATAATTTAGCAAAAAGAGAATATCCATTTAAAGAAGATAGGAAAAAAGTACCCAATATGGAACTTGAAAATAATGAAATTAATGAATTAAAATAATAATTTGGCATCATTTTAAAGGAAAAGAACGATTATTTTAAATTGTTAAAAGGAATGAATCTTAAATTGTTAAGATATAAATGATAATACGATGTTGCTAAAAATATATATAAGCAACAAAATGGGAAAACGAGGAAGAAAACCGAGTACCGAAAAAAGAACAGGCTATTTTTATGAAGAAGAAGAACAGGCTTTTGTTGATTATATGAATTGTGAAAATCAAGAAGAAAAGGATAGAATTTTTAATGCTAAGTTATTACCTGCATTTACTAAAATGATAGAATCTATCATTAGACGATATAATCTGTTTACACCATCTGAAGAGTTTACAGATACTTTTAATGATACTCTATCATTTATGTTAACTAAAATTAGTAATTTTGATGTTACTACTGGTAAGAAAGCCTACTCATATTGTGGAACTATTTGTAAAAACTACTTAATATATAAAATTAATCAATTTACAAAAAACCAAAAAAGAAATGCATCTTATGATGATATGGCTAACGAGTTAAATGAAGATTCAAAATTTTCTTATTCTGATAACGATTCATTAGTAACGTTCAATACAGAATTAATTAACGAAACTATTGAGGAAATGCAACAAATGCTCCTTCCTGATAAGATACATGAGCTAACAGAAAATGAAATCAAAATAGGACATTCATTATTAGATTTATTGATGAATTGGCAAGATATTATGGCTCATATGGGAAGTAACAAGTTTAATAAATCATCCATTCTGTACTTTTTAAAAGAAACCACCTTATTATCAACTAAAGAAATTAGAGATGGCATGAAAAAATTTAAACATATATATTTCAATACGAAAGAAGGTTTATTAAACTAAAAAATGTAAATATTACTATTTATTAAAAAATATAAAAAAAATGGGAGTTACGCCTAAAAGATATAAAGTTAAATTAAATTCAGTTGAAAAAGTAGAAGAATTACTTCAAGAAACGTATAATCAAGCATGTCAACAGATTGTTACCATTCAAGAAGAAATGAACAAACTTTCTCAATCTACCATACTTGCGAATGAAATTACTGATGCTAAAACTAAATATGCCAAAGCAATGAATGATTTTATTGCTAATAAAGATAAAGCAATTGGAAGAAAACTTGAAATTGCTAAATTCATGGGTGATATATTGAAATATAATGGTGATATTGAAAAAAGTGTTAATGAAAATGCTGCTAATACAGCAGTTGGTGGTCTGAATTGGGATGAAATTAAAAAAGCTATGCAATCAGTTGAAAATAATCCAACAACAGAAGAGTATAAATTAAACTAATATGGCAAATTTAAAAAAAGCTAAAGCATATGCGTTTGCTACCATAGCAGCAGCACAAACAATATTAGAAAAATATCCGAATCTTTCAACAACAGATTCATTTATTTCTATTAATGCTTCAACGAATCCATTTGATTTTCTAATGGATTTGTTAAAAAGTGCTGGTGGTTATGATAGATTAATTAATGTTTTATCCAAATTTATTACATATGAATTGGATGGGATTGAATATGCTATTAAAGGTATTTTAATTGCTAATATTAAAGATTTCATATCATGTTCTATAAACCCATTCATTAGTGAAGATTTGATTAAAGAAGGTATTTGTTTTGATTTATCACAAATTGATATAACAGGTCAACTTTTAGCAAATCCATTAGACCCTAAAATTGGTAAATATTTTTATTTTGGGTGTGATGGAATGAATTCAGCAGCAGAAGTTGTTGGCTCATTAGATTTTAATGCATTTCTTTGGTATGTTATCAACAAATCTAATGGGAGAGTTATTTGGGATAATAGGTTGAAAAGAAGCAAGAAAAGCACACAATCATTAAGTGATGATGATACAAGACCTATTATAACAATAGAATATATAGAACGTTCATCAGGATTGAAAAACAGTGATTGGAGTCAAGGATATTTACAAGTACCATACAATAACATTATTCATGTTATGTTAGGGGACACAACAAAAAAACCTGCATTACCAGGTGATTTAGTACCTGATAACTACAAAAAAAATTATTATAGGAAAAGAACGTTAATACAATTTAATTATGATTATGTATCTTCCATCAAACTATTTGATTCAAAAGTTGTAGCAGCGCAATTGTTGGATAAATTAACAAATGCATTATCAATTGATATGTCATTAACATTTAACCAACAATTAATTAAATATGAAGTAAGCGAAATTGTTAAAAGCGTTGTTGAAACTGATGACAGTGAAGTAAGTGATTGTTTTTTTACATTCTCTAATGAAAAATATAATAGTATGTTAGAGAAAGCAGAATTGGTACATGCAGGTTTATTTTCAATAAATGGAGAACAGAACAATAGTATAACAATTAATCCAGAAGATATTTTAAATAGTTTAAATGGGATAAGTGAAGCAGCTTCACTGGAAGAACAAAAAACAATTATTGAAGGGGCATTAACTGAAATATCTAAAACATTATCAACAACATATGAAGATGAAAAAAATAATTTGAATTTCAATGTTCAAATGAATTTTATTGATAATATTATTAACGAATTAACAAGCGTGATTGTTAGTTCATTAATATCACCTAAATTATATTTGTTGTTGGCAATAAATTTTAAACTTATGGGGATTCCTGGAATGCCTGATGTTAAATCTTTTATTGCTATGAGTAAAAATATGTTAATACAAATTATTCGTATGATACGTGATTTGATTATTAAATTTTTACTTGATTATTTAATGGAATTATTACAACCATTGATTGAAATGTTATCAGCTAAAATGGTTGTTGAAAGTGTTCAATATTATAAAACGTTAATTGAACAATTAATTAAAGCTTGTCGTTTAAAACGTAGTGGAACACAAGATTGGAATATGGATAATGTGGATTATGCTGACATTATCCAGACTGAAACCCAACCAATAATAAATGAATGTTAAATATAATAATATATGAGCTGGATACAAACAATAGCTGATGGTATTGGTGCTGCATTTGATTTTGTCAGACCTGCATTAATATCTATACCACCATTAATTATGGTGTGTTCTATTATGCAACGTCCTGGAATGTCTGCCATAGCATTAGCAGCAGCTATTATAAGAAGATTACCTGAAGCTGGAATTAATACAGATGCATTAGATGATGGTTCTCAAAATAAAGTCACTGCTTTTGTGAGAATTTTGGCTGAAGAAATTGTTAATGAGATTAAAAATAATGCAAGAGTTGATGTGGCAATCCCGCCAGGGGTTTTAACAAGTTTTGGTACTGGCGCAAATGCAGGTGGACCAGTATCAGTGTTTTCAACAAACACAACTCCAACAGTAACTAATGGTATAGTAAGATAATGGAAAATTTAAACTTGGCTACCAATGCCGAATTGAAAAAAAGACAAGAAGAATTACAAACAGAATTTGATGAAACAAAATTGTTTGTGGCTAAATATATGCTTCATCTGGAAGAATTGGAAAAAGAATACATGGATATTGAAAATATCCTTAATAAACGTTTAAAAAAGGAATAAATGACGACAAATGATACATCAATTGTAAGACTATGTGAAGTAAAATCAATTATTGATGACACAGATGGGTTAAGAATAAAAGTTAGATTAACCCCTGAAGATAATGATATTACTTTGGATAAAGATTTACCTTATGCATTTCCTTTAATTCCAAAAATGCTACATGTTACTCCCAAAATAGGAGAATGTGTTTTTGTTATATTAGCTAATCAAGGCGATAAAAGTGGAAACAGATATTACATAGGTCCTGTTATTTCTCAACCTCAAATGCTCAACAAAGACCCATTTAATTTCTCTGCGGTTTCATTACTTGAAGGAAATCAAGTAATATCACCTGCTGAAGCACCATCAATGAATCCACAAATTAATGGTACTTTACCTGAATATGGTGATATTGCAATACAAGGTAGGCAGAATTGTGATATTATTATGAAAGATAATGAAATGAGAATTCGTTGTGGGTTTAAAGAATCACCAACAGCAGCACAACCAAATAATTTATTTTTTAACAAACTTAACCCAGCCTATATTCAGATGAAATATATACAAGGTAAACTAAAAACAAATAAAGAAGAATTTGGAAGTGCAATTAATGTTGTTGCTGATAAAATCAATTTATTAAGTCATATATCTAGAGATAATTTCAATTTAACTGATGCAACAAGTTTAATAAGTGATGAAGAATTATTAAAAATATTAGATTCTGCCCATCCAGTAGTATATGGTGATACTTTAGTTCAGTTTTTAAAATTATTTTTAAATGCGTTTATGACACATAGCCATGCATTTCCAATGGACCCACCAACAAACAACACAATTTTAACAAATGCATCCACATTTAATTTTAATGAGATGTTATCGACTTCAATCAAAGTAAATTAACTATTTATTGTAAATAAGAATATAAAATTTACAATAATGATAGTTACTAAAACGTTTTTAGACCGTTGCAACACAATAATCAAAGACAGTCCTGTAAATACAGGTTTAAACCCTGTTGCAGAACTTAACTATTCAAAACTACTAACCAGAATAATCCTTCACTTTGACCACAATAAAGTGAAGGATTTGGTGTGTGATAAAACCTACCCTGATATTTCAAAACTTAAACATGTATTAAAAATGGTTAACTGTGGTTCAATAGATGCTTCCACATTTGATAAAAAAATGTTATCATCAACATTTAATAGCAAAAAAGAAAGAGCAGTATCATTTGATTTAATATTTTTTTTAATTCCACAAACATGGGATAATGGTAGAGGGTTTGATTATGTGGAAGATTTGTATATTGGCTCACATAATTCTCTTTCAACAGATGGTTCTAATTGGTATCAGGCAAAAAATGGTTTTTTGTGGGAAACTGAAGGAATATATACAACAAACAAACTTTCAATAGAATTAGATAAATTTTCATCGAAAGATGGAAATAAAAGTAATATTATAATTGGTGTTTCGCATTTTGATTTTGGTAATGAAAATATAAATTTAGACATTACAGAAACTTTTAATAAATATATTACAGGTGAACTTGAAAATTATGGTATTGGAATAGCTTTTTCACCAACTCTTGAATTAACAGAAAAGGAATTTACACAATATGTTGGTTTTTTCACACAATTTACTAATACATTTTTTGAACCTTATGTAGAAACAACATACAATGAAGTGATTTCTGATGATAGAGCAACATTTTATTTGGATAAACCTAATAGATTGTATTTTTACTCGAATGTAGGCGGTTTTCCTACTAATTTGGATGAACTACCCATTTGTAGTGTAAACGGGTCAGAAATCGCTTCTAAACAAGCAACAAAGGGTGTATATTATGTTGAGTTAGAATTATCTTCAGAAGATTATGGAAATAAAGAAATGGTATATGATACTTGGACTAATCTTATATATAAAGGAAAAAAATTAAAAGATGTGGAACTTGATTTTGTTACTTTATCTGAATTTGATTTTTATCAATTTGGGAGTGGAGACCAATTACCAAAACAATATGTACCATCTATCAGAGGTATTAACTATGATGAAAAAATTAAACGTGGAGATATTAGAAAAGTAATAGTTGAAGCAAGAATACCTTATACAACAAATCAATTACAAATAATTGATAATATGGAATACAGATTATATGTAAATGATGGTGTGAGAGAATTGGATGTCATTTCATGGCAAAAATTAGAGAGATGTTGGAATCATAATTATTTGTTAATTAACACAAATGATTTATTACCAAATAGATATAAAATAGACATTAAAATATATTCAAATATGGAAGTGAAACACTTTGAAAATATTTTATCTTTTGATATAATTAATGATGTAACCGAAGTTTATACATGATATTTATTAATAAAAGAAGTATAAAAATCTATGAAAGCAATTGAAATTGTAAAACATAAATATTATATTATAAAGGTGTAATGATAATGTTATCATTGCGCCTTTTTCTTTTTTAATAATAAAGAATAATTTAAAAACTATGGGTCGTAAAAAAAACCTGAAAGGTCTTGATGAAGCTGACTTGGAGCTTATCAATTCAAAAATGGCATATGGTGCTGAAGATAGGGGCGAAAGTTCCTACACCAATTGTTCGAAAGCCTTAAATTACAAAATTAACCTTAAATGTAAAAATCAATCACAAAAACTTTTACATAATCTGATTAAATCAAAAGAAGTAACATTTTGTGCAGGTGCAGCAGGTACAGGTAAAAGTTATGTAGCATTAGCAACAGCTTTGGAGTTATTAAAAGGTGATAATGCTTATAAAAAAATTATAATCGTTGTACCAACTGTTCAATCTGATTTAGAAATTGGTTTTTTAAAAGGAACTATTGAAGAAAAAATCATGCCTTATGCACAAGCCCATATATACACAATGGAAAAAATATTAAATGCGGCTGGTAACAATGGTAAAGAAGTTGTTAAAGAACTACAAAAATGTGGATTACTCGAAATCATGTGCGTTTCTTTTTTGAGAGGTTTAACAATTGATAATGCTGTTGTATTGATAGAGGAAAGTCAAAATTTACCAAAATCAGCATTTAAAACTTTATTAACAAGAATTGGTGATAATTCTAAATACATATTTGATGGGGATTTAGACCAAATTGATAATAAAGATATAAAGAAAGGTGCATCAGATTGTGGGTTAAAATATGCTATTGATAAACTTAGTGATTTGGAAGATGTTGGAAGTATGCAGTTTACTAAAGATGAAATAGTTAGAAACCCAATCATATCAAAAATTCTTGATAGATGGGACGAAAAATAATAAGAAGTTAAAAAATAAACGAGAATTCTTTTGGAGTTCTCGTTTTTTATTCGTATATTTGCATAAACATTAAAAATGAAAATATGGTTAATCATGATTTAGTGAATAAAATGAATTATATTGGAGATATAATGAAAACTCATAATATAGATTATAAATTTGATGCTGAACATTGTTCAACCATGATTTTAATTGAGCATATGTATGAATTATTAAGTAATACAGTGTTAATTCCTAAAGATTTATGGGACAAAACTGTTGTTGAATTTAATAATGCACAATATATTGAAGCAAAATCAGTGGTTGACGAATTAATTAAATAATATGGAAACAAGAGATGAATTAAGGTTTAAAGAATTTAATGTGGGAGTTATAGTTGGAAGATTTCAAGTTCCTGAATTGCATCGTATGCATCATGATTTGATTCAGTCTGTAATTGATAGACATGAAAAAGTTTATTTGTTCTTAGGAATACCAAAGAATAATGAACTTACAATTTCAAACCCTTTACCATTTGATGCAAGACAAGAAATGATAACAACAGTATTTCCAAATGTTAAAGTTCTATTTATAAAAGATAGAGATTCAAATGAGGAATGGGTTAGAAATCTTGATGACCAAATAGAAAGTATTACAACTTCTTTTGATAAAATAACTGTTTATGGTAGTCGTGATAGCTTCTTAGAAACGTACCATCAAAATGGTGGTAAATATCCATCATCAGAATTAGTTTCAACAGAAAGAATTTCTGGTACTGAATGTCGGCATGATGTAGCAAGAAAAACAATTAATTCTGTTGATTTTCGCAAAGGAATAATTTATGCGTTAATGAATAAATAAATATGAATAAAAAATTACTAATAAAACACTATCACTTCTAGGTAAAATTAACATTTAACTTAGAAGAATATGATAAAAAGTTTTAAAATTAAGACCAATTGTAAAGGTTGTGGGTATAAGTACAACAGAGCTTATGTTAAAAAGAATCATGCTAAATTTATACCATTTAGTAAAGGTTCTTACATATCAAAATGGGATGACGAATATTGGTATTTCAATAAAAAAATCAATAATTATATTGAACGTTTTCTTTTGAAAAATGTTGGTAAGAATGTTGATGAAGTATTTAATAAATTTTCTAAATTACATTTTAGAACTACCAAAGAAATATCTGATAAATGGGATGAATATGTTAAATCAATACATTCATACTCATGGGATTTATACAGATATGGTAAAATATTTGGGTTTTATGTGAATGAATATAATATTCTCTGTTATAACAAATGGAACAAACGTGATTATAAAGAATATATACAATTCACATATAAGCAATTAAATTGGAATGAAACAAGAGAAATACCGATATTTGGAAAAGTCAGAGAATCACCAAATGGAGAATTAATTGGTATTGCTAAAAGAGTTAGATATATTAATGATTTTTATGTTATATACAAAGGAGAGGTCATAAAGCTCCCTGTATATCATGTTCCATATGGGGAAAAACATTCATGGGATTCCAATAGAGTTGGTACTTTTGATTATCGACATAATCAAAAATATGAAGAAACATTTAAAAGAGTTTATATTCCTTTGAAAAAAGGATATAAACATGTTTCATGTAATTGGTATGATTATTATTCAGGTGAAAAGAAAATTATCAATGAGGATGGTTCATACGAATACATTAAAAAGGATATAATTGGTAATTTAGGTTATGGTACTTTAGATTTTCACATAATAATTGCACAAGCTGAAAAAGAATATGAAAAAATTATGTTCAAAAAAAGAATCTCTGAAGATTGAAGAAAATGCATATTTGCAAAAATGTTGGATTGATGGTAGTTTTAAATCAGAAAAAGATTGTTGGTATTGTGAAGGATGTGATTTTTATTATTATCCTAATGATGGAGAAATATGGACATTTGCTCCTTATGGTTTAAAATATCCACAAAACTATACCATAGACCAACTTCATAATATGTGGATAAAAAGTAAAAAAGGTTAGAATTAATTCTAACCTTTTTTGTTATATATTACTAACACTAAATGAATTAATTTTATTTAATATTTCATAACCCCATTTAAATAAATTCATAGCATCATCAGGATTTATATTGCCATCTTTTTGCGATGCTTTTACATGAAATGGTATCAATTTACCTGTTGAAACATCAAGTCTAACAAAAATTTCTATGCCACTATTAATAGGAATAATCCAATATCCATCTTCTTTTTTATCATAAAATACTTGCCCATCTCCCGTTTCATTGGTAAAATTTTCTAATGTTTTCAATATGAAATTATGATATTGTTGTCTATCATAATAAGGTTCATTATCTGTTTCAAACTCTTCTTCATCATTATCATATTGGTTATTCATATTATTTTGAAAAAAATCTTCTTTTAATATATTTTTAACACAAGATTCTGCAATCTGTTTTATGTCTTTTTTAGTTAATTTAATACTTTTCATATTATTATAAATCATTTATTAATAAATATTAAAACACACATTAAAATAAAAAAGGCTTAGAATATTCTAAGCCTTTTTCTGTGTATATACAATTAAGATTATCTTAATTCATTGATATTCCAAGTAGTTAAACCATCAACTTTAATATGTCCATAGTAACGGTTGTTTACTAATTTCTTAGCATAACGAGTTACAATACCTTTGATTGGAGCAAAGTTGAATGGGTTGTACATTGTTGGAGTTAAAGCCATAGGTACATATGGTGCGTAGATATAACCTGTATCTAACAATGATTTACCGTGGTGTCCAATAATCATAGACCAGTGTGGAGAATATGGGTCAACAATTACTTGGTAACGACCTTGTAATGAACCAATTCTTTCAATACCCATGTTGTATTGGTCAGATTCAGCAGATGCATCAGTTACGTGGAAGTATTCTAAGTTATTGAACAATGCTGAAATTTCTGAAGAAACAACAATGAAGTTAGCTCCACCTCTCAATGTTGATTTTTGGATTTGTGCTGAAATCTGATTGATTTTAGTCACTAACTCTTGGTTCCAGTCTTTTTGAGTGTAGTTAGTAGAGAACGCTGCTTGACGTTTCCAACCATTTACATCCCAACGAGCTTGCCAAGGAGCAGCTTTACGTAAGTCACGTAAGATTTCACGGTCAACTTCTGCTGCAATTTGTTCTGATAAGATAGCTGTTAATTCAGCTTCAGCGTCAATATTGTGGAATGCAGAAACGTCTTGCGCTAATTCAGGAGACCAAGTAGCTCTTAATTTTCTTTCTTCAACTGATACAGTTACAGAATCTAATTTGAAAGATACTTCACCAATTTCAGTTTCTAATTCTAATGAATCATATTGTGCCCAAGCGATTTTAAATAAATCTTTAATAGCTGCTGCCATTTCTTCTTCTGTTGTACCTGTAACACCTGAGAAAGCAGTAGGGTTAACGCCAATATAACCATCTAAAGTTTTACCTTGGTCTTTAACTGGTTTTGTTAAATCTAATTCCAAGAATAATTCACCTTTGGCATCACATATTGAAGTATAATCAACAATACCTGCACCATATTTTTGAGTCATTAATCTAAATGGAATTGATTCATATGCAGCAAAAGTTGAATAACCTTTGTCATCTGCATCAGCAATAGCTTTTTGAGATACTACTTTTAAAGAAGCTAAGAAAGCTTCAGTGTCCATTTCATTACCATCAGGACCAGTTAAACGACCTGCATTAAATGAACTAAATCCTGTAACTTTTAATATAATGTTTCTTAAAGAACCATCTAAACCGTTAGTTGGATAAGTTGCTATATTAGCTAAATCAAATTCGCCAGCTGCGTTCAATATTACAGGAACAGCACCACCAACTTTAATTGTGATTTTACCTTTTGAGTTATCAAACAAGAAGTCATTATAGAATAAATCATATAAGGTTTTTTTCATGTATTGAGTAACTTCAGGACCAACTTTTCTTAAACGAGTTGCTGGAACACCTGCTGCTACACCTGCTTCAACAGTTGCATATTCAGTACCAGTTACCATATCAACCCATTTATTTTCAATACCTTGAACTACTTCATCAGGTAAGTAATAACGTGGAGTAACAGCACCATCTAAATTTCTGTCTACACGGTCATAACCCATTAAACCTGCATGAGAACCTGTGTCACCATCAGTAATTTGACCAGGAACTTGGTAATCCCATTGTCTTTCTGAAGTAACAGGTAAAATGAAGAACAATTTACCGATTGGTAAGTTCATTGCTTGTACAGAAACAATGTCATTCGCTAAAAGTTTAGAGAATACACGTCTGATGATAGGGAATACAACAGTTTCAAAAGAACCTGAGTTATCAGAAGCAGTTGCTTCATATATTAAGTGTTTTGCTTCATTTTCGTATAGAGTTGCAATGTTTTCTTTAATGTGACCTTGCAATCCATCAACGAAACCTAAGCGTTCCCATCTTTCTTGAATATCTTGTCTAATTTTCTTTTGTGCATCGTATTCGATTTTACCGACTGCACCACTTGCTAAAAATTCTCTCATTATATTAGAATTTGTATTTTAGTTATTTTTAAATATAAATATTAGTTAAATTTCAGAAATTCATCTATTAATTATAAATTATTAAGACGTTTCATTAAATTTAACGATTCAGTAAGGTCATCTGATTGATAAATTGGCGTTTCTACCAATAAATTAGTACTTTTAGATTCACTTAACTGTTTATCAATATTATTAACACCATTTAATTGGTTCACTTTTTTCAATTCTCTTGAAACAGATTCGTATAACTTTTTACTATCTTCAACAGATTTTGCTTCGCTACCAAAACGTTTAATTATATTGATTTTTTCTTCTCTTGTTGTTGTATTTTCTGTAAATAATTTAGTAATTTGACCTAAATTATAATTTAATACAACAGCTTCTTTCAATGATTCTTTGATTGAAACTAATTCTTTTTTAAGTTGTTTGTTTTCTTCCCAGATTGCATTTGCTTTACGCATTACATCTTCAGCAACTCCAGAATAACGAGGTTGAGCAGTAGTTTTTACTTTTTTACCTGCAATACTTGCATTTCTAGCACTTCTACCAGAAGAATTAGGAACATGTGATTTACTAGTTGTATTTTGTTGTACAAAACCACCAACATTAGTACCTTCTTCTACTTGTTCATCTTCTTCATTAATATTATCTTCATCCTCTTTAGTTTCATCTTCTTCATCAAAAGGTTTCATATTTCCTGCATTACCAACCCAAGGTTTTTCAGTTCCAGTTGGAACACCTTTATCCATTGAGTAAGTTTGTGATGCCTTAGCAGGTTCAGCATTACTTGGAGTTGTCATTGCAGTTTTCTTTTGATAATCTGTTGTGTAACCTAAATTTTCTTCGTTTACTTCTTCATCGTCATCATCATGTAATGCAATTTCAAAAACAGTTTCTTCATCCATGTCATCCATAGAATAAGTTTCACCTTCAGCATCATCAGTTGTAAAGGCTTCTTCTGTTCCTTCTAATCCTTCTCCACTTTCCATTCCTTCAGCAGCACTATCATCTGATACAATCATGTATTCACTACCAGTTTCATTATCAGTAATATGAGTATTTCCACTTTCATCTTTCTGAATAGCTACTTGGTCATCATCTTTTAAAAGTTTATAAACTTTTATGAATGTATCACTATCTGCTTGTGTGAAGTCATACGTGCCATCTTCTCCTTTATAATCATCAAATTGACTCCATTCATCTTCGCCATTGTCATCGACACCTTCAGCGTCATCAAAACCGAATTCTTCTTCGCCACCTTCCATACCTTCAGTGTCACCATCATCAGTTGTAGTGTCGAAATCTGTTTCAGTTGATGTTTCAATAGAGTCATCAGAATCATTATCAGTAGTAGTGACAGTATCATCTACTTCTTGTTCTTCATAATCACTTTCATCAGCTTCGTTGATTAAGTTATTTAGTTCGTTTTTTACAGCTTCTTCCAATATACCATGTAAAGAAGATTTAGTAGTTTCACGAATGATACTTTCCATTTTTTCTCTATCTTCCATTACATTTTTTACAAATGGGCTTCTTATTTTAGATTCTTTTTTCATTTTCGAAATGAATTAACTATTTTATTTTAATAATAAATATTCTTTCTTTTTTGAAAGTATTGATTTAGATTCCATTACAACAGTAAAGAACTGATTTTATCAATCTTTTCTAAAAGTGATATATCTTTATCGGTTTTATTTTCCATATAAGGCTTTAAATCTGCCATATCAGGAGCAATCCACGCTCCAGGGGTTGAAGGGTCAGTAACAATATCCCAGCATACAAGTTCAAAATCATCTCCAACAACATATTGTCCCATTCTGTTTTGTTCAACAGAACCAACACCTCTTGATGATACACCAATTTTATAGCCTGAAAGCAATAAGTTTGCAGCCATATCACCCATAGTTGAAATAACACCAAATTTAATATATCCAGGGGATAAATGTAATTCTATTTTACCAACTAAAGTATGACCTTCCCAGTGAAGTTCACGTATAATATGAGAAATTCTTCCACCATCAATTGATGAAGAAGAAGGATGATTTAATTCACCAAATGAACTGTTATCCCTTATTTTAGACAAATATTCGTCAACTTGTCTTTTTAATACTTGTTCAGGATAAATTCGACCATTAGCATTTTTAATGCCATATTTTTGAAATACAGCACTAACAATAAAAGGGTTGGGAACTTTCCATTCATTATTATTTTCAAAGCCCTCTCTTAAAGTTTCAAACAATTTTTTGTTGCCATCTATTGATGCAGATATATATCCATCATTTTCAATTAGAATACCTGAACCTGTTTGATTTCTCTTTATTTCTATAAGCTCTATTTTATTATTCATTAAAGTATTTTTTAACAATAAATATATTTGTAAAATTACAAAAGCCTGATATATATCAGGCTTTTAAATAATATTAAGATAAAAAATTTGTTTTTATCAAAATAAAAAGTATTACTAGTATATTATATAATATATTATAATATATAAAACTAGTATATAGTTATATGAACTTTTTTCTAAAATGCAAATATTTTAAGACTTTTTATTTCTAAAACATAGGAAATTTTTAGTGTATAGTTTTTCTTTAAAGTTGTGAGTTAAATTAATGGATATATTTTTAATTATTGATTCTATTTCAGGCAATTGTTTACAATCTTTTTGTTTGAGATATAATTCAAAAGTTAAAAATGTTTTTTTACCCTTTTTTATTCTATTATCACACACATCAATATCAAATATACAATTTTTATCAAATATTGAACTATACTCAGATATTAATTCACTAACCAATTTATTATATGAAGTTTTTAATTCATTAACTTCACTTACATAATCATTAGACTCAAAAGAAGGTGATATATATGTATTCCCAACGATATATATCACCTCTGGTTTTTTATGATTCGTTGAACCATATTTAGTTTTAAAACTTGGATTAATATCAATATTATATTCTTTATTTAAACGTTTCATTTTTTAATATATTTTTAACATATAGAATATATGTTAAAAATCAAAAAAGTCAATAGTTTTAAAGAATTTTTTTTTAATATGAATAAACTGCATTGTCTTTATTAGACAAATAAATTTTATGAGCTAATTCTTTTATATTGATGAATGTTCCACTAGCAGATGTTCCATTTCCTTTTTCAATCATATCAATACCAAAATCGCATAATTTAGATATTTCTTTTAACAATGTTGATTGTTCATCTCCATTGTCAGTCATATTATATGTGGCTTCATCTACTTTATTTCCTTTTTTATTTTTTGATTCTTTTTGCGCAAAATAACCTCTTAATGCAGCTTCAGCAGATGCTTTTGATTTGTAATTTGCTTTCCAATCACCATCTTTTTCATTGTCACCTTTTCCTTTATGCCCTCTAATTTTCCAATCATCTCCTTCTTTGTGTATGACATTATGTAATTCCTCATTTACACCTTCATTGAAATCAACGCTGCCTTTGTTTGATGTATGTGTTCTATCCCAATTTTTTTCATTATTTGGGTCTAAACCATGTTTTTCCAACCATCCTTTAGTATGTATTTTAACACTATAAGGGTCAACTCCTAAATCTTTTACATCTTTCCAAAAGTAATTTTCTGGATATTTTTTTAATTGGTCAGGCTCTTTATCTCCGTGGTCCCACCCCATTAATATTTTGCCGTTTTTATCAACAGCATAATGTGAATTATTATCTCTTCTTTCTTCAGATGAAGTATCTGGATTATCAGCTTCAACCATTCCACATTCATTATTATTCTCCATCAATATTCTAGAAATAATAGATTCTACCATTTCATTTACGTCTTTTCTTTTTAAAGTAACAACTTTTTTCATTTTATTTTCATTTATCATACTATTGATAAGACTTTCTTTATCTTTAACAATATTATTATTTAATTTTTCAAAATTGATGATAACATAAACATTTCCAATAATATAACCATCAATCCCCATGTTAAGTAATATTTGGCTAATGCTTTTCATTCCTGTTGAAGATAACTTGTTATAAGCAAAAGACAAAATTTTATAGATTGTTGAATCACCGTTTAATGGCTTAAAGTCATATGTTGATAATAATTCATAATCGTTATAGGCAATACCTGATAATAACTTATCATTTAAATAAGTTTTATATTGTTCAATCTCATTATTAATGGCATCATATTCACGATTATTTCTAACATTATCCAATTGATAATTTAATAGTTCAATTCTATTTTTTATATCATATGGTGATATAATATTTAATTGACTAAAAGTATTATTACTGTCAACAATATTCATTCCTTTAGTTGATAATATCACAAATTCGTTACCATATTCTTCGGCTTTGTAAGCTTCATTTGTGAAATATGCTCCATATCCCTCTCTTCCTCTACTACCGCCCTTAATTTGATTTGAGTCAAAAGCATCAAACTTTTCATTAGTTCCATGAAAGATATATCCTTGTTGAGCTAACATTCCGATAATTCTATAACGAAATGTCTGGTCTTTTTGAAAACGTTCATATGCTGTCATATTACTATTCGCTTAATGTATCTTTTATTTCCAACATTTCAGCCACATCTTTTACTAAAGAAGATTCGCTAAATTCTCTATTTAAAACACGTTCTTTGATAGATAATAGTTTTTCCTTAACATTACCTTCAGCTTCTCTTAAAACATCATTAATGGCTTCTAAAGCTTCATTTTTGCATTTAGTAAATATCTTTTTTTGTTTTTCAGTTTTTGAATCTGATTTAGCATCAACTAATTCTTGTACAAATGTTTTTTCTTCTTCAGTCAGTACATTACCATATTTTTCTTCCATTTCATGTAAGAAACTATCTAATGTAATATCAATATCTTGGTTTTCATCAATTAAATTACTATTGTTGTTCTTATTTTCATTAATAAAAGATGTGATATTACTTGTTGCATTAATATAGCCAGCTAATGTTTTGAAAGTTTTTTTATTTGTTATCACATATTCAATTGATTCAAATAAATTTTCAGTTTTATCATCAATTTCAATCTCTTCGTTTAAATTATTTTTTTGTATAATATCAATTAATTTTTGATTTGATTCTAATACATCATTTAATTTAAGATTTGGAATTATAGATAAAGCTTCATTGACAAATTTTTCACTATCAGCTAAATCATGTACATTATACAATGTATTATATAATTGAAATTGAGATAAAAGATTTTTATCTTCTTTGATTGTCTTAATATAAGAAGCAATCACTTTACGTCCACTTTTTGATTTATATAATTCAGGTGAATTGCTTTCAAATACTTTATGAATGATACCAAAGTTTTTATTTTCTCCGTATAAACTACTGATATTATTTTGTGTATTTTCTATATCATTTTTTCCTAAATCAAATAATTCATTAGATTTTTGTCTTAATAAATCTCCTTGCTCAAAATTTCCATTACGATAAGCAATTAATGCTTGTTTCATTAATTCTTCTGCTTTCTGCAAATTTTCGTTCATAATAAATTATTTTTTAATATAAATATTAATCCAAAATAATAAAAGCCTACTGTTACATAGGCTTTTATTTATTAGTTTAGTTATTTGTTTATATGTTTCTCTAGTTCCTCAGCAATATCATTAAGCTCTTGATTTACTAAAAAAGTTTTATCAATAATAGGAGTTCTTTCTTTTTCTTCTTTTATTGTTTCTTTCTTATATAAATGGTCTAAATATATGTTATAATATTTTTCTTGTTTTTTCTTAATATCTTCCATTACTCTTTTCTTTTCTGATAGTAAAGTGCCACTTAAATGTTTGGTAATCATTTCTCCAAGATTAGGCTCTTGTACATTAGCATTGTTACCACTTTCATCTTTCATAGCATCAGTCATTGGCATTTCTCCTTCTTGTCCTACATCTTCACCTTCCATATCACCAATTCCACCACTAATATCACCACCAAAATCAGGCGTTCCACCTGCACTTCCACCAGCTCCAGCTGCCATACCTTCTTCTTCAGGATTACCTTCAGAATATTCAGCACCAGGTTCTCCATATAATCGGTCAACTGGGTCAAATAGACCTGTTTTCTTAATAATTTGAGATGTTTTAATTAATTCCATTGCTAATGCCCTTTCAAGTCTTATTTCTTTTAAGTTTTCGCTAATTTCATTATCATCCCATTTCATAATTTTCTTTAATGCACCTGTCCAAGACATAATTGGAATACCATTTCCAGGGTCAGCAACAGCCATCTGTGCCGCTTGTATTTTTTTACTTAGATTTTCAATTTCCATCATTTCAGCCTGTGAAGATGGATTGTTCATTGTTAAATTAAAATTTGTTAAATCATCAGTAAAACCTAATAAATATAGGTGAATTGTAGCAATCTTAGTTAATTCCATTAACAAGGCTTGTTGAATACGAGATATAGTTCTTGTAAATCTAATATCCATTAATGAAAGGTTTTTACCATCTCCTGCTGTTTCTTCAAAATTAAGAAATGTTTTAGGCATTCTTAATGCTGTTAATACTTTATTTTGAACAAATTTAATATCATCCATTGCTGTTAAATTTTGTGCTGCTGGTAGTGTGTCAATTGGATTTGGAGCAGCTTCATCTCTAACAGGAATGAAAATATCTTGTGAAACATCAAGAATATTTTTTCTTAAATCAACTTGACCAGTTGCAGGGTCTACAATTGGGGTACGTTTGAAATTATCAGCAATTTGATTAACATAAGCAGGTACATCAGCATCATCAATATTTCCAACAAATATTTTATATACACGTCTTTCAACAGAACGTTCTAAACGATAAATTAACATCATATCTTCCATTAAAGATAACATTCTCCAATGTCTTCTGGCTTTGTTTAAATATGATATGCCATATGGTAAAAACAATGAATCATAAAGTAATCTAAAATGAGCAACTTGCCAATTTCGATAAGGAATATATTCATTTTGACCAACCCAAACAAATTTAGTTGATGTATCAACATCTCCAATATCAGTATTTAAATTAGTTGTTGAATATGGGTTATTCATCCCATATTCATATCTTTCCATTTCATATACAGGTAATTGTTTCCATCCCATAACACCATTTTGGTCATTAACATTAAGTAACATAAAATTATTACCATATTTACACATTGAACGACATATCATTGGTAACATAACATGAATATCTAAACGATTTACAAATAAATCTTCTAAAATAGATTTAATACGTTTAGATTTAGAAGTTACATTAATTATATTTGATTTATCATTAATCACACAAGATTCTTCAGCAACAATATCTAATGCAGCACCTATTTCTGGAAAACCATCCATCAAGTCAGCATCTCGATACATCATTCTAATTGGGTTTAGCCCCATTAATGAATTATTAGCTAATTGAACATTAGCTTTAATCCACATATTATTTAACAATTTCTGTTGTTTCTTTTGTAATAATTGTTGTTCGTATTCTTCTTTATCTTTTGTTCTGAATATAATATCATCAGAATTAGGATTCATATGATATGAATTTACAGTTATACTTTTACTTTGATTCATATCAGAATTATTTAATTGAACACCACCACCAAACATGGCTTTGGTTAACTTTTGATATATTGTAGGTGTTTTAGACATTTTTTTATTATAAAATAATTTTATTATATTATTAAGTAAATAGTTATCTTTTTATACTTCCAATAAGCCACATATAAGTTCCACTTACTTTATTAGATTTTTGGTCTAAAGTCTTTTTATTATAAAATGGCAAAATTCTATCAGGAGCAATCGAAACTGATTTATTATCAATTGTTGGACGTTTTATTGAATTAATATTGTTGTTAACAACCCATGATTTTAAAATTACAGCATCTTTTTTCTTAGTATCTTCCATTTTAAAAAATGAAAATTGTAGCACAAATAATGCCATTGCAATGCATGTTAATGTATCATCATGACAACCATCCATATGGTCAATACGTCTTGCTTCACCTTTGAAAATCCATGTTTCCATTTCATTAATAACACGAATAGACCTAACCCTAAATGAATTATTTTTAACCATTGTAACAAAATTACTTAACATCTGATAACGAACAGATGATTGATGGAAACCAGGAAGTCTATCAGTATCTTTAAGATTATACTCACTATATTTTCTTTGAATCATGTAGGTTTTTAATGATGGGTCATCATAATATAAATTAGGGTATTTTAACCGCATTAATGTTAATATTGCTGCATCACCTGTACCACCAACACAATCTATTACTACTAAAGCGTTATTATAAGCAGTTGCATAATTAAATACAATTTCACCAATTTCATCACCTGTTCTTTTACCATTATATTCAAGAACTTGGTCAAAATATGGATTACCATTTTCATCTTTAGCATCTATATCAATAATTTCAATAGCTGTTTTATCCGCAGCATCACCACGAGAAGCATCCACTGCACAAATATATCTGTGTCCTGGTATTGGGTCTTTCCAAATCCAAGTTTCTTCAACAAACGGGTCTTTTAAATTCCAATCATCAGGTAAGTAAACCACATTATTATTAAGTTGAAACTCTATTACTTCAGGTGAAATAACATTATCAGATGAACCCAAGAAAGATACATTTAATTCTTGTGCAATTTTCATTTCATCACCATTGAAACTCTGACACATATTTTCATACCAAGGAGATGTTGGAATCCAACCATTTTTTTCTAATTCACGCCATCTTTCTTCATTATATCTTATATTTCCTTCAGCATCTATTGTTTCTTCTTTAATCCATTCAAATTCGCCAGTTTCTTTATCTTTCTTATACCATTTTAAGTTACGGTTATAACGAAGGTCTTGAAACCACTTAAATTCTACTGCATTATAATTATTTTTCTTTTCTAATGCTTTGGAATAAGTACGATAATAAAGTTGGTCTTTACCATTTGGTGTTGATACCATAATGATTTTTGCATCTCTTACTGATGCAGTTGCAGCAACAGCTTGTGCATAAACAGAAAGTCCATTTTCAATAAATGCTGCTTCGTCAAAAATTAATATAGAAACAGCCGATATACCACGAGCAGCATTTTCGCCTGAAGAACGGGCAACAACTTTACAACCATTAAATAGTTGAAGTTCAGACTTATTTCTAATCTCATAAATGGATTTTTTATTTTTCTCACTTTTAGGGTCTGGTGAATAAAATTCATCTCCCCAGAAATATCTTGGAACTTGGTCTAAGAAATCACCAATTTTTGTCACTAATTGTTGAGAAATATCAAGTTTATTTCCAATACATAATACAGTTTCAGGAGCATCTTTACTAGCAAAAACTATTTGTGCTGTTACCCATGCACTAGAAACTGTTGTAATACCTGCCTGTCTATGTTTAATAGCAATAGAATTAGGGTATTTTACTATACTTTTTAAAAATTCAATTTGTCTTGGAAATAATTTAAATGGTACAGATTTTCTTCTATCAGCATCAAATGTTGATAGAAAATTTTCGATAAAATATTTACGTGTTTTATCTGTATAACTTTTTATGTATTCGGTTTGTATTTGTTGTAATGAAACCATAATATTTATATTTTTATTTATATAAATAGTTAACAATACCCATATAAATAAAATAGAGGGCTTCTATACCCTCTATTAATCAGTATTTTAAATGCAATCAAGTTCTTCAGGTAGAAAACATTCATCATCTCCAATAACAGCAACTTGACTATTTTTATCATCTAAATATGCATCAAAATCATCCTTTTCTTTTTCGTGTAATATAAATTGAATCATTTCTTTCATTGCTTCTTTACCTTTTTTTGTCTTTGCAAAAATTTCTTTCATAAATTGATGGAATTCATCAGCAGGTAATGAAACTAATTCTGTAAAAATAAATGGTATTCCAACTTCAACTGGGTCAAATGAGTCAATTTTTATTATATCACTAACCATTTCCCATAATGAATATCCTAATCTCATATCCCAAGGCTCAGCTAGTAAAAAATCTGATTTTTTAATGACATATAAAGCGTCATCTCTTTTCTCAGGTAAACCATGTGCAGCAAATAATTCTAAAAACCCTCTAAATGATTCGTTTAAAAGAATTGGAAATATGATACCTTTTGCTTCAATGGTAGCTTGTTCAATATCATTACCAAGATGAACATCTACATTACCAGCATCAGTTCTTGACTTTTCATCATCAATATCAGCTTTAAAAAATAATAAAAAACTGTTTATTTTAGTTATTTTCTCATATAATGTTGGCAATTTATAATTCAACGCATATATGTCTTTAACAAATGCTTGAATATCACTTGAATATTTAAGTGCTGCCCCTTGTATTAACGAATTAACCAAACGTCTTTTATAAACCTCTTTAGATAATCTATCTAAATCTTCAACACCATCCACCTCAATATCATCAGTTTTTTCAGGTGTTAATCTTTTTCCAGAATTATCTATTCTATCCACTAATTCACAACTAAAAGATATAGAATCTTTAGGTATATTAAACAAATCATTTACTAAATTAGTGCATAGCTTTTCCAAGTTATTTTTTAAAGGTTTTTCAATCTTTTGACATTCATGTACTAATTTGCCAAGAACATTTGTTAAATTCTCTTCACTTAGTTCTCCAATGTCATCAAATTTACTCAGTTCGTCATATAAATTATTGAATCTTTTATTAACGATTTTGTAGTCAAAACAATCTTCATCTTCAGGTGGAAACGATGGGTGGTCTCCTAAAGATGTCTTATGGCTTGACAAAGACTTTACTAAATGTTTTGGTAATTTAATATCATCTTTTTCATCATTAATCAAACCTTCAATAAGCATATTTTGTTTAACTATTATCTTTTTCATACACCTTGTTTAACTTCTTTTTGTTGGTCTTTAATATTTTGTTTAGCCATGTTTTGAGCATTCTTAAATTCAGACTCTTTGCGATTAATTTCAGCCTTTGGGATGTATTTTGTTAAATCAGCCATGTTAATAATTTTATTTATCGTTTTCATATCACGTCCTTGTTTAAATAATGTATCGAAAAACATGCTAATTGCATTAGTATAATTTTCTTTTGCTTGTTTAATTTCATCTGATAAACTCATAACTTCACTATTAATCAAGTCACTATACATAATAGAATCAGAACTTTCATTTAACTTACCATTAATTTTTTCACTGATTTCTTTTTTGGTTAAAACTGTTGCATTTTTTAAAAGGTTTTTTATACGCATTTCTTTTATAGCCTTTTTAGAAACAACAACATTTTCTTGCGCTGGTATGTTATATCCTACTTTATTTGGGTTAATGCCATCTCTTTGCGCATCACGTTTTGTATTTTGTATAGCCTGATTTATATTGCCATTTGTTGACCCTGTATTAACAGTTAAACTTACAGCTTCCTTAATAGCCAATTCATGTTGCTCTTTAGTTATTTTAATTTTTCTCATTGCAATAATGTAATTTATATATAATTATCTTACAATTAATCTAAAAAATAAAATCACCAAATAAAGAATATTTGGTGATTTTAATAATTTATTTTAATTTTTATTTAAACATTGGTGAAGTGTAAGGTTTAGTTTTAAAACTTTTGTTAACTTTGATTTTATCATTATTTACATTATTAGGCTTTTGTGAAATAATATCATTAACTATTTCATCAATATATGATTCTAAATTTTCAGTTAACTTTTTTGTAGATTTTTTATTTTCCATTGGTGGTATTTCAGGATTTTGGCTCATATCCTGATTATTGTCCACTGGTGACATATCTACATTATCTTGTGGCGTTTCTTGATTTTCAGAATCAGAATTTTCATCTGATTTTATTTTATTTATGATTTCTTCAACATCTTCAGGTGATAAACCTTCCACTGCTGCATCATTAGCCATACCTGCCACATATTTGTTTAAGTCCACATCTGGATTGGGTAAACCTTCATTATATTTTCTTAATGATTGGCTCAATTTACCTGCTAATTGTTGAATATATCTTTTTGGGTCACTGTTTTCATCAGCTTCTACACCAGCATCAAAATCAGCATCAAATTGTTCATCATTACCTTGTTCTCCACCCATATCATTCATTGGTGGCATTTGATTATCCATTTGTGGTTGAGGATTATCCATAGGTGGCATCTGATTGTTCATCATACCACCTTGGGGTACTTCCTCTTTTTTATCAGTTTTAATTTTTAGTACTTTTTTTTCACTAATATTCTCACTTACTTTTTTTTTTCACCTTGTCCATCAGTATTTCCTTTTTCCGAATTGTTGCTTGCAGTTAATTTCATTTGACTTAATTTTTTCATTACTGAATCAGTAATTACTTTAACAATATCATCAAAAGGTGCTGAACTACCAATTTTTAAACCATATGGTTTGTCACCATCAACTGATTTATCATTCCAATCTTTTGCACCATTAGGAGCAACTTCTTTATTAGGTGGTAATGTCATTACCGTTTTTTGATAAGCAGGGTGTTTTCCAAAATCATCTAACACAGTTTCACTTTCCTCTTTAACAATTTTACCTTTTTTCTGTTTGCTTTCCCAAGGTAAGTTTTGAGCATTTGAATATTCAGAGTCAAAAGCATTATCACTTGGCAATTGAGGTTTTTGAACTTTAGCAAATTGTGGGTTTTGTTGTATGAATGCTTCCCATGCATGGTCAAATTGTGTTCCATAATCTTGATATTCATCAGGCATTCCAGCAAAGTTTTCAACATCATCTTCTGACAAATCATCTTGTGTATAATCAACACCTGGGAAAGGCATATCTTCATTCATATGAATATCTTCGTTCAAATCTTCGTCATCATTATCATCGCCTTCATTAACTTTTTTATCAAATGGCTCAGAACTACCAATTTCCCCGTTTCCTGGTTTTGGTTTGTTGATGTTATCTCCTTCTGTGTGCATTGCTCCATCAGATTCTTGAATTTTTTCAGTGTCAGCTTCAGTTTGATTACTTTCTTGACCTAATTCATCACAAAATGGTGCTGAACTACCAATTTCAGTTCCTTTAGCTTTATCCAAATAATCTTTGTTTTTATTCCATGTTAGAACTTGTTCTTCAGTAACTTTTACTTTATGACCTTCATTCATTTTAACAGCTTTTGCCCCTTTTGGTTTTTGGTTTGCAACTGAGCCAGCAGGAACATATTTAGCAGCTTCCGTATGTGGAGAGTTTGTATCTGCGCCACCTTTAGGATTTTTGTCTGATTCCATATCACTATCTGATACTGTTTCAGATTTATCAAAAGGTTTATCTGCTGCTACATGATTGTTAGATGGTCTAACCGAATCTTTATCACCTTTGGCTGTTGCTTTTTCTGTGAATGGACCATTTTTAGTTTTGTCAGAAGGGTTAGTAGCAGGTGCTTCAGGAACTTCACGATTCATAGGTATTTTTGCATCTTCATTTAAAATACCTGCTGCATTACGCATAATTTGTCTTTGGCGGTCAATTTCGTTTTGCATTTCTTTAGTTTCTTCAATAACCCATTCAGCTTTTTCAACAGGTTTGAATTGTTCAGCAATTGGTTTTCTTGAAGAATATGCTTCATTCAAAGACATTAATTTCATTTCTAATTGTTTAGAAGCTAATGCATAACTATTAAATTCGTTAGCAGCACGGTTCATAAATCCACCTATATAGTCATAATCTTCAGCTAAAACTTCAGTATCTTTTTTAGGGGCTGTTTTGATATAGAATTTATGATTTTCTCTAATAATTCCATAAGTTTTACCATCTGCACCTTCAACATGGTATTCAACAACTGTCTTATTGATACTTGGTTTGTTTTCATTCACCAAACCATAGCTCATAAGATTTTTCATTTTCTCTATTTGTGATTCATATATCGTCATTTTGTATATAAATTTTTTTCTATTATACAGTATAATATAATTAGTTTATTTTAAATATAAATATTTCATTATTTTAATGAATTTAATTTATCATAAGTTTTTGACTTTAAATCCCATAACTTATCTATATATCCAGCATTTCTCATTACTTTATAAATAATATTTCCATTCCCCATCTCACCATCTTTCTTTAAAGACTTTTGTCTAATGAATTTTACCTTATCATTTAATCTTTTAACTTTTTTTGATAATATATCAATTTTATAATCATCATCAGTTTCATCAATCATATCAGATAGTTCATCAACCTGAGTCATTAACTTGGCAGCAGTTTTCTTTACATATAGTTCATCAAATTCATTATCATTAAATGGTTTTGGTTCAACAACCCATTTGTTTTTTTCAAGTGAATAAACTCCACTTGAATTAGCAGCATCATTTGAATCTTCAACATATAACTCTATTGGAAACCCATATATTCTCAAATTGTCATGGTCTTGCATCCAAGAATATTTTTTCATTTCAAAATATTCTTTTACAAACTCTATATTTTCATACACATCTTTATAATTCATAATTACATGTACATCTATATCAGAATACTTTGTCCAATTATAATTAGCTAATGAGCCTGTAAACACAATATCAAGTGGCTTTACCCATTTAACATTAAGTGTTTGAATGAAATCATCAGCAATATCCATTAATTTTAATCTCACTTTTGAATTAAGTTTTCCGTTAATCCAAAATTTTGGATTAAGTTGTGGTTTTGGTTCAAGTGAATTGAGATTAATATCACTCATTGATACTTCATCATATAGGTTTTCCTGTAAATTTTCTTTTAATATTGTTAAATAATCCTTATTAAAAATTACTTTTCTCATTGTAAAACAGATTAATATACCATAAATACCCAAAAATTCTCTATTATCCATTTGGATTAATGAAAAATAAATAGTATATTTGCATCGTAATTCAAATTTAAAACGATTTTAAAATATGATTAAGATGGATAAAACACCTCGTGAGATTAAAGAATACTTAGACCAGTATGTCATTGGACAAGATGATGCAAAGAAAATATTGTCCGTGGCAATATATAATCATCTAAAGCGTATATTGATGAATGATGAAGGTATTGGTAACGATGGAGAGTTTGCAGATATACAAGTAGAAAAATCTAATATTATTATGGCAGGAGAAACTGGAACAGGTAAAACATTTCTAGTCAAAACAATAGCTGAAATGCTGGGACTTCCTTGTTATATAGCAGATGCTACAACATTGACTGAAGCTGGATATGTAGGTGATGATGTAGAAACAATTGTTGTTGGTCTACTACAAAAAGCTGATTATAATGTTGCTTTAGCAGAAAGAGGTATTATTGTTATTGATGAAATTGATAAAATTGCTCGCAAAAGTGATAATCCTTCTATTACTCGTGATGTAAGTGGAGAAGGTGTACAGCAAGCATTATTAAAAATAGTAGAAGGTAATGTGGTTGGTGTGCCACCTAAAGGCGGAAGAAAACATCCTGAAATCCCATTGACCTATGTTAATACAAAAAATATTCTTATAATTGGTCTTGGTGCATTCGTGGGGCTTGAACAAAACATAAAGAAACGCTTAAATGTTAATTCAATAGGTTTTAAAAATAAAACGGAAAAACAAAAAGAAATAGAAGGAAATATTCTTAAACAAGTGACTTCACAAGATTTACGTTCATTTGGGCTAATTCCTGAACTAATAGGACGTTTCCCTGTAATTACTTATACAAATCCTTTGACTGAAGAAGATTTAATCAAAATTATTTCAGAGCCAAAAAATGCAATTTTAAAGCAATTTAAGAAACTTTTATCTGTCGATGGTATAAACATATCATTTGATAAAGAAGCTTTGAAAGAAATAGCTAAAACAGCTTTAAAACTGAAATTAGGAGCACGTGGATTACGTTCTATTTTAGAAATAATTTTAACTGATATAATGTATGAAGCACCTGATATGTCAGATACAAAAAATATTCATATTACAAAAGATATGATAATATCAATGCTTGATAAGGTGTATAATTTGAATGAATAAAAAAGATGCTACTTAACTATTATAAGGTAGCTTAATTACATATTAACAGCTTAACACAAATAAAGTAGTAGCATCTAATATTAAATATATGTTAATGTATGGAAAAAAATGTAAAAAATGATAGAAATAACACATTAATGGGTTATTTTCCTGAAAATGAAAGTTTTATTGTAGAACTAAAATTTACAAAAGATAACAATGAAACTGCTGCAAAACTTTTGAGAAGTGCTGTTGATGGTATTGAATTATTGCCTGATTTAGTAATCAGTAAATTATATCGTGGAATTGAAACTATTAACACAGTGACAAACATTAAAAAAAGAGAAGTATTTAATGAAATGGAAAAAGCATTGGAACAATTTAAACAAGATATAATAAATTTCAAATTTGAAGAAATAGATACTAAAAAATATGGAACAGAATACATTGGTAAATTGTAAACAAGTTATCGTTTTACGCAAAGATTTAGGTATGCGTAAAGGGAAAATGGTAAGTCAAGGTGCTCACGCTTCATTAGGGGCATTATTAACAATGTTTACTAAAGATAAAGCTAATGATAAATTCACTAATTATCTATTAACTTATAAGAATAGTGGTGATGATATGGATAAAGAAGATAAGATACTATCTTCATGGTTAGATGGTATTTTTACTAAAATATGTCTTTGTGTTGATAATGAAGATGAATTAGTTTCTCTATATAATAACATTAAAAAAGAAGCTCCCGAAATTCCAATTGTAATGATTGAAGATAATGGTTTAACTGAATTTCATGGTGTAAAAACAAAAACCTGCATTGGTATTGGTCCTTGGGTGAGTGAAGAAATTGATAAGTTTACAAAGCATTTAAAATTATTATAAATGAACAAAATTTATGCAGTTGTTAAGAAAGAATGTGGAGAATACAATGAGGATGGAGTTTGGTATTCTATACTTGCAGCATTTGATATGAAAGAAAATGCTAAAAAATATTTACAAGAATATGAGAAAACAGCATCTAAAGAAGCTTATTATACATCATATTCAGTAGTCACAATCCCATTATTCCTTTCTCGTAAAACAAAAATAAAGCACAGACCAAAACAAAATACTTTTCCTATTGGTGATATTATTAAATTGAAAACATTAAAAAAATAATATGAATAAGATATATTATATGGATGATATTCTTGATGGTGAATTTGAATATCAAACTGTAAGAGAAGTATTATCAAATAATAGGATGAATATTCTTAACTTATGTAATAAAGGATATTTGTTTGATGAAGAGGTTCTTGATAGAGCTGGTATTAAATCAGAATCTAAAAATATATTTGGTGCTGATAATATAAATGTAATTTATATTTCCCATGATAAACCATATTTAGAAGATATTATTCATAATAGACCTATTGGGACAACAGTTTTGAATGATTTCAAAAAGAACATTGATAACAAACATTTTCCTGATAGTCTTAGTGAAGAATATGTATAAGATGATTTTGAATCAGAGTTATATCAAAATTTAAAAGAAAAATATGATGATAACCAATCATATTATGAAGATTAACGTAATATGGGTAATATTTAATATAAAAAAATTTATGAAATTAGAAATAAATTCAATAATAGATAAGGGTGAGTATAAGGGAAAAAAAGTTTCTAAAATACTTTCAAATGATAAAAAGTGTATATTTAGATTGATAAAAGAAGGTTTTAACTTTTCTGATGAAGTGTTGGAACAAGCAGGTATTAAAAAATCAATTCATTCTGTTTCAACAATTTGTAGTATTGTTGAACATGATAATAGTGAATTGACTAAAAAATTAGAAATTGATACCATAGATGCAACAACATTAATTAATGAACTTATAATTAAAGATAACCCTAAACTTTTAACGATTGATTCTGATAATGATGAATCAGTGGATGATGATTTTGATGATGATTTTGAACTTTCTGAAGAAGATATATAATAATGGCACTCTGTAAATATAGTTTAAAAGATAAGATGCTAATCGGAAAATATAAACATCATACCATACAAGATGCAATTGACATTAATCCATCTTATGTGGATTGGTTAAGAGTTCATGCTAAAAATAATTTTGAAATAGATGAAATTGCAGAAGCGTATTTAGTTGATAGATTAGCATTATTCGCAATAAGTAATATGAATAAACATTTAAATAATAAAAATATAAAGTATAAAAAGAAATGAATATATTAAAATTCTCAGCACAATGGTGTATGCCATGTAAAATGATGAAACCAATTTTTAAAGAGGTCTCAAAAGATGAAAAATATAAGAATATTGATTTTATCGAAATTGATATTGAAGATGAAAATCTAATTAAAAAATTCAATATTACTCCAAATGATTTATGTACTAAATATAGTATAAGAAATATACCAACATTAATTATTGTTGATGATGATTTAAATGAAGTTGGTAAAATGGTTGGTGGGGCTGATAAAAACAAAATTACTAATTTTATAGATACAACATTAAATCAAAAGGGAGAATAACTTCTCCCTTTTTTTATAATACATACCATATACCATCTTTATTAATGCCACTATCAATTGTAAATGTAAGCCATTTTCCATCTTTGTAGATTTTTTGGTTTAAAACATTTTCCCATTTTCCATTTACATACACTTTTATACTTTTAACTTTTTTCTTAGCCATATTATTTTAATGCATTTTCAATATCATCTTCAGATGGTTTAACACATATGCTATCATTAGAAGATTTATTATTTAAACTCTGTTTTTCTTCTGGATAATATTTTTTGTAATCATAAAAACGTTTTTCTCCTGCAACTTTAGTCCACCCAACAGCACCAAATAATGATGCAATAGAAGCAATGACTGTTGCTACTCCATATAAATCAGTTATAATGTATCCAGTACAACAAACATCAATGATTAAAACTAACCCACATATCAATAGTAATAAAATCCCTGTTAATGTTACTGACACAAGAAAAAAACTTTTACTTGAATCTCCATTATTTGATTTTATTAACAATTTGATATATTCTACAAATTTCTTCATTATTGGTTCTTATTTTACTCATAAATATTTTAAAAAAAATTAAAAACATTGGTAAAATACTATTTTAGGTCGTATATTTGCAAAAAAGAAAATATGAGAATAATTGCTTTTGCTGGGCGTAAACAATCTGGTAAGTCAGAGTTAGCTTCTGTATGCATAGAAAATTTTGAAAATGTAAGTGTTTTTAGTTTTGGTAATGCGTTGAAGAACTTATGTGCTGAATTGTTAAACATAACATATGATGAATTAAATGAAATAAAGAATATCCCTAATAAGTTTTCAATAGCCCCTGATATAAGGTGGATTAGAATAATCAATAAAAGAACAAATATTGATGAAAAATCAATAAGAGAAACAATTAATGGCACAACTTTTACATCAGTTAGAATGATGCTTCAAATAATTGGAACTAATCTTATTAGAAAATTTGAACCTAATTGGCATGTTGATACATTAGTTAACGAAATTAAAGAATACCAATCAACTGATAAAATAATAATTGTTGATGATTGCCGTTTTCCAAATGAAAAGAAAGCATTGGAAGAACTTGGTGCGGATGTTTATTTCATATTAAGACCAACTAATATGAATGTTTCAAACCATGATTCTGAAACAGGATTAAAATGGTATGATTTTGATTATGATAAAATTATAATCAATGATATGGAAATAAATAAGTTAAGAGAATATTGGAGAATTGAAATGGTCAAAGTTTTAGGCTTATCTCCATGCCTTGATACTATTAAAAACCCAATCATGGGGGATAGTCGTATATTTATGGGTTTTAATTATGCTTTTACTATGGAGAAATGTAAGACTGCTATGGCAGCAGGTATTCTTTTGGAATATGGAGCTATTGATAAAACAAATGGTTTCATTCATTATCATAGTAATAATGAACATTTATATGATATTATATACACTACATTATATGGTATGACAAGAACGAAAGAAGAAATGCCTGATATTGAACTTTATAATCCGTATATTGTTGAAAATCTTAAAATGTTTATGGATTAACATTTATTAGATATTAATTTTTTGGTTTTATAGAAATTAGTATTATATTTGCATTGTTTTAATAATGACAAATATGAAACTAAAAATAATAAAAAGTATATATTCGTTTTTTCTGAATGATAATCATATAACATGGTTAATAGTTATTAACTGTTTTGTTACATTTTTATTGGCATTCAGTAGTATTCCATTGTGGCTACATGATAGAATGGTTACTATTGATTTGATTTTAACAATAATATTTGGAATCGAAATTGCTATTAAAGTAAAAATATATGGAAAACGGTTTTTCAAAAAACATATAAATACATTTGATTTTATATTGGTTGTTATTAGTTTATTACCATTGTTTTTTGGCTCTTATTTGGAAAGAATGGATTATCTCTTGGTATTAAGAACTGTTAGGATTTTTAAATGTACAAGATTATTCAGAGCAATACCAAATTATGAAAGACTATTATTGAACCTTAAAATTGCATTTAGAGCTAGTATTGGTGTAATTGTTGGGATATTCATATTAATATTTATCATATCAATTATATTATCAAGCTTATATTCTAAAATCGCTCCTGAATATTTTGGTAATCCAATTGAATCCATATATACTGTATTTAGAATGTTTACAATTGAAGGGTGGTATGACATACCTAACGCAATTGCTGACAATACATCACCACTAATAGGAACAATTAGTAAAATTGCATTTTGTTTGATAGTATTGATTGGTGGTATGTTTGGTATGAGTTTTGTTACATCATCATTTACAGATGAATTAGCTGTTGATAATAATGATAATGTAATGAAAGAATTACAAGAATTAAAAGAGATGATTAAAAAACAAAATGAGAAGCTTGGGGATAACGATTAGTATTGTTTTATGGATGTTTATCACAATTATTATGGTAATAACTGTTATCGGAATGATACCATTTCTGATAACAGATGAAAAAACTAATAAATGCTATTGGTTTGAAATATTAGAAACATTAATTAATAAATATTAACATGAAAGAAGGAACAAGAATTGAAAAAACATTGTCAGAAAACCAAAATTTTCCAGTTAAAGTTGATGACAAAATTTATTGGATTTCTCGTGCAATGGCAGTAGTTGGATATGTGTTTAAAGAAGTTGATGGCAAACTATTTGTGTTAACTGAAAAGCGTGGAAAAGGTGCAGCAGATTATATTGGTCATTTCTGCGTTCCATGTGGTTATCTTGATTTTAATGAAACTTTGGAAGATGCTGTTCTTAGAGAACTAAAAGAGGAAACAGGTTTTATTGGTGATAAAGAAAAACTTATATTATTAAAAGTTAATTCTTGCCCAACAGAAAACAGACAAAATGTTAGTGCACATTTTGCTTATTTTGCAGATGACAAAGAAGATTTTTCTTTGGAGAAAGCTATTGGTGGTGAAAAAGATGAAATTGAACTTGTTAAATGGATGTATATTGGAAAAATTACAGGTCTCAAATGGTGGGAAAAAATCTTTAAAAAAGATAAACGTAAAACATTAACATCTGATTTTGATTGGTTTTATTCTCATAAATGGGCATTTAGTCATCATTTAAGGCTTGACGATTATCTCTCAAAGTTTTATAAAGTAAAAATATAATTATTTATATGATATAAAACTATTAATATGAAAGCAAAAACTAAAATTGGAACTATTGAAGATTATGTTAAAGCTAACAGAAAAGCTTCAAGAGAAGAAGAACTAGAAAGAAACGGTGGACGGTGGGTAGCAAAAGACCGTCCCCATAAAAATAAAAAGGCATATAATAGAAAAGAGGGTAAAAGAATCAACTTCGATTACCCTCTTTATTATTTATATAATCTTAATTAAGGATTTTTAGCTTCTAAAGCTTCTACTCTTGTAGTTAATGCAGCAATAGTATTTTGTAAGGTAGTAATTAAAGCATCTACATCTTCTTTAATTGCAACTGTTTTTCTTTCACCATCTAAAATAGCTACAATATCACCTTTACTTTCCAACTCTAAAATTCCAATATTAGAACCAACATTAACAACGTTTCCAGATGTAATTGTTAATATTTCAACAGGAGAACTAGAACCTGATGGGTTTGGATATGCAGTAATAGATTTACCATTTTGTAAAGCTAAACCATTGTTTATGATGTTATTAACGGCTGTTTCAATAGTATTTTCTCTATTTGTAGCTCTTGTTACTTCAGAACCTAAATCTCTGGTTAAAGTTGCATAATTTTGAGCTTGTAAAGTTGTTTCAGCAGTCAAATCACTTCTAACACCTGCAATATTAGTTTTATTTTCTTCGACACTTGTTTTAATAGCAGTATCATCATAATTATTTAAACCTTCAAGTTTAGTTTTTAATGCAGTTGTGAAGCTTTCTTGCGAAAGACCCATACCATCTACTTTATCAACTTTAGTTGCAATTGCTTGTTCATTAGCAGTGATTTTCTCTTCTAATGCTGTATCAGCCGTTTTATATGCAGTATCTAATGATGCTATATCATTTTTAATATCTGTATCATTGTAATTATTTAATCCTTCAAGTTTAGTTTTTAATGCAGTCGTAAAATCTTCTTCTGACAAGCCTTTGCCTTCTACTTTATCAACTTTAACTTCAACATCACTTAAATAAGCTACTTTGTTGGCATTTTCACCTGATTGACCTTGTTCTTGAACTGTTACTCTAACACCAGCTGGTACATTTAAGTTTAATGGATATTTTGAAGAACCAAAGTCCATTATATCATATTGACTTAATTGAGCAATAGTTGCACCATCAGCAGGATTACTACCATCTGTGCCATATTTAGTACCAACAATTTGTCCACCTGAAGGTAAAACAATTTTAGATTTACTTTCATCCCAAGTTACTTTCGTTTCTAAAGCATTGTTAATATTTGCTTCAGCTTCTAAAGCTCTTTCATGTTCATAATCAACATCAGTTCTTAACTTAGCTTCAACACCACTTGCACGTGTTTCTTCAGCAGTAATTTTTCCATTTATTTCTGAAATCGCTTCATCAATAGCGATAATTTTAATACCATCTGAAGTTACTTGTATATATGATTGAGATGATGGGTCTAATTTTATTGAAAATATGTTTCCATTTAATTCTAAACCATTTCCTGCTTCGTATGTATCAACTAATTCACCAATATTAACTTTTGTTACTTTTTCACCATCAGTTGTATCAAATGTAAATACTAATTCTTTAGTTGTATCATCATATTCAACATTTTTTAAGAATTGGTCTTTAGGAATGTTAATATCTCCTTTTACAACTCCATCAACCATTAATTCATAATGTAATTGATTATCAACATCTTGAACTAATTCAACAGAAGAAATTTTTCCATTAACATCTTCTATTAATGCAATTTCTTTTGTATCATTATATGTTGGTCTATTAGCTTTGCCATTTAAATTGATTTCTAATGATGCACTACCTAAATCAACTTTATTCCATTTAGAAACCATACCAATGTTGAATGTCTGACCAGATAGTTCATCAGCACCTTCACCAACTAAATTAGCATAATTATCCAATTGAATAATTTTATATTTCTTACCTTCTTTTTCAGCTTCAGTATAAGAAACTTTGTTTTCTTTTAAATCTTCAATGACAGGTCTTATTTCATTATCAATACCACCATTGATAGTATTAACAGCATCTACCAAATTATCATTAACTGTTTTAATACTTTCATTGATAACATCAATCATTGCATTAACACGGTCAGCTTCATTTGTTATTCCACTATTAATATCTTCTATTAATGCCACTTCTTTTGTATCATTATATGTTGGTCTTTCTTCTGAACCATTTATATTAAATGGAAGTTTGGCAGAACCAAAGTCAGCTTTATCCCATTTAGATACCATTGCTAAATTCACACCTTCACCATCAGTCATAATACCTGAAAGTGTATCAAAGTTGGCTAATTGAATAGTTTTTCTATTAGTATCAAATTCTTGATATTTAACAGCTTTTGCTAATTCAGGTCTTATTTCATTATCAATACCACCATTAATAGTATTGAAGCCATCAGCCATATTTTGATTAATTGTATTAACAGCAGTCACTAAATTATCATTAACTGTTTTAATATCAGCTTTAATTTCATCAACATCAACTTCTTTTACTTTTTCAGCTAATGCAGCTTCAGCAGCAAGTGCCCTTTCAGTCTCAATATTGATATTTCCTTGTAAATTTGCTACATCAATTTTTCTTTCAGTAGTTTCAACATTGATGTTAGTTTGTAAATTAGTCTCAGCAGTAAGTGCTCTTTCAGTTTCATCAACAGCTAATTTCTTAGCTTCTGCTATTGCAGGTTTAATTTCATTTTCAATACCACCATTAATAGTGTTGAAACCATCAGCTACATTTTGATTGATTGTATTTATTGAAGTTACTAAATTGTCATTAACAGTTTTAATATCATCTTTTACTTTGTCTAATTCAGATTGAGAAATAAATTTAGACATATCTACTTGCAAACCATTCTCAGTAAGAGTTAATCCGCCATTAGGGTCTAAATTAATTTTCAATTCGACTGTTGTTCCTTCTTCTGAAGAAGTTTTTGTTACAACTATTGAATTGTCTGATAAAATGTTTGTTATTACACTATCAAATGGAACTTCAATTTCAGCTTCTCCATATAAACGAGAGCCTAAATAGATATAGTTATGTAACGTAATATTGTTATCTCTAACAAACCACATATAACCTTTGGTTGTGCCAGCTTTTTCGGCTGCTTTAAACTCAGGTAGTAATACTTGTTTTATACCGACAAGTTTTTCAGTTGTTTCACTCATTGTATATTATTTTTTAATATTTATTAATTAGTAAACATATCATCAGGAATTTCTGGTTCCTTATAATCTAAATCACACAAATCAACAAATACACCAAAAGTATAATATCTTACATCTGTACCACACCCATCCAATAAGATACCTTTTTCTTCTGCAATTTGTTCAATTTCATTAAAAGTTTTTTCCATGATTTCTGTTTATTATAAATATCAAAAAAATGGTGCAAATAAATAAAAAAAGCAAGGATTATTCATCCCTGCTCTTTTCTAACGCATTTAATTTTCTTTTTACTCTTTGATAATACGCTTCAGTACCATCTTTTGTAAAACCAGTACCCCCATTCCACATTCTTATAGCTTTTTCAACATTATTTGTCGGATTATAAGTTTTTTGTATTAAGTGGAAAATTTCTTTGGATTTTTCAATACTATATCTGTCTTTATAAGTATATTTGTTATAACCAAGTATTCGATTGCAATCTCGTATCATTATTTTTGATATTTGTAAATATCCAACATGATTTCCTGTTTTTGATACCGCATTAGGGTCATAACGACTTTCTGTATAAGCGATTGCTGATATTACATTATTCCAATCGAAATTTTTTTCAATACATTGTCCTTTTAAAGAATAACAAGTAACAATTAAAGTAATTAATAAAATGTGTTTTAGTTTTCGCATTAATTTATATTTAGTGTGGAAGATGTCATGTGTAAACATAACAATGGCTGCTTTCTTCAGGAGAGCAGCCAAAACTTCCTTATTATTAGTAAGAATTTACAGATAGCATACCTTCTCGACTTATTTTTCCATCACACCAATCTTTGATAACTTGTTTGATTAACTTATCTCTTTGTTCTTTGTTGTGATAAATATTTTTAAATTTATCTTGTATCAAATAAAATAACTGAGATGTTGTCATTGTATTTAATGCATCTCCATTACTATTTTTCATACTAACTACTCTTGTCTTGATTGGATAACCATTGTTATCTATATCATCAATAGTGGATTTAATAAAGTTTTTATCTAAATAATTTTTAATTATAAGCACTTTATTAGCTTCTGGATAAAACGCTTCATTCAAAGCTAATTGAATGAATAAGTTCTCAATATTTTCAGAAATTATTATTTTTTTACCCATTATTATATATTTTCTATTAAATATAAATATTATTTAATGACTCTTTGTGTCATTTTACTTTTAAAACCTTGCAAATATACAATTAAAAAACGAGAAATGCCAACTATTTCTCGTTTTTCATTATTATTTAATAAAATTTTCAGTTTTTAATATTATTACATTATCATCATTAACTTCATCATCATCCATGTCCAACATTAAATCAGTAATAGGATTTTCAAGAAACTCTTGAATAATTCTTAATACAGGTCTAGCACCATATTCTGATTGGTCTTTTATTTTATCAAACAAAAAATTCACAAATGTTTCGTTATAAAATTCATTTTCTAATGAAAATCCTATTTCAATTAATCTATTGTCAAGATTATGTAATTCCAAACGAATAATGTCTTTAATATTATCATCTGTTAATTTATTGAAATAAATAATATCATCAATACGATTAATAAATTCAGGTGGGAATTTCTTTTTTAATTCTTTTTGAATGATTGTTTTTGTATTAACTTGTTCATTTCTTACTAACCCTAAGCCACCACCAAAATCTGATACTTGTTTTGCTCCTGTATTTGATGTTAATAGAATTATTACATTTTTAAAATCAATTTTAGCCCCTGTATTATCTGTTAAACAACCTTCATCAAACAATTGTAAAAATACATTATAGATTTCTTGATTTGCTTTTTCAATTTCATCTAATAATAGCACACAATATTTTTTATTTTTAATGATTTCAGTTAGTTGACCACCATTATCATAACCAACATATCCAGGTGCAGAACCAATCAATTTAGTAATAGAACTTTTTTCAGCATATTCAGACATATCAAGTCTAACCAAATATTTTTCATCACCAAAAACTTCTTTAGATAGTTTTTTAGCTATTAATGTTTTTCCAACACCAGTAGGACCACCTAAAAACATTACAATAGGCTTATTTTTATTTGACAATCCAACTCTATTTCTTTTAACAACTTGGCAAATTTTATCAATAGCATCATCTTGTCCAATAATGCTACTTTTTAATATTTCATTAATATTTTTCAATGATGATTTTTCTGTTGTGCTTAATTTAGTGATAGGTATTGATGTTTTTTCTGATACTAATTCACAAACATCATTATCATATACAGTTCTTTGTTCTGTATTATAACGATTATTTTTTTCTAATAATGACAATTTAATTTTTAGTGTGTTTTCTTTAGCATTTAAATCAGAAATACCTTCATAAGTTTCATTACTAAGAATTTTTCTTTTTTCATCTTTAATTCTTAATAATTCTTCTTTAATATTAGTTATTTCAGGTGTGTCTTTAATTTTCAGAACAACCCTAGATGCTGATTCATCAAGTAAATCTATTGCAGAATCAGGAAGGTTTCTATCCGAAATATATCTGTTTGCTAATAATACACATGATTTAATAGCTTCATTAGTATATTTTACATTATGATATGTTTCATAATACTCTTTACAACCATTAAGAATAGTTATAGATTCATTGATAGATGATGGTTCAATAACAATTTTTTGAAAACGTCTTGATAATGAACTGTTATTTTCTATTGTATTTTTATAATCTTTAAAATTAGTAGTTCCAATTACTTGAATATCCCCATCAATTAATACATTGTTTAACATAGATGCAACATTTACATCTCCTGCTTGGTTTTTTTCACTTAAAGCGTTATGAATATCATCAATAAAAATTATATAATTTTTATCGTTTTTTACTTCTTCTAAAAACCCCTTTAAGCGTTCTTCAAACATTCCTCTGAAATTAGCACCTGCAATCATTGCTGAAATATCCATTTGAACAATTTTTTTCTTATGATAAGCAACAGGGGCTTTTTTCTCAACAATCAAATTAGCCAAATGACGACAAATAGCTGTTTTACCAACACCACCATTTCCAACCAATATTAAGTTGTTTTTATTTCTTCGACCAAGAATATTAAACATTTGTCCAATTTCTTTTTCTCTTCCGACAATTTTATCAATTTTTCCTTTTGAAGCTAAATCATTAAGATTTTGTGAATATGTATCAATTAATGTGGTTTTTTGTGCTTTTCTCGCTTTCAATATTTGAGATGAACTTATGCTTTTAACCTTTGATGGTAGTTGTTTTGGTTTTGTTTCAACTTCTTCAACGAGGTTATTGTTCATAATATAATTTTCAAACATATCATATGTTAAACCAACCTTACCAAACATTTCTTTTATTTTTCCATCAATAAATAACATAGATAATATCATATGTAATGTATTGACCTTTTCATGATTGTGTTTTACTCTTTCAACATTAGCCTGAATTATATATTCGTTGAAATTTTCACTAAACCTTGGTATGTCAAATTGATTTAATGGGGTTGGGTTTTGGCTTAAATAGTAACTATATTCATCAACAATACTTTTAATAATTTCTGTCATTAAACATTCTTCTAATGCAGCATAAGCAAGGCAATTTTTATTTTCTAATACTCCTACAATGAAATATTCAGATACTATGTTTTTTGAGGGAAACTCATTGATTAATGTGGTTTCTATATATTTTAAAATATTAGTCAAATCATCTGAGAAAGATTTGTTTATTGGATTCATATTCTAATTTTTTATTACAATATATATAAAAATGGTTAAAAAGTAAAGATAATGACCTAAAATATTGAATTATGTGGGAAATATAAAAAATAAGTCGTATATTTGCATTAACTAAAGAATAAAATATGAGTGCAATTTTAAACATATATAAAGATAATGTAGATTATACATGGTATGATAGTTCAAATGTCTTATATTCAGAATGTTACGATAAAGATAATGATTTGAAGGATTTGAAAATAGTATTTAAAGGTGGAAGAAGTTATCTTTATGAAAAGATAGATGTAAATGATTATTTGATGTTTAGGAGTGATTTATCACAAGGTAAAGCATTAAACAAATATATTATTATTAAAGATGCGAATGGTAATCCTAAACATAATGTAGTTCGTTTACCTGATACTGATTTGAATGAATTGGAAAATAGTCGTTTGATGATTATAGAAGAAAGAAATAAATCTGTTGAAGAAACCAACAATACTATTTATCATGTTGAATTAGATGAATCAAATGATAATGTTAAATTGTTATTTGAAGATAAAGTTGTATTTGAAGGAGTTGAAAATAAGATTTCAATCTTCAAATTATTAAAAGCTTTGAACATAAGAGCCGATATTACTAAAGTAGAAATACCAAATTTAAATAGTGATGACAAATATTGATAAACTAGCAGAAAGAGAAGCTTTATATATTAAAGCAAAAGAAATGTATTATAATGAAGAACCAATAATGGAAGATAGTGCATTTGATGAACTTGAACAATGGCTAAAAGATAATGGTTCAGAAGTTGTTAAGAAAGTTGGTTCTTGGGATAGAAAAGCTAAATTCCCACATCCATCTAAAATGGGTTCATTGGAAAAAATACAAGCTGACAAATCAACAGGTGAAGCACCTTGGGAATTATTTAAAGCTTGGTATGATAATATCAAATCTGTTATTGGTAAAGATTTAGTAACAATCGAATGGTCTCAAAAACTTGATGGAAATGCGGTTAATTTAGTATATGAAAATGGTATTTTAACAAAAGCATTATCACGAGGTGATGGCATTCTTGGTAGAGATTATTTATCAAGAATAGATAAAACACAAATTCCTTTATCAATACCTATTACTGATAACATTGTTGAAGTAAGATGTGAAGCTGTTATTGAAAAAAGAATATTTGCTGAAAAATATGCCCGTTTGCCTGAATTGACTGAAGAAAAAAATGCTAAAAGATTTTCTAATGAAAGAAACTATGTTGCTGGATTATTAAATAATGATGACGCAACTTCAGAACAAATATCAGAAATTCATTTGATACCTGTTGAAATGCATGAAGTGTTATTAAATGGTAAAATAATTTATTGGGATATTAATGATATTAGAAACTGGGGATTTGCTCATTATAAAGATTTATGTTTAAATTATGAACATCTTAGTATGAGTAAAGAAAAGTTTGAAAGAGCCTTTAAAGAATATGAAGATTTTAAACATAATGAAAGCCCATATCGTTTAGATGGTATGGTAGCTAAAATAAATTCTTCACAACGTGATTATGTTGGAGAAACTACACATCACCCTAAATGGGCGTTAGCAATTAAGTTTAAACCTGAAAATGCTTCAACATCTGTTGAAGGATTTGAAATTAAAATGGGAAAAACAGGAAATTTTACACCTGTTGTTTTGCTTAAACCAGTAGAACTTGATGGGTCAATAGTATCAAAAACTAGTGGCTATAACTACAAATATATTATTGATAATAAAATTGGTGTAGGTGCAATCGTAACATTAGTTAAATCAGGTGATATTATTCCACAAATTACATCAGTTGATGTTCCAGCAATTGAAACGTTTGAAATGCCAACTGTATGCCCTCATTGTGGTTCTCAATTAGAAATCGTTAATAACACTCATTTACATTGTCCTAATGATGATTGCGAAGGTAAAAAATTATTTAAATTCATTAACTCAATGAATGTTCTTGAATTAGATGGGGTTGGAGATGCTTTTTTAGAAGAATTATTTAATAAAGTTAAACAACCAGCTTCATTTTATATTACAAATCATGATGATGGTGATGTTACAACTGATTATCTAATTGATTGTGGAATGAAAGAAGGAAAAATACTTGAAAACTTTGTTAAACAATTAAATAATCTTAAAAAATTAACTGTTGAACAAGTGATTAGTTTCATGTCTTTAGATGGTATGTCTATTGGTGGAAAAACTGTTAAAGAAATCGCCAAAAAGTTATCAGGGGTTGATTATTCTTTTACTGGTCTGGAAAAGAAAGTTGTGTATGGATGGGATAAAAATGATGATGACCACTCTAAATTAACAACATTTAACAATTTATGTGAAGATATTGTAATGCATGGGCTTCCTATTGAATTTGTTAAAAAAAGAGAAGGCAATATAATTAAATTATGTTTAACTGGCTCACCAAAAAAATTCAACTTTTCATCTAAGGGGGAATTTATTAAATTCTTGGAAAATAAAGAATATGTTGTTGATGAAGTATCAGTAAAAGATTGTGATTATTTGGTTACTGATGATATTGAAAGTAAATCATCTAAGACAACAACAGCCAAAAAGTTAAACAAACAAATAGTAACTTATGATTATTTTAATTAAATATGAGTACAAAATTATATAATGGGATTCGTTTTAAATCCCGTAATATGGGTGACATATTACAACAATTAATTTCAATTAGAAAAGATGCTGTTAAAATAGCTAATGAACTTTTAACCATTGAAGAAATAAAATCATTTATTATTCTAAATAATCTTATTGGTGCTGATTGTCATAAGATATACAAAGCGTTAGTAACTGATTTAAATTCTGATTGTAGAACATTATTAAGTATTAATTTCAATTTTACAATTTCGTTAATACCAGAGAAAAATGGTTATGTTTATGGTTATTATTTTGCTGACCATCAGAAAGAATATTTTGAAATGATAGAACCATTTGTTGAAGATTATCATTACCAAAATCAATGTGATAAGCCTGACAATATTTCAAATAGGGAATGGAATAATAGACGTAAAAAATGGGATAAACTTCTTGGATATGATTCTTTTACTCAAAGAGCATTTAGTTTTGTAGTTGTTAATACTAGTGATTTAGATATTTTTTCAATTTTCAAAAAAATAAAAGATGCTGTTGAAGAACTTAAAAAAGAAGATTGTTGGCATGATGAAATTAAATTAAATTTTAGGGATGGTAAAGAGATGCATCTTGGGGAATATCCACATGGATTATTTGTTTATGAAAATACATTATGTTTCAAAGATGAATATAATGATAGTTATATAATTTCATCAGGTGAAGCTTTTTGGGGTGGAACTAAAACTAAAGATGAAAGAGATAATTTAATTATTAAAACAGTAGTATAAATTTTATGGCAGAAATAAATGAAAAATTAAACATACCTGATAAAATTAAAGTTGGGTTTCAAGAAAGAGGTGATACTTACACAGGTAAATTATCATATGTTACATATATTAATAAAAAAGGAAAATTAGCTAAAGAAATATCATGGGAAGGATGGAGAGATAAAAAAATCACTCCACTTGAACTTGATAATGTACCAACTGAAGGATTTGTCCTCAACAAAAAAGCTGGTGGATATTCAACTGGTTGGAATCATAGACAAACATATTGTAGAGTGTATGACCCAAGAGATTTTGAATTTGAAATAAGTATTGAAAATCTTTTATATATACTTCAGGAATGTACATCAAGTAAAGGTAAAGGGTTAGAAGGTAAATTTGTATATGCATGGTCAGGCAAAGATTTAGTATTACTTCCTGTTGATTCACTTGATTATAAAATGTCAAAACAATTAATTGATAGTACTGAAAAAATAACCATGAAATCTTTAAAAATTGGAGCTTCATACAAAGGCAAAGTCCCAAATAGTAAAGATATTTCAGACAATTTAGTATATATTGGAAAAATGACATGGCATGGTTTTGCTGGTATGTCAATTGATTGTAACGATTATAATTACAACTATAAACTTGTTAGTAAAGTAGTACCAACTTTTGTTGATATTAATAAAAAACATTTTTATGGTTATTCATCTTTAACATCTTTATATCATTTAGTAAATGAAAATACTTTATCACTATCTGAAGTGGAAGATTATAAAGAAAAATTTTTACATACATTTCATGGTGAAGCAGACCAAATAGATAAATTATTCATAGTAAAAGGTTCAAAGAATCGTTATTTTGATGTTTATGGACATTGTGACACTTTATATGAGACTGAAAATGGTGAAGTTATGGATATACAAATTGATATAACAAGACTATTGAACAATAAAACGTGGAGTCAATTATCATATACTGAACGACAAAATATGACAATTGATGAATTTAATAAAAAAGCAACAAAAAGATATAAATTTTATATAACTAAAGTAAATCGGCTAACAAATGATAATAAAGAATTTGAATACCAATATAAATACACAAAAAGAGAATCAAGATGGAGTAATTATTATGACGGTTTTCAAGAATTTGCTTGTTCTGAAGAAGAAGCAAATTTAATAATTGAAAGAATGAAATATCATTATAGTATATGGGTCAAAATGAAAAATGGTGATGAATTTCCAATGCAATATGATTGTAGGAATTTTTCATTAATTGAATACTTTAAATAATAAAAATAATTTAATAAAATATGGAAAAAGATTTAATAATTTCAACTGCAACAGATAAAATTGAAAAAGAATTAGCACGAATTGAAAAAGAATTAAAACCATCTGCTTATACTCCTAAAACAAATTGTAGATTTAGTTATCAAGATAGAACTTCAACAGGTGAAGGTATTAACATACGAATCATTAATGATATTAGTGAGCTTGTAAAAATGATTGCATTTGTTAATCGTAAATCTGAAGATTATGAAAATGCAACAAAAATCATTGCTGCTTCAATTCCAGACTTTAAGATTGTTCCATTTACATGGAATGGGTTTTCAATAAGTGATTGGCAGGATGACCTTATGTATTTTATAAGAAAAATTCTTTATACACAAAGAGTTAAAGAACTTACTGAATATAAGAAAACATTAGAGCCATTATATTCACAAGATAAAAAAGACCAAATATTAATTGAATCAATTTTATCTAAAATTAACTTTTAAATAAAAACAAGATGGATAAGAAAAAAGCTATTATAATTAGTGGTTTCCCAGGTGTAGGGAAATCCACTACTTATACATTACTTAACAAAAAATTAACAATTCTGGATTTAGATTGTTCTAGTTTTGATAAAGCTGATTTTCCTTCTAATTATATTGAATATATAAAAGAAAATATGGATAAAGCTGATATTATATTCATATCATCACAACAAAGTGTTAGAAATGCGTTAGTTGAAAATAAAATCCATTTTACTTTATATTATCCATCTAAAAAAAGGAAAAAAGAATTTCTTAAAATATACAAAGATAGAGGGAATTCAGATAAATTCATTGAATTTGTTAATAACAATTTTGAACGTTTTATAAATGATATAAATGAAGAAACTGAATATAATAAAATTATTCTTGAAAATGAAAATGATTTTATTATGAATGATGTCAATTTTGAAACATTACTTAAACTTAATTATAAAATAAAATGATTGAAAAATATACAAAAAGACCAGTAACAATTGAAGCTGTATAGTTATTAGATAATGATGATTCAATTATAGAATGTATTGAATTTGTTTTTAATATTGGAATGGAAACTTCTATGTTTGGACAGATGGCAACGATTAACGATGTTAAAACTAAAGGTGGCTTTGAAATTCCTACATTAGAAGGAAATATGAAAGCATCATTTGGTGATTATATAATAAAAGGTGTTGAAGGAGAATTTTATCCATGCCGAAGTGATATTTTTAATAAAACTTATATTAAAGCTGAATAATGAATAGTGTAGATAAACAGTATCAAGATTTGTTGAAAAACATTCTTGAAAACGGAAATGTAAAAAAAGACCGTACAGGAACAGGAACTAAATCAATTTTTGGAACGCATATGAAAATTGATTTACGAAAAGGATTTCCACTCTTAACAACAAAAAAAATGTTCACTAAAGGAATTATACACGAATTGCTTTGGTTTCTGAGTGGAGATACAAATATCAAATATCTTGTTGATAATGGAGTTAATATTTGGAATGATGATGCTTATAGATGGTATTGTGAATTAATAGATAAACACAATTCTATTATTGACACAAGTGGTATTTTAACAGTTGTGGATTACAATGGCATTGAACATTTTTATAATTATATGGAAAAAGCGAATGAAAATGTTTTTTTATCAAGATGTAAAAATGGACATAGATTTAAATATATAGAGAATGATTCTTTAATAAAATTTTATGAATATGGTGATTTAGGCGATGTTTATGGTAAACAATGGAGACGATTCGGAGAAAGTAATACTGACCAGATACAAAACATTATCAATACATTACAAACTAATCCTGATGATAGAAGAATGTTGTGTATTGCATATAATCCTGATGTATTAAATGAAGTGGCATTACCACCTTGTCATGTACTTTTCCAATTCTATACAAGAGAATTGTCAAATACTGAACGTTGGGAGTTATACTATAATAAATTTAAAGATGAAGAAATTGATAATGATAATTTTTCTTACCCACATCTTGATGTTTATGGTCAAACAAATCAACATACTTATAATGGTGAATATGACTATCTTTTAGAAGAAGAAAATATACCAACAAGAGAATTATCATGTTCATGGTATCAAAGAAGTGTTGATTCATTTTTAGGTTTACCATTTAATATTGCTTCATATGCATTACTAACACATATGATTGCTCATGTTTGTAATATGTCTGTTGGTGATTTAATATTTAATGGTGGTGACACTCATTTATATTTAAATCATTTAGAACAAGCCAAAGAATTAATTTCAAGAAATGTACTTGATTCACCAACATTATACATAAATCCTAAAATCAAAACCATTGATGAATTTAACTTTGAGGATATTAAAATAGAAAATTATGTATCACAAGGTGCTTTAAAAGCACCATTATCAACTGGTTTATAAAATATCTTATAAATAACATAAATTAACGAGAATCCTTTTGGAGTTCTCGTTTTTTATTCGTATATTTGCATTGTAAAACTAATGTATAACCAAAAATATAATGTCATGAACAATGCAGAAAAATATTTTATCCCTGATAGTTACCCAATGATTGAAGAAGAGGTGACTGAAGAAATTATAGTGTTAAATAAGGCTGAAGATATACCTTTGCCAAATATGATTTATATGCCTTGGCAAGTAATTAATGAAGCCCCAACAATAGGTTTTAATAATGATGAAAAAAAGATATAGAAAATGTTGCAAGTGTGGAAAGCTTGCAACATGGACATATATGCCATCTGGTAATGGTCAAAGATGGTATTGTGATGATTGTGTTAATCGTGGTTGTACATGTAATTTACGTGATTTAAGTTTTGATGGAGAACCTAAAACCACTAATAACCTTATTTGGTGGTCAAAAGAAGTGTATGATAAAGCATGGGAAACAGATGAAGATATTAAAATAGAAGATTTAGGTACAAGAGAACGTATGCCTGATTCTTTTTATTATGAACGTTTGGATGAAAAAGGTAGAAGAAGCCCATGTTGTGAATATTGGTATGATGAAGAAGGTGATGATTTTGAAGAAACTCAATATTATATTACTAAAGCAATGATTTTATCTGTTTTAGATAAAAGCAAATATAAATTATCAATTTCAGCATCATTGGTTAGTGCCATTAATGAATTTATTTCCAAATTAAAAGACAAAGGTAATTATAATACGTTTATGTCAAGATTTTATAATGTATGTTCACCTTATTTCAAAATTGGCTATTCAGCTAAAATAAATCGTAAGTTTTATCTTTCAGTGAGGGATAAATTAAGAGAGCTAAGAATTAAACAACCTTATTCATGGGAAATAGATGAAAAATAGAAAAGATTTTATTAAAGAATATATTAAAAATAATTTGAATAGTGCTAATGTCGAAGAAGTGATGAATGCAACTTTTGACTTCTGTAATGACTTTATAGAAACTGAAGATGAACTTCCTTCGGAAGAAAATGGTTTCTTTAATAAACCTGTTATTATGGTACTTGAAAATATTAAAAAACCTAATAAATATACTGCAAAAATAGGAAAATATTATAAAGACCATTTATACAATACAAATGAAGAGGTATTTTTATGGCGTAGTGATGTTTTTGAATATGGTCTTAATCCAGAAAATGATGAATATAAAGTGGTTGCTTGGAGACCAATAAATTTTGAATAATTATGAAGATATTTTTTCCTGGGTCATTTGACCCTTTTACAATTGGTCACGAAAATTTGATTTTAAGAACAATTGATATTTTTAAGAATGAGAAAATTGAGTTTGATATAGCTGTGGCAATAAATCCAAATAAAAAAGGCTATTTTCCAGTAAAAGAAAGATATGAAGCATTGAAAAAATGGGCACGATTATTTCCACAGTTTCATCCTGAAATATGTAATATGTGTAAATTTAATATATGTACTTATGATAATTTGACATATGATTATGCAAATAAAATAAAAGCTGATTTTATTTTAAGAGGGATTAGAAATACAATAGATTTTGAATATGAAAAATCTATCGCAGATTTCAACAAAAAATTTGGTAAAATTGAAACATTATTTTTGATGAATGACCCATCAATTGTTGCATCTTCAACAATTGTAAGAGAACTTCTTAAAAATATAAAAGAAGAAGAAGCTATGTCATTATTTCCTAAAGGATATAATATTTTAGACATGAGTGAATATTATGATACTTTTGAATAATATGGAAGAATTAAAATATAGTAAACACGAATTACTTGCATTTAGAAATCTTTTATGCTTACATCATATTTTTATTGATGACATTGAAGTGTTAGATAAATTTTTGAGAAGTGCTTATATAATATTTAATGTAATGAATTTCTCTAATAAAAAATGTGATAAAGGTCTTGAAGAAATATATGATAAAACATATCACGATGCTAAAAAATATTATTTAAACTTAATAAAACAAAAAAATAATGAGACATTATCCGAGCTTCGAAAATCAGAAGTATGACCATACATTAGATAATGATATGATTATCGCTGAAAATAAAATTGATGGACAAAATTTTGTTGCAAGATATAATGCTAGAACTAAAGAATTTATTGCATTTGGTTCAAAAAAGATGATTGTTGATGAAACACATGAACAGTTTGGTAATTGCGTTAAAATATTTAAAGAAAAATATGAAGAAATAATCAAAAATATTATTAAAGAAAATTCTAAAAAGAAAGGTGTCTTTAATAGTATTGATGAAATTCATTTCTATTTTGAATACAGTGGAGAAAATTCATTTTGTGGTTTCCATCAAGAAGGTGATGAAATGACATTAACCTTAATTGATGTATTTTTAAAAAAGAAAGGCTATCTTGAACCAAAAGCATTTTATGAATTATTTGATAATACAGGAATTAAATTGCCTGAAATAATTTATAAAGGTTCTCTCACCCAAGAATTTATTCAATCTATTAATGAAAATGATTGGACTAAACCTGATTGTTTATATCCAACAGTAAAAGAAGGTGTGGTTTGTAAAAGAACTACTATGCTTAAAGGTCAACGATTGCCAATGGTTAAAGTGAAAACTAATTGGTGGATAAATAAATTAAAAGAAAAATATCCTAATAACTGGAAAGAATTAGAATAATTTAAGTTATTTTAAGGATTATATTTTGCGAATATATTAGATTATTTGTATATTTGCATTAGAAATAGTATTAACTAATTAATAAAATATAAAATGGTAAGAAATAGTTTTGAATTGGCTGTTATTGCTCAACAATGGGCTAATAAAGCAAAAGAGAGTATTGCAATGATTTTGGAAGATTTTATGATTAAAAATCATATTAGTTTCCAAACATTATGTAAAATTATGCCTATTGATGAAGATATTCTTGAAGATATTATGTCAGGGAAATCAGATATGATTACAATGAATGAACTGTCAGCAATTATTATTGCTCTTGATTTGGCAGTGGAAGTAATGCCTGCTAGTGTTTCTCCGCTTCATTTAGGTTCTGGTACATCAGAAGAAAATCTACTTACTGAAGCTAGACAAATTGAAAATGAAAAACAAGAAAAAGAGGAAAATAACAATGAATCTTTTGGGTGTGGAATTATTATTTCAGATAATCCAAGATTGAAAGAAGCTTTGGAAATTTTTGTCAATATGTTTGACACTAATCCTGAAGCAATTGATTCGTTTATGAAACTTTTTAGTAAAAACTAAAAATAATTATTCTTGTGAATTCTATGGTTCTTAAAGGTTAGGGGTTGTGAAATTCTTAACCTTTTTTAATTGTATATTATACAAAAAAATCGTATATTTGCATAAAATATATTTGTAATTTAAATTTTGATAAAATGAAAGAAGAAGAATTACCAAAGAAGAAAAGAGGAAGAAAAAAGAAAATAGTAGAACCTGCACAAATAATGTCTGGATTTATTCCAAGTAAATATCAACAAGATATTTTTGATTTTATTCAACATGGAAATGGAAATTCGGTTATTAATGCTCTTGCTGGTTCAGGAAAAACATCTACAATTGTAAATGCGGTAAAACTTATACCATCAACTTGCAATGCATTGTTTATTGCCTTTAATAAAGAAATTGTTAAAGAATTGGAAAAAAAACTTGCAGGTGTCAAAAATGTTCAAGTAAAAACATTACATAGCCTTGGACTGTTAATGATACGAAGAAATCTTGGTACTAATATTGAGATTGATGAATACAAATATCGCACTTTTATCAAGAAGAATATTAAACAATTATCTTCTGCTGATTTTGATAAAATGACAACAAAATTGATGCAACAATATACTGATAATGTAATTCAATTGTGTGATTTAGGTAGATATAACCTTGCACAATGTGAAAAAGATTTATTACAAGTATCAGCAAGACATGATATTCCAATTATAGATGATGAATGTAATGCAGTTCTTAATGTAATGAAATGGGGGAGAGAAAATACAACCTCAATTGATTTTACAGACATGGTATGGCTACCATATGAATTAACACTAAATCCAATTGGATTGCAATATGATTATATTTTTATTGACGAGTGTCAAGATTTAAATGCTGCACAACGAGAATTGTTTTTAAGATGCTTTAGACGTGGTACTAGGTTTATTGCTGTTGGTGATAAGAAACAAGCCATTTATTCATTTGCAGGTGCGGATGCTGAAAGTTTTGCGAAATTACAAAATTTACCTAATACCACAACATTACCTTTACCAATTTCTTATCGTTGTCCTAAAAAAGTTGTTAACTTGGCTAATCAGTTTGTTGATACAATGGAATGTAGAGAAGGTGCACCTGATGGAGAAATCGTTCATAATGTATCAATAAAAGATATACATGATGGAGATATGGTCTTATGTCGTACAAAAATGCCACTTATAAAACTTTATATGCGTTATCTTCGCATGGGCGTTAAATCCTATGTTAGAGGACAAGATATTGGCTTAAATCTGCTAAGAATGGTTGATAAGACTGAACAAATAGTGTTGAATGTTAGTTTACAAAAAGATGGTGTATTTGCAAGACTTTATGATGACTTATTTGAAGAAAGAAACCGCCTTATGATTAAAAGAGGAATGGATTTAGAAGATGCGACCCTTTCTAATCAAATTATGAATAAATATGATTCAATTAAAGCTCTTGAAATTCTTGCTGAAGGTTTAACATCAGCAAGAGATTTACATGATAGAATTGAAAATGTGTTTGCTGAAAGTGCGGATGGCGTTTGTTTATCAACAATCCATAAAGCAAAAGGACTTGAAGCAAATAATGTTTATATTTTATGCAAAACGTTAATGCCGAGCAGACTTGCAACCCAAGATTGGGAGAAAGAACAAGAACAAAACTTAATGTATGTTGCTTATACACGAGCAAAATATAAATTAGGGTTTGTGTCTGAAACTGAAATTTCTCCATCAGCAGGTATGATTGACCCATCAGCAGCATTAACAGAACTTAACTATATTGAAAATAAAATTTGTAAATTGTTGAATAAAACACCACAAGTTATAATGGATGCAACTGAAGTTGCACAATATAATTTAAAAAGCGCAACTATTATTGAAGAAAAAGAAACTAATCATGCTGAAATATCTTCAAATAATAATGAAGATAGTGATAGTGAAACGATGAAAAAACTTCTTGAATTAGTTAAGAAAAAAGGTGGAATTGAGAAATTTGAAAAATTTCTTGAACAATAAAAATAAAAAGGTGAAGAATTTTCTTCACCTTTTTACATAATTTATTTAGGGGCAATTGTTATATCCCAACTTCTACTATCTGTTGAAGTGTTAGCTGGAACTGTAATTTCAACCCATACAGCTTTTGTTCCTGTACTTGTTCCTTGCAATGAGCCAACATTAATATTAGCTGATGGATTCCAAGTTATTGTACATTGAGAAGCTGTTAATCCTGTTGTGTCAGCATAAGCAGTAAATGTAATACCATCTGCACTAACTGATTTAGTAGTATTTTCAGCAGGGTCAGACCATCTAACATCACCAGCACTTCTTGAATAATTAAATGTTTCTTTTTTACCACAAGCATTTGTTACTGTTACAGTACCACTACATGCAGTTGTACCAGATGGAATTATTAACATGCTTTGATTCTCAATTTCCATATCATCTCCACCAGGACCACTTGTTATACTTAAAGTAGCACAACCAGTTACATTTGCTTGCCACTCAGAATTAGCACCTTTTTTACCATTAATAGTTTGATAAGAACCAATACTAATACTAACATTAGAACCATTCGTATCAGCATTAGCATTACCATGATATACAACTAAAAAACAATCAATTGTTGCGGCATTTTGAGAAACAGGTACATTAACACAATAATTAGAATTATTTTGTGTATATCTAACAGTACCACTTCTTGCAGAACTTGTATTTTCAGTCATACTAATTGGTACATTTTGAGTATTACCAGTGCCACTATTTGTATAAGTAATATATGATGGTGAACCAATTGCTATTGCACCCCATCCAACTGCTTCACGAGCACCACTTATACTATTAATTCTATATGATTCAATATCAAATGTATTTGTTCCACCTGTATTACTAAATGACAATGTACTACTCGTTTCATGATTAGGATTAATTTTACTTGATACAGTATTATTTACCTTGAAATAATAATCATAACTTAAACCTTGTGCTTGTGTTACTGTTACAGATGCAGTTGTATATCCATTTGTATATACAACAGTTCCAGTTCTTTCTGAAGAAACATCACTACTTGAAACAGTTAATACATCATTACCTGTTGAATAACTGTCACCAATATTACTTGTAATCCATGATGGTTTAGACTCTACTTTATAACTTTCTATACCATCAGAACATTTAGTGTTAGTACTAATACCACAAAGGCTTAAATATTGTGGCGAACTGAAACTAACATTGATTGTAGTTGAACCACTTACTACATTTGTACTTGCAGCAGTTGTAAAACCGCCCCCAATATTCACTTGTAAAGGTCCTCTATCATAAACAGCACAAGTTGCACCATTTTGACTCACTCCAAGAGTAACAGTTTTGTTACTTCCACTTTGTGTATAAGTAAATGTACCACTTCTTGATGAAGTGTTATTTGAATTAGAATCAGCCGTAATAGTTGTGGTTGTAACATTTGCGCTTGGACTACTATTTGAAGTAGCTGTTGCCCATGATACTGTATTAACACTATAACCAATGTTAACTCTACTTCCAGAAATCACACTACCATTTCTTGTGGTTTCTCTATATGATGTAATATTAGTAGATTTTGAAGTTGAAGAACATGCTTCAAAATTTAAACTACTTGTATCAATTGTAAATGTATAAGTATAACCTGTTTGGCTCTTTTCTTGGCATCCATGAACAATTACTTTTTTACCACTAGTTGCTTGTGTAAATGTAATATCACAGCATCTACTATTATCACTACTTGAATCTGATTGAGCACTTGCAGTTGTTGTAACAGTTGTGCTATCAGTAGGACTTGATGTACCATTACCAGATGATGGTGATACACTTAACCAATTACAAGTTGTTTCACTCCAATTAATAGCTTCATAATGGTCTATTGTACCTGTGGCTGAACCAATATGAACTTCAGCATATGATTTAAGACTCACTGTTTGACTTCCACCACCAAATGCAAACTGTGATAAATTAACAGTAGGATTTGGGGTTGTTGTTGCTCCTTCAGTACCATTTATGCTAAATTTATAAACATATATAAAACCATCTTCTTGATTTACAGTTAATTGTTTATTATAAACTGACCCATTTTCATTTGTTTCATTTTGTGTATATGCAACAATAGCATTTCTTGCAGTACTTGGATTTTGTGCATATGTGATTGTATTAGTTGTTGCACTTGCACTTGGTGAAGAATTTCCTGTTACAGTTAACCAATTTGAACCTGTTGAAGTTGTATAACCAACAGGAATTGGGCTTTCTGTATGACCATTTTTAACTTTATATGATGTAACAGTTATTCCACTTGTTCCGCTTGTCGGACCAGGTACTGTTATTGATGTTGGTGATATATCAAAATGATATACCATACAAGGTTTATCTTGTGATATACTTACATTAACATTTGTTGAAGAATAACTTCCTTGTGAGAAATTAACATTTCCACTTCTTCCTGAACCTTCAGTTGGGCTTTCTCCAATTGTTACTGTACCCTTACCACTTCCATTTGTTGAATTGTAAGTACTTCTGAATGTTTCCATTGAAGTATTGTTTATGGTAGTCCAAGATAATGGTGTCCATGTATAAGGAATATTAACAGTTCCTTGAAAAGTTCCATCATAATACATTCTAGCATATGAATGTACTGTATAATTTCTACTTCCACCCATACAAGTAAAATTACCAAATGAATTTGTTGTTGAAGAATCAACTCTGATTTGATAAGTATCAAATGTAACAACACGCATTTTTTGTGTTATTTTAAATGTTGATGGTCCACTTAATGTTAATCGTGGGTCATTTATGGTTAATGTTATTGTTGTTATTCTATCAGCCGTTTCAGATGTCCACATTGGGAACTTATAATTTGAATTGGTTAATGAGAATGTAATACCTGTAACCCATGTTTCACTTGTTGTAATTGTTACAGCAGTTAATATGTTTGCTGCATCAGTACCTTGACTATCTGATATATTATCATTGAAATTACCTGTCACAACAATTCCTTTATCAACAGTTGTTGCAGTAGATACAACTGAAATATCACCTGAAGGATTCCAAGCAATTGTACCATATTTGGCTTTATGTTGAAATTGAATTGAAATAGATTTTGCTCCTGATGTTCTACCTTCATTTTGAATAGCACTCCAATTATAATTGATTTGTGCTGTTGTCTTATTCTCAGGTATTGCAAGTGTAATAGTTGTTGCACTAGCTGTACCGCCTGTTGGTGAATTAGTAGTCCATCCTGTTTGAGATGAATTATAATGCCATGCAACAGGAATATTACTCGTAACTAAAGTACCATTTTTGTATATATTTTTGTAGGAATATATAACAAATGTTTGACTATAAGCATAATAATCTTTAGTTACAGTTTGTGCAGTATTACCAACTGTATCTATATAAAAAACATATTCGATTGCTTCAACATCAGCCCATTTTACAAATTGAGTGTTCAAGTATGAAATACCAATTGAGTTATTTGTTGTATTCAGTTTTTCCAAATGAATATTATCAAAATTAGCAATTATATACGCCTTTGTAGCGTACTGAGTATTAGCTTGTGTGTAATCTCCAGTACGCTCTTGTAAGGCTTGTGATACATCATACCAGGTAGCCCATTTGGGATTCGTTGGTGTTATATATGCCATGTTATTTTATTTTTAATAACTCTTTTATTTGTTTAATATCATTTTCTTGTTCCATTAACTTAGAAGTTAACAACTGAACACCTTTTAATGCAATTACAGATAAGAATTTATAATCAACAGCAAACATACCGTTTTCATCTTCATATACAATTTGAGGACAAATTTCTTTTACTTGTTGAGCAATTACACCAATGTTTTCTTTTTCTTTACCAATATAGTTAAAATATATTAATGAAAGTGATTGAATTTGGTTTAATGTAATATCCAAATCTTTTATGTTTTCCTTTAATCTGATGTCAGAATAATCTTGGAAACCACCTTGTTCAAAATGTGCACTACCTTTACCTGTAATGTTGTTCCCTGTATTTGGGAAGTTTAATGTACCATTAGCAGTAATTGTTCCGTTTACTGTTTCACCTGAATTGATTGTAACAGTATTTTGTGTAGTCACTGTTCCACTAAATACAAATGGGGCTGCTGTACTTGCTGTTACTCCACCTACAAATGTACCACCTGAATAGGGCATGTATTTATTACCTGCTTCTGTTTCAAAACGTTTTATTTCAGTATCAAGTTTATTAATAGCATCAATAATGTTAGTTGCTCCTGAAGTATAATTACCTGTAAATGATGGCATTGTGCCATTTTGATTCAATCCAATTGAATTATTTACATTTACAGCATGGTTATCTAATCCTTCTAATGCTCCTTTAACAGATGTTGAACCAGATACATAAGAACCTGTTTTACCAGAATTTGGTTTACTATAAGTTCCATCATTGTTGAAACCTGCTGATGTAATAACTGTTTGAATTGCTCTATCCAATAAAGTAGTCGCACTTAATACAGTAGTAGCACCAGATGTAAATCTTTCAGAAGATGGTATGTAAGCACCATTAGTTGTATTGAAACCTGCTGATTGAGTTGTTGTGTCCCATTTCTTAATTTTGTTTTCATCAAGAGTTTCACTACACCAAGTAATATCAACTCCACAATCAAATGTAACCGTTGTTCCTGATTTAACATGTAATGTAGAACCACTATTAAATGTTTCAGTTGAACCATTATTATGGTTTATTGTTGAACCACTTTGATAATTTGTAACACCACTATTGCTTATTGTAGAACCACTATTATAAGTCTCAGTGACATCAACATTATTAATTGAGGTGTCATTGTTATTAATTGTATTTCCACTAAAATTAACAATTGAGCCAGGTTCATAAGTGTCAGTTGAACCACTTTCATGATTCTCTTTAGTGCCATCTTTATGCGTTAATTGAGAGCCACTTTCATAGCTTTCAACAGAACCATTTTGATGTGTCAATTGAGAACCAGTTCCATACACATCAGTAGATGTATTGTTATGAACTGATGTACCTTGAAAATTAACAGTAGAACCTTGTTTGAAAGTATCAGTTGCTCCACTATTATGGTTTATTGTTGAACCGCTTTCAAATGTTGTTGTTGAACCACTTTTAAAATTAGTTGAACCGCTTATATTTGTAATAGAACCAGCATTATAATTTTCAGTAGAGCCACTTTCATGTGTTGTTGTTGAACCACTTTTGTAATTTGTGCTACCACTAACATTAGCTATTGAACCAGCATTATAATTTTCAGTAGAGCCACTTTCATGTGTTAATGTTGAACCATTTTTATAATTGTCATTTGAACCACTGTTATGATTTATCTGAGAACCTGTATTATAATTTTCAATTGCACCACTATTATAATCTTCAGTAGAACCACCTGTATGAACTAAACTTGAACCACTTAAATAAGTGTCAGTAGAACCACTACTATGATTTTCATTTGAACCACTTTCATGTGTTAATGTTGAACCACTTTTATAGTTGTCATTTGAACCACTATTATGGTTTGTTGTAGAACCTGAAGCGTAATTTTCGGTTGCTCCACTATTATGATTTAATATAGAACCGCTTTCAAATGTTGTTGTAGAACCACTTTTAAAATTAGTTGAACCACTAAAATTAACGATTGAACCAGCTTCATAAGTATCAATAGAACCACTTTTGTGATTTTCATTTGAACTATTAGCATGGTCAATTTGAGAACCACTTTCATATGTTACAGTAGCACCCGATTTATAATTCTCATTTGAATTATTATTATGATTTATTTGAGAACCATTATTATAATTTTCAACAGAACCATTCGCAAATGTATTAGTTGTTCCACTTGCAAAAGTATTTGATGAAACATGTTTAACTCCATCAATTGTTTTTTCTCCATAAATAACAGGTCCATAAAATGTGCCACCTGATTTTGGCATCATATCATTCCATTGGTCAATTATATCTTTATCAATAATTTCGCCACACCATTCTATTTCAACTCCACAATCAAAAATAACATTAGTACCATCTTTAATATGAAGAGTTGAACCACTGTTATATTCAGTAGTTGCTCCACTTAGATATTGGTTAATTGTGCCATCATGATAAATTGTGCCACCAACAGTTGAACCACTATTAACAAATACAATTGGTCCTAACATTGTACCACCTGTAATATGTAATATTTGATTTGACCATTCTAAGAAAAATTGTGTTGCTCTATCATAAGCATCTTGGGCTTCTTGTGTCGCAAATTTTTCACAATGTTTAATTACAATGTTATCCATATTTACTGCATCTTGGTGAGCAATATCAATTGCTTCCTGTTTTGCTTTTGCGATATATGGACGGAAATCTTCTACATATAAACCATTAACATCATTTACTAATATATTACTTGAAGAAGGGTTAATTTTTAATGTGATTTGTACATCATAATCGTTTGAATCACCACTACCTGAAGGAGTAACAGTAACTACCAAACCTTTACCATCTCCATAAAATGTGTAAACGTTAACCAATGAACCAGCTGGAATAATGATTGGATGTTCTTCACCTGCTTCATTTCTAACAGTTAAAACAATTACTTGTTTATAAACTACACCATTATATGTATATGATTCATAATATTGACCATCAGATAAAAATGATTCTAAAGGTAAATTAACACTTTTTTTCAATCCATTTGAACCTGAAATAACTAATTCACCTTGATTATATGTTAAATCAAGAGTTACATATACGCCATCTGGATTGATTACAACCATATTATCAATCGTAGATGAAAGTTTCAAATCAGATGTGATAACTTTATCAGTTACAACAGTCTTTATTGAATCAGTTTCTCCACCTTGTATTGAACCAACAGTATTGTTAATTATACTTTCAATGTATTTAATATCTTTGAATTGAACAATTTCATCATTATCATTCTTAATAGCTAAAGTTTCTTTACTTTTAGAATAATTAATGGCTAACTGACCATAGTCAATCTTTGATGGGTCTGGCAATCTTGGATTGTTATCTCCCATTATTCCCCTATCATTCAATAGGGTTATTTTTTGTGTTCTATTTGCCATAATCTATATTATATGTCTTTTAGATATAAATATTCTTTTAAAAAGCTCATTTATAACAAAAAAAGGCTTTACTGAAAATTTATTCAATAAAGCCCATCTTATTAATATTTAATTCCTTAATTATACGATTGCAAGGTCTGCATCACATATACTGTCCATATCGCACACAGCAGCTATATTTGGACTAACTAAAATAGTATCTTCATTGAAAAATACTTCTCTTTCGGTTTTATCAAAAACATTGTCTGGTACTTCTTTGTATGTTGCATTAAATTGATTTGGAATTGATTCAAATCTATCAAATTCATCATAACCCCAAGTAAACGGATTAACTCTATTCATTTTTATTTTAATATTATTTTATTATTATTCAATATCATTACCAAAAATAGGTAAAGACATATTATCGTTAATGATTGTACCATCTTCAACATCACCACCTGTTATTGGTAAACCACTATTATTTTTAACTTCACTAATTATTTCATCTTTACTATCAATAATCTGTTCATTTAGATTACCAAAACCAAGTTCAACTAATTGACCAGTCTTATTAATGGCTTCAATTAATTCTAAACGAATTTGTTCCAAACGTTCTTTAGCCTTTTCAGATTCAGTCTTAACACTTGCAGTAATTCTAACAACAGCATCTTCTTTGTTAGCTACAACACTAGTAATAATTTCTTCTTTCTTAGATTCAGCATTATCTATGATAGCGTTTCGATTTTCATCACTATGCCAATTAATCGCTGTAACTGCATTTTCTAAATCTTCTTTAGTAACACTGCAACCACCACTACATTCAATATCATCAATCTTCTCAATGATTTCTTCTTTGGCTTTTTCAACATTAGCATTAATAGAAGAAGTGGAATTAGACATCTGACAACTTAAATTAGATTCAACATTGACCATAACACCAGCCAAATTAGTTTGTACTTGTTGAGCAACACTTGCTAAATTACCTTCAACATTAATAACTACATCTGTTAAATGTTCATCAACTTCTTTCAATTCTTCACTAATCTTAGAGATGTTAATTGTATTGCCACTTAACGCTTCATCTAAGTATTGTTTAAATTGAGTTCCATAACCAACTAAGGGACGGTTATCACAATATTTATCTATATAATATGCGTAATTTTCCATTATATATTGTTTTACTATAAATATTAATTTATTATTTGAAAGGTAGCCTAAATTTTAAGCCAACCTTTAATAGTTGTTAATATAGTTTCCTTATTAGCATTATCATTAGATATTACTTCATTTTTAGCATTAACTACATATGAATTAACTGTTGTATGCAATTCATTTATAATTTCATCTTTTGATGATTCAATGTTGTTGTTTATCTCAACCTTTGCTTCTGTAATATCAGTAGATAATTTATCTTCAGCTTCATCTACATTTGTATTAATACTTTCTTTGGCTTCTTCAATCTCGTTTTCTATCTTTATTCTCCAATCTCTTCTTTCTTCAGGTAGAGTGTATAAATAATCACTTTCTATGAAGCCATAATCATTGTAAATTTCTTGTTTCATCTTTCTTTTTATAATAGTTTTTTATTTAATCGTTGGCGGTGGTACAATCCACATATCTCCGTTCTTAGGCGAATCAGGAATGACTACTTGATAAAAAATAGCTCTTCTGATTTCATTTAATTTATTATCAACTAAATACATAGGTTTTAAACGAACAAGTTCTTCATTGTCGTTTTTAAAAGATATTGTCTCATATTTGGATTTGTAATTGATGGCTATTTCACCATAATCAATTGCTGAAGCATTTGGCACACGAGCATCACTTCCATCTATAAACCTAGAATTTAGAAATATAACTTTATCTTTATCCATCGTTTATTTATATTTTATATACCAATAAATAGTAATTTTTAATCATATTTATCATATATAATAACATATAACAATATGAAAATAAGCAAAAATAATTTTATCTCTTTAATTGAATCTACAATACGAGAAATTTTAAATGAAGATAGATATAAAGATAGTATTACACCTGATAATAGTAGAGCAGTAACCAATAGAAATCTTGGCTATAACCCATTAACTGTTGACAATGGTGGTCATGCTAGTAATGATGTTGTAAGTCAACCTTCAACCTATGATTATAATGGTGAAACTTTTCAAGCAACAGATGATAATAGAAGAATTGTAAATCAAAATAAATTTACAATATATAAGATAAAAAATTTTGGTAATGATACAATTCCTTCAACAATGTCATTATTTGGTTCTGGAGCTTATGGCACAAATAATCTTAGAACTGCAATTGACCTTTTAAATGGTGGGGCTAAAAGAAATGGAAAATATGTAATGTATAGAACTATTACATTAGATAAATCAGTTGATAAAGCAAAAAAATCAGGATGGATGATTGATACATTCTGGGAGTTCTCACTTGATAATGGAAGAACATGGAATATTCTTAAACCAAAACCTTTAGAAAATTTAAAACAAGCAAAGTAATATGATACTATATACAAATTTAAATAATATAAGAGAAAAGAAGAAAATTATTATTCCTGAATCTAAGTTAGCTTTGTTATCAGAAGCACTGTCTGATGAAGTGTTTCATTATACATCACTTAACACAGGCTTAAAAATTGCCAATACTGATACAATATATCTTCAATCAGCATTAGGCGGTAGTGCTGATAATACAAACAGAAAAGAATTGTATTATTTGTCTCTAACAAGACAAAGAAATGTTAATTTTGGCTATTCATATAAGTTTAGAACAGCAGGTGTAAGAATTGAATTTGATGGCAGAAAACTTTCACAAAGATTCAAAGGAAAAGCAATTGACTACTGGGGTTCATCAATGGGTAAAATGAGCTATTATAATGGTAATAGAAGCGATGATTTAGATTCAAAAGCACATCATACAAGTAATGAGTCTGAAGATAGAATGTTTTCAAATGAACCAGCCCTATATGATGCACATAAGTATATTAAAAGAATTGATGTTATTTTCAATCCAGAAGATAAAGAACAATATCAATTAGTTTATCATATGTTAATGTCAAAATTAAATAAATGGATATTTGTTTATGATAATGAAAATGATTTTAATAAACAAAGTGATAATACATTAAATAAGCAAATTAATGATGATTATGAAAATTTTGATAAATATTATGGGACAAAACCTAATGATAAAGAAGATAGAAAAAGTTATGCAAACGTAATATCTAAAATATTAAAGTTTATATTTGCAGGTGAAGTCTCTCAAAAAGATACAGGAAGAGAAGCTGCTAATTTACTTAAACAGTATGGTCTTGAAAAATATTTAAACGGACAACTTATTAATAACATTAATAGTGGTTATTATGGCGGCATGAAAGGTATTATGGATGAAGTGTCTAATGAAATTAGTGGTTTATCAAGGAGACCAAATGAAGAATCGCAAAGAGTAGTAAAATTGCTAACTGACTATTTTAAAAAACATGGATTAAGAAGTTATAGAGATGCGTTAAAATATAAAATTGAATTAGGAACTGTTTCTGATTATGATAGTGACCAATTAACAGATAAAGAAAAACAAATCCAATTCTTAACTTATAAAGGACGTAATTTTAATGAAATAATAATACCTAACCCAAATAAAACATCATTTTGGGATATTATATCTGATAGAGAACGTTTTATAAATAATCTTTATGGCATGGCTGAAGGTAAACATAAAAGTAAAGATGATAATCACTTTTACTATTATTTACAGCACCTTGCTAAAAATAATATTTCAGTATCACAAATGCTTGACATTGTAAATAAATTGGGAATTGGTGATGAAGAAAAAAGAGAATTATTTGATTTTGGCTCATTTCAATATGAAAACCTTAAATTCTTCCAAGCAGTAGGATATAGATTACCACAATTTGTTAATAGTGATAATTTCTATCATGGAAAAGATAGTATCAACAATAAAAACCAAATAAGAAAATATTATTTAAAATAATTAAAATTATGATACCAGAAATTGATAAAGATATTATACAAATGTTCTATGAACTTGTAAAAAATAATTGGAGAAGCATATATAATACACCTGAATGTCTAAAAAGACCTGTGTTAGATTTATTGGCTAAAGACAAAAAAGAAAAGCCTGAGTAGTATCAGGCTTTTTAATTAATATTTTCATCAAAAGAAAACTCTACCATGTTATCATATGTAACTTTATCACTATTAGGAGTTTTAATTTCTATTTTTGATATGTTTACGTCTTGACCATTTAATGTGCAATTAAATATATCAGGTTCAATATCTTTTCCTATTTCAGATTCATATGATTCATCTAATTCATAAGAAAAACAACGATTATTATCAGTAGCATGTATATTGTAGTCATATTTTTTAGAGCCTAAATAAATGGTTCCATATATACCTACATCATTAAAAACATCTCCTAATGTTTTTTGTAAACAAATAGTTAAACGCATATTTTGTTTTCCTTGTTGTATAATTTTAAAAGTGCTTGCCATGTTTGTTTAGTTTACTAATTATTAGTAAACTAAGTCAAAAAATACTTAGATTTTTTCAGAAAATTTTTCTAATACCATATTATAACTTGCCAATTCTTTCTCTTTCCCTTCAATCAGTTTATCAATAAAGTCCTGATAAAGTACCCCATAATCGTTTTGCATCATATTATCTGATGTAATGCTCATGGTATAATTGTCAACAGAATTTTCACCTGCAAGAAATATTGTCATTATGAATGTATTGCTTTCTCTGATACTTTTTAATTTATCAATTTCTTCTTTCAATAATTCAACCTTATTGTAATAAGATACAATAGCTTTTATTCCTTTTATTTTATCTTCATTCATCATCATCTAAATCCATAAATGAAACATTAGCTAACTCTTCCATTTCATCACAAAATTCACCATTATCACAAGTATTAATCTTACATCTGACAATGTTACATGCAGCTTGAAAACCTGCTTTATAAGCATCCTGATATTGTTCATTTTTAGAATACTTTTTAGACATTTCAATAACTTCTTTCTTATTCATATTATTTTTTATTAACAAATTTCTCTCTATTTTTAGTTACTTCTTAATTTAAATGTAAAATAAAATCATATAAAGTATAACAATTAACCAAAATATCCCTTCAATGATAAACTTTGTCCACTTTAACCAAGGATATTTAATACTACGCAATAATTTACGAGTATTTTTATACATTACTTTCCCATGCAACTTATTAGGAGCATCTTCCACAAAAGTAAAATAATATAAATTTACCCCATGTTTTTTACATAAATTGATTTTCTTTTTATCAAATCTCTGTTGCTGCCTGAAACCCTTTTTACCACCATAAATGTGAACAGGCTTGTAATGTTGCTCACCCTGATACTCAATAGCAACATTCTTTGAGGGAATGTATATATCTAAACTTTGATTGCCTAACCAATCAAAACGTTTCTGTGATACAGCATCCGAATAATGAGACTTAATTACACTTAATAAATTTCTTTCTGAAACACTACTTGCCATAAATTCTATTCTTTAGATAAATCTTCATCTATCGTATTATAATCATTTATATTTTTCTTAATCTTATCAGGGTTAAAAAATAACCTTTCCCACCAAGATAATTGACTAAATTCATCTAATAAATCATCTTGAAGAGATTCTAAATTATCAATGTGATTTTTTCTTATTATACTATCATTATTTTTAATAATGGTATCAAATTCTTCTTTAATATATTTAGCAATACGATATATTTGACTACTTATACCTGGGGAAATAGCTATCTTATCAGTACCAACAATAATACAATTTTTATGTGCCTTAATATCAACATCATAATTATCACTATTGGAAACGCCTATGTGAAGCATTATACCCTTGTCAGCAGCATTTACTAAATCATCATATTCACGCTTCTTTAAAATAATGCAATTAGTATCTCTAAGAGTCGTTGTGCTATTTTCAATATTTTCCATAATCATTTATAATACATCATTAATAAACTAATAAATACGCTGATAATTGCTACCAATTCCAATAAAAATGCTACCTGCTTTTTATACTTTATAAACGTAAACAATAATGCAACAACTAATAAAGACACAGGAATATACCATAAACCCACCCATAAAACCCATAATACTGCACAACCACCACTAATGTATGCAGAAACATAATGAACAGGACCTTCTAATGGTAATTTAAATGCAGGAGCAACACTAACAAATAATAAACCACCACAACCTAAAAACGCTAAAAATTGTATATTCTCAGGAGATATGACAAGCCAACAAGGTAACAATAAAGCACTTGTCAAAAACATACATAACTGAAATAGCCATTTCGGTTTATCAACTTTTTCTAACTGATAATATGTATCAGATAAACTAATTGGTATCATCTTAATACTAAACAATGTATATGACAAATAAACAATGAATATGGATAAAGATAATAATAACAAATCAATCATAATATTTCTATTTATATTTTAAAACAAATCTTTTGATAAATCTCTATAAGGAATACCACAACGACTTAATTCAGCCTGAACAGAAATATAATACTGCTCCGCAAGAATATCATCTTCAAATACCTTATTCAAATACGTGCCATTAGATAAAATTAACTTCACATAAGGCTTCTGATATAATACCTTATTCTTAATGAATAAATCATTCCTGCCAACATAATTTTTAGAATAATCCAATAATTCTTCATCAGTAGAATATCTTTCACTAAGAAGATTACCACTGTCATCATTATTCCATTCATAATATTCAATCTTTTTCTTCCAAAAAAGAAACCCTTTGTATTTCTCTTTCTTTACCCATTTAAATAAATCACTACGATTCACTGTCTTGTGAAAAGATACGGAAACAATCTGACTCAATATGAAAATTTTTTCCATGTTACATTCTTTTTAAATTTGTTGTGCAAATATAAAACTATTTTTTTAATATACAAAATTTATACATATAAAAAATGTTAAATAAAAATAGAGACTATAAAGTTATAATCCCTATTTTTAACTTCTTACTAAAATTTATTCGTAATAGCCTTCAATATTTTTAATGTAATGCTCATATACACTTGATGGGCTAATTGCATTCAAACCTTGTAAAAAGCCTTGTAACTCACAAAGAAAACCTTTATCAACTAATACTTTTGAATCATTGTGTTCTTTATTTGATACTTTTGATTTGGCACTGACAACATTATTTTCATCTTTAACCTCTGATAATTCAAAACATGATTTCAATAAAGTGTGTTTATATTTGCCACTTTTATCGCTTACAAACCATTCACCATATTCAAATACATATAAATAATCTTCCATAACTTCAGGAAAATTTTCCTTAATGTCTATATCATAATGGTCTCCATTTTCTTTATAAGGACAACCTAAAGATGAACAATCACCTTGTATAATCAACTCATATGCGCTTTCATATGTATTGTACTTTTCTAATAACTTCTTACCAACACCATTTATATAACCATCATGATGACAATAAATAATGATATAATGATTTTTTAACTCTGAATTAGCTACCTTTATAGCAATATTACTTCTTGTTGACATATTATTCTATTATTTTTAATTAACATTTTAATTGCATACTACAAAAATACAAATAAAAAACGAGAACTGCAAATAGTTCTTGTTAATTTTTACTAAATGTTTAACCAAATGTAACACTTATATCTAATTGCTTAATACCATTAACAATAGTAATTGCATCTTTTAACTCCATTGATAAATGATATTGTTTATCAGATGTTTTAAAAACATCCAATATATCAGTTATATTATTTTCTCCTTTAAATTCATCTTGAAAATGAAACATAGCAGTCCCATGACCTGCCACAGCAATCCTAATGTAATCAAAAGTAGAACAGTTAACATTTGCCACAATACTCATAGAGCCATTAGGAACTACATCTTTGTATTCAACAACTTCGGTTGTCGCATTATGTTTATATGGACAATCAAAAGTAAAACATGAATTAGTTACAGTTACATAATTTGTAACATCTATTCGTAAAATTTGAACTTGTCCATTATCTTTTCCAGCTTGTCTAATTGTAAACACACTTGCCATACCATTCTTTAAGTTTACTAATTATTAGTAAACTAAATTGGAAAGTTATTAAAATTGTCACATCTTTTTTAAAAATATGAAAAATTTTCTGGAAAATTTTTTTGAAAGTCCATTTCATATAAAATAGGGGGTGGGTCATTCCAAAATGGGGCAAAAAATTTCTGGAAAAAATTTCACACGCCTAACCGTTGGCTGTTTTTAAGGGGGCTTCAAGGTAGGGGGAACGGAGTGGGGGGTTACGGGGGTAGCCCCCATGTAGGGGGTGTTCCACGTGGAACAATTTTTTAACTATGTTTAACAATTCCCTTTTCCATATTTGTTTTAGTTTCTTTCACAATTTTTATATCTTTTATATGTTCAAAGATTGTGTAAAGATAATTTGTTGCTTCTTGTAAATTATCTGCAACCACAGTTGCAGAGTTATTGTAAACAATTCCGATTGCATTAATCTTTCTTGCTTGAAAACTTAATTGAAACTTTTTCATAACTTCTTTAATTTTGATATTACAAAGGTAGAGAATTTTTCATTCCCCACCAAATTATTTTAGTTAATAACCTTTAAATTCATATCCCAATTTTTCAGCAAGTTTTTTTATTCTTTTAGCTTCTCTGTTTGGTGGATAATAACCATGTACAGGACTAACAGTTTTGTTAAAATCATTTACCAAACAAATAGAATACCCTTCTTCATTTGTCATAAAATAACAGTCTTTGATTCCATTGCCATTAAAAGAATATTCATAACCTTTTTTAAGTGCCATAACTTTGTATTTTAATTGATTCTAAAATAAGCATATTTGGAGCACAAGCCGCCTTTTATAATTTCCCTTACTATTACATTATTTGCTTTTGATTCTTGTAAATTTGGGTTATCACAAGCAAATAAGAAGGTAGCATTTTTCGGAACGTCAGTACAATAAAACAAAATTATTTTAACTCCATTTCCGTCTACAATTTGATATTCACCCACACAAGGAACGGGAGGGCAAAAACTATATACTTTTACACCTGTATTAAATCTAAATTCTTGTAGATTATTATCCATAACTTTAAAATTTTAATTATTAGTACTCTTATTTTGATATTACAAAGATAAGTGATTTATTTATCATATACAAATTATTTGTGTTAATAAAAGCAAAATGCACCTATTTTCACAAACGGGTGCATTTTTTCATCAAAATTAAGTTCTATAAATCTAAAGTTATGTTTTATATCTTATATTCGCCCAAATAAAGCGAGTTTTTCTCTCTCTGTTAGCTTTTCTTTGTTTAGATAATACTTTCATTGCAAAGTAAAGAAGTGTTATTAAAAGGGCTGTAAATAGCCCTATATATAATATTGTTATCATACAGTTTAATTTTTAAGCGTGAAGTAATTTTCCCATTTTATCACATTCAGCAAAGAAAATAATTCTTTTACCTCTCTGTCTGTCACAATTATAATATCTGAAAGAATTAACAAGGCTATCAAAACATTCTGTATTTGTTTCACTTTTTTGGTAATGATAAGGTACTTGCCAAACGTTATTAAGCGTTAAATTGCAAGGGTGTAACCATATTTTAACACCCAAGTCATACAATTTACGGGCTGATTTCACATTTATTTGTCTGCAAAGTACATTTGGTTCTGCATTATCAGTACTTTTTAAAAAAACGGTTTCACCACTATATAACATAACTTTAAAATTTAAAAGGTTAATAACTTCTTTATTTTTGATGTTACAAAGATAAAGCATTTATTTGTAACTACCAAATATTTTGTGTTAAAAAGTTCTATTTACTGAAGTTTATTTTTTAAGTCGCTTATTCTTTGATAAAAACCACTTGTATGCAGACTGTTTTCAAGTTTTAAAACTTTATAGTCGTAATGGTGCATAAATTCATGTAATAATGTATCATAAAAAGTTTTTATAGATACAGTCTTTTGTGTGGTCGCTGTTAAATTATATATTGTGATATAATTTCTCCCAACAGTATAAAAACCTAAAGTTTTGCCATTTGCTTTTTTTCTTTGTGGTTTATTTAAAACTGTTAGTTTCACCTTTTCAATTTTAAATTTGTCACAGAGATAATCTAAGCACTTTTGAGATGCTTTTTGTCTATCTGTAATACTTTCCCCACAAAGAATAATATCCTTTGAAAAAGAGCTTCTAAATGCTTTTAGTTTTATTTCTGTAATCTCGTTACTTTTAATGTAACTTTTATCTTTTCCAATCATAACTTTATTACTTTAATTTTGATAGTGCAAAGTTATATGTTATTTTTTATATATGCAAGTAATATCAAAATTTTAACATAATATTAACATATTAAGTATTTTGTGTTAAAGTAATGTTAAAAATGAAATAATGTTTGGTAGATTGAATTATTATCCTTATCTTTGTAGTGTAAGAAAAACAAAGAGGTAAGGTTAAAACTTTAAAGTATAGTCTCCGTCACGTACTTATAAAAAATGTTAAAAATAGTGATAAAAAAGCTCTGATAATAATATTAACATTTATCAGAGCTTTTGTATTATTTTTTTAATTTATAAATTCATTCTATATTATATATAATTTTATTTGGTCTTATCTCTAATTAAGTGCATACTTATATTTTTAGTCCGCAAACAGCGGAAAGTTAAAATTAAATCTAAATTAAATTACTCTATATATTATAATGTTATAAGCTTAATACTGTGGTGGCATAGCTTTTTTGCTTAATGCAGTACGTTCTAAAACCTTTTATTCTTTAAACTTACGTACCTTGTTAGTTTTCGTAGCTATTAAATTATTATATTTTATGTTATCAATTATAAAATTACCTTTTGGGCGGTGGTTTATTTGTTTCCATTGTTAGACATTTTAAAATTAATATTTAATCTCTTTTTCTATTAGTTGTATTTATCTATTACAAATGTACAATTTTTATCTCATATCACCAAATTTTTAGAGTTAATAAATGTTATATTTCAATTAATAATTTTTCAACAATTTCAACGGCTGTACCTAAAGTGCTACAAAAGTGATGTTTTTTTGTTTTAAGATTAAAAATGTCGAAATTACATTGATAGTCCCAACTTACAGAAAAATCTACAAAACCGCCTGTACCAAACTTTAAAGTACCGCCTTGTGTAGCTCTGCAAGCTATACAAATACTATTAATAACTTTTTCTTTATCCATAACTTGTTATCTTTAATTGTTTGATACAAAGGTAGGAAATTATTTCATTCCTACCAAATTTTTTGTATTAATAAATGTTAATTACTCTTCAATTCCTTGTCTGTAAGGATAACCGCCTGTATATTCTTTTACAGCTTTCATAACTTCATTAAAATAAAGAGCTATTTTATTAGCGGTTGTTTTGTTGTCTTTATGCTTTGTTTTACGCATTTTTTTAACTCCTTTTTCCTCTGCAATGTTAACCATACCACGCATAGCTAAATATTTAAATTGTGGTCTTTTCTTATCTTTTGGCGATAGATAAATGCGCCCATCTTTAAACAATTCAAATTTATTTTCTTGAAAATCTATTTCAATATCTATAAAAATACTATTATCTGATATATTGTTTAGATAATCTTTTTTGTCAAGTGCATCTATCCTAATAAAGCACAAGTAAGGACAAAAGCCACCACAATCAATTTTAACGCTTTTTGCGTCTGTTACTTCATTTGCAATCATGTTTGCAATTTCTTGACATTGTTCTTTGTAATACTCTAAATTCTTTTCCATAACTTCATTATTATAATTTTGATATTGCAAATATATGGATTAATTTTATATCTACAAAATAAAACGTGATTTATTAATATTGATTAATATAATACACTTTAAAAGTTAATTAAATGTTAATCATTGGAATAAATTTGTTAGTTTCAAATATTATTCTTATCTTTGTAGTGTTCCAAAAGGGAGAAAGGTAGAAGTAATATTCTAAAGTATAGTCTCCATTATACTTTATTTTTTATATATAAAAAGAAGTTAAAAAATGTTAAGAATAGTCAAATTCTTAACATTTTATTTATTTTAACCTCTCTTACTGATTATATCTTTATACATTTCTATTTCTTTTTGTGTCAAATAACGTGGTACACAAGAAACATGTTTATCATATTTTTGGTAAATGAATTTTGTAAAATGTTGTGCTCTGAATTGATTTTTAGACGCAAAGTATATTTCTTTCTTTGTTTCGTTTACAACTATAAAATATTTTTTTTTCATAACTACTTATTTTTTAATTATTACTTAATATAAGCCATAAAGTGTTCTATATAAGTCATAGAAAGTAGCCGAAAAATCGAAATCGTTTAATTCAGTGCCAAATTGAAACGAATCTTTTAAAGAAATACTTTCTATATTTCTATGTTTATACCTTATTTGTTTTCCTTGAATGCGAATACTTAAAGTATATTGAAATTCGGGTGCATTTATGTTTTCTTCTTCATTTTTTACCTCTAAAAAACCGCTTTCTTTGCGAATTATAAAAGAAATACTCGAAAAATCAATAACTCTATTTTTTTTAATATTTCTCCCGTTTAAACTTTCTTTTGGCTTGAAAATAAAGTAATATGATTTAAAATCTGTAAAAGTTGTGTAACACTTTTCTTCTACATTTTGAATTGTTAATACCTTTTCAAAATTACAATTATGATAGTTGAAAAGTTTCATTTTGAAGAAATTCATAAACATTTCTTTTTCTTCGTTTGTTAATTCTAAATCTTTTTTGCCAACGAAATTTCCGAATTTTGCCATAACTTTTAATTTTTAATTGTTAATAATTTCCTTAATTTTGATACTACAAAGATAAGAATTAAATTAATACCAAACAAACATTTCCCTATATTTAACTATAAATTAACATAGTATTATTTTATCTGTTATTATATTCAGCTTTCCATTTATTAATACTATAATCATAGTAAACATAGTATCTTTGTTTCATAAATTTAAAGAGTGTAGATTTATTTGTGCCAGCCTCAACAAATAAATGAAACCTTTTATCTCTCCCCTCAAATTGTAATTCTTTTTCAATTTGTTCATAAACATTAGGCTCTAAATTAATTTCGCCTAAATCGTTAAAAATATTCTCTACGATTGAAAGATTTATATTTCGTGCCATATCTTTAATAATTGATTTGTTGTCCTTTTATTTCGTTATAGTTTACTATCTCATAACATTGTGAATAATGTACTTTATTAAAGTCTATATTCACATTCAGAATGTGTCCTTTTATGTTCACATTTACTTTTTTCTTTGTTGTGAGTAGTCGTTTATCAAAACGAGAATAAAACTCTTTAAAACACTTAATAGCTTGTTGTATAGCGTTATTATAGTCATTATAGTTTTTTTCGCTATAATAAACAGAAATTTGTGGAATGTAATTTTTTGCTTTCATAACTTTATTGTTTTTAATTTTGATATACACAAAGATATGAATTATATCAATACCAAACAAGTATTTTTCTATTTTTAACACAAAATTAACTATAAAACTATATTATGTTAATGAATAATAAAAATTAATCAAATATTTGGTACTTAAAGAAATTATTCTTATCTTTGTAATGTAATAAAAAAGGTAAGAGTAATATCTTATAGTATAGTCTCCAACACATTTATATTTTTATAGTTAAAAAATATTAAAAAAATTAACATTTAGTTACTATGTTTCACTAAATGTTAATAAACTTATTTAGAAGTTAGGACCTTTTAAATACTTAATTCCGTAACGTCCGCAACAATTGTCTTTAAAAGGTTCTGAAATGTGCCCTCTAATATGTTTTGCGGGTGCGTTAATATTTGCAGCTTTGTAAATATTTCCGTCCATATCTACAAAACAATAGATACATTTCTGTGCGCCAAATGTTCTCCATATTTTGTAAAACTTTTTCCCTTGTGTGTATGATGCTACATATTCGGGATATTTTTCATTTAGCAGCTTAACAAATTGTTTAATTTCTTTTTCCATAACTATTCTTTCTAATTGTTTGAAACAAAGGTAGGTATTTCTCTGATACCTACCAAATTATTTATGTTAATAAATGTTAGCAATCTACACTACCATATTCAATTAGCCAACATTTACCTTTTTTAACTTTTACCTTATACGTTCTTTTAGTGCTACCTGTGCAATCATATTCACAATGTATATAATCTGTTGTGTTCTCTCTTGCATAAAGTTTTAAAAGCTCTATATTTCGTTTTGTAGCCTTAATTGGGCGTGTTTTAATGTGCCACCAATCATAGTCACCATCTATTTCAATAACAGCCAATTTTGCAACTACGGGACTATTATAAGAGTCGTTTTTAAGAAAAATGAAATTTGCCATAACTTTAAATTTTAATTGTTAGTAATCTTCTTAATTTTGATAATGCAAAGATATAGATAATATTTCAATCATGCAAGTATTTTACAAATTATTTTGTGTTAAAAATTATTAATTTAATTAGTATTTTTTAACTATTTTATATTAAATGTGCTGGAGACTATACTCTATAATGTTACTTATACCTTTGTTTCCTTTTCTGTATTACAAAGATAGGGGAAATTTCTTTCCCCACCAAATTATTTGAGTTAATTGTTGTTAATAAGGTTTTCTTTTGTGCCAATGAATTTCAGTCGCACAAGTTTTGTCATCAAACGTAACAAAACCATAATTTTTGTTAATACGTGGAAAATAGCTTTCACACATTTTTTTAATTTCCGTTTCTGTTAGTCCTTTGCGGTCTAATTTATTTAAAAATTCCTTTTCTCGTTCTGCTTGCATAGCGTTATACTTTTTTACATTCAAAACTCCCATAACTTTAAATTTTAATTGTTAGTACTTTAATTTTGATACAACAAAGGTAGAGAAACTTTCCCTACCTTACAAATTATTTGAGTTAATAAATCTTAATCCTCTGAAAATTCTATCTCATTGATATAAGAAATCACATTTAACAACTGTACATTATCAATATTAAAAAGCTCTATTTCATACAATTCGTTATATAAAATTTTGCTTGTTATATTATCGCCTACAATTTTATAGCCTAACAGTTTTAAACCATTATTTAAAGTACTTGTGAATGTACCTTTTGTTTCATCAATATAACAGCCTACAAAAGCAAATTTTTCGTTATCATAGGTTATTATAATTCTTTCTTCATCTATTTTGTCGGTCTGATACGTTTTGTTTGGTATCTCATTCAATAGAGCTAAAATAGTGTTTTTAGCCGTTTTTTCAAGCTCTTTTATTTGTTTTGATAAAGTATTAAACAATAACTTTTTCATGTCTTAAAACGCTTTAAAATGGTTATTACTTATTATTTGCAAAGGTAGAAAGCGAAATCTACCTTTGCAAATAATTTAACATTTATTTCATTTTATCTATATAGTATTTAGTACCATATACACTAAAATGTGTCCGCATACAATAAGGCACAAGTTTTTGGTATTCTTCAATTTGTTTTTCAATTTCTAAACGTTTATTAACAAATTCATCATAGTTAGTGATACATAGTTGGTATTCGTTAATCTGTTTTTCAAAGTAATTAATAGTCGATTGAATTTTTTCAATACTTTTTTCAGAATTTAACAACCAACCAAGTCTATTAACATCTAAATCTATATCGTAACTATCCCATTCAATATAGCCACCACCTTTAACGTATCTTAACTCTCCTTGTATTTTGATTTTTATTTTATCAGCGTGTAAACTAACTATACAATGTTTCAAAACTTTTTCCATTGCAGTAGTTAATCTTTTTGTTAAAAACTTTTGGTCAAATTTTTGCACAATTGGGAGAATATTTTTTAAATCTTCAATCATGTAATTATAAACCAAAATTTGTTGTTTACTTTTCAAAACAAATGTTTCTTTATCCATGTAATATACATTACCCATAACTTTAAATTTTTAATTGTTCCACGTGGAACAATGGTTAATAACTTATTTCTTTATTTCTGATATGCAAATGTACGAATAATATCCGATATACCAAAACATTTCAATACTTTTTTATGTTAAATAATATTAAAATTTTTGCATTTATTAACAATTTTATATTTTACCTATTGGAGACTATACTTTAGTATTTTACTACTACCTCTTATTTTATATAACAAAGGTAGGCATTTTTTTAATACCTACCAAATATTTTGTGTTAATAAACATTAATCAATTCCTAATAAATGTTTCCATGCTATTAGATTTTTATCTGTAATTTCTTCATTCCAACTATCACGATAAAATTTCTTTATACGCATTTTAATAGTACGAAATGTATGGTTTTCAATTCTCAAAGATTGAATATCATTAAAATACAATCTTAAACCATGTTTAGAAACTCCCTTAATTGGTACAGTGTTCAACTGATTAAGAAACAAATATTTCGTTTCAATTTTTACTTCTTTTCCACGAAGTAAATAAAGCGCATGATTATATTTTTTATCACTACCACACCAACTTTTGGGGCATTGAAAACCTGCATTTTCTTTTATTGTTGCATATAGTTTAAAACGTTTACTCATAACTTTTTTATTTTATTGGTAGGGTTTATTTGTTTACCCTACCTTGAATTATTTACTTATTTGCTTATTTCTTTATGTATTTTAGTTAGTTTGCAGTTTACAGCAACTAAAACAGTCACACAAACACCTAACCAAATATAGGAGAATGTTTCAAAACTACCTTTCACATACCAACCGCCAAACATCCAAAAGCACAACCACATGATAAACATTACCATACCAACACTACCAAAAAATTTAATTCTATTCATAACTTTAGTTTTTAAATTGTTAAACTTATTATCTCTTATTTTGATATGACAAAGATAATGCTTTTATCAATACGAGCCAAATATTTTGTGTTAATAAATGCAAAAAGGAAGTACTTTTTTTATTAGTACTCCCTTTTTCAATCAAAAATTAAAGTTATGAAATCAAAGCAATATTTTCTAACATTTCAGTCATGGCACTTGTCTTGTAAGTATTTTTATACATTTCTTTACCTAACCATAATAAGGCAAGATTTTTTACAAATTTTTCAGTATTCAAGTTCGGGTATTTGCGAAGAATGTTTGTAAAAGATTTTACATATTTTTCATTTTTAACTTTCTTACTTTTGGTTAAACTATTAGAAAGTTCAAAAATTGTTTGATATGCTTTTTCACGCATTAAGCAAATTTTGTCTAAGAAATTTACCTTATCTTCGGTAATTTCTTCATTTTCAATTCTTTTCGGATTAAAATGTTCTGATTTACAGGCACTTTGATTAAATAACGCCATTAAGATGTTATTGTTAGAAATTCCATAATTTTTGTTATATTCAGTTAAAATTTCTAACAAACGTGGTTTATTATACATAACACAAGCAGCTCTATATTTGTCAGAACTTCTCCAGGGAGTTTGTAAACAATTCATACGCATAGCATAAGAAATTGCGTCACTGATTGTAAAGAAATCTCCCTCCAAAATTGTATAATAAAATGGAATATTTTCAAGTTGGCAAGCGGTAAACCGTCCTTGACCGTCCACAATATAAAGAACACCTTTTATTTTCACTACCAAAATAGGAAAGTTCTTGTCAAAACCTCTTTCTCTCATAACAGCACGCAATTTATTAACACGTGTTACAAAAGTTCTTTTTTCAATATTCGTAAAATTATCGCTTTCTAATTGTTCTAAACAACCGACACGATTTCCCTCAAAACATTTTAACAAACTATAATCGTTTGATTTGTATAACTTTACATTATTAGCTACAATGTTATAAACTTCATTGTTTTCAATTGAAATGCTTGTTTCGATAATAATTCTTTTCATAACTTCAAATTTTTAATTGTTAAATTTATATTTTTAATTGTTTTGGTTTCTCTTATTTTGATGTTACAAAGATAAGGACTTTTTTTATAACCACCAAATATTTTGTGTTAAAGAATATTAATTGATTTATTTTTCTATTTTATAGTATATATACATTATCTTATTATCAATATCCATATTATAAGATAAACCATTTGTAAGAATGATATTTAAAATTTCATTCATTAATAACAAACCTATACTATTATACCTAAATTTTAAAACTATACTTGCATTTGTATTAGGTACATTTTCATCAATTAAATCAATGTAATTAACTGCATACATTATTAAATCAGATGCAGCAATAATATTTAATACTTCTTGAATTGTTTTCATAACTTTATTGTTTTTAATTTTGATATGTGCAAAGATAAGGCTTATTTTAATATAAACCTAATTTTTTGATATATTTTTGTGTTAATGATTATTAAAAAATTCACATTTATTAACAGTTTTATATTTTATCTGTTAGAGACTATACTCTAATATTTTACTATTACCTTTTCTTATTTTCGATATACAAAGATAAAAAGAAAGTCCGATATATCCAAATATATACCGAACTTTCTTCAACTAATTAACAATATTTAAAGTTATGAATTTAGCTTGTTTTGCATGAACTTAACAAAACGGTTTGCAGTTTCTTTTCCGCTTAACTTTTCCATGTGTTCACTTAAATTAGTTAAAAACTCTCTATCTCTTTTGTTCAAAAGTTGTTCCAACTGAATAATCTGTGATAACAATTCATCACGACTTTTCAAGTTCATTTGTATGTAAGGAGAATTATTTACAAACATTTCAAAAAGTTCTTTTTCTTCTTTTTGACGTTTTTCTTCTTCTTCACGAGCTTTATTTGCCGCATCTTTCTTTGCGTGTAAAAGAGCAAAATAAACCGCTTTTGAAAGGTTTCTTAATGTAGTGATATGTATTTCCATATCAAGCAAAAAGTTAAACTCAATATCGGTTTTTCTTTCCAAACCTTTGACAAAAATTCCTACTTGGTTATTTTCCAAAGATTTCACATAAACAGTAGGTTCTACTAAGGTTGTTTGATACACTGTAAAACAAGTTTGCGAAGGATGATAAAACGTATCTGCATAACTGATACCCATATCAGACAATTCAACTAAGTAGCCATAAATCGCTTTAAAAAGATTTTCTTTTTCACGTGTAACCGCATCACAATTAGCATGAGTTGTCACAGTTTGAGGATTATTCAAAGCATTTTTACCTCTGTTTGCTCCAAAATACAATACAAAATTTACTTCTTTCATAACTATAATTTTTAAATGTTTGATTATATAATTTATTCTTTTGTCTTTCAACACTGCAAATATAAGAACTTTATTTGAGACTACAATACATTTGCTATTTTTTTTACTATTCATTAACACAAAACAATTTTCATATTAATAAATCTTAATTCAAAGAAAATAATTGGATGATTATTTGCACAATTCAAATATAATTCTTACATTTGTATATCAAAAAGATAAAGAGGTAGATATAATAGTCTAGAGTATAGTCTCCAACATATCCAAATTTTTTTAGTTAAAAAAAATTAAAAATAGTTAAGACTTTCACAAGCCCTAACTATCAACAATTAAAATGAACTTAAATATTACTCAATTTTAAAGACGTTTTTACTTTCTTCACAAACTACATAAGTAGGTATATCTTTATTGTTAAGATAACATAATCTATCTAAACTTGTTCTACTTGTATAAAAATACACTCCATGCTTTTTTCCAATAAAATACAAGTCGTTAAAACTTTCTCCATGTTTGCCCGTTAATATTTGAGACCATTCGATTTTACGAAATTTAACTTTTCCGTCTAATAAATTTGCAATTATTGCAATATCTTTTACTTCTCTATTTTCCATACTTAAATTGTTTCACGTGAAACATTATTTTATTATAACCGTTCTAAAGCCACTACGCACAACTTTTGATAAAATGTAATCAAGTTTACCACTATCAAAACGAAACACGTTTTTAACCGCTTTATTTAAGATGATGTTTAATATAGTTACATCTTTGCCAACTACATAGTAAAAATTATCACTACCACGAACTATTATAAAATAGTCTTTGTATCTAACATCATTTTTGATTGCATTTTCAACCGTTTCAAAAACTTTACTTTCAATATTCATAACTTTAAATCTTTAATTGTTAGTACTTCTTTAATTTTGATATGCAAATGTAAGGTTTATAATTGACATACACAAACAAATTACATTCATTAACATTAAGATACATTTTTAGCATTGATATAAGCCATATAAAAACATATTGCGTTAATCTCTGTTAAACGCTTTCATATATCAATTATTTGTACTATCTTTGATGATGAAAAAGAAAAGGTAGTAGTAAAATACTAAAGTATAGTCTCCAACATATTTTAACATTAATAGTTAATAAATACTAAAATATGTTAAAGCACTTGTTTATATGAAAAGTATTTTGTAACTTCGCACCTATGTAGAGATAGACTATTGTTAAGATTTATTAACAATGGGCATACTTTATGTGAATTTAACTAAAAATGAATTATGTGTGAAAGTAAGTTAAAAAAATGTCTAAAATTTGGTGGTTTCAAAAAATCGCCTTATATTTGCACTAAACAATTAAAACATATAAGTTTATGAAAAATCGAGAAGAAGTAGTTAATAGTTTATCAGAGTTATCAAACAAAATGATAATGGATAAAGAATGTATTGAAACCTATGCAAAAAGTTTAGGTTATTCTATTAATTTAGATGAAGAGTTTAATAACCATTTTCAATCTGAATTAAGAAAAATGTACCCTGTGGTAAATTATATATACAATGAACCAACATGGAAAAGGGCTTTGCCTTTGTTAAAAGTTATTAATATACCTGATATGATGCTATTTGCTATCTGCAATCCCGAAATTTATATGGTAAATAGATTTTACAATATTATTGAAAAAATTGATAGTAAAAAGCGTATTATCAAAGTTGAAAGATGTGGCTATTTTTTAACTGAATTAATGTCATGTTTTAATATTTCATTTATTGAAGTTAGAAAACAGTCAAACGGGAAAGATGTGTATTATTTTGATGAAGAAAACTTCAATAAAGTAAATAGTGTTATTATGTACTCAAATGTGTACACTACAAACGCTATCAACAGTATAAATGATGCTTGTAAAGAAGCAGCGAAACGATATGAGACTTATTATGATATTTTAAATCTTGTTATGGGAGAAACTGAATTAAACAATGCTTTTCCTTACATTAACAAATATCTGTTAAAACAAGCATTAAAAAGTTAAATAATCACTGAAAATTTGCAAGGTAAGTTTTAAATGCTTACCTTTGCAATGTAATAACAATTAAAGATTATATGATATGAAAAATTTTGAAAGAATGAAAGGTTCAAAACAAAGAGAAAAGTACATTGTAAATGGTAAACGTTTTTCTTCTTACGAAGAAGTAGAGGATTATTGCGAAAAAAGAAATTTCCGCATTACCAATACTACCACAATTAGTAAAGGTACATTCTTGATTGATGTTACATCCAAATAATATTGTATTATGGCAAATCTATTAATAGAACATGAGGGCGTAAAAGGAAAAGGCTTGAAATCAATTGGTAAGCAAGGACGAGCCATTTTAACAATTGACAACAATTGTTCTATATATGTGGATGCTTTTCAAGGCTATGGAGATACCTATCAAGAAAGAGAGGAAACTGTACTTGCTTTTGAAAAAGACGGGCAAACAATAAAGTTTAATTCCTTTAACGAACTTTGGGAAAAAATTAACAAATAAAATTTGGATATGTCAGAGAAAGTTCTTACCTTTGTAATATCAAAATAAGAGATAAACGTACTCAAATGAGTTAGGTAACATATTAAAAACAATTTTAAAAGTATTAGATTATGGCAACAGAAAAATTTCCATTTCAGACAAGTTTCGCATTCTTCACAGTTGAAAAGAACGGAAACAGTGTAGATGTTAAGTACAATGATAACCTTGTTATCAAACTTCCAATGTGTAACATTTGGAACAAAGACGAAATTAACAAACGTCTGTATCAACAGAAAGAAACTATTATGAATATCTTATCGCACATTGCAGACGGAGAAAACGCACAACTCTTGGCAAAGAAAAACAAGGAATTGTCTCTTGAAAATAAAGAGCTTAAACTTGAAATTCAAAAGTTGAAAGAACAGCTTTCCACACCGAAAGTAAATGTTTGTGCTGCCAATGTTGAAAGTATCTTTAATCAGTGTGTGGCTATTATGGCTGAAACATACAATGAGAAAGGTTTCACAACTTCACGTGCAAAACAGATACTTAACAAGTATAATGAGCATAAAAAGATTTAAAGTACTCAATTGAGTATCTAAAATATAATAAGGGAAGATAAGCATTTTAATAACTTTTAATGTCTAATCCGATTGATAATCAGCAATACAATCATCGCTTCTTCCCTTATTTAAAATGGCTTCATGGTGGAATAGGTAGACACGTGACACTTAAAATGTTATGGGCATTGTGCCTGTGCAGGTTCGAGTCCTGTTGAAGCCACTATTTATATAATAAAATTAGATAAATTATGACTATTTTAAAAAATATAAATGAACAATTTGATAAGTTATGCAATACTAATTTAGCTAAACAATATAATCTTATCAAAGAATATATGGAAGTAGGTGATACCAATACATTTCCTTTACAGCCTTTAAATGAAATGACGGTTGATAGATTGTTAGGTAAACATTATAATAATGGTTTTATAATCATATCAGCTTCTCGTGGAGAAAACGATAATCAAACCAATAATCAATTATCTAAACAATTATTAAATGATATTAAAAATTCTGGATTTTCATTTGTACCTGTTTTTGGCGGTTTTATTGAAAACAAAGGAACTGAAAATGAAAAACAAGTATATGAAACTTCTTACATTGTACTAAATTTCGATAGAAATGGAAATGAAAAAGATTTTAACGCTTTAAAAAATCTTGCAGTTAATCTATGTAAGAAGTATAATCAAGATAGTGTATTGGTAAAAGCACCAAACGGAGCGTCACAATATATTACACAAAATGGTAATGTTGATATGGAATTTAATGGTGATGTAAAAATAAATGATTTAACTCAACAGTATTTCTCTTCATTCATTAAAACACAAAACATTGATAAAAATCAAGATAATAGAAAACATACAAGATTTACTTTTGAAAGTTGTTTTATTAATCCCAAACCAATGACTTATAATGAGGGGCACATAAGGCACTTAAAAGGGGAAAAATTCTTAACGGAAAATATAATTTAGTTTTCATAACTAATATTTTTAATTGTTAGAAAGGGTTATCAGTTCGTGATGAATAGATAGCCCTATTTTTATAAGCCTCAACGCAAGTAGTAGTTAACATTTTTTAAGAATTAATTTATATTCATTAACACAAAATACTTTCATATATCAAATGATTATTGTATCTTTGTAATATAGAAAAAGAACATATAGTATTAACAATTAAAAGTTTTAAGTTATGAAATTAAACATCGTAAAAGGGAAAAAGAATAATAATGAAGTAGTAAACATTGTAAAAGAGGTTTTCTCTGCTTCTGAAATAGCATTAACAAATGACTATGGCGAAACTATTGATATTGAAGTAAAAGATAAAAATGGCGGCATTCATAGTTTAGAGGGCTTGAAAGAACTTGAAAACTATTTCAATGATTATAATATTAGAGTTTGGTAAAAAATTAAAATTATGGATAAAATACATTTGGTTGTTATTGAAAAAAAATTACTTAACCAAGAACCAAGTTTTCATGTTATTCCTTGCGCAAATAAAGAAAAAGCATGGGAAGTTGTTGATGAAGCTGTTTCAATTGAACGAGAGGAATTATTAGAATCAATTATAGACTATCCAACCGATTTAGAAGAAGAAAAAGGCATTGATGGCGAAAATAAATACTATCATACAGAAATGTACTTGGTTGATAACAAAACCTTTGATATGGAATTTGTGTATCTCGATGTTTATGTAGAAGTGAAAAATATTGTTCAATAATAAATATTAACTTTCAATTAACATTTAATAAGGATAATAATTTGGTCATTCCATTTATTATCCTTATCTTTGTATTATCAGAAATGAATGATAGGTAATAGTAAAATATTAGAGTATAGTCTCCAATACATCAGTAGCATTTTTGTTAATTTTATATAATTTTAACTATAATCTATTAAGTTTTATTAACACAAAATAATATGATAAATGTTTGCATAATTCAAATAAAATCCATACCTTTGTATCAAACAATTAAAGATAATAAGTTATGGAAAAGAAGAAATTACAACTGAATGAATTTGCTATTGAGATAACACGCAAATGTAACATGAAATGTGCGCATTGTTTAAGAGGTGAAGCACAAAAAAGAAATATACATAAAAAGTATATTACAAAAGTATTAGAGGATATTAACTCTATTGGTAGTCTAACAATAACAGGTGGTGAACCTACTTTGAATATTCCTGCAATTAGATTTATTTTAGAGGAATTGAAACGATTAGAAATACCTGTAAATAATTTTTATATAGTTGTTAATGGTCGCAAAACTTGCCAATCAGTAGATTTTTTACATTTATTGATTGAGATGTATTTGTATCAAGATTATAAAGATGAATACTTACCTATGATACAAATGTCAAATGACAAATATCATTCACACCCCGATGAACAAAGAGAAAGCAAAGAGTTTCTTTCTATGTTATCTTTCTTTTCATGTAGGGATGATGAATATAAAATGTCTAATATTATTTCAGAGGGAAGAGGATATGATTTAGGCGGTTGGAAAGATTTAAATTATTCTAAAGATATTAGCATTAATGAATATGAAGATATTATCGAAATTGATACAATGATTTATCTTAATGCTAAAGGACAAATTTGTAATAATTGTGATTACTCCTATGAAACACAAGATGAATTATATCTTTTTGATATTAACGAAACATCATTCTTTGAGGGTATTAAATCAATAATATTTAATATGGATTAACATAAAACATTTGGTAGGAACAAAATAATTTCCTACCTTTGTATCATAAGAAATAGAAAATATATGTAACGAAAAATATTAAAGTTATGAAATATATTAGTACAAAGAAAATATCATCTTATTTAAATAATAAGAAATATACAAGCTGTTCAACGACAGGAAGTTTAAAAGGTATGAAAAAACTTTATGGTTGGGATAAAGCAAGTGAAATTGTGAGAAGCGGTAAATTTTATTATTGCATTTGGTAACAAAGTAAAAATATTATGGATATAACAATGAAAAAGAAAGTTGATAAAACAGTAATTGTATATTGTAAAAGTGGTAAAATGACTTTAAATATACAAGACTGCAATACATATCACAGTAATAATCCAATACCACATAATGAAAGATTATATAAATTCTTTGATAAATGTGGGAACATTAGAAATGATGGATATGTAGTATCATATACTCAAACTGATTTAGTATCTAAAGTTGGAACAGGGGCACAGTGGTTCCAATATCTGAAAGATGCAAACATAGAGTTCCAAAACAAAAAGAAAAATTGGAAACAATATTAAGATTTATTAACACAAATAATTTGCAAGGTACGGATTTATTTCGTACCTTTGTTGTATAAGATAAAAGGTAAGAGTAATATCTTAAAGTATAGTCTCCAACATATCTAATTTTAATTTGTTAATTAATGTAAAAATTTTAATAATCATTAACATAAAAATAGTCTAATATATTTTGCCAATTCAAATAAAAGACTTATCTTTGTCATAAAGAAATAAAGATAGTAACAATTAAAAAATATATGAGTTATGAGAACAGAGATTAAAGAAATTAAGGTTTACAAATTTAATGAACTGTCAAGTGAAGCAAAAGAAGTTGTAAAACAATGGTGGCTTAATAATTTATGTCCATCTGATTTTGAAAACGATTGTTTAGAAGAATTAAAGTCTGAATATGGTATCGAAACTTTAAAAGTAAGTTTCTCTTTGGGATATTGTCAAGGAGACGGTTTTTGTATGTATGGTGAAATTTCTACCTATGGTATTGATAAACGTATTTGGAAAATCTTTACACAAGGTTTGACAAAGAGACAAAAAGAAATTGTAGGTGACGATATTTCAAAAATTAAATTCACAAAGTTTGATTATCATTATAGCCATGCACATACAGTTCGTATAGAAATTGAGGATAATTATGAAAATCCTAAACATGAACAAATTTTACAAAAGGTTGAAGAAAATGTAAAAGCATGGTATTTTGCTGAATGTAAAAAATTTGAAAATTATGGATATGCTTTCTTTTATGAAATATCAGAAGAAGATTTAAACGAAATATGCGAAGCTAATATATATGAATTTTTAGAAAACGGTAAATATTATACAGTATGAAACAATATTTAGTTTTTGTCAATTATAATTATACTCCTTATGTGTTTGTTAGGTGGGATAGGAAACATAAACCTATCCTTAATCCACCAACTATGTTTTATACAGATACACGCCCACCAAAGTATTATAAATCATTTAATAGGGCTGAAATAACACAAAGGAAGTTACAAAAATACTATCCTAAATGTAATGTATATATTGAAGTGGTGGAAAATAAGTAAATGTTAATATAATGTTAAAGGTATGATATTATTTGGTAGTGTCATACCTTTTTCTTATATTTGTACTATAAGAAAAACAAAGAGGTATATGTAACAATATAGAGTATAGTCTCCAATATATCTAATATTTTTTAGTTAAAATACCATAAATTAATTAAGAATTATTAACATAAATAAATCACATTATATTTGCACATATCAAAACTAATTCATATCTTTGTCATAAAGATAAAATTAGATAATATGAAAACATTTATTAAAGTTGAAATAGATGATAACACATTTATAGAATTGCCTATCGAATGTGTTAAAGAATGTGGTACATTTGTATTTGATGCAGATAATATTGAAAAATGGATGCAAAATGATGAAATACAAAAGCAATTCCAATTTATCAAAGATAATACATTAGCTTGTTTTGTGTATGATATTCCTTGTGAATTGTCCTTTGAGGAAGTTAAAGAATTAGGTCGTAGAGAGCTTATTCAATGGGCATTATATGATGCTTGTTTAAAAGTAAATGATGAATTAGCAGACATATAACATTTATTAACTCAAATAATTTGGTTTATATTGATAAAATGCCTACATTTGCATAAACAATTAAAAAATTATAAGTTATGAACAGAAAAGAAGAATTTAAAAAAGAATTAGTAAACCTCTTACAACAATGTGTAGATGAAGGTCTAACTGTTTATTTCCATAAAGAACTAACAGAAGAAGAGAAAAAAAATGCAGTTGATACCATGTATCATCGTATGTGGTTTTTTGTAACAGACGGAACTACAATACTTTATATTGGCAGAAATGAATTTAATTCATGGAGTTGTAGTTTTGAATATGTTCCAACAAAAAATAATGGTTCGGGATGTTGTTTGCTTGATAGAGACGATTATACATTAACAGTTGATATGATTAAGAAATTCTTATCAATCAAAACAATTCCACAATTATTATGCGTTAATAGAAACTTGGATAAAAATACTTTACGTCTGTACAAAAATGCTGATGAATGGTTTAATAATCTGTGGAGTAAAGACAAATATGAGATTATTAAAAAATAGTTAAAAGGAAGAAAATATAAGGTGAATTATTTGCATAGTTCACCTTTTTTATTTATCTTTGTTGTATCAAAATTAAAGTACTAACAATTAAAAATAACAGATATGGAAAATTTATTTTATGGCTATGTAGATAACAGTTTTGAAATTGAATTAAGTAGAGAATGTGTAGAAAATTGCTGTCATAGTGGAGATTGTGAAGAAGATTGTCAAAGGTGGATAGAAATACCCGAAATCAAAAAACAATTTGATAAGATACCAAAAGAAAGACTTATTAACCACATTCTTGAATATGGTTGTCATGAGAAAACAGAACTACAAAAATGGAATAAAGAAAAATTATCCGTTTGGATATTGTGGTCTATATGTGGTGATATATACGATAGTGAAGAATTTAACAAAGAAAATTAACATTTAATAACTAAAATAATTTGGTAGGGAATGAAAATTTCCCTACCTTTGTACTATACAAAAAGAGATAAAGAGGTAGGAGTAATATTCTAAAGTATAGTCTCCAATATATAAAAACTAAAATTGTTAATGAACCTTTCCATTTGTTAAATAAACTTAAAATTAATAAATATTAACTACCAAATTTTGACTATTAAATAAATTTAAAAATATCATTTTGTAACTATTATTAATACTTTTGCTAACACACATTAAAAAAATCCTATGCAATTTTTTTTAGCACTCTTTCTAAATGATTAACTTTTATTATATTTTACTGACAAAATGACAATTTAATATTTGCAAATAATTTTAGTTAATTAATATTAATGTTAAAAATTTTTAACTAATTTCAAAAATTTCTAAAAAATTGTTAAAATTTACACAGCACACAGTTTGTTTTTGTTAATTCTAATTAATTTAAGTCAGTTTTTATCAAATAAAGCCATGTTTTTGTTAATTCTTATCAATTCAAATTTTATCTTAGTTAATCTAACTTAATACATTTGTTTTTAACAAATATTATATTATTATTTAAGTCCTATTTTCATATTTAATAAACATTATATTGCTATTTAACTAAAAATTAATTAATATCTTTCCGTATCAAATTTCCATTTTTTATAAACTCCTTATTACTCAATCACTTCACATGCCAAATAAGGCTATTTTAAGCCGTTTTCAGACCATTTCACCCTATCATCTAATACTCTGTATTAAAACGGTTTATCTATCAAAATAAAGCTTTAAAACGAGCTATTTTATATTTATTACTGTACTTGCTTAATAATCAGCGATTTATCTAAATTTTTACATAATTTAACTTGGTTTATTTGTATATATGGAATTAAGTACTTATCTTTGTCTGAAATAATAAAAGTATAACTATATGGAAAAAATTAGTAAGTTTAAAAGTGTAAAAGAATTTTGTGAAAGTGTTAAAAATGGTAAAACTGTTTATTGGTCTGACAGTGATTATATTGTCAAATTTGACAATACAGACAAATTTTGTGATAGATACTACATTTATTGTACGGGTACAAAATTGCGCTTAAATACGCTTATTTATGACTATCATAACAGAATAGTCTATTCACCCGAATTTAACTTAGATGAATATTTTGTCAAATAAAATATACGCTACACTCTTTTTATAGGGTGTGGTGTATTTTAATGTTTCTTAGCATTTTATGTTAAGAACAATAAATTATTGTGTATGAATTTAAAAAAAGTTAAATACTGTTAATGAAGTCAAAGATTTTGTTAACAGAGGTAAAGTTGTGTGTTATAATGTTAATGGTTGTGGAATTAAAGCAGATAGCAATTTGTTTAATGAACTTGTGATTTATAATAATGTAAGGAATGTTTATCACTTATGGCATTGTGATAATAGTTTTGAAGGGGGTAAAAGGTTCTGACCTTATTACTTGTGATGATATAACATCTATGTATGAAAAAGGTGTATTTACAACTCCTTATGATTATGTGAAGTTACATTTTCATCTTGAAACTAAAGTAAATATTCCTTATTGTATGTATTATGGTACATTTGAATATTACACTTACATTGTTAATAAAGTTTACGAAAATGGTAAAGATTGCGGTTATAGGGTTATACCTACATTAAGGTATAGAGAAAATATAACTCAATCTTATATTAATATATGTAAAATATTCAATAAATTCATTAAAACATTTGGTAAATTGTTTTATCCTATTACTAATGGTGAGGATATAAAGAAGCAATTCTTAAATGATTTTAATCATATTGAAAATGGTTTAAATTATGGTTGTGTGTTTAGATATAACATTATTTAGCATAATATGTACTCGAATGAGTACATAAATTTGTATATTTGCTTATTATTAGTGGAGTGTTTTATTTATTAATTTAAATTTAAAATATATGGCTTATGTTTGTTATGATTTCAATTCTGTGCCAATTTGTAATGAATTAGAGAATTTTAATGATTGTTATGTTCCTTGTATTAAAGATATTCTTAAACATATAAAGTTTAGGGATATGAAGCCTTATGTTCGTTATATTAATAACGATTTAGAATTTTTATATCATTTTAAAATTCCTGTGCATTTCACTAATAATGTTGAGATGGTTTTTAATGATATGATTGTTCGTTTGTCAAAGAGGGTAAACAGATTAGATATTAATGATTTTTATTATTACTATGTAATTGAGTTTATTAATAGTAATATTAAGATTAGTTATTCTTCTCAAACGAATGATATTAAAAATTTACTTTTTTTAACATCTGAACGTTTAAGGTTATTTGAGACAGAGATACAAATATGTGATATGTAATTGTGTTATGGTGTACTCAAATGAGTATATTAATATTAATTAACTCAAATTATTTGGTTTGTATATTGAAATGTGTTATCTTTGCATTGTGATAATAAACTAATAGTATATAATAACGAATTAAAAATAACAAGTTATGAGAAACGGTGATTTTATAGCAGTTGGCACAGTTGATTTTACTGATGAAGAAATGTCTTTAATCAAAAACATTTTTGATAGTATCTGTTTTTATCCTTATAAGAGTGACAATACATATAAGGGTGAAAAGGTTACTTCTACATTAAGTTATATGTTGCCTTATGTTCCATTTTTTCTTGTTTATCACGATTACCAATGTATTTGTAGTGGTTTGCATATTTTTCTTTCAAAGAATGTAGATAAGGACAATAACATTTCTTATTCATTTAAGATGAAATTAAGTGGTGTTATGCGTTTTAAGGGAAGAAGTAAGATAGAGGATTTGGATATATTTTCTTGGTATGATTACAATACTGAATTATCTGAACTAATGGATATTTTTAAAGATGTAATATCTGAATGCAAGGAATTTCAAAAACGTTATGAAGTGAAGCATATTAAGTTTTGATATGTACTCGAATGAGTACATTAATATTAGCCAAACTATAATCAATAATAAATTATGAAACCGAGTAATAGAGTGTTTTATTTACCTTATGAATTATATGTTAAATTTATTCACGAGGGAAAGTTAAAAAATCATAAATATTGTCATCATACAGGTTTTTATTTGAATAATGAATTTAGATTTTCATTACCACTTACCAAACCGCCTAAAAAAGTTCACGAATCCTATTACAAATTTATGAATTTAGATAGGTATCTATTTTTTAATTATGGTTTATGGAGATTAAACGATTATTATGATGATTCTCTTTTTTATGTTAATTGTTGGATTAATGAAGATAAGACAAAGTTATATGTTTGTACTTCCAATGTATATAAAAGGGGTAAACATCGTTTAAACAAACGTATTGAGTATAGGGTTTATTCAATTGATATTAGTATTATTGAAGCCTTAAAAGGGAAAAATACAAAGATAAGTATTTTTTCAAACAAATATAATTATGATGTGTATTATACTCAATATAAAACTGATATTCAAATTAACATAAATTAACACAAATAGTTTGTATAATTTTGAATTAGTTATTATTTTTGTAGTGTATAAAAACAAAATAATATAGTTATGAGAAAAATTTATTTATTGATTTGCACTTACGATAGTGATATATGCAGAGCCATATTATCATTTTCAGAAAAGAATGATGATAGTAGGAATATTCTCAAAAAATATTTTCAATCTTTATCAGAAGTTAAAGATTATAAAACTGATGAAGATATTAATAAGATGGTTTCTAATTTATTAAAATGTGATTCTTTATATCTTTATAACGATTTTTATCAGATAAAAGAGATTCCTTTTAATATTGAAGTTATTAATAAAGATTAATTAAAACTTATTCTTATGAAGAAAATAGATTTTATATCATTTAACAATGCTTATATTGACTATTGCAATATTGAAGTTGCTTTATTGAAGCAGATTAATAATATATTTAAGATACTTTGTGAACATATTGAATTGAGTGAACATGATGTTTTATTTGTTCGCAAATGGTATCTTTATAATGAAGATAATTCTCCAATTTCATTTATTAATGAGGATGGGAATATAGTAGTTATTTACTTTTTATTTCTTAATGAAAATAACGAATTATGTTTTTATAGTTCATTTGGTATATTGGATATTGATGAAGTTTCTTTATATGATTTGATTAGGGTTGTTAGACAAATTGAAAAGATTTATTCTAAAAATTAAATAATATTATGTGTATAGATTATAATCATTTGATAGGAACTCTTTTAGAGTTTATTAGTAATTCATGGAATGATATTAAAGCATCTGAATATAGTAACAACACCATATTTCGCACATATTGTTGTGGTGAAATGGAAACAATTAGTTGTTGCATCATTTTGAAAGGCATTAAATATAAAGTAGAGTATAATATTCTTGATTGTGAAGTTTCTCTTAGTGCAGATAGTGGCATTATGCGTTATGTCAGTGATTATTCTTTCAGTTATCAAAAGAAAATTTATAATGCAATTTATAAACAAGTAATTGCCCCCTTTGATTGAGTTTCACCAATAATTTTATTTTATTAGTGATATTTTAACACAAAATATTTTGATATATGCTTATTAATTCATACCTTTGTATTCTATCAAAAAAGATAGATTCTGACAATATGGGATAACTTGTCAGAATCTTACACTTTGTTTTGGTTTTCTGATTTCTCCAATAGTAATTGCAACAATAGATTTAGGATTATATTGTTGTAATTGTAGGCATGTTTCATCAAGTGTAACACCCGTTGAATAGTTATCATCAAAAACTAAAACATTTTTATTAGTGATTACTTTTGTAATATAATTTTGATATTTAGAATTAATGGTAAAAAGATTGTTTAAAACATTTCTTTCTTTTCCACTAAATGTTTTGATGTTATACATTCCTTTTTTATTAGCTAAATTTACTCTATATTGTAAATCTTGTATTTCATCATTGTTTAAATTATTTTCTTTGGCTTTATTCATATCAATTTTCAAACCATTGTAGTTTTTAACAATTAAATCATTAAATGAATATATAAGGTTTCCATTAGGTATTTTTAACTTTGTTTTATTAATAATATCAGTTGTTAAAGAACTTGAACTTTGTGGTACAATGATTGTATTGATATTATTTTTTATAACATACCATGCTAAATATGTAATTATTTTGTTATAAAAAATTTGCATACTTTTGTCTTGAACTATTGGTTCTGTTCCTTTTTGTCCGATAAAACTTGGTTCATTAGTTCTATGAGGGTTTGCACTATGTGTATCAATTTTTCTTACAGAATGTTTCATTGGTTTGAATGCTTTATCACCAACAGAGTTTGTTTCAGTTGATGCTAAGTTAAAATTAAATAAATTTATGCACTTTACTTGTGACTTCTCCAATGTAACTACGTTTGACTTAATATTATCTAAAGTTTTATTATTTTGATTATCGTTAAAAAACCTTGTATCAGCATAACCGCTTGAATCAATACCTTTGTTTTTATTTAATATAGCCATTTGATTATTATCAAGTTTTTTATTCAAAACATCTTCAAAAGATAGTTTAATAACTCCATCTTTATTAAAAGAATTACTATTAGATGGCTGAATGAATCTCACAATAAATTGTTTAGAATTTTTTCAATTGGCTATTATAAGGAATATATATTCTATGATATATAAATGGTTTATAACCATCTATTTTGATTGTAAATAAAAGTTCTCCATTATTTTGTTTATATTCCCAATTAACAATTAAATAATTTTTAGTGGAATATGCAACATGATTATTTTGCATATATTTTAGCATTTCTTTAGTTAATTTAATTGAAAAACTATTTGTAAGATTATTTTGGTTAAAATCATTGATTGCATCTTTTTTGGATTGGGTATTTAAATTTGGACGATATACCATTTTTTGTCTTTTAACAGTATTTCCATCTTTATTTTTAACATAATAAGGTTCAAAAGAGAAACCCTCTCCAACTATAATATTTTTTAATTGTTGTTCTGTAATTTTAATTTGTCTCATATCTAAATAAAATAACATTTATTAACTATAAATAATTTGCGTATATCAAAACTAATCCTTATCTTTGTATCAGTTAAACGAAATAACAGTAATTGATATGGAACAAAATAAAAGTTTATATAGAAAATATGCAAAATATATATTGATTAAAGAAGCATATAATACAATTGATAGTGAATTATATTCTCCCGATTGGGGTAACGATATATTATATAATTTAAATGTTGTTTGTGATAATAACATTCAAAAAATGATTGAAAATATCTCTAATCGTCTTTTAGATGTTATTACTGAAAAGGATATGATAGATATTAAGATAGGCTATCTATTGTGTAAGAACCAAAATATTAAATTGAGTCAAAAAAACTTATTTAATTTATCAAAATTTAAACCTTGTTATAATGATTGGGGGGAAGTGTCAAAAGAGGAAATTGACAGTATTGTTTTTGAAAATATTAACTAAATTATAACTTTTTATAACGTATGAACAAAAAATATCATTGTATAGAAGTAATTGTTTCCAATGAGAAATATTGTCGCTTTATGATAATTTCTACTGCCTATGAATACTTGGAAACGTTAAATGATGAAGAAGAGAAATTAAAATATGTTAACGAATATTTTGATTATCGTATAGATATTACAAAATTCATAAAACAATTTTGTACTTATAATGACGAAATAATGATTGGTTGTCTTAATGGCACACCCGTTTTTGATTATTAAAATTATATAATATTATGTGTTTAGTTAGTAAATCAAATGAGCCTTTAATTGCTGTACATGATATACATTGTCACAAAGCATTAACAAAGATATATAACGAATTTTTCTCTCCTTTTCGGCACAGTCGTTATTTTTTAAATGCTGTTAATTATGCTTCACTTCATACACCTAATTATGCTTTTATTGAATATCCCACAAAGGAAAAATATTATTACATTGAAGAAGGATTTTTACATTGTTTCACAGATGAAGGTATTTCATCATTAAATGATGATGATTATAATTTCATGTCTCCTTTTTGTATTCTTTATTTATTTGAATGTTACATACCAAAAGGTAGTAAATATTTTATTAGTGAAAATGGTAAAGAAATATGTTCTAATAAATTATATGTTACTAACATTTACAAAGAACTAAAATTATGAATATAAATGAAATAAAAGAATATTTTAAATTAGATGGATATGTAATCATTTCTTTAAAAGAATTATGCTCTAACATAAAGAAGTTAGATTATATTTTCAGAGGTAATTTTGCAATGACTGACAATTTCAACAATTGGTGTGTGGAACAATTTAAAGAATTTGATGATGAAGAATAATGAAAATTTATTGGCAATGTTGTTAAATCAACAACCTAAAGCTAAATTAGTTCTTGTACAAGAATTTACTGAAAATTCTAATTTGGACGATTTAGTATGTGTAATTGAAGCGACTACTGAAAATGAATTTACTATATTAAATGTTGATATATCATTTAATGGAGAACAATTATTTTTTGGTACATTGGAAAAGTTAAAAGAGCAACTTACATATTTACCCCCTTGTATGTGTTATTAATTATTTATTTCTATTATGGTTAAAATTTATGTAGACGCATCATTCAATGATGCTAACCCTAATACAAATATTATTGGTGGTGTTGGAATTGTTGTGCTTCATTATGATTATATGGGTAATATGATTAATGAAGAATATTATGCAAAACGTTATACTAAAAAAGATATTTTGGCTTTAATGGATTTTAAAGTTAACAAATTGTCATTAAAAAATAGCATTTTAGAATTTATTGCGTTATTTGAATGTTTTAATTTATGTGAATTTCATAATGAAGAAATAATTGTATATTCAGATTGGAATGAAATTAATAAAATGTTTCAGTTTGAATATAAATGTAAATCTCTTTTTAGAAGAGAACCAAACTTGAAAAGTTTATTTTATTCATTTAAAAATAGTGAACATTATTTAGATAATTTAATATATGTTAAACATGTAAAAGGTCACAATCAAATTCATTATAATTGTGTTGCTGATTTCTTAGCTAATTATTGGTTAGATTGTAAATTAGCAGTTAAGACAGTATTAGATAATTATGACTTTCAAAGTTTACATAATGCTAAATTGAATATTTATATGGCTGAAAATAGAAGAAGAAAAGTAAGACAATGTTTAAAAGAAATAAATTAATATTATTTAACACAAATAATTTGCGTAGTTCAAATAAAAGGATTATATTTGTAATATAATAAAAGAAAGGAGTTTTAATATGAATGTACCAAATTATATTAGTGAAGAAAATTACAATAAATTATTAAACAGTATTATAAATTCCCTTAAAGAAATGGGGTTTTCACAAGAAGATTTTGAAACAACTGAACATGATAATGATTGTGTTAAAGATGTCATAGAAGAAGAAACCTATGATTTCATCTACCAATGTGATGGTTTTAATCATATTGAATGCGATTTAGGACAATGGCAACGAATTGATTTGAATAATAAATTATATGATTCAGTAATAGAAACGTTTAACAAAAATTAATGAAAGGAGAAAAAGATATGAAAAGTATTAAACATTATGATGATTTTACAAATGTTTTAAATCGAATGAATAATGATGATTTTGCATTATTTTTAACGGGATATGCAGAATCAATAGGAAGAAATATTCAGTTGTTACCAATTCACATTGATAAGTTTGATTGTCTTGCATGGGTTGGCTATTTTACAGAAAATGGTGGGCTTAATGGGGATGATGAAAACAGATTTATTGTCAGTGAAATTTTAAAAAATGCTTATTGCTCTGATTATGTTTTGATTGAAGAAGAGGAAGAAAGACCAAAATTAACATTCTTTACAAAAAAGAATTTAAAAAATGAAATGTTTAAACATTTATTTGTTGTTAAATTGTTTACAGATAAAAAAGCATGGAGTGAACCATTATATGAAAATGGTAGAAGTAATGATACTTATACAGCTTTTTGTGAATATTTAACAACAGAAGAGATTTCTGAATTGTTAAACGAAAATAATTGTTATGATATTATAGTAGGTATCATGTATGTTAGAAGAGATGAAAATGTTGAAGTTGATAAAATTGCATTTGTTGGAACTGATGTTGATTTCAATTATATTAAAAAAGTAGATGAAAATCTTAATGTTCTTGAAGAATTAGGACAAGCAGACACATTCCTTTACACAAAAATAGACTTTCAACATAAAATTTTTGTTAAAAATGAAAAAGATTTTGATTTGATAAAATCTCTACCTTATTACCAAAACAGTGTTGAACTTGTAAAAGAATTTCCAAATGAATAATTATAGTTTCAAATATGGTATGATTGTGGAAATGGAAGCAATACCACTTTCATATATTATACCCTCAATGAGTATTGCTTTAACATCTTCAAACAACCCAACTGTATTAACATATTTTAAGGTTGAAAAATATAGAGAAAATGATAGTGATATGAACTATAAAATTCGTCTTGTACCTCTTAATAGAGAACACTTTGGTGATGAAACACTTTATACTTCTGATGCTGAAAATATGCTTAAAAGAGGACAAATAAAAATATTAAGTCCTTTAGTGGGTGAACTTGTTGAATATTTTGCAACAGCAACTAAAGAACAGATTGAAAAAGATTATGAGGAAATACAATCTATGTTTGAATCATCAAAATCTTCTCCAATTAAAGATTTTTTTAATACGATTAAAAAAATGCTAAATATTAATTAATATGAATGAATTTTTAAGTTGGCTTGCATCTAAACGGTTAAGTGGTTGGTATTTCCTTACATTAGAAAATATCTTTTATTATAAAGATAGTTTTAGGATTGAAGAATATTCTAATTTTTTAAAAGGAATTAACCCTATGGTAGATAATCCTTTTCAGCTACAATGTGATAATAATACATGGTTATTAACTTCTAAAGATATATTCACGCCAAAAATTCCGATTGATTGGTGTACGATTTCGGCTGAATGGGATGAATATCGTAAAACATTATAAAAAAGAAATGGCATTAAGGGAGTGTTCCCTTAATGCTTTTTATCTTCCAATTTCAATAGTCATAAATTTATTAACACCTTTTGTTATATTATATAATGTTACCCCCATTGAACAAGAATTGATTAATTTTCCATTATCATCATAGAAATTACTTATAATATCTTCACTACAATTTATTGGGAAAGTTTTATAATTTATAACAGAATCTTTGGCTACTATATATCTTTCTTGACTTCCTTGTGACATATTTTGTTTAAATGTTGTATTGCCATCTTCTGACATTTCTACTGTTAATTGACAATATTGATAAGCCATAACAGTAATAGTGATTTCCTCAACTTGTTTTCCTTGTTGATAAATTTTAAATGTGCTTGCCATGTTTGTTTAGTTTACTAATAATTAGTAAACTAAATGAAAAAGTTATTATTTTTTAACACAAAATATTTTGTTAATTCAGTTATTTTTCTTACATTTGCATTATAATAATTAAACAATAAATAAAAATGAAACTTACAAAAGAAGTTAAAGAAAATATTGATTCGTATTTTGATAATATTACTCTTGTAGAACTTGAAAAAAAGTTAATTGATTATAATATCATTCCTAAAAAGGGACTTACTTATAATCAAAAAATTGTGAATGAATTTGTTAAATGGCTTAAATCTAAAAGAGCTTATTCTGAATATATCAAAGAGTTTAACATACAATTACATTCTAACTTAGATGCTAATGATGTTGAAAATGTTAAAAAGGTTCTATTAGAACTTGCATCAAGCATTTATAATCTAATGGAAATTTTTCCTTTTCATTCAACTAAAAAAGGATATAACTATTGGACTATTCTTTCTTATGAATGGGATGAATATTTAGATGAAATTGAACCAAAATTAAACAATTATTTACTTAAAATTGTTCATATTCCAACTAATGAATATGTGGAAATTGAATGTAAAGATATTAATTTAACTACTCGTTCACATGCTTCTACCATTGAATTTTTTAAGAATCAAAACTATTCAGAATTGCAAACAAAAACAATGTCGTTTTTGAAAGAACATAATATACCTGTAACTTATGTTCATCCGTATGGAGTATATTTTGAAAGTGCTAATGTGAGAGTATCTATTGAAGATAACCTTTTTTAACACAAATTATTTGGCTATTTTGTATTTTTGTTGTATCTTTGTATTACTAAAATAGTAAAAGAGGTGTAAATATGAAAAAAATAATTAAATACCATAGTAGTTATATTACTAATGAAATATACGATGATTTTTATATGTGTCCTTATTGTAAGGAATATGTAATACGAAGTCACTTTGACTTTTGCCCTATATGTGGTGAAAAAATCGAATTTCAAACAGAGAAAGATTATGAAAATGAACTACTTAATCGAATTATTAGTCGTATTAAAAATAAATTATATGAATATTTTATTTTGATTAAAAACAAAGATGGTTCATATTCTCTTATTGCTAAAAATAATGAAGATGCTAAAGATTTATCTAAAAAAGCAAAGTTTGTTATTAAACATATTTTATTATCTTTTACTGAAAAGAAAGTTAAAACAAAACATTATCATCCTATGATGTTTAGTGATTTGAATTTTGAATTTGCCAACAGAGCAAAATATAAAGCTGAATTGATTTTTAAAGAATTTATTAAAGAATATAAAGAAAAATTAAATTAATATGGGAGCGAAAAAAGATAAATTGTTGAAAGAATTTAATGAAAAACCATTACAAGTTAATGATGAAGTGTATGTATCTGTTAAACATTTCAGAACTTATGGTGAAGATAAAAAAGTTCTTTGCAAAGTTATAGAAGTAATTGGAGATAAAATTAAACTTATGTTAGATGATAGTTCTTATTATGGAAACGAAGTTGTCACTATTGATAAATCTGAAATTATTAAAAAAAGTGTCTATAATGTAGGTGCAAACCCTTTTCCCGAAAAATCTTGGTGGGGAAAATTAACCACTTCTCAATTTGGACTTGATTCTATTTTATATAGATGTGGTTGGGATAAAAGAGAAAGAAAATATCAGACAAAATTAGGGGAAGTAGATGTTGATGAATTAAATTTCAATCCTTATGTAATAGATAAAGATGGTAAAAAAATTTACTATCAAAGAGATTTTGTATGGGAATTGAAAGATAAACAATTGTTAATTGAATCAATCTACAATGGAATTAATTGTGGTAAAATTGTTTTACGTGATAGAGGGTATAACTATATTATATCTGAATTAAATAAAGGGAACAAAGAGGTTGCATTTCGTGATGTTGTAGATGGCAAACAAAGAATTGGGGCTTTATTGGATTTTGTTAACGATAAATTTCCCGATTTACATGGTAACTACTATTCTGACCTTTCTAATAAAGCACAACATAAATTTTTAAATAGTGATGTAATTTCCTATGCTTCATTGGGGGAAAGTGCAACAGATGAAGATGTAATTGAAACTTTTTTGATGGTAAATTTTACTGGCAAAATTATGAGCCAAGAACATATTGATTATGTAAAGGAAATTTCAAAGCAAATTTAATATGAGAAGAAGAGAATATACAAATGTTAATGATTTTATCACTGCAATTGTTATTAATGGTGGTTGGAATTGGGTTTCTTTAAAATATGAATTTATTGATTATCAAAAAAATGTGAATAATAAAATAACATTTACTAAATGGTTTAAAAAACATTTAAAAGAAATGTATGATTTATCTGATTACGCTATTAAAAAAGTTATGAATGCTTTTGAAGGTGAGATTAAAAAAACTGAATTAATGAAACTAATTGAATCAAAATAAGTTAAAGAAATTGAATTAATGAAAAGAAAGGAAATCAATGAATATGCTCAAAGTATTGTTGTAAGATTATATGATATTGGCTATTTTGGAAGTGTACAAAAATCTGTTTCAACAAATTCTTTTTACATTCATATAACCCAAGTACCCGATATTATTCGATTGTCGGACCACGGATTTAATTATGAAATGTATAATTTTTTACCAAGACAAAAGATTGTTAGAAGTGTTAAAAATGGTAAATATTTTTATAGCATGTCTTATGATGGGATTGAAGCATTTATAAGCGATTTTAAGCAACATAATCATGTAATAGATGAAGATATTGATTTGGTTAAAGAAAAGCAACTAACAGCTTTAAAATACGCTAAACGATATGTTTTATGCCATTTACCAACTAATACATATTATTATGAAAATAGTAATGGTTATGGCAAAGGAATGCGAGAAATGTTGTATCAGAAATATAACGTTATGGGAGAAAGACTTTGCAATTTTTTAGCATGGAATTTTAGGTTTAATGTAAAAAGTGCTGCTATATTTAGAGGTGAGCCAATTAAGGCTGAAATTGAAGCTATTGTTAAAGATTATGATTCAATTGATAATTACAAATTAATTGAAGTAGAACATATTAATGGAGTTATTAGTATTGTTTAACATAGAATATTTGGTAGGTATAAACAAAATGCCTACATTTGCATCAAACAAATAAAAGAAGAAATAATATGATTCAAACATTTATGTTTAATGGTAACTATTGTAAAGCTACATTTGATGTAACTAATATATTAGATGATGGTACAATAACAGATTTGAAAATTGAATATTCAACTAATGAGGTCATTAAAAATGTTGAAGCAGTTTTTAATTCTGAAAAAGGCTGTTTGAATTTGTTAACAACTGTATTCATACCTTTTTCAGATAAAAAAGGAAATATTGATGAATTTAAAAACCGAAAATTGGTTTATATTCATTTAACAAAAAATAATACTTCTTTATTAAACACTTTCTTAAAAGGAAGAGAAGAATATTACAGTAGATAATATGAAAAGAGAAAAAACTATTGGTTATATTGTATTTGCAATATTTAAAGTAATTGGTATATGTGTGTTTAAATACTTTAAAGGCATACTTATTGATATTTTTAACATCGTTAAAGATATATTTGGTGGTATTTTACCAATTCTAATAGAATTTAAAAATAGTTTAATTCAATACTTCAAATATCATTGGAAAACAATCATAAAGATACTTTGTGTGTTAATATTCATTGTATGTTGTTTTATATATGAATTTTTATTCTTTACTTTGCTTGGCATTACTGTTGGTGTTCTTTTTGATATGCTATTTTTTCTACCCATATTAGATATTGATAAAAAGATTAAAGATTGGAAATATCCTTATATATCAGTAACCTTACTTGTAATTGTATCATTAATTTTGCCTATTTGTGGTGGAATTGTAGGATATAAAATGATTTAACTCTTATTAACTCAAATTATTTGGTGAAATAAAAAATACTCTTTATCTTTGCAGTATCAAAATAAAGAAAGTATAAATTTTAAAATTTAAATGATATGTTAGGTATTGAATGTAACAATTTAAAAGAAGTTGAAATAACCCTCAATCATTTTAGTGAGGTAAAAGGGAATGTTATTAATCCAAATGTGAAAGGATTAATAAATGAAATAGATGTTTCATCTAAAGAGATTGGTTATCCTGTGGTAATTGTGAAAAACAGAAATCATATAGAGTATTATTTTGGTACTTATGATGAAGAACCGATTGAGGTAGTTTCTTTTTCAGAATTTACATTAAGTAATACTTTGGATGAAAAAATAAAAGATGTGGAAAAAATGTTTAAACATTATAATTACCTTTGCAAACCCGAAAATTCATTTTCGTTAAACAGCAAAGTAAGAGAAAAAATGGTTGAAAAAATGAAACAAGTAATTAATGTATATAATCAAATTAAAAAGGAGAATTAAACATGAAAGTAGGAATTAATAACACAATTGGACGTATTGAATTGTATCAGAATTTGTCAACACTGTTTTTAACAGAACCTATTCCAAGAGAGCCATTAAAGATTTATCTTTATTGTGATGAAGAGGACGAAAATACACATGATGATTTAATAAATGATGCAATGAATGAAATTATTGAATTTATTGCAGGTCATTTGAAAGATGAATGTGCATTTTCAACTTCCATTCCTATAATAGATGCAATCGAAAATATTATGAATGATAATGATAAGGATAATATCATTATTGTTGATGATAACAATTAAATACTGATATTCATAACTTTAATTTTATTTGTTAATATGGCTGATAGTATGGGAATATAATCAGCCATTTTTTAATTAAAGTTTTTACATTTATTAACACAAAATATTTGGTAGATTAGAAAAAATAGTCTATCTTTGTATCATAAGAAAATAACTTAAAAGAAAGGAGATTTAATAATGGAAAATTTAGACAAAGAAATAACAAGTAAGGATAAAAAGGAAATATTAATTTCTGCCTATAAAAAACTTGGCGATTTTTTAGATGTTAGCAATGAATTACTTGCTTTGTTTGAGGAAATGAAAGATTGTAATGAATATATTGCAAATGATTATGCTGAACAAGCATTACCACAATCTTTTGATGATTGGGTAACAACTGATTTAACTAATTGGGTTGAACAGTCAAAAGATAGAATTGCTCGTGAATTAGCTGATAGACAAGTAGAATTTTATAAAACATTAAATTAATATGGGAAGTTTAAGAGATAAATTTAGTGAAATTACATTGGCAGGTGTTCAAGAAGTATTGGGAACTGTTAATTTATTAGATAATGATATTACTGTGGGCGATATTAAACGTTTTATGGAAGAACGTAAACTTTTATTAGAAGAAATTTCTGATAATAACGAAAAGAAGTATCGTGAAATGATTGACAAATACTATATTATTAAGTTTACAAGTACTATGGTAAATTCAAAAGAATGTATTTATGTGGTACATCTTACTGATATAGATATGTTACAGAGGAAATTCACTTGCAGAAGTTTAACAAAGTATGGGATGAATTATGAATTTAAAGAAAATGATACTATTGATTTTTGCGATTTAATAAATGATTCTCTTAGAAATGTAACCGAAATTTCAAGAATTAAATTCCATGAAATTCTTGATGCTTATAGGGATTTACAAATATTATTTTAATTAAGATTTATTAGTACAAAATATTTGGTGGGTAACTAAAAAATATCTACCTTTGTAACATAAGAAATAACAATATAATAAAAAAAGGAGATTTAATAATGGAAAAGATTACACCCGAAGTACGAAAAGAAGCAAAAAAACTTTTGAAAAATGAAAAAATACAAGAATTTTTTGAATTGTTTTTTGCTAATGTAGATATTTGCCATTTTTCAAATGGGGATGGTCTTGAAATGGAAACATGGACTGATGGCGGTGTGAATATGATTGTTTGTCTTGAAGATGAAAAAGGGTTGATTGAAAATTTTAAAGATTATGTTGAATATTTTGATGTAGAAGAAGAAATAGACCTTCATCGACAAGGAGAAAGTTATAAGAAAGCATTTACATTAAGACAATCATTAGATGACTTTGAAGATTATCTTAAATGGTTAAATAAAATTGTTGGTATTATTGAAAAAGCAGGATTTTAATATATGGCAGTAATAGGAAATTTGAATATAATTTTAAAAAATGGCGAAAAAGTGAGTTGTGTGTATGGAAATGACGCACAACTCACCAATAAAGAATTTGTTATATTTTTAAAAAGTTTATATTTTGCTTTAGATAATGAAATTCAAAGCAAAATATTGTCAAAATTAGCAATTGGTAGAAGTGAAGAAGCATCTTTTACATATAATTTTGACACAAATATTAACAAGGTTCTTAAATTGGATTGTAAGTTTAATCCTATAACAAGAAAATTTGCGAGAGGTAAACTATTAGAAACTTTTTATATTAATTAACTCATGGAAAAATACATAGTAAAATGTGATATTAAAGAACTTTATCTTAAAAAAGGTGAAATTTTGATTATTAAAAATAATACTCCATGCTTGGCAAAGAACGAAGAACGAAAATTCCCATATATTGATTTACACAATACAAAATTTTTTGAGCCTTTTACTGAAAAATTCAAGCGTGGTGATTATGTGAAATATGAAAATATTGTTTATGAAGTTGTAGGTTTTGATAATGGGCAAAAAAGGTATGACCTTTGTTTTATTGATAGTAATAGATTTGCTTTCAAAGGTGTTGCTGAAAAATGGTTAGAAAAAGTAGAAATATATTATTTCTTATCTTCAAAAGGAGTTGTGCAAAGTGCTGTTACAGGCAAAGATGAAGAAGCGGACAAATGGAGAAAGATTACTAATAATTTTTTCACAACTAAAAAATGTGCACAAGAAGAAAAAATTAAAATATTAAATAAAGTTATAAATGGTAAACAAAAAAACAAATTGATGCTTTACAAAGCATTTTGGAAACCGCTAATGAAAAGTTTAACAATGGATTAGACTTAATTCATAAAGATTTTGAAAGATATGGACATTTCATGTATGAAACAACATTTAAAAATATGTTTAAAGCTAATGTGATTAAACATATTATCGAATTAAGCGAAGATGAAAAGTTTAGTCTTGAAAAATGGAGTGATGATATGCTAAAAGGATTTAAAACATATCCTTTTTTGGTAAGTCATTCTACAAATGAAATTTCTAATATGGAAAGCATTTGGAAAAATGAAGTGAGATTAGATATTTGTCATGTTTTAGACCGAATATCTAAATTATAACAAATATTAACTCAAATAATTTGCAAGGTAGAGAAATTTTCTCTACCTTTGTACCATAATAATAAAGAAAGGAGAATATAAATGAATAAGAATTGGTTTAATGTTAATCAGTATAATGTGCTGAAAACTTTTGTAAAAGGTGAAACAATAGAGTTTAAAGTAGAAAGTAAACCTCGTTTAGCAACATTTATCCATGTTTCCCATAAAGGAATACTTACTATTGCAGACAAAAATGGTAATGAGGAAGATATAGAATTGAATAAAATAACTTCAATAACGTTTTAAAAGTATGATTGTAAAATATAGGTATTGGAAAGAAAATTTAGAATCAAAAACAGGTATTAAACATGATTCATTTGATGAACTTTCAGAAAAAGAACTTTACAAACAAATTTCTTTTCTGATTAATTATCTTAAACTTTATATAATGATAACACCTCCTTTTTTTGATGAATTGGTAAATCAATATGTTTGTATTTTTTATATCAGTAAAAATCAATTTAAACAAAGTTAATTATGACAAAAAGTAGAAATATAATAACTAAAAAAGATTGTATAAAAGCACATTCTTTTGATAAAAATGGAAAAAGAATGGCAACTATATATGATAGTGGATTTACTTGTATATCTTCTGTTATATCACAACTTAATCAAAAAGGCGGTGGTTGGCTTCATCCGATTTACGAAATATCAATTTATAATATTGATAGAGATTGGAGTGCAAGATATAATAAAAATGGAAAACTAAGATGAAAACTTTTCACAAATATATTTTAATGGTAAATATGTTGTTTGGGTGCATTTTATGTATATATTTTTATCCCAAAAAAGAAAATAAGAAATCTGCCACTGAATTTATTAACGCATTAAAAAAACCTGTTATTGTTAGAGATATTTCTAAAAAATTTAAAGGGCAAAGTAGTTTTACAACTAAAGTTAATTATATGTTAATTGAAGATGGAGACAAAAAGCTATATTATTTAACAGATGATGAATATGAATTAAGACCATTTATTCAATTTGTGATTAACGAAAGTATTTTTAAATAATATTACTTATGAGATATATTTTAAAATTAATTACAAGATTTAACAATTATAAAAATAAAAATAATTGTATATGTTATTTTTTAATCATAATTGGTTTTATTGGAGCAAATATATTTTGTGCAACAAAAATTAAAGATGCTAATGTAGAAGATTATATAATGGTTAACGCATTAACCATTTTTATAATGGCTATGCTTTGGCTAATGTCATTATTATTGGATGATTAAATATTATTTAACTAATAAAATTTGCTAAAGTAGATTTAAAATATTACATTTGTAATATGAAAGATGATATTCATTTCTTTCATCTTTTATTTATCTAATTTAAAATTCATTAACATAAAACATTTGGAGATTTGAAATTAATATCATATCTTTGTAGTGTAATAATAAAACAAGGAGGATTAATAATGAAAAAAAATGAATTGATTGAAAAGATTGAAGTTCTAATGCGTGATAATAGCGGAATTACATTTGATACTCCCGAAGAAATTGCAGGTGAAGAACTATTATCAATTAGTTATTGTGGTGAATTATCTTTTGCTGATGATGAAGTGGAAGTTGAATTAGAGGACTTACAAGAAATAGAGTTAGATAATTTACTCTACGCTATTGAAAGCCAATTAGAAGCAGACGAGAAAGTGTTTGAAAGATGTAGAGGTAGTTATTATTAATTTATGACAAAATGGAAATACCGTTTTATTCAACCAAAGATTATACTATTGATTCGGTTAATGGTGTATGTTTATGTAGATGTAATAATTGTGGGTTAATTTTAATTGATGAAAATCCACAAGTAGATGCTCCAAAATATCAATTGAAAGGTACAGAGGAAAATATGGAATTAGCTCCAATTGAGGGAACACAATATTCATATAATTATGTTTGTCCTCACTGTCATTGTGATGATTATTTAGTCGATTTACAAAACACTTTATAAACTATGATAAAGAAAATTAATTTTAAGAAAAATAAAAATGATGTATTTGTTACATTTTGGTGGGTAGTTGATATGCACCGTAATTATGTGCCAATCGCAATTAGATGTAAAGATTATGAAAATGCTCGTGAAGTAGCTTCTGATGTTTACTCTTTATTAGGTGTACAATATCTTTATATTAATGAAAATGGAAAATTAAGATGCGATTCAATGGTCGTTACTTCTGATGAATATCTTTCAAATAAGTGTAACTTTGATAAGATATATAATGAATATTGGGAAAAAATGTTTAAAGTTCTTTAACACAAAAAATTTGGTTAGTATTCATAAATGTATTATCTTTGCGTCATAATAATAAAAGAACAAATATGAAAAAAGATAGATGGATAGCTTATTACAACTATACAAAAAACGGAAAAAAAATAATTGGAGTTACTAATGTAAACGGTTTTAGTGAGGGAGAAGCTAAAGTAAATTTTGCAATGAAATACCCTAATAAAGAATTGTTTCATATACATAAAAATAATATATAAATTAAAAAAGTTATGGATAAAATTAGAGTTGAAACATTAAAGAAAAAAATCGCTTATGATTTAGTGAATAGTTTTGATTGGAGTACTATAATTACTTTATGTTTACAAGACCATATTAACAGAACAGAACTTGAAACCATGCTTAAATATGGTGGCGAGTATATGGGACACACAACACAAAGACATTCAACATCTGTTATTATGAAATATCAGAAAATGATTACTGATGCAGTTTATAATACTGATGTAAGATGTATTAACAAATTGATTGATGCAATGAAACATAAATCATTGTTGCCAAAATGGATAAGACAAGGAAATTACCTTGTAGATATGGATGATAATTGCGAATGGTGTTTGTTTAAGAAAGGAGAGAATGAATAAATATGATAGTAAGTAGATATAAAAATTTAACATTGAATATTGAACCAAATAAGAATATAGAAAATCCTTTAATTCAAAGAGGACTTGTAAAAGTCTATGTAATAGACCAAACGCTTAATAAAATTACTGATTTTGGTTTTAAACATAATTTTCAAAATGTGGAAGAAGCTGTAAAATCTGTTAATAAACAAGAAAATATAGTAATGTATCTTCATTATTGTATTAAAACTAAAACATTTCTTGTTGATGTGTCTGATTTAGTGACAAATATGCTTTGTGTAGGAATTGTAACCTGCTCCAAGAGAACAGTTCGTACTATATGGCACGAGTTACAGAGAGCTAAGAAACAAGTTGTTATTGATAAAGCAAAGAATGTTATCAAAGACGAAATTAAACTAATGAATAATTGGTTTGTTATTGGCAGTTTTGATGTAACCATTTTAGAAAACGGTGAAGTAGTTGAAAATTTGTCTAACATCATGGCAGAAAATGATGATGAAATGTTTGAAAAAATCGGATTACTCTCAACAAATCCAAATATTAAACAATTAATAAATAACGTAAAATAATATGGAGAAGATAAAAACAATTGTAGCTACTTTTGTGGCTTGTGATGGTAAAGTTTTTAATTCAGAAGAAGCATGTTTGGAATATGAAACAAAACTTCAAGAAGAAAAAGCAAAAGAATTTGTTAAAAAACAAATGTTCGATAAAATGAACTTTGTTAATATGAGAGGGAACGATTATTTGTTTGAAAAATATGTTGATGGATTTGACCATCATTATTTGGCTTATAAATTTGTTTATAATTCAGAATTTTCTCTTGAAGAATATGTAAAAATTCTTGGTTATGATTTTGTTCGCAATTTTCCTTTTGAAACAATTATTAATGGGGAACTAAAATATGATGTTTCACTGAAAGATATGCCATCATTGGAAGCAGGAGAAACATATCTTATCATTAGTTTTACTGATTTGTCGGGTGATTATACCAATCCTACTTATTGGTATTTGTATAAACTTGATGATTTTAAAAAGTTTCAAATTAAAGAAATTAATGAACTTTAACTAAAAAACTTTGTTATATTTCAATTAATGTATTATCTTTGTATCAAATTTAAAAACATATAATATCATGGAAAGAATAATTAAAACTGTTTCGTTTTTCTTAAAGTGTCAAGATTCTAAAGATTTCTCAATCAATCAAAGAAATAACATTCTGTATGTGAGTTGTGCCGACAAAAAAGATGCAATAAGAGAATTATATGACTTTATTAGGTTTGATTATAATCCATATCACAAAAATATATTGATTCCAATATTAAGGAATGATTTTCTTTTGTCAATTGAGGTGAAACAATGAACACTTATATATTCAAGCATCACAATACCCTCTATGTTTTACATGAGGACAGTGAAGAATGTGCATGGAACAGGCTTCAAAATAAACTCTCTTGGAATATGAAAATCGTTAAACAGAGAGTAAAACTTCTTGATACAATGCGAGAAGTTGATAATCGTGTATTAAAAATAAAATTGAATTAATGAAACAACTTTATCAATTAGAAGTTTATTGTTATTTGATATTAACTGATAACAATTGGATTACCTTATACACAAATAAAGAACAAGCAGCAGGTTTGAAGGGATTGAAAACCCTTCAAAAACTGTTTGATGAAAACTTTAAAGAGGTAAGAGAATTGATGATAAAAGATTATAAAAATCAAAAGGAGAAACATTATCGAATAATGCTTACTACATTGGAGATTGAAGAAGATACAGGATTGTTAATAAGTCAAAAAATATTGAAAGGAATGTGGAAATGATTACAAATGAAATAATGTTTATGTTTTCTTGTTTAAGAAAACACATTATACTTTTGAACAAGTGGATAGTTTTGAATATGGAACTGCATTCATGCTGTATAATGAAGATGAAGAAAATGTTAAATACTATGAGTTTGAAACAAAAGAACTTGCTGATAGGTTTGTATTGTTAAAATTTCTTAGTAAAGAGTATTATTATAAAATTTTGTAATATATTGTACTCAATTGAGTACATTAACATTTATTATTATGACAGAATTAGAAAATAAAGCATTAAGACATTCCTTAGAATTATTGAAAGATTTTTCTTATGGTAATATCTATTCGGGGCTTGATGAATTACTAAAAAAATTTGGTATTACTGAACAACAAGATAGGAATAGTTTTAGAAATAATTTTGCTTATTTGTTAGATAGAGAAACCGAAAAAGTTAATGCAGCTAAAGAATGGATTACCACTGTAATAAACAATAAATAAAAATGAGTAGTTTAAATATTAAGTACAAAAAAACGGCAGAAATGTTGGAAGATTGCCAAAATTTTGCTCGGTTTACTCAAACTAAAGTGCAACCACATTTCCATAATTCAGATTTTATTTTCCATGTTAATCATTTTCATTTTGCCGATAAGATGAAAAGAAAAGAAATGATTAGATTTAATGAGAAGAAGATTAAATCTTTGAAATTGCGTCTAAAACATTATTCATATTTGATGGAGATTAAAAACAATCCCAATAAAGTAAAATTGTTTAAACCTTATTACTTTGGAGTTGAGAGTGTTAAAGGAAAAATTGAGTATCTGATTGGAATAGCAAGAAAAAATTATGGGTATAGAAATGTTTTTAAAGAACATGATAACCAATATCTTATATTAGTTAAACAAGAAATAAATGGTTTTCCTGTTGAAATTACACCTTTTAGCGGATTAGAAGATGTGTTGAATCAATATAAACAATATCATGGGAGTAATAGTAGCCAAACAACCTAATGGTCTTTTGTGTAGGTTAGATACAATAATGGGCAATATTACTGCTTATGATATGACCGAAAATGAATATATTGAACACGTAGCTTATTTATATGCTGAAATGGGGCGATATGAAGCTCGTAAAACTATTAAAAATAGATTACAACCATTCCAAAAAGTGTTGAATAATCTTGTATATTCAAATAAAGAAAAAGGACAAGTTAAAGAAATGTTAAAGAATATGGGCTGTGAAGATGAAATATTAAAATAAGTTAAAAAATCAATTAATATTTGGTGGTTTAAAAATTAATTCATATATTTGCATTGTAAAAAGAAAACAAATAACAATTTAATTTACAATAATATGATAGTTAAGAACAAAAAGAATCCTTTCTTTTCAAGGAAAGAGCAATTGAACTTCACAAAATTGTGTCAAGTTCATGGCTTTAAAAATCGTCAGATGATTAAAGACGATGCAACAGGTAACATTATTGAATTGGCAATTTATTTGCCACAAACGTATGGTACAGACGAAAAAATGTTAGGTAACATTGCTCGTTACACTAATGGCAGAAGAAGCCAAACACCTTGTATTTTCAGCAAGAATAAGTTAGCAATTAAAGTTTCATACAAAAAATCATAACAAATAAGTATTATGGCAGATAACAATGTAGTCCGTTTGAGAATGAATGATACTCCCGTTCAAAGAGCGTGGAGAGATGTTAAAGGTTGTCAAAACTATTCAACTCCTGTACCTATCAGTCAAGCAGTAGCCGAATGTGGTGCTGACTATTCAGTTCGTAAAGATACTCTTGTAAGACTTTCAGATGATGCGATTAAAGCTATCAAAGAAGGTACTGATTATACTCAATTCTTGGATTTGAAGCCAAAAGATATTATAACTTCTCACATGGCAACAGTTCGTGATGATAATGATATTACACTTGGTGTTGTTGGTAGTGGTTATGGAGTTGTTCAGAATGCAAAAGCATTTGAATTTATTGATATTATCACTTCGGGACGTTTGGGCGGTGATGCTCCTATTATTGAAACAGCAGGTGTTCTTGGAGTTGGAGAAAGAATGTATGTAACAGCCCGTATGCCACATAATATCCAAATTGGTGGTAATAACAAAGATGTGGTTGAAGATTATATTCTCTTTACAAATACACATGATGGTTCGGGTGCGGTAACTGTATTGTTCACTCCAATTCGTGTAGTCTGTGAGAATACTCTTAACATGGCACTTCGTGAATGTAAAAACAAATTGATATTCAAACATACTTCAAAGGTTAATGAACGTTTGGATTTTTCTGATGAAGAAAACTTGAAGAAAGCAAAGCAAGTACTTGGGCTTCATGGACTTTACAAACAAAATGTTGAAGCATATTTGAATAACCTTGCACAACAATCATTTACAGATGCACAGATTAAAGAAACTGTTGCAAATGTATTCTTGAATGATGCACAAATGAAATTGCTGAAAATGGCAAACATGAACATTGATTCAGTTGAAGAAATTTCAACACGAGCAAAAAATCAGATTCAAGATTTGCGTGATACAATAGAGAATGGTGTTGGTCAAGAATATTGGAGAGGTACTAAGTTGTGGGTGTACAATGGGTTTACATCATTCTACAATAACAACAAAACGTATAAGAATGGTGCAGAGGAAAGATTCAACAGCCTTATTGATGGTGATGCTTACAAGAAATGTCAAAAAGCGTTTGATTTGTTAATTGCAGCATAATACTTAAATTAAAAAGATTACCTAACTTTTAGCGTGATAACTAATGTTAGGTAATCTTATTTTTATATAGCAAGTTAAATGTACTCAATTGAGTACAATAAGGTTAAATATAACTGTTAATTGTAATTTCTAATGTTTTACCTTGTTGATAATCACTATATGTATAAGATGAAATGTTTACAGAATAGTTCATTCCAGAGGTATTAGGATTAATAGAATATTGATAGTCATAAGATGTTATTGTGAGTGGAAAATCGCTTGCAGATGTTATCCCATTTATAGTACCATTTCTTGTACCACCATAACATATTCCACCACCACCTTGTAAATTTATAGTTTTTCCATTATTAAAATAAAAATGAAATGATTGAATACAAGCAGGTGGATTTTGCATATTATTTTTAATAGTCCATTTTGGGCTAATAGGTTTTGGTTTACCATATTGGTAAATTATAAATTCGCTTGCCATTGTTTTGTTAGTTTACTAATAATTAGTAAACTACTTAAAAAAATAACATTATATAGCAAAAAAATCCCTCAAATTCTTTTTTGAGGGATTTTCCCATATAACGCCATATATGGTTACAGAGATGACATTTTTCTGTGTTGTTAATTAGTTTAATAATTATTATTAAACTAATCACAAAAATTCACATATTTTATTAAAATATTTTTTCTTTGTTCATAATTAATTCGTATATTTGCATAGTATTAAAAATAGATTTATATATGGATAGTGAAGAAATGAAACAAAAAGCCAAAACAATTGGCAAACGTTATATTGGATTTCATAATCATAGATTGAATGAAACAAATCCAAGAGAAGAAGCATTTTCTAAACATTGGAGAAAGAACAATACTAAATGTTCTTGGATTAATCGAGGGAATGGAATACTTCAAGACCTTTTTATTGCTGATGATGGCTCTTGGCATCATGTTATGTCACCAAATGATAAACTAATTGCATCAACTATTATTCAATGGTTAGGTAGTAACTGTGGAATGGCTTTTATGGAAGAAGCATTAAAAGATTGTGGATATAAAATTGTACCAATTAAAGATTAATTAACATTTTAAATTTGGTAAACTAAATATTAGTTCATATCTTTGTACCATAATAATAAAAACAATTAGTTATGCTTGTTACAGGAACAAATGTACTTTATATATCGTTTATGATAATGTTCTGCTTCATTAAAATATTAATGACAGATACTTCTTATGAAAAATCAGATGGGTATATTATAAATTCGATATTAATTGGATTTATACTTCTAACTTTTATAGAAACTATTGTAATTTTTATTGTTGGTAATAATATACAAATAACATGGCAATAACGAGTATTATATTTTTAATATTAGGACTTACATGTTGGATATGGTACATATCCAATTCAGCATTATTAAATGATTATTCAATCAAAAAATATAAAAGATTTGCTATTATAGGTAGTGTATTTCTTTTTGGTTTTTTAATTGAAACAATTGTATTTTTATCTCAACATATAGTAATTACATTTAATTAAAATATTATGACATTAGAAGAACTTATTGAAAGAGAGAAGAAAAATTGTAAATATATTCAAACAGATAATAATCATTTGCATTGGTTTCTTGAACGAGACTTAACTGAATGGGTACAAAAAGATAAACCACAATGGGGAAGTCATACAATTAAAGGTGACAAAAACATTGTTGTATATAAAATATTTGATGGTGAAAAAGATAATGAATTTGACACATATCTTGCTATTAATAATGCTAAACGACAAGTAATTCATAATTGTGAAGGATATGAAGCTATGGCTGCTTGGATTGATTTATATTTAATAGCTAATGAACATGGAGTGTGAAAAATCTGTAATCGAATTAATGGATGAATGGTTAGAAACAGCCACGCTTGAATCATTTATAGAAGATTGTAAAGAATTTGGTATTGAATTTGAAGAAATAAAAGAAGAAAAATAATATGAAAAAAGTTTTAATTTTATTAATTTTTAGTTTTTTAACTTGCTTTGTGACATTTGCACAAAATAGTAGTACTGTAACTCTTACAGCAGAACAATACAATTCTCTTCCAAGTAATGTTAAAGAACGTATTGAAAAAGAGAATACTTATAAAACTATTGGTAAATGGGCTGGTTTGGGTAAAGAAATTGGTGAAGGTGTTAATAGTGCATTGATGGCTATCGAAGGTTCTGCAACTCGAATATCTGAAACTACATTAGGGAAAACAGCTATGAATGTTGTTGTGTGGAAGTTTGTAGGGAAAGATATTATACGCATAATAATAGGTATCTTAGTATTGGCTATTGGTGTTCCAATTATGGTAAAATTAATAAACTCTTATAAGCCACATAAAGTTTTAATTAATAAACGTTTCATTAAAGAAAAAATGCAGTTTGAAAGAGAATATGAATATATAAGTGGTGATGGTGAATCTGTTGCAAGTTGTTATGGTGGTTTACTTGTTATTATTGCAATTGCTTGTTTAATAATGTTTGTTTAAAATTTTAATCATTATGGCAGTAGATATTAAACAAATGACTAATCTTAGATTAAAAATTAATCAACTTGAAAGAGAAAAGAAACAGTCAAAAGATGATGTCGAATCAGTTGAGTTATTAGATAAATTAATTAAAAAATATGAGGAAGAAGTAGCTCCAATTGAGAAACAATATGAGGAAATATTGAATTTTTGGCAAACTAATCTGTATAAATATTTTAAATTAACGTTTAAAAATTGTGCATTTTATGATACAATTTATATGTTCCCATATAAATTAATAACTGTAAACAGATGTTTGTTTGGTATCTATGATTTCAATAGTGACTATGGTAAAGGTTTGAGAGATACTTCAATAGATTTTAAAGTATTTTTTGATTATGATTATGATTTGGTTGAAATAACCAAAGAAGAATTTTTACAGAAAGCAATTGAAAATTTTGATAGACCTTTAAATTCACGTTTGGATAAATTAATAAATAGAGATAAAGTGTTAAAAAAGAATGAAACCAGTATTAACTAAAATTTTTAAAAAAGGGGAATATTATCAAACATATCTAATGAAATTAGAGGTTATGTTTGATGAAAATAAAAAACAATGGCTTTATGAAACTTTTATAAAGAAATGGGAAAATGAAATGTGGAAACATTCTAATTGTGATTTTGAAAAAATAAAACCTTATATCACATCATTTATAAATGATTATACATCATTTATGAAGTCATGTGATATTGTGGAAATTGAAGAATAATATTAACATATATCTAAAAGTATTAAAAAATGGAAGAAAAAAATTTAGCAGCTTTTATACAACATCATCGTACTTACACAAAAATTAATACATTGTATAAACGCTATACTGAAGGACCGTTAAAAAATCAGATTATTATTGGTGATTTTTCACGTCCTGAATTTAAATACCTTTATAATTGTCTTTGGGATGCAGAAGAAAAGGTAGATGGTACTAATGTATTTTGGTATTGGGATGGTACAACTCTTGAAATTCATGGTAAATCAGCTAATGCAGACATTCCTAATCATCTTAAAAAGAAAATGGAAGAACTTGTTACTGTTGAAATGATGCAAGAAATTTTTCCTGCTGAATATGATGAAAATGGTAACAAGAAAGAATTCAATGTAAGAATTTATGGAGAGGGGTATGGAGTGAAAATTCAGAAAGGTGGAAATTACATTAAAAATGATTGTGGGGTGCGTGTATTTGATGTAATGATTAATGGTTGGTGGCTCGATAGAGATGCTAAACTTGATATTGCAGCCAAACTTAATTTACCTACTTGTTACTACTATGGACAAATGACTTTGAAAGAAGCAGAAGAGATGGTAAGAAGAGGTTTTAAATCTCCAATTGCAGAGAATACAGAATATGAAGCTGAGGGACTTGTTTTAAAGCCCACTGTTCAACTTTTCAATAAGCAGGGAGAGAGAATTATTGTTAAGATTAAAACTGTTGATTATCGCAATTTAATAGCTAAATCAAAGGCGTAACAAAATTTAACAATAAAAATTTGGTGGTATGGAATTAATTTGCTAATTTCGTACCACTTTTGTGCTTCAGAGGTAATTATATAATTAAATCTAATTTGTGTTAATGAATATTAACTGAACATATTAAAATATATATTACATTTTATAGGTGAAATAGTAGAAATATGAGTAAAAATGAGGAAGTATGCCCTGAATTTCCATTTTGGGGTGCAAGTTATCCAGATGCATGTTGTGTTAATGGTGTATTACAAGACTTAGATTATTGTGATGAAAATGGTAATCTTTATGATAAAGGAGAACATGTTCCTTGTCCATTTTGTAAGACAGAAGAATTTATTGAGTATGACCCGTTTTCAAAAGAAGATGAATTTTATGAGGGTATTGAGGATGAAGATAAAGCTAAAGAAAAAGCTCGTGAATGGTATCTTAATTGGATTGAGGGAATGAAAAAGAGATATTCTTAATAATAAAAGCATAAACAATAATTTTACTATTATATTTAAACAATTTTTAATAAAAATATGTCTATTAAATTTGGTTTATGATGTGTTTTTATTTTATCATTAAAAATATTTTGTAAAAATTAAAGAAAAAGCTATGTGAAACCATACCAAAGTTAACACATAGCTTTTTTAATGCCTATATGTACTCAATTGAGTACATTTTAAATACGATAATAATATACATTATCAAATGATGGGGTTATACTAATAATAGTAACAGCATCCGTTAATGTAGTTGGTCTATCTTCTTCAGGTATTGAATAAAATTCACTTTCTTCAGCATCAGCTGGGAATTTTAAAGTATGATAAACTACATTGCCACTACTTGAATGCCAAGTACATTCAATTTGTAACTCACTATAAGGTCTAGCATTAAATGCGCTTTTTTCAGTATCTATTTGAATATTAAATATATATGTACTAAATGGTGACACTTTGAAGTAAATAGATGGTTTATATTGAGCTTGCGTTTGCTGTATAATAGTCCAAGTCAGTATTTTATTCGATACATCTTGTTTCAATGTAACCACACCTGTACGTGTACTACTTCCTGTATTATCTGAATTAATTTTTAATGTCATGTAATTAGTTTGACCTGTTGATGAATTCCATGTTGGAGTTATCCAAGAAACATCTGTTGTGGCAGACCAACTAATTTTGTCATAATTATATTCACTTATAATGTCTCTTGTTTTAGACCACCCATTATTAAAAGAACCTGCATTATAATCCACAGTATCTTGTACATTAGTATTATCTATACCATCCCATTTAAATGTATATTCACCTGCTTGGTGAATTCTAATATACATTTTTTTATTACTTTCATTTTGTGTTAATGTAATAACACAAGTTCTAGGTGTTCCATTTGTATTCTTTTCCCAATATAATGAACCTGTTTGAAAAGTAACCCAAGAACAACCAATTTCCCTATCATATCCAATATAAGAACCATTTTTCAATGATTTAACATTACTAATAGTGGAATCTTCACCAGAAGATGAATTTGCATTAATGGTAACATCTGTTTCCCCTGATGGGCTGTAAAATTCAAATTCATATATTTCTGAAATTTTACCTTCTTGTGTAATTTTAAAAGTACTCGCCATGTTGTTTGTATTTATTTAGCTTACTAATTATTAGTAAGCTATCATAAAAAACAACAAAAATCAGTACATAAAAAATCCCTCTTTTTGAAGAGGGATTTTCCTATTAATCCATATATGTTACTTGTCCAGTCCATTTCATTTCTAAACCAGTAACTGGAATACGACTTCTTAATGAAACTGTATGTTCATTACCATCGCCCTGAATAGTTGTTTGTATAACTAATGTACCATTAAAATAAATCGAATATAAATCCCTTTTACCTGATGTTGATAATATTGTGCATGATGTTGCAGTAAACGCTTCTTCAGTTCCACTTGTATAACTACCCTGTTCTCTTTCTGTTATACCTGAACCCATTTGACCTCTTAGTAAAGAGAATGCATTAATAGAATTTGAACCATCTCTTAATGTCAGATAGAAACGTGAAGTTGTTTGAGTTGTTGAATCATTGGTGAAATTAATATCCCATGACATCGGAACTTTTAATTCTTGTTTAGCTTTTTGTGTGATTGTAAATCTAAGTATTTTTCCAGATTCATTTTGAGTAAATGTAATTACTGCTGTTCTATCTTGATAAGTATCATTTGCAACTGTTTGACCTGTAAATGCAACATAACCAGTACCCATATCAACACTTTCCCACCCTGTAATCCAATCAGGTAAAGATGTGTGTGTTGCTCCTACTGTATTGTCTTGCGTATCACCACTATAACTTTCAATATATACATTAAATGACATTCCACTTGCAGGTGAATCAACAGTATCATCGCTTACAAAAACAAATGTATAATTGTCAGCTGGTTTTGCTTCTTGGATGAAGGTAATTACAATATCTTCATTACTTTCACTTTGTGTAATTGTCACAGTACCTCTACGTTCTTCCCCTGTATTTTCAGATAAGACAATTTTGCCTGTTTCTGAAGTTAACCAACTATCACTTATTGATACAGTGTAAGGAATATCAACACCTTCTTTTGTTGAAACAATTGTAACACTGCCAATTGAATTGGATGTTTCGCCTACAAGAGAAAAATATCCATTGGTGTATGGTACTCTCACAACTAGATTATTAAGATAAAAAGAGAACTCAACTTCTCTTCCATCTTGCATAACTTTAAAATAACTTGCCATATTTATTTAGTTTATCAATAATTAGTAAAGCAATTAAAAAAGTAAGAATGTGTTTGGGATATTTATAAGTAAAATATTATATAAATGAAAGATATAGTAATTATCAAAAATTCAAACACATTGTTAAATAATGATGTTTATTTTCCTGATATAAATGAAATAGAGAGTGGCGAATTAGTATTAAATAATAGTACTGGTAAAGAAACGTTATTTGTTAAAAATGATGCTGATGATATTGTTCCATTTCGTTCTAAACAATATACATTAGATAAAATAAATACATCAATACCAACTATAACTATTAGTGAAACTGCACCTGATAAACCAAAAGAAGGTGATTTTTGGATTGAGCCGATTCCACCAATTCCATTTACATTAGAATTTAATGTATTACCTGATAATCTGATAGTTACACTACCAATATCAGGCAATGTTAATTGTGAGATTGATTGGGGTAGTGGAAATAATAAAGAAATTGTTACGTCTGATAGACCATCTCATACATATCAAACTGCTGGCACTTATATAATAAAAATTAGTGGAGATTTTGAAAAGATGTATAATTGCTCAACTAATGTTACTAGAGTAATTAGTTGGGGTAACTCCAATGTGCTATTAACAAATATGGATAGTGCATTTAGTAGATGTGTTAATTTAATTGAAATACCTAATGATGATTATGAATCGTTTATTAATGTAAGTAGTTTTTTAAATACATTTTCTTATTGTTCCAATTTGGTATCAATTCCAGGAAATTTATTTCTTCATTGTTATAATGTATCATCATTTAATGGAACATTTAGTAATTGCACAAAGCTACAATCAATTCCTGAAGATTTATTTTATAACTGTATTAATGTAATTGATATGGCAGGTGTATTTAGTTCTTGTACAAATTTAACATCAATACCATCAACATTGTTTGTAAACAATATCAATGTAACTAATTTTAGTTCAGCATTTGCTTCTTGTCGTAGTTTGGTTAATATACCTGAAACATTATTTACTAATAATATAGAAGTTACAAGTTTCTTAAATATTTTTCAAAATGACAATAAATTGGATTCCATACCATCTAATTTATTTTCAACTAACACTAAAGTAACAACTTTTGGTGGGGCTTTCAGTAGTTGTACAGGTTTAACATCTATTCCATCTACATTATTCGTCAATAATACTATTGTTACGAACTTTAGTTTTACATTTAGTGGATGCTATAATATTACATCTATACCTGATGGGTTATTTGTTAATAATAAAGAAGTAACGACTTTTGCTAATTTGTTTAATAATTGTTCAGGAATAACAAGTGTTATACCAAACAATATTTTTAATGTCTGTAAAAAAGTTACTAATTTCAGTAATACATTTGGAAACTGTTCAGGGTTAACAGGTAATACGCCAACAGGTACAGATGGATTGGAACTTTGGGAAAGGGCAGGACAGACAAGTTATCCGACTTCGATTAATGGAAATAAATGTTTTACTAATTGTTATAATTTAGTAAATTATGATTCTATTTCATCTGAATGGAAATAAACATATCTTATTTTTAATGATATTTAACGAGAATTCTCATGGATTCTCGTTTTTTATTTGTATATTTGCAAAAACATTTATATAATGATAAAGAAGGATAAAATAGATAAAAATTCACATGAATATAAAACAGGTTTTCGTGATGGAATCGAATATGCTAATGAAAAATTGAAAGAAGATGGTACATTCTTTCAAAGAATCCATGACCTTATTAGTTATGACATAAGCACTATTTGGGATGAACAAGGAAAAGGACAAGATGGGATGTATTCTTTAAACCCAGATGAAATGTTCAATCTAAATGTCACACAAAGAGGTGATGGGACTATTGAAAGAGTTTTTAGAAATAAAGTTAAAGGTTATGAAGAATACATCACAAGAATATATGTGCTTAATTGTGCTTGTGGTGGTATTTGTATATTAGGATATAAGGAAAAATCTTCATATAATTCTGAAACAATTTATTATACATTATTTCATTTGGGTGAAGATGATGGTTTCTTTTTTGTACATGATGATGGTGGTCAAGGATTTAACTATATGACCAAAATTGAGATTATTGATATGGTTAGTCGGGCAATAAGTTTGTTAAATAATATTAAATAAAAATATGGAAAGAGATAAATATGAATTTTTAAATGGCTTTGTTACACCTGCTTATCTCTACATAGAAAATGAAGAAGTAGAAAAATATTGGGTTGATTCTCAAAGTTTGTATTATTATATAAATGATTTAATAGATGAAGAAACAAATCTTATAAATGGTAAAAATTGGTGCATTATTGAACCTTTAAAGATAAAAGGTGTTAAAGTAACTAAAGAAAACAACAAAGAGGTTATTAAGTATTTTGTTACTGAATGTTCAAATGAAAGTGATTATAATAAAGAATGGGATTTTAAAGAACATAAGCCAATTAATGATTAACATTATTTAATGGGAATAATTTCATATTCCCATTTTATATTTGTATATTTGCATTATAAATTTTAAAAAGATTGATTATGTATTATGTAATTCAAGAAAAACTATTTAGAGAGGAAAATTATGAAAATTTAATAAGAACATTAGAAAGGTTAGAATTAGATTATGAAATCATTAAACTTCAACCTAATAATGATAACATTATCATCCATACTGATAGAAAAGATATATTTCCATTTGGTGCTGTTAGAATGGCTAAAATTGCAAGTAAATATAAATGGAATCCTGGGTCATTCATGAATGAAAATCATGACTATGAGGTATATAGTAAATACTATGGCAATAATTTATTAAATGCAGATTCAAAAATAATGAAAGTAAAAGATGTTACACCTCATACTTCATTTTTTGCAAGACCAACCAAAGATACCAAAGCATTTACTGGAAGAGTTTTTAAAAATAAAGATGATTGGTACTCTTTTATTGAAAAATTAAAACTTAATCCAAATAGTATATTAACTGATGATACTTTAGTTCAAGTTGCATCAGTTAAAAATATTTTAAATGAAATAAGATTTTGGATTGTAAAAGGGAATATTATAACAGCTAGTGTTTATAATATTGGTGGGAATTATTGTTTAAGTAATTTTATAGATGATGATGCTTATGAATTTGTAAATAAAATGATTAAACTATTTGAAGTTAATGATACATTTGTAATGGACATTTGTTTAACTGATAATGGTTATAAAATTGTAGAATGTAACTGTACCAATAGCGCAGGGTTCTATAAAGCTGATATGAATAAATTAATAATGGCATTAGAAAATGCTTTTAATAACAATTAAAATGGAAAATATGTCATATGCTGAAGCATTAAAAATAGTATTAAATAAACAATATGGAAATATTGATGATTTAATAAATGAAATTGGAGAAGAAAATGTAAAAAAATTAAAAATATTGGGTTATATTGAATTTGAATAAATATAGAACTAATAAAATAAATAATATGAAAAAGATATATTATATTATTGCATTGTTTGGATTAATGTCATGCCAAAACAACAATGCACCAAAGCTCAATTTAGAAAAAGAGTATATTTTCAAAGACCAATATGGGACTTCTTTATATAGTAAAGAATTTACTTATAAAGGTCATAATTACATATGGTTTAATAGTTCATCTGGATATGATGGAGCTAGTGGTTTTGTTCACAATCCTGATTGTCCATGTTATAAAAAAGATTCTAATTAAGTGAAAAACATGAAAGTGAAAATATTTCATGGAAGTCGTGATTACTTTGAAAAAGTCTTATTATATAAATGTTGTGATATTGGATTTCATTGTGGAACATTAGAACAAGCATTATATCGTATAATGGATATTGGTAAATGTTATACTGAAACATTCTTCAAATCATATGTATATGAAATAAACATTGATATTGATAATAAAAATTGTATAGAATTACCTGATTGTATATCATGGGCTGATTTTGATAATGTAAAAACACAATTTTTACATTATTATCCAAACATGAATACACAAAATATTAAAACAATAGAAGAGTTGAGAAATTTTCTTTTGGATATAGGAATTAAATACATACAATATGAAAATGAAATTGAAGGTAAAGGATATTCATATATTATATTAGACGAAAATATTAACTTTGAACGATATACAGTAAGAGAAATAATAAATAAAATAAGTGAAAAATATGAAGGAAGTTGATTACTATAACAAAAGTTTAGAATTAATTGATAATGTTTTAAAAGGTAAGGATAATGGCAATAATTATCCTTATGAAGAATATGCCATGTGGTACTATTTTTTAGAACTTCTTGGAAAAGAGAATTATAATAACCTAATGGAAGATGAATATTTTGAAACATTCCATAAAATGTTTAGACAAGCTGATATTGAAATGGATTTGTTTAGAGCACCATTAGTTGAATGTAAAACAACATCAATATCATCTGGGGATTCTGAATCTTATAAAGAAAGAATTACATATAGAAGAAACATTGAAGTAAATGAAAGCTCAAAAATACAAGGATTAATATGGAATTTTATTTACATTTCAATAGTTCCTCTATATGTGTGGTCTATGGTAAAATATGGTAAGTTTGATTTTTAATATTACCAATCAACATCATAAAAATATAATGAATCCTCACTAGGAGTTACACTTAAATCAGACATATAATTTAACCATATATCAGGTGTATTATTAAAAACATGTGTATTTCCAGTTGTTGATGATTTATTTATGTATAATGTAAAGTTTTGTGATATTTCTTCTTCAAGATGACTACCATTTGCATAAACTGTACCTTTTATTGTTAAATTACTATTAACAGGTTTTTCAGCAGTTGCAATTATAAAAAACCCATCCATTCCTGTACCGTAATTTCCATCTTCAAGATGAATATTAATATGTGGTTTTGATGGTACATATCCTTCTTGTAAAATTGTAAAAGTACTTGCCATATTTGTTTAGTTTGATAATTATTATCAAACTAAATCAAAAAATAACAATTTTTAATGTAGTTTTTTTGGCTTATTAAATAAAAAGTCATATATTTGCAGCATAAAATAAAAGTATATCATATGTTAAACGATGAATTGTATGTCAAGACGTTAAAAATATGGCTTGGAGAAGAAAATGTAAGATATTTTAAACATCTTAAAGGATTGAAAGGTAGTGTATTTCCTGTACTTAAACTAAATATGGATAGAAAAGGATTACCAGCACATCCTGTTCATTTTAGAGAAGGAGTGCAAATTAGAAATTATTTAAGAAGAAAATTTCCTGAATTATCTGAAATGGCAGGGGATATTCTTGATGATTATACAGTTAAATTAATGGAAAGGGTTATTAAAGATTAAATGATATGGATATTACAAAAGAAGAACAAGTATTAAACTACATAAAAGGTATAATAAAAGATACTGAATATGAGAACCATGTGTTTCTTGTAGGTGGTGCTGTACGTGATAAACTAATGGGAAATCCTATTAAAGACATTGACCTTTGTATTGACCTTCCTAATGGTGGTATTGAATTTGCCACTTGGATTATGAAAACTCTTGGTGAGTTTAAACAAGATACAAGACCTGTTGTTTATCCCACTTATGGTACTGCTATGTTTACATTATTAGCATTTCCTGGTATTGATATTGAATGTGTACAAACAAGAAAAGAACAATATCATGATTCAAATTCAAGAAATCCTGAAACTGCTTATGGTACACTAGAAGAAGATTGTTATCGTAGAGATTTAACTATCAATTCATTATATCAAAATATATCAACAGATGAAATTGTTGATATAACAGGAAAAGGTATTGATGATATTAAAAATCAAATCATTCGTACCCCTTGTGACCCTGATATTACTTATACTGATGACCCTCTCCGTATGCTTCGTTGTATAAGATTTGCATCTCGTTATGGATGGGACATTGAAGAAAAAACAATGCAAGGAATTATTGATAATGTTGAGAGGATTCAAATTATCACACAAGAAAGGGTTACTGATGAAATAAATAAAATTCTTTTAACAAAAAAACCGAGTGTTGGTTTAAGAATGTTAGAAAAAACGGGTTTACTTCAGTATGTCCTTCCTGATTTTGTTGAAATGGTGAATCTTGAACAGAATGAATATCATTTTGGAACTGCATGGGAACATACACTAATGGTTGTTGATAATACAAAACCAATTCTTGAAAATAGAGTTGCTGCATTGTTTCATGATTTGGGTAAAATAAAAACCAAAACAGTTGATGAAAATGGAAAAATTCACTTCTACAATCATGAGAACGTTTCAGCCTTTTTAAGCGAGGTTAGAATGAAAACGATGAAATACCCAAATGATATAATTAAACGTGTTAGAAAGGCTGTAAATGCCCATATGAGGACTAAATCATTTGGTGATGATTGCGCAAAGTTAAAAGATAAAAGTGTTCGTAAATTACAATTAGCTCTTGGTGACACATTTGAACTTACAATGGATTTGATTGATGCGGACAATAGAGCACATAAATCTGACCATTGTATGCCAAATCAGGTAAGATTAATTAAAGAAAGAAGTAATAAATTAGTTGAACAAGGATTAGATGCTTTTAAATTAAGACTTCCTGTTAATGGTGAAGATATTATATCATATAAAAATATAGAACCTGGACCAAAAGTTAAATTATATTTAGATTATTTAACTAAACTATGGTTAAATAATCCACTTATCACTAAAGAAGAATGCTTTAAACATATTAACAATATTAATTATTAAATAAAAAAGGGAGAAATCGTTCTCCCTTTTTTATTTATGCTGGTCTAATATTCCAACTATGAGCATAATTATTTTGCATTACATATATTTTTTCCATTGGCGTTGTTGGATTACCATTACTAACACCCTTCACAAAACCAGATGGAGCTTGATATGTCCCTGATGGTCTATAATCATAAGGATAACCACTTGACCACATATTTATACTCAAACCATAAAACTGATTACGTTTACCATTTTTAAGTTTACTTGTCATAGTTACTTGTTCCCAATTAGTCATGTAGCTATATAAATTATTTACCCATGTATCAGCTCTACTTTGGCTTTTAAAAGAATTTAATCCATAAATATAATTTAAACTATTCATTTCTTTCAAATATTCAGGTAATACTAATGTAAGATTATTTTGATATTCGATTAACAATTGAGTTAAATTTTCTAATCCTTTTCCAGCAAATACATTTTCCATCCATGAAGTTCTAATACCACTACCACTATAACCAGCTCCAAGAACATTCATTATTTTAATTGATGGGTTAATAGTTGATATTTCATCAAAAGTTGGCACTCCATCAGCACCATAATAAGCTAAGTTTGCGTTACTAATATTTAAATTTTCTAAATTTGGCAAATCATTAAATTCTTTGATATAAGTTGTTATGTTACAAACTGTTGCTGTTAATGATTTTAATTTTTTTAGTTTTTTAATATTTCTAAAATTAGATGCATCTGGGTCACTTAAATTAAATACACCTGATATTGCTAAAGATGTTAAACCTGTCATTTCAAACAATGAATCAGGAATAAATTGCAATTTATTGCCTAATGATGTAAAATTTAAACTTGTTAAATTTTTAACTTTAGATATTCTTACAAAAGGTATTTCGTTTATATAACTAGTATAAGATATTGCTAATGTTTGCAAAGCAGGTAACTCCAAAATGGGAAAACTCCACATAGTAACAGTTTCACTATTAAAATAATATACATCTTCACAAGTAAATGTAATAATAATGTGCCTTTCTCTTGTTTCTCCATCTGTATAATGGTGATTTGGTAATGGTTTTATATATTGACCAGTACCTTGGTCAATACCCCATCCCCATCCACCACCTGTTGATGATGGATTTTTATAATAATCAACATCCAAGCAACGCCATCCAATTATATAAGATGAACCATTATTTTGCATCTGAAATGTTTCAACATTTCCGTCATCCCAATCAACAGTTACACTGCCTGGGCTTGAAGATTGAAACCTAATTGTTGAATTATGGTCTGAACCTGTTGTTGGTGCAGGTGTTTGTTGTGGATTAGAGAAATATAAACTTTTAAATGCATATTCCCCCTTCATATATAGTACTACTCTATTTGTATTATCAATTTTGTAAGTTCTGGTTAACATTTTTATGCTGGTTTAATATTCCATGCTTGCGCATAGTTATTTTTTAACACATATATTTTTTCCATTGGAGTTGTTGGATTGCCATTATTAGAACCTTTTACAAAACCAAATGGGGCTTGTTCCACACCTGATGGTCTTGTATTATTTTGTGGCTCAGATGCGCTATATAAATTAACATATAATCCATATAATTGATTTCTTTTACCATCTTTTGCTATTGATGACATAGTAATTTGTGTCCATCCTGTAACATAATTATAAAAATTATTAACAAAAGTATCTGCCCTATCTTGTGTTGGTGTATCATTAATTAAATTAATTGTAGATAAAGAACGCATTTCATTTCTTATATATTCTGGTAAAACCCAAGTTAATTTTGGGGCATAATCAGCATAAAGTGTCTGTATATTCCCAATTCCTTTTCCACTTATCCAGTCAGCCCAATTAGTTCTAACTCTACCTGCTATCCAATTAGACCCCATATAATTAAGATTTGTTAATTTTTGATTTATTTGAGTAACTTCATCAAATCTTGGTTGTGTGTCTGAGTTAACATTAGGTGCAATGTTTAAAGATACCAAATTTGGTAAATCATTAAACTCTTTTATATATTGTGGTATTTGTGTTGTATTCAAATCTAATGTTGTTAATTTCTTTAAATTAGATATTTTTCTAATATTAGATGAATCTAAATTAGAAAGGTTAACAACACCAGCTAATGTTAACGATGTTAAACCTGTCATATCAAAAATTGAATCAGGAATATATTGTAATGTACCGCCTAATCTGTTAAAATTAAGATAAGTTAAGTTTTTTAGCTTAGTAATTCTACTGTATGGTATCTCATTAATGTATTTATTATCTGTTAATAGTAATTGTTTTAGATTAGTCATTTCTAATATTGGGAAATTATGATGTACAGTTGTGTTAAAATATGCTCTTATAATATCACAAGTAAATGTCATCCTAATAACTCTTTCACCATTTATATTATCATCAGCATAGTGGTGATTTGGATAGGGTCTTATATATTCTCCTGTGTCTTGGTCGATACCTAAACCCCATCCACCACCTGTTGATGATGGATTTTTTCTATAATCAATATTAAGTGTTCTCCAAGCAGCAATATATGCATTTGTACCATATCTTCTCATTTTGAATGTTTCAACATTACCATCTCCCCAATCAACAACTACTTCACCAGGCGTTTCTGAATCAAATCGTATGTAACAATTATAATCTGAATTTATAACTGGATTTGGAATATAATTGAAATCATTTGAATAATAATTTTGAAATGCATAATTAAATGTTGTAAAAATTGTTGTTCTATTTGCATCAGGGCTTGGAATTCTTTTTATATATTTTCCATATTTATCCATTTGTTATAATTTTACACAATTTATTTTTAACCAACCACCTAGCTCATTAGCTTTTTCATATATACAATTATTTGAATAACACACTAATTGAAAACCTGCATGGGCATTAGGGAACATATTTTCTAATTGTACAGCACTTAAATCAGATAATATAGATTCATCCCAAGCTTTCATATCAACAATTTCTTCAATAGTTGCAGTTCCATCTTTTTTAACGATTAATGCATAATCATCACTACGTGAAGAATCACCTAAATCTGGAAAGTAAGATAAACCAAATAATGAAGATATATGCCATCCATCATTTCTTTTAACAAAATCAATTGAGCCTTTACTTGGTAAAGCTAATGAAGTTATTATATAATCTTTGACAAATTTATTAGTTCCTGCTGAAGAATTATTAAATGAAAACAATACTTCTAATGCACTATTGTTAAAGAATGTTACTTTATCTTGTTTAGTATTTGATATTCCAATATAGTTTAACTGTGAAGTCACATTAACAATAACTAAATTAGCAGTTGTAGTCAATACTTTGGTTCCACCTGTTGAATCAACTAATGTAATGTTTTCAGGACTTACCATTAAGCCTGTATTGCTTTTAGTTAATTGATTTGTCGAATTAGGGTCTACTACAATTGTTGAAGTTACAGTATCACCACTCTTAACAACTGTTATGCCATTACTTCCTACAAATGTTAAATCATCACCAGGAACAGTAATCTTAGCAATTTCAGCATTGCCTATGCCTGTCAAACTAATTGTTTTACCACTTATTGACATACCTAAAGTAGAAGATAAACCATTACTATCAGCCGATAATATTTTATCACCTGACTTAATTTTACTTGAAATTGTTACATTCTTATTTGCATCAGTTGTGGCATTAATACCATTGCTTCCTGTTATAGATTTTATCCTTGTTTTAATGTCAGTATCTAATTCATTTTCTCTATTGGTAGCTCTTGTTATTTCAGCAGTAATTGCATCTGTATTAACCTTTTCAGCAGCCTTCGCACGAGTTATTTCATCAGTAATTTTCTTATCTAATGTAGCTTCAGCAGTTGTGGCACGTGTAATTTCAGCTTCGATTGCTGTGGTATTAGCAGAAACCAATCCATTAAATTTAGTTTCTATTCTTGCTTCTTCTCCTTTCGCACGTGTAATTTCAGTAGCAAGAGCAGTTGAATTATCAGTAATTTTACCATTTAAATCAGTTACTTTATCATTCAATTCTTTTTCTATTCTTGCTTCTTCATTTTTAGCACGTGTAGCTTCAACTGTAATTGCATCACTATTAGCTTTTTCAGCAGCTTCAGCACGTGTTTGTTCAGCTTTAATTGCATTTTCTAATTGTATATCCTTATTGGTTGAACGTTGTATTTCAAGATTAAGGTTATCACGTAAATCACCTTCAGCATTAACAGCACGAGTTTGTTCAGCTTGTATTCTGTCATATAATTGTTGTTCAGTATTTGATGCACGAGTTACTTCAGTTGTGATTTGGTCTTGTAGTTTCTTTTCAGCTTCTATGGCTCTATCAGTTTCATTACTAACCATATTAATAATGTTATACTCCATGTTGGTTGCACGAGTTACTTCTTTAGCCAAATCATCTGTTAATGTTTTTTCAGCAGCTTCAGCACGAATCTTCTCAGCTTCAATAACAGGGTTTAAATCCTCAACATATACACCCAAAGCATCTACCTTTAATGCATTACTATCAACATCGTTTACTCTCAAATCACCTGAAAACACATTTGTATCTCCTGAAGGTATCATGTGCATATCAATTGAATTAGTATCTTCCACGCCATATACATTAAACAAATAATTCATTGGAATATATGTATATGTTATAGTATGTATGCCACTTGCATCAATTGTTTTAAAAGCTAATCTTAAATAAGGTTTACCAATAATAACAGAAGGGTCTTTCTTCCAATCTTCAGTAGTGGCAGATGGAATAAATGTAGTTTCTTCACTATCAAGAAATTGTTCTTCTGGTATGTTAATACTTGTATATGCATCATCATTAAAAACTAATGAAACAGTACCATTTTCATATTTTAACTTTAGATTAAGTTTGTCAAATTTTTTCTGTTGTAAATCTTCAATATATTTTGATAATCTCTCAACAGCATCTTTAACTGATGTTGCATTTGCAATTAATGGATAAATATCAAAATCAGATGGTTTGTATGTACCATTAGTATTTAAATCAACAGCTACAATTATTCTTTTTACTAGCTCCAGTATTTTTTCATATAATGTTTGTGGGGTTTCATAATCATCTGGATTTGGAGAAAGACCACAAAAATCTACTTCTTGTCCGCTTGTATAATATCTTTCAAAAATACCACAACCATCAGGTAACATACCATCCTTTGAAGCATCATTAAAAGGATTATTTAAATCAAATTCTGTCATCTCTTTATAATTTTACTATAAATATTTGTTCATAATTTGTTATTAACTGAAATTACTTTGTAAGTTGTTTCATTTTAAGCAAATAGAAGGAGCATTTTTTAATTTAGTTTGATAATAATTATCAAACTAACAAAACAATGGCAAGTACATTCAAAATTTTACAAGCAGGTAAATCATTACCAATGAATAATATATTACCAAAAAAAGAAGGTGATGAAGGAAGTAATTGTAATCAATATGATTTAATATTTGAACATCCAACAAATGCTGACATAAGTGTATTAATAATGTATGTTGATTGTAATAACCCTGGAAGACATGTTTCTAAAACAGTAATTGTGCAAAAAGGGCAGACAAATATATGGGGATTTAGAACAACAGGAGATTGGTGGTGTCATTGTACTCCAACAACTGATGGAATTTACCAATATCCTGATTAAAATCTTGTTATTTTTCTTAATAGTTTACTAATAATTAGTAAACTAAACGAAACAATGGCGAGTACTTTTAAAATTAATCAAGATGGAAATTTAAAAACCATAACTTTTAGTATCAAACTAACTGCAAATGGTATAACTTTTACTCCAATGATGGAAGATACTAATACTGAAGTGTATATTAATGGGGATTATTTAGATATAACAATATCTGGAATTGATAGTGATAGTGTTTCAAAGCATATAGGAGTGTATATGGAAGGAAGTTCATATTATGGACATTTACAAGTAAATTTAAGTCCATATCAATCTTCTACTGATGTTAATTTTAATTATTGGAAGAGTTGTGTGACTACACATAGTAATCAGATGGCAATTGCTGATTTACAGTGTATATATAATAAAGATAAAGCAGATGGAAATTATGATGATTTTTTAATCTTTAATATAGAAGTTGATAATATCAATGTAGATATTAGATTAACAATTGAACATCCAATTTTTTAATTCACTAGTTAAAAAATGGGGAAGTAAACCAATACTTCCCCATTTTTTTATATAGTTTTAAATCTATTCAACATGGAACATTTATATTGCCTATCTCGAATTTTTAATAAAAGATTATTTACAAATTCAACATCAATATTCTCTGGTAGAGTAGATTCTGCCATCGCATTTTCCATTTCTTCCTTTTTTGAATCAAGATAATTAATCAATTCATCATAAGTTGAATTACCAAGACGAATACCAAGAATGAAATCTCTGTCAATATTTGTTCTATCAACATTAACTTGTCCAGTTTTTGCAATTTCAAGTCCCATGTGCATTAATCTTACACTATGTGACATATTTTTTCTGTCAAAATCCTTTTCCTTGTTTTCTTTATATCTTTCAGGATTACGATTTCTTTCCCATTCTTTGTATTCTTTATAATCTTTACAATGTTTAGTATAACCATCTTTGTTATAAGTCAAATGACATATTGGCATTTCACCCTTAGAAACTGAAGATAATCTTAATTCATTTGAAAGTCCATCTTCACCAACCATACCTTTATAACCAATTGGTTTTTGTTCTTCAAACCAATTTTCAAGTTCAGCATGACCAACTATATGGTATGTATCAACAATACATTCACACATATGAGATAATTGATTATCTTTCTCCATATTAACATAGTCATTCCATAATTGTTCAACAGTTATACCATTATGATTAAAATGATTACCCCAATCATAATATACACCATATGTATCGTGCATATTAGGTATATGTACAAGCCCACAATACTGCTGTTTTAAACCCCTATATTCAAGCCAATTTTTAATCTTAGTACTTCCTTGATTGTAAAAAGTATAAGCAAAATCAAGAGGTTCTAAACGTTCTTTGACTGGATTTACTATTTTCTTATTGAGACCACGAGCTTTTATAATTTGCGTTTTAGCATAACCCATAAATGGTTTAAAACATGCCTTTGTCACAAAGGCATTTCTATATTTTTTAATTTCTGTCATTATAGGGTGTTCATACAAAATTTTATCTTTAGGGATGAACAAAGATTCGAGTACTGTTGGATTTGAAGAAAGAAGCATTTCCATAAATTTTCTTAATGAAAACCAAACATTATCATGTTTTTCATCTTCAATTTGTTCTTGAAAATCCAATCCGAGTCCTAAAACTTGTTCAATTGGTTCAAGATAAACACCTGCTGTATCAACATCACTGGTACCATCAGGTTTTTGTAAACCATAAGCATGAGAGCCACGAATATATTCATATATTAACAGCCCCTCTTTTCTAATATCATCAAATGTATATTTTTTCATATTATATTAATTTATTTTTTATCTTCAAAAGATAAATGATGTTCAGTTCTATACTCATAAAGAAATCTTAAATCATATAATGAATGATTTTCAATTATGTTTTTTAATGTTGTTGTAACAAAAAACCATCCATCATATTTTTCATTATATGGGGTAACTAATGAAAGTTTATCATTTTCATACCTTGTAATAAAATCATTCCATTGATTGATAGATAATTTTTCTATCAAATCATTTGGTCTCAATACCAAATAAACTTCCCTATCTTCTATTTTAATATTTTCCATTATTTTTAAAATGATTTATTATTTCATCTAATGTCGCTTTTCTACAAGTTTTTTTTGCCCATTCAACATTACAATCAGTTTTAAAATGTTTCCACTGTGTATTTATATACCAATCTTCTTCTCCATTTGGCAATGTTCTAATGAATGGTTGATTTAAATCATCAACATCCGTTAAACTTGCCACAGCTTTCAATAATTCCACATTATCACCACAATCAATAAATTCATTTTGATAACAAAATTCTTTTCCTTCAGCACGTTCTTTGTTTCTATCAAAAACCCATTTAGTAATAAATTCTAATGGATTTTCTCTGTCTGCACCATTATAAGATATGCCAAATTCAGCAACATACAATGTATGATTTAAAGAACACACATCATAAAATATTCTAGGATGATGCATGTTTTGTATTTTATAACCTAAAGTTCTTAAAAATACCCCAACCCCAACTGCTTTATCAACATCTTCAATATAACATACTGCATTGTATTTGTTTTTAAACTCTTGTGGAGTAGAATTAAATACAGTTCCCCAACAATAGCTACAATTTTCTTCTTGGAATTTACACCAATATTTATACTCAGTATCTTGTTTTTTTGTCATAACTCATTAATTATCAATTAATAATCATATATAATGCATATTATCATAACATGTGATTATATGCAAAAGTGTTGATTACGCTGCAAATATACAACTTTTTATTGAAATGCGTGAATAAAAAATATTAAAAATTGTTATTTTTCTTAATAGTTTACTAATAATTAGTAAACTAAATAAATATGGCGAGCACATTTAAAATTATACAAGCAGGTAAAGAAGAATTAGTTACAGCGTATATTGATTCATCATCATCATATCTAAATGGTACATGGTATGAATGTGGAATATATGAATTGCCAATAAAAGCTAAAACAAATAGTGGAAATTCCCCTACATTTGATTGGTTTCAATATATTGATATTGAAATTTTAGATAATTTTAATCTATTAAAATTCTATTACAAAAATAGTGGCGATAGTTCTTATATGTTGCATATAAACCCTAATACTGAAAACCCAGAATCTTGTTATTTGGATGATAGTAGTTCAGAACATTATCCAAATGGAGTAATTTCATGTATTGACCCTAAACCAAGTGGGGCGGCAAAAGTATTTGAGATTATATTAAAATCAAATGATGAAACTAAAGTCATAATTGATAATTCAAATAATAGTTTTACTTATGATGTATCAGGATAATAAAAAAGCCCTATAATTATAGGGCTTTAAATTAAACAACATTAATAACACATAATAAATCTTTAGTCCAAAACCTTGTTTTTGCAGTTCTATTATTACTATCTGTAAATGCAACTGAATACCCTGAAGTACCAACAGCTATATGAGCTTTCATCCCAGGAATATAAGCAACACTTAGCCATATAATATTACCAGGTGAATCATATGGAACTAATTTCCATCCATTTGCACCATTATAATAAATTTCTTCATGATTACCTACTGCAATTTCTCTATTTGCATATGCAATTGCATATAAATCAGCACCATCTGCAACTCTCTCAATATCCCAATAATCAGTATCTCTTGTTAGTGCTACTAAATTACTTCCAACACTAGCAAATCTGTTTGCATACTCACTATAAGTAATTGATTGAATAGTAAAATTTGTTGAACTATATTTAAGTTCTACCCATTCATCACTACCATTTTTTAATACATAAGATTTAGGAACAGTTGGAGTTGATATAGTATTACCAACAACAATAAACATATTATTACCATAAGCAATACTTAAACAACTTAAATTATCATCAATTTGAGATATGTTCCAATTTTCACCATCTGTTGACATACCAACATATCCATTTCTGCCTACAACAACATATTTACCATTTCCACATGCAACTCCAGCCCATATATCACCCAAAATTTTTGTCTCTGACCACGTTTCACATCTATCAGATGAAATACTTATACACCCTGTATTATTTGGTGTTCTACCACAAGCAATATATTTTCCATTATTATCATATGAAATGGAAGTCCATATATTTTCATCTTCTTTTCTGAATAATTGACTTCCACCTTCCTTTTTAGCAGCAATACATAATCTTACTCCATTACCAACCATACCAAGTCGATATGTGTATGGGTCATCATATCCTTCTTGTTTAATTGTAAATGTACTAGCCATTTTCTCTTTAGTTTACTAATTATTAGTAAACTAAATGAAAAAATAACAATTTATTATATTTTATTTTCTATTGATATATTTTTTAATATTATTAAAAATATATTCAGCTTCACACTTAACAAGCATTTCACATTGGTCATCTTGTAACATAGTCCAATTATTACTTCTTAATTCACCAGCTGGTTTATGTAATGCTCTTTCTTTAGCAACTTCCACACCTATATTTATATCAAATTCGTCATCAGAATGGCAAATTGAATAGCCAATAACAAAACGTCTTAATGGTTTTGTATATTTTGCAGTAAAAATACCAGGAATTGTTCTTCCTTTAAATTTTACTGATGTTTTCATTTCCTTAGATGCAATTTTCTTTTCTTCTGTTCTTATACCAACAACTACAATATTGTTATATTTTGTATAAAACATTGTTTCATTTTTACTCTTGTTCTTAGCTTCAAGCTTGGTTTTTGGAGAAGGGCGATTAATTAATACCAATTGGTCTTTAGTACATTCAACTGTTTGTTCAGTCGCTTTATCTTCAACCAAATAAGTATCTTTTACATACTTTCCAGTTTCATTATTATATGAACCAGGAACAATTGCCTTGATTGTTCCTCTAATATCTATTGTGTCTTGATTGATGGCTACTTTATCGCCAATTTTAAATCTACTCATTTTATTATATATTTTTATTAAATTTTATTTAGCACCAACATGAAGCTTCATGAATTTGTTTTATTTTTGCTTCATCTTTTATTGGAAAAACTTCAATATCAATAATATCTCGCAAGTCAATGTCTTGTTTTAAATTTGATAGCTTATCTGCCCAATATCCAGTTTCAACAGCTTGTACTTCTAATAATTCCCCAATAACTTTGATTGATTCGGCTTCAAAATAATAATACTTATTATAAAGTTTTATTTCAAATAAATCATTCTTTTTAACATTATCACCACTATTAAATGTGATATATATACCACCTCTATTATGGGTTCTTATATTACGTTCAACATTTTCAATAGAGAAAACTCTCATTAGTTTTTCCACATCATCAGCTTCTTCTATTTCTACTTCATCATTAGTCTTTGGCTTCAGAAGTGGCAACCAATGAGTGATTTCAATATCATCTTTTGATACTTTTTGTCCAAGATACACTTCATTTTGGTCGTTTGTCCATGTACCATTTTTATAAGTAAGAATATCTATGAATGAACGTGTTTCAGCTTCTCTATCATCATATTTGTAATAATAGAATAGATGAACCAATACACGAGCACCTTCTTCTGGAAGCAAATCAGTTACCTTAATCCAAGGTAACTGATTTTTAATAACATTTTCTAATTTTATCATTTTGAACTTAAAATTTTAATAGCTGTTTCAACATTTTTCTTTGATATACCTCTTAATGTATCTGTTTTAACAAAATGTTTTCTTTGTGAAAGTAACATATCAGAATCATCATCAAGAATTACATAATTTTTAATTTCAGGATGCTCATACAAATAATGTTCAATTTCAACACCACGACAAACATGATATTCATGTTTTTCTTTATCACTACATTTATAGTAATAAATTCTATCAGTTACACCTACAACATTTTCAGGCATAAGAAATGTCACATTATGTACAAAAGCATTTCCTAATGTAGTAATATAATCCAAAGTACTTTCTAATGTTGAATGTCTCCATGAAGAAGATATAACGATTTTAGCATCTGTTTTATCTACTATTTCTTTAACCAATTCCATTTTTTCTTTACAAAGATTCCAACGGCTTTTCATTGTTGTAATAACACCATCAAAGTCTAAAAAAATAACTTTCATATCAACATGTTTTCATTTTTCTTTTCTCTTGCATAATCAGCAAACAATTTACCTTCAGCTTTTTCTTTAAAAAAATTGTATAGTTTTTCTAACGAAATAAACTCATAATTTGCTAATTTGCCATCAATACCCACATCAACTCTAAGGTCAGGAGATTCCAAATTATAATCATCTAACCTGCCATGAGAGTGCCCACATATCTCAACTGAACCATAATGTTTTCTGTTCCAATTAATCATATGATAATGACACATAATTACATCAAAATCTTCTTCTAAAAAAGAAAAATTACTTTTCCTAAATTTAACTTCTTTGATTTGAGAAATTGATTTAAAATAATTAAACAAATGGTCTGATGATTTATCATGATTCCCCAAAATTAAATGTTTATCGCCATTTAATTTTCCTAACAATCTTATGGTTTCTTCTCTATTTGCGAAACAAAAATCACCAATAATATAAACAATGTCTTTTTTGTTAATAGTTGTATTCCATTTATCAATAAGCCAATTATCATGGGCTTCAATATCATCTATATTGAAATTTCCTGCAACTGCTCTTCCTGGACAATGTTTAATTAAATTTTTATGATTAAAATGTGTGTCTGATGTAAACCATATTTTTGGGGTGTTTAGTTTATTTTCCATTATCTAATATCATTTTAAAGTAAATGTTAAATACCAAGCATAAACATCATCTGCATTATCAATAGCAGTATCTAATATTTGACACCATTTCACATTTTCATTAGACTTTAATTTTTCTAATCTATTAGTAACGTCTTTCATAGAATTTAATATACAACCCTCTTTTCCATTAGTTCCATTATAAAAAACCCCAAACACTTGATATTCGTTTTTGTTATTTTTAAGAAAAATAACATCTCCTTCATAGCCAAAAGATTCAAGAGCTTTTTCAAGTTTTTCATCTGTTTCGTCATCAGGGTAATTTTCAGTTAATATATGTAAGGTATATTTATCATTCAAATTAACCTTATATTTGATAACATCTTTATACCAATAAAAAGTATTATGCATATTATTATCAGATAGAAATGCATGTCTAATATATTCTCTTTTAGACTCTTCTATCATTTTATTCTTACGTTCTCGCATATCATTGATAAATGCGAGAAGTTTAGGTCCAGGATTTTCAATTACAAAAGTCTCCTGTGTACAGCATTTTTCAGCTAAATCTTTTAATTTTCCCATATTTTATATAAAATATTTTATATATCTAATTAATCCGACTTCATAACTAATTTTCACATCATTAGACATGTTAATGATGTGAATGTTTTTATAAAATTCTTCTTTACCTAAATTATCATATAATCTACCAAACAATTTACCAGCAAATTTAGTTGTGATAGCTTTAACTCCTTCAAAATCAACATCGCAAAATCCTTTATGCGTATATTCTCTAAAGATAATATCATATATATCATCTACACTATCAGATAATATTTCGCCTTTATTTACTAATTTCATCAGTATTATTTTTTATTTCTTTTTGTACTATTTCATATAATTGTTCGACAAAACTAAGATTAAATGGTATTGGTTTTATACAAAAAAATTCATCTACATATGATATTTCATAAAATTCTGGAACAGAATTTCTTGTTTTAGGTCTAAAAAATATTCCTTTTATGCAAATAAAATCTATAATATGGTCATAATGAAAAATAAGTCTATTATTATCAGGGCAATAAAGAGCTATTAATCTTAATGTATGAATAATTTTTTCATACTCTTCTTCACATATAGACATAGCTGGAAATCTATAACGCAAATAAGAAAGAAAATATTCATATTCTTCAACTGTTTTCATATTTCATCATATTTATATTTTTATCTACTTATACCATATGCCCAATAAATACTATCTTTATATATTAATACCAATGTACTAATAATAGGAAACTCACCATTACCAAAAAAAGAACGTATATTATAATTTAAAGATTTTCCATTAGGAAATCTTGATGGAATCATTTTTTCAAAATATTTTTCACAATATATAATTGTTTCATCAATTGATATGTCAATTGAATTAATCATTGTATTTTTTGGCTTTACCATTGTTTCTTCAATACCATATTTATTTTGGAAAATTTTATAAGTTGTTATCGAATAAGGTATTGACATATAATATGATTCATATAATGAATATAATTTTGCTGCAAAATCTTCTAATATAAATTTCTTTATTTCATTGAGCACAACACTTTTAATATGTTCTTCTTGCATAATATCAGCATCACAATCATGCTTAAAGTTTGAGATAGCAACACAATTAAAAGTGATTTGTCCAAACTTTACATCTTCTCTAATATTCATATTTTTTAACTATTTATTTTTCAGAAAAATCCAAACATTTAATCAAGTAATTGATTGCTTCTATTTCCCCATGAGTCAAAGAAATCAGTTTATCTCTTACTGATATATCATACCCTTCACCATTAGCCCATTCAGTAACTTCAATAAAATCACCCTTTTTGGCTAAAAAATCATAAATTGACAAATCATCAGAAATAGATTTTCTATTTGTTACAGTTAGTCTCATAATATTTATTTTATTCTAACATTATTTCATGTTTAGCAATTTCTTTCAAATCGCTTGTTGGAACTTTTACAATCATATCCATTCTTCCATATCTTTGATATGGTATGTAACAAGAAGATGGATTAACTGTTGAAAGTGGTTTCCCTTTTATTTTTTCTTCAATATAAGAAGCCAATTTTTTTCTTGGTACATATAATACAGATTCATTTGTTAAGAATGCTATATATTTGGCATTTCCATAAACCCATCCTGGATTTCCTTGAACATTTATTAATTCAATCCAATTTATTTTATCATCACCAACTTTATCAGTACGTTTATTTTTCTTAACGCCTTTAACATCAAAACCGTATTCATTACCATTATCAGAAATCCACCAAAAATCAATATGTTCCTTCATATCTTCATTTCTTGTAGACTTTCTTACATTCCCACCAAATTTTCTTTTGGTTACTTCCATTACAAGACTTTCATCTTCAAGTCCTTGTAAGTACATTCTCTGTACAGTATCTCTTAACCCCACCTATCATACCCAAATTATTTAAATTATTCTTTAAACCTTGTCAACAGGTATAATAACTTCTTGCAAATAATATGGATAAGCTATCTCATTAGCAAGTAATTTATTAAAGTAATTATAATTTGCAGGTGTAATCATTCCACCATTAAAATATATGGTATCATTTAATACTGTAATTTCTGAACCTACTGGAATTTTTTCAGTTTCACTCTTTTTTAGTTCTTTAACAAACTTAAATCTTCTATAATTGTTCATAGTTATTAACATTTTTGTATTGCAAATATACAACTTATTTAAGCAAAACGCAAATGTTAATAAATAAAAACGCACTTTTTAACAAATTTTAAATACTGAACATTACATTTAAAACAAATCAGTTTCAATAATATGAGTCATTACATAATCATTATAAAAATAATCATCATATAAATCTTCCATCATATAAAACTCTTCCATTGTACAATCATCAAAACACCATCCAGAAGCAAATAAAGCATCTTCATTATTATTGAACTCTTCCAATTTTTCTTGAAAAATTTCTTCCAATTCGCCAAATTTTTCCCATGTCATTGGAAGCTCTGATTCAGTTTTTTTCTTATGACTTTCAATACTTTCTGCTTTAAGTATTTCAGCTTTTACTTTATCCAAAGTGACACCATAAACTTTTTGATAAGCATCTTCATAATGACCATAATATTCCATAATAACATATGCTTTTCTATCATTTTGTTTCAGTAAAATCATTTCTTTAGGGTCTTTTTTAGCCAAACTTAATTCCATAATCATTTTGTTTTATTAGATTTTAATTTCTCAGCTCTCTTTTTAAGTGATATTGCTAATTCGGAAAAAGCAATATTAATTAATTCACAATCTTTAGTTGTGCGAATATTGTTACAAACTTCATCCACTTCAATTAGATTATCAGCATATTTTGCAAATACTTCTAATGCCAATATCTTTGCTTCTCTTTTATTCATATTATTGGTTATTTAAATTAATAATACAAATATAACAAGTTTTTAGAAAAGAAACAAATTAATATTATTAAAGTAAGTTAATTACTTTCTTGATATTTTTTCTATCAGTGGAGAATATTCTTCATCAATTTTTTTCCAATCAACTCTTGGTCTATGACCTTTCTCCATAATAAGAGGTACACCCAGATTTCTATCATCAATACTGAACATACCATAAGCTTTTGGTGAAACTGTCCATGTTTTTTGTGTTGGGTTAGTGCCAATTCCATAGAATTTCATTCCTCTTTCTTCACACCATTTAACTGCTTGTTCCAATTCTTCACCACTACGCATGGTATCTAAAATCCATCCTACATTATATTGAGTAGTCCATTTACACATCACTTCAAAGCAATGTTCATTTTCTTTACCTATTCTTGGATATTGATGGTCACAAAGTGTTCCATCAAAATCAACACAAATTGGAATAATATATTTGCCATTATTCCATTCACATATATCTTTCATTTCTTCATTAAAATGTCTTGCCATAGTATTATACTACTTTTTTTAAATCATTAAATACAAAACCTAATGGAGAATCATTAAAATCATCAATATGTTCCATTAATGTTTTCATAATTTCATCATAATGTTCTGTTAATATTTCATCTATATATTCTCTTGTATCTTCATTGATATGAGGGGAATAATCATGGCTTGAACATTTAACTAAAATAATGCCACCATTATTTTTATCACATTTAATATCCGTCCAATGATAATACATTCCGCTATAATGTGGTGTATATTTGTAAATGTATTTACAAATTATTTTCTCTGCTAATATTTTTTTATAAATTTTATTTAACCCCAATAATTTATTTTCCATATTCTTTTATTAAAGCCATTACATAATCATATTCATTTTTAAACACTTGGTCTATATTAACAGGATTTTCTTCATTACAAACACAAGAATCATTATGTTGATAGCATTTTATAAGAAGTAACTTTCCATTTTTCTCTTTTAAATAAGTCCAATGATAATACATACTACTTGTACGTTCTCTATATCTTCTATGATATTTAAGCAAAATATCATTAGCAATAAGCCTTTTTTCTGTTAAGGGTAAAGAAATGAGAGTATTTTCCATTTAAAATATACATTTTAAAAAATATTTTTTATCCACGAAATCAGTAAGCCATACTCCATTATTTGATAAATAAAATTTGCAACCATCATCAAACATTTGTTTAGAATCAATTTCAAAAACACAAGGGTTTCCATGTCTCTTTCCAACATTTTTTGCAATGCTTATTGTTTCAGAAAGATGTACATGTTGTCTTGTACCTTTTAAAATACCATGCTTATTAATTGAACTAATAAAACGAGTAGCAGTCCCATGATAAAGAACATCAGGTGGAGTTGTTTCTTTCAATTCCACATCAACAACAATTGAATGTCCTTGTCTTGCACGAATTTTCTTTTTATCATCAGAAAATTCATAACGTTTTTTATCATTCGTTTCAACAATTTCATTAAGTTCATCCATTGTATAGTGATGATTCTTAATAAGGTCTGAAACTTCTCTCCATCCATGTTTATCAAACTTATATTCTTTATCATGACGAAGAAGAAATGCCAATTCTTTTCCTCTAGTTATAATCGTACTATGTCCCATAAATTATACTAATTGGTCTTGTAAATTTTTTATAAATTCAGATTGTTTTTCATCATCCATCCATTTCATATAAGAAATTTTCTTTTTGTCTGATTTTTTAAATACATAAAAAGTAGATGTGAATTTTCTTGCATGTTGCTGTGTTTTAATCTTTCCACTATGTAGTCTATTCTTAGCCAATAAGAAAAACTGGTCTAAAGTATAAAAACCTGCTGCTGTTGCACAAAGCCAACTATATTCACAACTCATAAGTTGTTTTCCACCTGTTACAGTACTTTGACATTTAAATACACAAATGCCATCAGGTTTTAATACTCTATATGCTTCATTAATCCAATGATAATAACTTTCAAGCATTTCAGCAACAGGATAATAAGACGAAAAACGATTCATAATAACATTTCTCCCGTTTTGGTCTGTAAGTTTTGTTGAAGCAGAATCACGTGGAGCGATAACAAAAGGTAAATCAATAACAAGTGATTCAATAGAATTATCCTCAAATGGAAGTTTACCCAATGGTTCTAATTTTAATACATCATTAAATTGTGGCACAACATCCAATTTAACAGTTGGAGCAGGAATTATATATTTGTCACCCTTTTTAGGTTCATAAAATTTTCCACTACTATATGTCATATCAGCATAAAACGGTTTTCCACCATTATGAAGTTGCATGATATTATACATAATTTCTTTTTGGTCATGAGATGTACTTTTTATTACATCTTTGTATTCTATTTTATTTTCCATCCTATTCAATTAAAAAGGGTTCATCAATAACAGTTAAATCTTTTCCAATAAGTTTTTTAATAGAACCTTTTGGAAGTGGTACACCATAATAATATTCAGTTTCGGTTTCCCATCGTGTACCTGCTGAATAATCATAATTGTCAATATAAACCAATCCTTCTCTTTCAGTTTCAATAACCCACTGTTCTTTTAATCTATGATAAGTAGGACACCCTTCAAATATCCTTTCATCACCATTTTTATTTACTGTTAAATATGCTGCCATAGTTAATATATTCTTTTACCTAATTTAATAATAAAAACATCTTTATCTGTACCACCCCAATCAGGATTTCCGCATCCAATTGTGAAGCCACTAATTTCAAATTTCATGGTAGGTGCTTCTTTAGCATATCCAAGTCTGAAATGCACATGTGTATAATCAGCTGGATGAAAACCAATTGAAGTTCTTGTTAAACAAGACCAACAATTAGCTTTAACACAAAAGAAACCTGTCTTATCAAAAGAGTTATTACCCTTACATTTTGTTAAACGTTTAATCCAATATGGTTTAATCTCCCTATATTCTTCAGTTTTTATTCCTGAATGAATAAGGTCAAACCATTGTTTTTTCAATGTTAAATATAAAATTTTTTCCATATAATAATGAATTTATTAACCACCACATGATGTATGGTCATTATACCATTTTTGATAAAACTTTCTTCTCTTGGGGTCAGTTTCATAATTATTATTCCAAAATCCGATAACCCTAACATTATTAGGTGTTGTAATCCATAGTAATTTACCTCTATTTGAACATTCAAATTTAATTGTTTCTATAAAACGTATCATATTTTTTTAATTATTACATATTTGTTTTTACGATACTTTTTTTTACTTGATTGATTCCATTTCAAACAATGGATTTTTTTAGCAAGAAAACGTTCTCCAGTTCTTATAGTTAAAATTCTAAAACCACCTTCTATTTTTTCAATATATACTTTAGGATAAGATAGCCATATACCTTGTGTTATATTATTTACAACTCCATTGTACAAATCAACAATAGTTTGTTCCCATAATCTCTCATGTTCTTTCCACGCTTCATAAAGTTTCTCTTCATATTCTTTCAAGCCCCTACTAAATGAATTAAAAGCACAATCATAAGATGATTTACCTTTTTCAATATCAGGAAAAGCCCAATGTTTAAAATTAGCATCATCAATATGTTCAGAAATTTTTTTCACTTGTTTTTTATAAAATTCAATTTTTCCTTCTATTGATTTTATTTTAACATTTCTTTTAAGAAAATCCCATAAACGGGTTAAACGTTCTTCACCAATAGATAACATCATATGAGCTTGTTTTTCAGTAATTTTATGAACACCACAATGTTCAGTTGAACAACAAGAACCACCTGTATATCTATCATCTTGTTCTTTATAATGTGGGTAGAAAATTTCTACAATACCTTGTTTAATATCAACACTTTGAACAATACCAGGCATTATATGACAAGTTTCTACCCAATCACCAATTTTGTAATCAATCATACAAAAGATTTAATATCAGTTATTTTCTAATTAAAGGTTCTGTTTCTCCAACAAGATTAATAATCATATTAGAAGGGAACATAGTTCTAAGATTAGCATCTCTTTTTTCAAGTTCAAACAATGTTTTATTAATCGCAATAATTGAACTTCTTTTTTCTAAATAAAGTAATTGCATATGTTGAAACATCTCAGACACTTCGTTAAAATTTGCATTAGGATTAACCTCTGTCACCCATTTCCACATAAGTTTATCGCCATCTTTACGATTTTCCATAATAGACTGAATATTCTCTTTAAAATAATTTGCATTAGTTTCACTAACTTTAAGAGAACTTGTCAAACAGTCCATAAATTCAGACATCATAATATTTCTTTCTTGAACCTTCTGCTCATAAGTGTTACGAATATCTTTCTGTTCGTTATACACAGCCACACCTTCAGTTAAAGAATATTTTGTCGCTTTATATCCGCTAAAAATAACAAGAACTGCAATAATAAGCCATACCAATTTTTTCCAACTTACTTTAATTTTATTAACATCTTCTTCATCTTTCTTATTTGCAATGTCAAGTATTAGAATTGATTTCACATCTTTTTCTGTTGAATTACTTTCATATGAAGCCATAAAGTAAATAAAACTATAAACAGCCCATGCTATAATTTCAATAGCACAATAAAATACAAACCAACCAGTACACTCTCCTTTAGCATTATTTCCAAAAATTTCAGGGATTGGATTGTTAAATGTAATAATACCAACTAATATTGAATATGCAACAAATATTGCAAACAACAAAATTGGTGTGTTGATAACATAGTTTCCAAAAACAACAGCCACGTTTCTAACATCTTTTCTGCTCTCAATTTTTTCACTCATTTTCTTTTAAGTTTAAATGTTTAATATTTAGTTTAACAATTATGGTACAAAGTAAAACAAAATATTTAAGACTACAAAATTTAATATATTAATATTTGTGAAATTTACTATAAAAAATTGGTTTAGTATTCTTTATGTTTTCTAACAATTTTTTACTATTAGCAATACTTCTATCTAATGCGGTTTCAGTTGTAGAAACTTCATCTCGATAATTTTTCATTTGTCTTAAAGTGTCAATAACATCTTCTAAGACCCATTCTTCAATTATAAAACTATTTTCCATATCTATTTTATTGGTGTAGTTTCCCCAAACACTTTAATAACAACTGAGGATGGAAACTTAGTTATTAAGTCTTTATCCCGTTTTTGTAACATGAACATATCAGCATTAGCTTTAATGATAATATCACGTTTTTCACTATACATTTGTTGCATATTTTTAAATAGGTCTGCAACTTCTTTATAATTTGCATTAGGGTTTATCTCTCTAACCCATTTCCACATTAATCCCATCCCATCTTGTCTGTTATCCATGATAATTTGAATATTCTCTTTGAAATATTCAGCATTAGTATTACTAATATTCAAACTACTTGTTAAACAAGATGTAAATTCATTCATAATAACTTCTTTTTCTTGAACCTTTTGGTTATAAGAATTTCTTATATCCTTTTGCTCATTGAATGTAGAAATTGTGTAAGGAACTACAACAAAAACAGCTTGTATGATTAACACTATCAAAATAGCTCCCAAAACCCATTTAATTACTCTTCCCATTTTTATATTTTAAATCTTAGACAATAAAATTTATATTCTTCTTCAGTTATTTTTCTTTTATCAACAAGTATTTTAAATGCAACATCTTGAATATCAAACCATTCAGGAAATTTCCATCTATGCCCTTGTGGATATTTAAGAAACTTAGATAAACAATTGCGATATTCTTCAAATTCACAACGTTCCCATTTCACTTGATTAAATTGAGGATTACTTTTCACATAATCCTCATAAAAATCTAAAGCTTCTTGTTCTGTCATATTTTTTATTTATATTTGTAATACCCAACAACAGTTCCTATTATCTCTTTTATATCAACTCTTTTTTTATTATTATTTTTGTATAAAGATACTGTATTATTTTTATGCCTTGTTTTAACTTCAAATAATTCAAAATCATTAGTTAATACAATATCTCCTTTTTTAAAAGAGTGATTTCTCATAATGTGAACAAAATCGCCATCATGAAAATTTTTATAAGCTAAATTTTCGCCTTCAATACAATATATTTCAGAATTATTAACTTTTTTACCATTTTCATCAAGAAATATTATGTTAGATGGAAACCTCTTAAATTTTTTATTTTTAATAAAAAAACTGTCTCTTGTGTCAAGTAATAAATACATAATTATTGCAAAAATCATAACTATGTACACAGCAATCATAAATGAATTCATATTTTAATATTCATATATTAATTTAGCTCTTTTCCAATTTTTTTTCCAATGTTCATCAGTTTGAACATGATTTTTTCTAACATACTTAACTACATTTTTAGAAAAATCATCTAATGGAAATGATTCAATATTTCTTACAACGACTCCTTCAATTGTGTCCCCATATTTACTACCATTTTTCATGTGAAATGCAATTGCTTGTTCAAGTTCTGAAACTGTCTCAAAACGTCTTATTTCAAGAACTGGTACGTGTTCGATACCTAATATGGATGATAGTTCTTCAACTTCTTTCCATGAATACCATCTTTTATCATCACGAGCAGCAAACATGAAAAAATAAGAAGGCAACTTATTATATTCAATTGAATGGACACCATACATATTTTCACCATAAATTCCTTCATTTTCTGCAAGCCATCCTTTCACTTGGTCATATGTGCCACCTCTTTCAAATAGATTTTTATCCCAGGGATTATCAGTAACAGTTGCATGAGAACGAGCATAAACACCATCTCTACAAATATAACTGTTTGACCCATCTAACTTTTCCGAAAGTACTAAAGTTTTTCCTTTTAAATGTTCCCACCATCCATCTTCAACTTTTCTGTCATCATTTTGCAAACCTTCAGAAAAAGGAAGATGATATGTTCGTGGATATTTAGTTGTTTCCATATAATTACTATTTTTCGATTACACAAATTTTTGGCTCATGTATGATATTGTATTTATGAGCACACTTATCACAATAACAATTTTTATTCGGCAATATAACCCATCCACAATTAAAAATTATCTGTTGCATTGCAACAAAATTACCACCACTTAAAGTATTATTACAAGTATTACAATAAAATACTGTTTTATTTTTTGTGATAATTACTGACATATTATTTATTCTTTTTTAAACGTTTCATTAATAACAATAGGAGTAAATATTGCATCACTTGTACCTTTAAAGTTTTCCAATATTCTTAGATATAAACTTTCAGGGTCATTCTCTATTAAATGTTTTAATATATTAAACTCTACTTCATTACCTTCAATAATTTCATAGCCACCAACACAAGATGATAAATGAACCTTTAAATTTGTTTCTATGTAAACCCAATAATAATCTTCATCACTTGAAACTGCACAGACTAATAAACCCACATCATTGGGTAGTGACCCAAATGATACAAATTTACCACCATCTTTTAAAATTTCTTCATATATTAGTTTGGCATTAGAATTGCTATCTTTAAGCTTTTCTCTAGCCCATTTAAGATTATTAGCTTTTAATCTTTCGTTCCATTCATATTCATCACAGATATGGTAAATATATGTTTTTGCATTAGGTTCATTTCTAAACAAAAATGATAACGGATAAGCAAATTCTTTATAATCATCAAGACATTTAATTGTGAATATGTCAAAATATTCATAAATTTTTCCATTCATTTTAATAAATGAAGCTTTTATAATACCTTCTTGGTCAATGATTGCAAGATATTGATTATCTTTCATTAATTGAAAGTATCTTATACAATCACAATTTACTATATTTAAACCTTTATATAACATTTAATTATTGCTTTTTAATTTTTTTATCTTTCCACATTTTTTACAAATAAGGATATAACGATAATAAGAGCCACCAAAATCAGTTCTAACTAATATCTTTTCATATGTTTCCCATTGATGACAACATAACCATTTATCCAAAAAACGTTTTATATATTCTTTCATAACGCAAATATACTAAATTATTGTATAATATAAAAACTTTTAAAGTTAATATATGTTATAAGAGCGTTTATAGTCTTTTTGCCTTTGTATTTCTCTTGCAATTCGCTCCTTATCTCTTTCAAATTCTTTTAAAATATCATCAATCATTGAATGGGTTTCAATAAATTCATTAACACTTTCATTACCAAATGTTTGTTCATAATATTCAATTTTTTCTTCAGTTGAAGAACAATAGAAATGAGTAAAAGTTATCCAACCATGTTTGCTTTCAGCATTAAACTTTAGTCGAATTATTCCATAGTCACCTCTATCAATATGAAAACGACATTTTTTACCTTTATTATTCAGAAGATATTTTTCATATTGTTCCATTGTTTTATCTCTGAACCAATCATTAATAATTTCTTTAAGTTTATTTAGGTATCTCATTGTTATATTAATTTTATGTTTAATCTCCATTAATAATTTCAACAATTCTATATTTATCATATAGCTCGTTATCTTCTTGACTTACAATATTCTTTTGACATAATTCTTGTTCTAACATGTTTTTCATATTAAAACACCAATTATTAATATCTGAGCCTTTTTGATGTTTACTGATAAACATGCAACATCCATCAATATCTCTATATTTTAAAGTAGTTTCTTTCACTCTATTATCTTCTATAAAATAATAAGGTATGGTTTCCCATTTGATTTTACTCTTGTTTAGAAAATTTGAAAATGTTGGAACACTTTTGAAAATATCAACAATCCTATATTCTATTTGATATAAGTTTTTGATTTTTACTAACCTAAATTCAATTGGTAATTCCATATTATAATAAGTTTATATTAATTTCAACAACAGCTTCATGATTAATTGGTCTATCCCCAAATGTTAATCTAAAACGAATAAACTCTCCCAAATCATATACTATTTGTCTGTTTTCAACAGGTGTATCAATATCATTAAATGTTATAAATTTAGTTTTGAAAAAACTTCTCAATACAGCTTTATCTTGTGACAATTGATGTTTATATGGCACTAATTTATCAGTTATTATTCTATCAACAAATTTAATAGTATTTGAATTAAGTTTTCCACCTTCAATTTCAATTATACGTTGTATTGTATTCCACCATACACTTTTCATTGATTTTTTAGCAATATTTTCAATATGTGTTTTTCTTAGAACAATATTTCCGCCAAAAGTTCTAACATCCCCACCTTTCTCTTTATACCATTCACAAGCCATATAAGAGCCTTCATAAACAACTTTCCCCACTATATCTGTGATGATATAATGTGGTATATCAAGAATCTGATTAATAAATCGGCTACCATTAACAGGGTCAAGACAATTATTATAATCATCTTCAGATATTTCTTTCCATTCAACATTTTCCCATTCAATTCTTGGTTCTTCTTCACTTTTTGTAACAACTCCAACCCCTAATCCCTGGTCATTGGTAGATGTATAAGTACATATCCAATATTTCATAATACTACATTCCACATTAAATAAGGTCTTTTGCAACAGTAACAAAAATCTATATCAAAAACAGCAAGTTCTCTATTTCCAATTCTATGAGTAAAAATAAGTTCTTGTACTTCCTCTTCACTATATTCTTTGCCACATTCACATTTAACTTTAAAATGCTCAGGTAGTAAATCTTTCCATACTGAATTTGGTACTGTATTCCAAATTTCACCTAAAAAATCAATTGATTTTATTTCACCATCAATTTTAATCAACATTTCTCTATGAGGTTCACAATCTTCATATGTAACAATATTATCATTAGGAAATTGTTTTAATAATTCTTCTTTAATTTCAGCAATTGAATTGAAACGAGTAACTTTACTACCTTCTTCCCAAAAAGAATAATTATCTTTCTTATTAAGAGTTTCAGCATCTTCTTTACTAAGAACTTTATAAAGTTCTTCTTTTTCAAAAGAAGTTCTACAATGATGTAAAACTGATATATTTTTATCAATATCAATTTGTATGTTTTTGTAGATAGTACAATAATAATGTTCTGCTTCAACACATTGTCCAATATAAGATGATATGTTTGCTACAATAAATTTCCTCATATTTTTTGCTTATTAATTAATAATGCAAATGTATAAACAAAAAACGAGAATCCCAAAGAATTCTCGTTAATTTATATTAAATTATATTTTTAACATATTTCTCCATAACCATATATAGAAGCATTTCCACCTGGATATTCACCTGAAATTTCATTTACACTCTCAGACCATGTAAGTGGTGGATTACATTCAACATATACAGAAGTATTACAACATTCAGATTCATCTCCATTATAATAATATGATATATCAACTCTTGAAATTATTATAGAAATTGAATTATTAGCACTGACATGTATTGTATAAGATGAAATTTTGTCAGTATCTAATTGTTGACTACCAGTATTACCATCACTATCAGTCCATGTAATCCTACATGTCACTCTTTCAGCATCCCCATCAGTATGTAAGTCTACTGTAATATCATAATCTTTAAGTTTTCCCTCTTGGAAAATTGTAAAAGTGCTTGCCATTGTTTTATTAGTTTACTAATTATTAGTAAACTAAATTAAAAAATGACTAATCACAAATAAAATTTGTTATTTTCTATATATTCTTTAACCTCAATTGGTACATAAGATTCAATATTTTTACCTTCTTTTATTTCTTTTCTGATTAATGTTGAACTAATATTACATTCTGGAACATCTTTTATTACTTTAATACCTTTAGTTTTAAAACTATTTTCAATTTTAATAATTTCTTTATTATAATTAATTCCGTTTCTTGGACAAACATATATTTCATGGTTTTCAATAATTTCAGTAGCATTTTTCCAATGTGGCAATTTTACTAAATTATCACATCCAAGAATTAATACAAATTCAAATTTTTCCTTGTATGTTTTAACATAATATCTAAAAGTATTATAAGTATATGCAGGTAATGGTAAATTATTTTCTATGTCAGTTGCTTGAATGTGCCTATATTTAAATGTTGCTAAGTCAGCTATTCTCATTCTATCTTTAAAACTAAGAAGATTATCATTTTTTTTAAATGGTGCAGTTGGATTAACAACAAATAATATTGAATCAATGTCAGTATTATTAATAATATAGTTAGCCATCATTAAGTGACCATTATGAATTGGATTAAATGTTCCAAAAAATAAACCTATTTTCTTCATCTCTATTTCTCGTTTATTTTCCTATCTCATTAAAATCATTTAAAAGAGATTGATTAGTTTTAAATAATATACTTGTAATAATTCTTAATGCAAATGCTTCAATATAGTTAATTTCAATAATACCAAATTTAGGCATTACAAAGTTCCACAACCACATAAGGATAAGAGGGCATAAAATAATCCATAAAGCTATTCTTATTTTTATAATATTTTCTTTTCTCATTTTATTTTATTGTTACAAAATTTTATATAATGTTTAGTAATTATTGGATAGATATTGTAAAGTTTATGACTTAAATTACACCATTCTTTAATATGTTTAAGCCACATGATTTTAATGAAATCATTGTTTTTCTTTAGTTTCTTTTTTACCTTTCTTATTTTCATATTGTTTCCACCATTCATTAATTGAATCAATTTCTTTCTTTTTTTCTCCCCACTTATCAAGTGAGTCAGTTTTTATCAATCCTACATAATCAAAAATCGTTATATTATCAGGGATTGGAATTTCGTCTATATTTACCTTAACATAATCCAATATTTCTTTCACTGTTATTTTACCTGTTTCAGCATCCAAATGATGTTCAGCACATAATGATGCACCATTATTCAAATAATAGCCGCCATCAGAAAACAATTTCCTTTCCATTATATGATGCGCATCAACTGCTTTTTGTTCACATCCAGGAACAACACATTTATATTTATCCCTTTTAAAGACTTCTTCTTTAAAATCTTGTCTTGTTAATAATTTATTTTTCATATGCTTTATTTAAATTATAAAGAGCAAAATCAAAATCATCTTCTTCACTCTTGATAACAACTAATCTTTTAAATAATTCAACATCAGTACCACAATTAATAATATTTGTGTAATGTTCTTCAACATCACTTCTTGTTAAAACAGCATAACCTTCATATTCTTTATAATAAAGATAATATGAAAGCCATCTTTTATCATTAACTGTAACTAAAATATTTGCTAAATACTTTCCAACTGATTGATATGGTACATCAACAACATATTTATGATATTGTAAATATCTATACAATTCTTTTAATGTATTTTCATCATTTACTTCAACTTTACAAGAATATTTATATGTATTTCTCATGATTATATTAATTAATATTGCAAATATACAAATAAAAAACGAGAACCTAAAAAGATTCTCGTTAAAATTATATAAATAATTTCGTTTATTGAAAAATTTCCCAATATTACAATACTTAATCTAATAGTATAATGACTAATTAATCATCTAATTTTCTTACTTCGCACACAGTTAATAATATTTCAGGTGCTAAATCTTTAACAAATTTATCATAAAATGTAGCAACCCATTCTTTGTCAGAAATGGTGTAATCAACTTCAGAGAATTTTTTTCCATCTGTAACCCCATAATGCCAAAAAGAACAAGTATGTTTTACATATTCATCACAATCAGTAAAGTTGCTAAAATATGCTTTATTTTTTTCCCAATTTTTAACTAATTCTTCTTCTCTTTCATTAGTTGGTGTATCTTCATCTACGATTAAAGCCCATACACGTTTGCATAATTCCATTTTAGCAACGCTCATATGCATTTTACTCCAATCAATATCTTGTACTTTAGCACTATAAGATGTTGTTCCATCATTTAAGATAAATGGTTCAGCAAATGGGCATTTATCTCCAATATAATACATTTGATACATTGCGTCTGGATTTTCAGTTGTGTATGCATCTCCTGTTTCTTCATCATAAGTGCAACCTTTAGTTATTTCCAAGAAATAATCAAATTCATCCATATCTTTTAAAGAAAGATATGCTTCTTTAAAGTAATCTTTTTGACGAGAAGTTAGTTTAATTTTATCACTATCTAAAAATGATTTGATTGCTTTAATATGTTTATTTAACAATTTTGGAGCGTCATCTCTTTTAATTTTTAAATGTTTTTCAACTTCAGTTACAGAACTATATTTTGCAATAGTTTTTTCAGGTTCTTCACCTATTACCAATATTGTATGAAAATGTGTTTCTGCCATTTCAATTATTTTTTATATCTTTATTTACATATTTTGAAACAATATCCTCAAATGCTTTTAAGAAATCGTTTCCACATTCTTGACCAAATTCATAATTTATATTGCCATCCTCGTCTATTTTTAATAAACTTATTGTACAATTATCATCACCTTTAGCCATATCTGTATTACCTACATATTGACATGTTATATTAGGATTTACATACCAAGGATATTGTGGCACTACACTTGGAGATGTGATAGGAAATGTTGGAATTGTAAATGGTTGTATTGTTACATCTTCCGTTTCCCCAGGCGGTAAACCTGTTACCTCACTAATAATTCCCTTACCTTTACAAGTAGGACATATTGTTAAATCTTCTAGTTTTCCACTACCTTTACAGTTAGGGCATTTAACCCAAATACTTGAACTCATAATTTTATAACGTTATTTCTTTTATTTTTAAAACAATAGAGTGAACATTTTCTATATTTCTATCCATTACAGGCTTTTTAGTTTCTTCAACATATGACTTGATGACATCATTCAACTGTTTTTCAGTATCATAAGGTCCAATCCATACATTTTCACTCCATCCTTCATATTGTCCATAAAACTTACCTTTATATTTTTCAGTTTTAAAAAGCGTTTTTTTCATTGGAAGTTCCCACCATCGTTTTTCTTTTATGGTAACTACTTCTTCATCTTTTGAAAAAGCTTCTTCTTTTATTAATGTTTGTTTTCGTTTTTCAAGTTCCTCAACATCAATAACTCGCTCCATAATTTCAGAGCTAGTAAGTTTCTTTTTTGTCTTACTATTTTTCTTAACAACCATATATTCAAATTTTAATCTGTTGTTACAGTATTTTCTTTATCAAAAGATATAGAGTCACAACCAAAACAAAAGCAATATATTGCTTTAATGATTTTTTTGAATTTTATTTTCATATATTAATCTCCATTGGTTTATATCCAATTTCAGCCATATCCCACTTATGATGTTCACAATCAAGCAATGTAAATTTTACATTATCATAATATGATTCATAATGAGAATGAAAATGACCATAATACCATCCTGTTAATATATGTTTATGATTAATTAGGTAATTGTAAATACTTGTCATTGTATTTCTTTCAAAATCAGCATCTTTTTCAAGATTTTCATCTAATCGCATCCAAGATTCAATTCCCTTTTTAGTATAGGGATAACAAAAATCAGGAGCAGTATGGCTTACCACATATTCAATATTATACCCTTCTTTTGTTATTTCATCTAATTTATCAATATCATAAAACGGAAGTTCATTACTCCAATAATATCTTTTACGATGTTCTTCTATATCTTTTTTAGAAGCGTTTGGATGCCAATATTTGTATTCAATAACAGAAGCTTCTTCAGCATTCAATCTGTATTGTCTATCTATTGATATACCACCCCCAACACAAAGTATTGAAAATTTAGGAGATTCTTTCATTTCATCATCCCAATCTTGATAAAAATTAATTACTGAATAATCAGGAATTGATTTTATGTTGGAATAATTTATTTTTTCTTCTTGAAAATAAGAAGGGTCATCATGATTTCCTCTAACAAACAATAAAACATTTCCTTGTGTTTTCATTACTTTATTTAGTTTAGGAAATATTTGTTTATAATGTTCAGTTTTTTCAAATCCAAGCCCAATATCACCAGCAAATATAATTACACTATCTGTAATTTTATAAGTTTTTATTTGATTTTTTATAATGTCAAAATGCCCATGTATGTCACCGACTACATAGGCTCTTTTGTTATAATAGTTATAAGTTTTAACACTCATAGATTACATGTTTTTTACAATACAAGGATTTGTTGGTCTCAAACCAATACCACCTTGTTTATTTTTTGGCTTGTCATTTTTGACAATATTAGTTTTAATCATTTCGTTGATTTCTTTAAATGATTCTTCTTCAGTATAACCATTAATAAATACAGAATCACTTAATTCTTTTAAATAATCAACTGTCCACCCTTCTGTTTCTTTAACCCATTTATCTAAATCTATTTTCGCAATATCTTCAGCTAAGTTAACTTTTGTTAAGAACTCACGTCTTAATGCTTCGTCAGGATAAGTAAATGAAAACTTACGATTAAATCTTGATGGTCTTTTCAAATATCTTTCAGTCAAATTCTCTGGATAATTTGTTGTAGCAATAGTAAGAATATTACTATGTTTATTAATACCATCAAGCATATTTAGAATTTCAGTTTCTAATTTATTGTCCGCACCTTCACCAATGAAATTATCAATATCTTCAATTATTACAATAATTGGCTTAGTTGGCATAATTGCTCTAATATAAGACATTGCATCATTAAAATTTAAAATATCATTATCATCAGTTAATGACAATACAAAACCATTACGATTTTTTACTAAATCTTCAACTAATAAATTAATTAAAGATGTTTTACCCATTCCTGGTGGAGAATAAAGAAGCATATTTCTTTTATAAACTCTCCCTCTTTTAACATATTCTTCTTCAGAATTCCAAAAAGTTTCAATATCTTTTAAAATTAATTGATACATAGGATAAGAGTCAAATTTGACTAATCTATCTAAATTAACTTCTTTTTTTCTAAAAAAAATACCTCGTGTATAATCTTTTCTTATTGTATAATATCCATTTGGTAGTGACTTACTGACTTTTTTACAAGGAAAAAAATCACTACCTTCAATCATGAAATTGCAATAATCATTTTTTCCAATAGTTCTTTCATCACCATCATAAAAGAAATCATCTGTATAATTCTCTACTTCTGTCATTTAATCCACTTTTTATTTTTAATAATTTCTTTTCTTTGAGCATTTTCGGCTGTTAATATATCTGTCCCATATTCGTATGTTATAACAATTTGATATTCTGTATAACCCTTAACAGTACCTTTAAGTTTTCTCTTCTCACCTTTAATATAAGTTGTATAAACAACAGTATCACCATCAATTCCTTCATATGACTGAGAATTACTATTGTATAGTTTTCCTGAAACTTTATCAAAGGCAAAATATCTTGGTATGTGCTTTAATACTTCTTCAATTGTATCATCAGTTGGGATATACTCATTAAAAGTATCTTCGCTCCATAATAACTCTCCTGTTTCAGCATTTATTAATTCCCAATGTGAATGTTCACCATTATCTGCAAATACTTCATTAATAATAGGTTTTTCCATATCATTTTTCATCAAATATATAAACAGTTGTATCAACACCAAGGAATATTAAAGTTTTATTAATTATTCCTTCAATAATAGACCAATCACCACCTGCAAGTCCAGCTCCAATCATAGGCATATGAACACTAGCATTTGTAGATTTAGCAAGTTTTGCTACCTTCATTAAACACTCTTTTAAAGCATCATAACGAATTGGCTGTATTTTTTCTCCATCAACTATTGTTGGATAACAACCATGTTGTCCAATCATATTGATAACTGATAAATTTTCTTCAACAGGAACTACTTGAATATTTCCTAGTTCAAATTTACATTTAGTTGAATCAGGCAATTCATAAAACCCATTACGATTCCATTCACGATAACTCTTTTCTGGAGAATCCCATTTATTTGATAATGCAAGTACAAATCCTCGTCCCCATCCACCAATATCATTACAAACGTGTACTATATATTTTTTACCTTCTCCTTTTGGAGAAGTAGCATCTCCATTAGTATATAATATTTCTTTAGACTTTTTTTCAGTTTCCATATAAGGTGATTTATTATTTTTTTGTATATAAACTAGATGTGGGATTTCAAATCCCACTTCAGCTAGTTTATTCTCGTTTAACATATCCCCAAGAACCCTTGATTGAATCACATAATTAAATAAATCTTCATAACTCATTGTAATTTTTTCTTTCATCCAAGTTCTATCCATATTCATAACAATCTTTGTATTTTTATTCTATGGTTTCAACAATAATTCTAACTTTTTTTCCTAATAAACTATCAAACTTCTCATGTTTAGGTTCAATATTATTATAAGATGTTAGTTGAATGTCCCAATTTTGTTCATTCCCATATTCGGTTTCATTCCCAAATTTAATCAATCTACTTGATTTAATATTTCCATTATCTGTTAACAAATCATCCAGTTTACCTTCAAATATAAAAGCAACTGTATTATTTTTCATTTGTTCTGACATAATCACTTTAATTTATTCTCTTATTTTATGCAAATATACAACTTAAAGTGATTAATTGCAAATACCAAAATGTTAAATAATATTAATTTATATTTTATGTAAAAATTTTCCCTTTACCTTCTTTGTCAATAGTGACCTTTACTTTTCCATCTTTAAATAAAATAGCTTCATAACCTTGAAACATATGTTCTATACGAATATTAATGTTATGATAAGGTGTTTTATATATCCAGAAATCATATTCAAAATTGAATGCAGAATCACTATTTTTTACTATTAAATCAACTATAAATTCAGATGCTATTAACACATATTTTGGTTTAGGTGGAATTGAAGCATTAATGGAATTTAAAACATTGATAATATCTTGTGTAATCATTATATCAATATTTTTTATCCCAACAAAGAAAAAGATAATTATTATCAATATCTTCTACTTCATCTTTTAAATTAATAACTGTATAACCTAATTCACGATATTCTTTGATAATATCATCCAAATGCTTGGACAAATCTTCTTCAAGTTCCACTACACAACAACATGTACATGAATCACACTTGATTGAGATTAAAGTATCAAGATTAAATTTAAATTCATTTAATCTTTCTTCTTCAGTTTGAATACGTTGATATTTTGCTTTCAAATACGCATCTTTTGCATTTAACCTTGGATTACTCCTTTTTGTAATGTTGTGAAAGAAATCTAATATAATATTACTCATATTTTTATTATTTAATTAAGAATAAATTACAAATGTCCAACTAATTGCTGATATAATCACAAATAATGTTCTCCAGAAAGCTGAATAACTTTCTTCATACTTCTTTTCAATAATAGAAGTAACTATTGTGTTAATTGTGATATTAACAAGCATAAGACTTGAATATAAGGCTATTATTAGCCACATATATTTAAATTCAAGCACAAATCCCATAAGAATGGAAAATGGTACTATAATGATATTAAAAAAATTAATTACACCTTTCATTTTTTATATTTTAATGCAAACATACAATTTATTTTTTAAATTCCAAAAATATTATAGTTAAAAACTGTTAAGTAAGCTTCTTCCTTGCTACTTTTACAAATGCACTATGATATTCATTCCAAATTGGTTTATATTTTTTATGATAATAATCCCAATCAGTAGATGTTTCTTTGCTAATCATGTGCCATATATGATTACAAGCTTGATAATTGGTAATTTTACCAAATATTGCTATTTGTTTTCCAAATTCAAAAATCCTAATTGAATGAAATAAAGATTTCATAGCTTTATAGAAGTCATAATCTTTTTTTATTGTTAATTTTTTCTTTGCTTTAGCATAAGAATTATTACATATAGCCGAAATGGAACTTCTCAAAGTTGGTAAATCAAGTTGAAAATATTGAAGATACTTATTATTTCCAATAATCATATCACTTGGGAGAAAGATACATTCTAAAGCATCAATAGAATGATTTTTAATTTTTTCAATAAAATAACTTTCCTTATAAAAAGTAATGTCATAATCACCAATTTTTCCTTGACCTTCATTTTCAGTCATATCTTCAAAATCATCAGATATAATTGAAATCATATCTTCATCTGAATTTTCATTATCTGTTCCATATACAATGCTACCATATCTATAAGATACAATCGCTGATGATGTTCTATTCTTCTTTTCCATTTGTTATATTTACTAAATCTTTCATATATGCCCATTTAAAGCCATGTTTATAATCAACATAATCATTAAAATAAAAATAGCCAAAGTCATATATTGTATTATTTTCGTCAATTACTATTACTAACTGCCCTACATTTGGCTGACAATTATCATGCCAAACATCTTTTTTATTTAATCTATCCATGAATTTTTTTTTTTCTGAATCAACACATGTGCCAATTTTAATTTGTTTTGCTTCATGTTCAGTATCAAACTTTAGTATTTTACAATTTTCTCGCATTGGACAACCATTATCATTCCAAATAACATCAACAATCACCCACCAATTATTTTCTTTTTCATCATATCCAGGACCAAGTACAATTTCTGATACATAAGCATATATTGTTCTTGATACCATCGTCCCAATAAACTCATTCATCTTGTTTCAATTTTAAAAGGTAATGCACTACCATCAATTAATCTATTATAAACATCTTCCCAACAATAAGGCATACAAGCATTATTAGCAAACTCTTTGGATATTTTCTTTAAACGCTCTTTAGTCATTGGTTCATCAAATAACATGGAATCAATTACCTTCCTGATAATTGGAAGAGAATCATTAGAAGCAATAATGCAATTCTTAACCACATCATTAATTTCAATTTCTTCCTTATTAATGATTATTTCATTCATTAAAGCTGCTAAATTATACAATGGAGTAAGCTTATTTCTTAAATCAGCTACTTTTTCATCTAACGTTTTATTTTCCATAAATTAATCTTTTTTAATCATTCAAATTTGCAAATTAAAAAATAACTGGTATTAATATATTGGTCCTCTATAATATTAATATATTATTACAAAATATATAATATTAGTTATAATATAATTTATAATAATATTAATATGTTTTAATTTGTAAGTTGCAAACAAATTATGTTAAATTTCAATAACTCTCTTTTTAAGTTCTTTTTTGAGGAATTTAGAGAATGCTTCAAAACTATTAAATGCTTTTTTCTCTGTCCCATATGGCTTAGAACAAATATCCTGTTTGATTTTTGCTGGATATAAGCTACCCATATTATTTAAACGTTTAAAACTATCTTTTTCTACTTTTATAATAAAAATCCATTTTCCTATATCTTCCTTTTTTAATATATTTTTAGTAAATCCAGCATCAGTGTTTAAATAATTAAACTCATTAACATATTCTTCTGTTAACTGAAATGGAATATCACATTCAACAATATCCAATAAATTAACTCTTTCTCCATTAATAATATAATCCATAATGTGATTTATTTTAATTTTAAGGCACTTTATCTATAAACTCAATAACTTCTTCATTTAGAATATAAAGTCTTTTAAAACGTCTTAAAATGATTATTTTTCATCTTTAATTTCATCAGAAAGTTTTTCCTTTGCAGTATTAAAAACTTTCTTTGCTTCTTCTATTTTCTTTTTATCAGTTACTACATTTTTAATGTAAGGTGGGATTTTAAATGCAGTTCCATTCACTTTCAAATTAACACCTGTAAAACCTACAATAATCAATAATATTACTACAATTGTTCCAATTAATTTTCTCATATTTGTATTATTTAATATTTATAAAATTTTTTCATGTTCAATTCTAATTAGGGAAGATATTTCTTCTATTTTTTGTTCATATTCTTTTTTAGTTAAAGGAATTAATTCTTCTGCATCTAAATTTTTATTATAATAATAATAATCAATTGATGATTTTTTATAGTCATCAATATATTTCCATAATGAAAAAAAACGCATTAAATCTTCAGTAGAAGAACGTTTATATTCAATATTCATGTCTTTATTTGTATGAATATCTGATATATCACGAAACCATCGGTAAAAAGTTAAAATATTGCCCACAAAACGACCACCTCGTTCATCATTTTCTTTTAAAGAACATATTTCGACATATTTTACAATTGTTGCGTTAGAACATCTTTCAACTATTTTCCAATATTTGTTTTTTAATAACTTTCTTCTAATTGGAATAAATTTAATACCTTCAATATCTAACTCTTTAATTCTTTTATTAATTAATTTTCTAACAGATGGTATTTTAGCATATTCTTTAGGAAATGGATAAATCCCTGATTTTAATTTATGAAGTGTAGATTGTGCTAATAAACCTTCAATATCAACTTCTATTTCAATTTTCATATATTTTAACTTTAATAATACTAATTAATTTAAATTATATTTATTTTTAATTCTTTCATACTCAGCAAGTTCTCGTTCTATTATTTTTCTTTTTTCTTCTTCAAAAAGAGGGTACAAATATTCTTTTAATTCATTTTCTACAAATAGTTCATTTTTTATCATAAATGACATAACATCACTATGATATAATTCACCATCTTTATTATACCCAACATAATCTTTGAGATTAGAATAATTGATATTTACATCTTCAAATCTGGATATATTTCCATAATCATCGTATTCTTCTAAATATACAAAACTATTATCATCAAATATAATGCACAAAATTTCATTACCAATATAAGTATCTTTTATTGTTTTTCCTTTACATTTATTAAACAATATCTGTTCTCCATGTATTACTTTATTAAAATCTATATCTATCATATTTTTAATCTTTGGTTAATTTAGACATTTTATTCTTTAATTTTTTAAGACGTTTGATTTCATCAATTATTTTAAGTCTTTCTTTGTCCAAACGTTCTATAAGTACTGATGGGTCATTTTCTTTATTCCAAGCCTTAATCAAACTTGATTTCTTAACATCCCAACTAGCATGTGTTTCAACAGTATGACCACATCTTTTACATTCACCACCTGCACAATTAAAACTACTATAACCACAATTATAGATTTCAATATTTTCGCTTCCACATTTAATACAAGGATAAACTTTTATTTTTCTTGTTACAGTTTCTTTTACTTCAATTTCCATATTTTAATATCTAATAATAAACATTACATAATAGACACAACCAAATAAAAACAATATAATTAGCCAAATTAGACTGAGTAATATATAATCAACTATTTTCATATCTTGTTTCTTAATTATAATACAAATATAAAAACAAAAAACGAGACTTGCAAATAAGTCTCGTTAATTATTCTTAATTTTTTCGTCTTTTATTCCATTTATAAATGTGAACCGTTATACATCCTATGAAATACACAATTGCTAATGCAACTAAAATTACAGTTTCAATCATTATTAAACGTTTTTTATTGTTTTGTTGTTTTTAATTGGAAGTTTACTAAGAAGTTTAATCAATGATTTTCGTGAAATGTTTCCATATTCCTCCCTGTTGACAATATCAACAATAATATAATCATTAATATTATCTAAATAATCATTTTTAGTATAAATTATTCTGGGAAACTTCCCAGAATAATCCCAATATAATGAATCAATTGATGTATATTTGTCAATAATACCTGTTCTATATAACAGCTTGATTAATCTTTTTTCATCTTTGACCCATTTTCTTTTTTCTTTCTTCATAATATATTTTAATCTTTTATTATGTCAGCATCAAATATATGTTTTACATATAAATCAATAAATTGTTTTCCTGCATACAATGCAAGTTCTCTTGTTCGGAAAACAAGCCGAGCACCCACATCGTTATACGTAAGCGAAGCATCGTACTACGCATACGCATACGCAACACCGCCACCCGAATACGCACTGTAATACGAGCGAAAGAGGACACGAGAGACTTTCTCTCTATCTTTGGCGTTCATTTTTTCATATTCATCTTTGGTATATAGCCAAAAATAAGGGTAATATCTCCATTCTTCTTTTGTAAAATATGGAAACTTATCATCTTCGTTGAGAGCTTTAACAATAATACTCAGCTTCATGTAAGTTACCACATGTTCATCCAAATTTTTTGTTATTTCATTGAATGCTTGAATATCTGTACCTGTTTCAATACAAGCATCTTCAAATGTTTTCACTCTATCCATTACATTTTTAGGAGCGCATACTTCTTCTCCAAAAAGATTCTGCAATACACCTTTTACACAATCATTACCTTTCTTGTAGGCTTCTCTTACTTTTTCTGTTGTAATTTTAATTTCTGACATAATTTATTTATTAAAGTTAATTATATTATTTATCTTATCTATATCATCTTTGTTGATACATACACTATTGTATTCTTCAAGAATAAATGCACCTATATGCATCTCTTCAAGATTATTATCCTTCATAAACTTTCTAATCAAATCATTAGCATTTTTAATAGGTTTTTCTTCCATTTTATTCATTAATGGGCAATTTTTTGGTACTTTAAATGAATTTATTTCATAAGGACGACACGCACTTGCCATTGTCATGTTGTTAACATTACAGACAATTTTTATATCATCATGGCAAAACCAATCATCAAAGTCTGGGTCAGGATATACCTTACAATTATCGCATTGATTGCAATAAGTTATATGTTTTTTCATAATTAATAGAATGTTTCAATATACCATTTAGCTGCTTCTTCAGCTTCTTTACGAGTGTTCCATTTCTGATTGTTGTCTCTATCAACAATATCAATTTTTCCTATTTTAGCATACCAATGTTTTCCACCATACCATGTCATATATTTTACTTCATTTAATGATGGTTTAGCTTCATGAGGATATACCATTTCATCTTTATATTCTTCATCAATAATCTCTAAGTGTGGAGACATGATAATAACAGATAAAGAATCGGATAGATATTGCTTTCTATCATTAAGATAACCTTTTATTCTGGTTTGCAGCATTTCATTTTCCAATTCAGTAGCAACAACTAAATAAGGTTTTTCACCAAATTGCATAATTGTATCAACAGTACTAGCAAAACTATTTGTATAATGACCTACTTTACCATTAATACGAGATATGATTTCTTTCATACCTTGTTTAATTTCTGCTCCAACATATTTTTTAAAGTGTTCATTAATTACTCTTAATGAATCAGCTTCAAGTAACCAAGTTCCTTTTGAATCTTCATCACCTTTAGTTTTCACCTTAACAAAATGATATATTTGATTATTGTCCATTTTTAATTATTTTATAAATTTCTATATTTATTAATCTCCATAAGCATATGTACAACCATTTACGCCATTTGCTACTCTAGTGCCTGCTTTTTGAGTTGATATACCAATCATAATATTGCTTTTTGCAATATTATCACATCCAACTTTAATAGATTTACCAATTTTATTACCAGCTTTTTCAACCGATTTTCCAATAATAGATGCACAATTTAATTTAGTTAAAATAGTTTGTTTATCTATTACAAATTTAACATTTCTTTCAATACTTTCAACACTAGTAAAATTACATCTACTTATAAATGTATAAATGTCTTTTACAACTCCATAATAATTACCATAATCATCATATTCAGGTTTAATATTATGCCCATGATGACAGCCATAATGGTAGTTTGTTATTGAATCACGCCAAGCAGTTGAAATATCTGTGACTGCAATTGGTAATATCATTGAATCAAAATATCTATCTTGAAATAAATGTGAAAGTTTTAAACCATCATTTTTAGTTAAAAGTTGTGTGGTGTTCATTTCATAGTTACCATTACTATCTCTTAAAAAACTCTCCAAAACACCTCTATGTATTTTATATTTTCCATCAACAATTAAAGCACCAACATATGCAATTTCGTTCATATATTCATCGTTCATCAAACATATATCTCTTGATGTTGACATATAGCTCATTAGACATTTCCCTTTATGTTGAAAACTAAAAAGCATAATATAAAAACCATTCCTTTCAGATATTTCTTGAATTATACCATTATCAAATATTTTTTGTATTTGAGATGGATATGGTTTCTCAACAATCATATTGTTTAATATATCTTCTAAACTCTTGCTCATAATTGTGTTATTTTAATAGTGCTTTTATTATTAGTTACTCTTTCAGCCCATTCATTCAAATTAATTTTAAATTCAATTAATGGTTCTTTGGTTATCCAAGTACAGAATGGGTCTCCTTCACCTGGGTATATCCTTATAGTTCCTTTATGTAAACAAATAAGATATTTATTATTGTCAGGTAGAATATAATCCCCACCCATCCAATTAGGATTTTTAGTATAATCGTTATATTCTTCCCATCCTAAACATGTAGAAGAACCTAAATATGGATTAATATTTAAAATATACAAAGCACATTCAATAAAACGTTTTTCTGTCATCCTTTCTAATGGGCGAGCAAACTCTTCATTGATTTTATCCATTTCTTCCTTTGGTAAATCAATAAATTCCATCATTGAATTAGGTTTTACTCTAAATGCTTCTTCCTGAAATATCCCATTCCCTAAACTCTTTTTAAAATTTTCGTATTCACATTTATTAAGTATAGACATTACATCATTTTCATCCCCCTTAACCCATATTGATGGCTTTTCAAATTTTGAGTCTTTTATTTTGTAAAACTGATTAACATATTTCCAATTATTCATATTCTATTTATTTTTTGTTTATGCAAATGTATAAATAAAAAACGAGACCTCAAAAGAAGTCTCGTTAAATATAGTTAAAATAAAATGGTTAATTTAAATTTCTTTGATTTGAGAATATTTTTCCTGATTGTTCCCATTTAATAGTACCATTATTTTGCACTTGCGTAAACGTATCAGTTAAATCACATAAATAAGATGTGCCTGATACATCCATTTGAATTGCAATATCATGATAATTATAACCAATAGATAAATCCATTAGTTTAACACATTTTGCTGCACATATATGGATTATTGAAGTATCATGTGCAACACATGAAGATAAATCATTTAATATGACTTGTGACTTATTATATGATTCAACACAAACATTGTTATGACAAATTACTTCTGACATATCATATGCTTTCACTTGGCAACGATTATAGCAATCAGTACAAGGAGAACCATGTAATTCAAGAGTACAATTATCCATTGCAGTTACATTTTTATAACCACCAGGTAAAGTCTTAATATGTGAATAATTATGAGAAGTTAAAGTACCTTCAATTAAAACTATACTTGATTTATCATTTGATATAGCTTCTCCATTATGAATATAGCCACATGATTCATCAAAATACTCAGTATGACAATTCGCATCAAACATATCAACACAAGCTAAATTATGAGCTTCAGCTTTAGTAAAATCATGAGTGTATATATGGGACTGTGTATAGGCATATACAGTTGCTTTTTGATAAGCATACAATTCATAATTGTTATAAACATATAATATTGCATCTCCAAATGCATAACCTTTATGGCTTCCATACAAATGATGTTCTCCTGTTGTAAAAATATTATATTTTTCAAACAAATCGGAGAAGAAATCAACAAATTCTTCTAATGTTAAAACATAATTGTTGAACCAATAATTAGGTGATTGGCGAAGAATTAATTTTAATAACTCTTCATCAGTGTTGCATAATATAACGTCATTTGGATTAATGTTATTAGCGTTAAAGCGTTTTATATTTGCAACTATTATTTCTTTTTTCTTAAAAATATCCATTGTTATGTTATTTATATATCATAAATAGTTGATATATCTTTAAATAACTCAGTTGTATTTCATAAAAATATTATATATAAAAACATTTTTGCAAGTTTCTTGCGTCCCTTTTAAACGGTTGTATTCCATTATAAAACTATATATAAAAACATTTATGAATCTATTCCAAAAGTAGAGTTTGAAGTTGTATTTCATTATAAAATTATATATAAAAACATTCATAAACTCTTAATGCTTCTCTGCCAATCTGTTGTATTTCATCATAAAATTATATGTAAAAACATTAAAGAAGTGTTGGATGAAATTTTGCATATAGTTGTATTTCATACTAAAATTGTATATAAAAATATTCCATTTGTCCCATTGTTTTCATCGTCATCAGTTGTATTTCATACTAAAATTGTATATAAAAACATTAACAAGGTGCATTTTTCTTTCAATATAAGAGTTGTATTTCATACTAAGATTGTATATAAAAACATTTAGAAGTCTCAACTATACTTTATGTTGAGGGTTGTATTTCATACTAAGATTGTATATAAAAACATTCGTCATATAGTGATGATTGGTTTAATGGTAGTTGTATTTCATACTAAGATTGTATATAAAAACATTGTGAATCACAAGAAATAAAGCCTGTTGTTAGTTGTATTTCATACTAAGATTGTATATAAAAACATTTCATTCTTAGTATTTGTCTCTATTATAGGAGTTTGTAAGCGTTTTTACTGCACCAAAACCAGAACCTGTGGAACTTCCAATACCCAATTCATAAAGAATTTTTCTTGTATTTGCATTTCCTGTAATTTTTAATCTAACCATGTTTGCTTTATTATTGAAATCTTTAACTTTAATTCTCTTAACTTTATTCTTTCCATATAAACTAACAACCTCAATTTTAAAATCTGATAGGTTTATATTTTCGTCATAATATTGTAATTTTTTAACACATCTATTAGTTAATTCATTAATAAATTTCCCGTCATTAAAAGTTAAGAATTTGTTAGTTTCTTTATTTTTTAATATAATAGGACTTATTGTTTGAACATAATCGAACTTTTTACCAACTTCAATTGTAAGAGGTTCAATGTTAATAAATTTCATTCCATACCCTACTTCAACTCCTGACATAATTCCTTTAATTAAATCAGAAAAAAATGTTGTATTCTTTTCAGGAATTGAAACAATAATATACATTCCATCCTTAAAATCAAGATTACCATCTTTCCCTAATTTACCCCCTTGAAAAGATGAAATAGAATATTGGCTAAATTTATCATGATATGGGTTATTTTCTCCCAAACATCTATGAATATAAGAATTTAATATTTCACAACTTTTTTCAATTGAAATTGGAGTTGTATTTTGGGTGAAATTAATTTTAAATCTCATAATGCTTTTCTTTTAATTGATTACATTTCTTAAATCCTTTTCCAATAAGAAGATTGGAATTAAATTCACATTCTTCAATTGTTTCTATTACATATAATTTTCCACCATCATAGAAACGAGGTTCACAATACCATTCCTTCATTCTTTTAAACAGTTCATCAGAAGCATAAAAATAGATTTCTCCATTTACAGGCATAGCATATTTAACACTTGTTCTATTTAAAACTGGACGTTTACCTTTATTTAATCGAATGTCAATTTCGTATCTATCTCCATTCACCTTTCCAATAAGAGGATTTATCATAAAATCCAACATTTTATAAAGATAAGTTGATTTTTTATGGTTTTTTTTAAATAAATTTATTTTTTCCTTGATAAGTGTTTTATCTTCTTGATTATGAATTACTTTTATAATATCAGTTAATTCATAATCATAAGGCTTTAATCCTGAAAGTTCATACATTAAATCACAAAAGTCATCAAATGTTTCTTTATTAACACCAGTTTGATATTTCATTTTTTCAAATGTAATTGCACTTGTATTAATAAAAGAATATTTTCCATCAAATAATGTATAAGTTTTTGTGTCCCATCCACTAACTTTAGTTGATGGCAAACCTTTGATAAACTCAATGTTATATCTATCATTTTCACCATCAAATCTCTTATAGACTGATATATTATATAGAGATTTATCTATACATCTTGATACTTCTTCATAAATTGAAGTATCGAAATTAAATTTATCTTTATTTTGATATATTTCTCCAATTAAATTTTTTCTATAAGTAGAAAATGGTATTTCTCCACACATTTTAACAATTGCATTTTTTAACATTGATTTACATATTAAATCTTTATTGAAATAAGGTGAACATTGTAAACCTGTTTTTTTAAATTCTACTAAGCCTTTAGAATATGATAGTTTATTCCTGGATGGTTCATCCAGGAATATATTACCATCAAAGCCCAAATGTATTATTTTACTCATTTTCAGTTTCAGTTATAGTTTCAACTTCGTTTTCACTCTTTTTCTTAGTTTTGGCTTTATCTTTTTCTTCTTTCTTAGTTTCTTTTTCTGCCCTATCTTGCTCAATCGCTTTTTTAATAATTTCCATTTTACCTAAAAATACTTTATAAATAGGCATTTCTTCTTCTTTAATTTCTTCGAAATATTTTTTACATTCAAAGCTGATATTATCAATATCTTCAACAGAATTGATTTTCACCCATCCATCCTCGCTATCATAAGGATTGTCAAATGGATTATTTATCATTTTGTATTCAATATCAGTAACTTCAAAATAAGAATCATTCTTATTCTTTTTCATTCTATATAAACGTTTGAAAAAGTCTCTGACAATTGCATTAATGCAATTATTATCCAAGAAAACACCTTTAAATGGAATATTTTTTTCTCCAGTAGAACCTAATTGTTTATAATATGTGTCTTTAAAGTCTGAATTTGGAAAATTCATTCTCAACATAGTAATAAACGTATTAATTGTTTCTACATCAGTTGGTATGCTAGCATTACATGTATTTTCTTCAGTCATTATAAATTGCAAATCTTTGATTGAAATTGCACCACGTTCAAGTGCGTATTCAACATCCCCAATTGTTTCTTCATAAAAAAAAGATTTTTGATTCTGAGTTACTAAATCTCTTGAAGAACGTCCTTCCATATAAGGAACTGCATCATTAGTTTGAATAAAATCACACATATGTAATGCACTAGGGCGTTTAAACGAAAGAGATTGATTTTTAGTCATCAACCATCCAGTTAACAAATTAAAAGGATGCGCCATTACAGCACATGAAAATGCTTTTTCCATATTCATTGTTTCTGATGTTGCTCGTTGTATTTCACCTGACTCATTATATCTCATATAATACTTGACACAATCACCTGTAATTTTCAACTTAAATGAAGTTTTATTATCTTCATCTCTAGTAAAATTTTTTTTACTAAAATGACCTTGATTATCATCTTTTTTATTTAATGCGGCATAATTATTAAACCCCATTAACATTTGTTTTTGATTGTTTGAATCACTCTGAAAAACTCCATATCCTTTGCCCTTGGCACGGAAATAAATTGTTGAAATTTCGTTCATTTTAAATTATTATTTTAAGGTTCATATATTTTATCTTTATGCAAAGATAAGTTTAATTAATGTATTTACAAAATTATTATTATTAATCTATATTAAAAATAAAATTTTCAACTATATTATCATATAAGCCATATTTTTCGTTGTATCTTCTACTAGTAAGAAACAATGGTGTTTCTCTATCTCTAGCTTTACGAACCATAAGATTAACTTTGGCATTAATCCTATTCAGTGCATCTTTCACATATATTTCTTTTGTATTAAAATATTTTTTAGCTAAATCATGCGAATTGATATAATTACATATAGTTTTAAACTGTTTTTCTTGTTTAATATTTGCAATATCTTCAGATTCTTCAATTGAATAAATCTCTATACTTAATGGCTCTTTGATAAATTCCTTGTCCGAATCATTATCTAATGGGTAAATAAAAATTGTATTATTGTTATTCCCTCTAATTTTATTTTTACTTTTTCCATTCCCTTCTCCAACTGTATAATTCATGTTAACTAATGAATTGAAAGATGTTATTAATTTTTGCTCAATTAATCTTTGTATATCTTTATGATATTTTTCATAAAACTCATTATATATTTGGTAAAGTTCTTTGTTAGTTATTATATTTCCATGTATTTTATCTATTAAAAAACTATACCATAAATCAGTCAACTTTGTATCATACAATATTCTAACAGCACCTCTCTCACTTCCATTTTTATCATGGGTTTCGTTTGTTATATTAACAAATATTACATCATCAATATATTCACCAAAACGTCCCAATCTTCCTACAAATTGTAATGTATATTCAGGACTACAAATAGATTCGCTTCCATTTTTAAATGATATATCTAAAGAAGTGCTAATACATCTTGTTCCCACAACAGTATTTAAAGGGATTTTGTTATCTTTTATATTTTTCTTGCCATGTATTAATAACAAATCATTTAATTTATTTTCATAGTCACTATCAATAAAAGATGAATGAATTAAGGTATTGTTATCTTTATCATATTCATTATAGTATGAAATTTGGCTGCTTTTAATTGCATTTTTTAAAGCCAAACAATTTTTATTTGAAGGTAATTTCCCATCAAAAGTAAATTTATATTTTTGGTTACTAATTTGTGAATCACAATTGAAAACAGCACTTCTACAAGAGTCAACATCCCAATATTCATTTATTAGCTTGTTAGGAGTTGCACTAAGAAGTAACGTATTTGATTTCTTACATAGTTTATTACGACAATTCATATATAAAATAAAAGCACTGAAATAAGGGTCACTTGATAACAACATATGAAATTCATCAAACACAACATTTGAATATAATAATTCAAATGAATTTATTTCTTTATCACCTTTAAAAGTTGGTCTTAACCAGTTATCAATATTAGTTACAATAATATCAGAATTGGCATCACCCTCTTCAAATTTATTGGCAATTAATAATCCTATTGTAATATTTTTATCAAAGCCAAATTCTTCCAGTTCACGTTTTAATGATATATAACAATTACGTGCAATAGCATTAATTGGAGCAATCCAGTACAATTTTTTGCCATTATTTAATTGATTATTCCATAATAACCCTAACAAAGTTTTACCATATCCAGCTGGGGCTGTTATTATAGAAGTATGTTCTTTTGCTGATTTAATTGCAAAATCTTTTTGATTTGCAAAACGTATAGTATCAAAATCAGGAAAATTAGGAGTAATGTCTTGATAAAAAACGTTACTATTTATAAATTGATTGATATAATCTTCGTTACATTCTACACCTTCTGATTCAGCTTTAGATGCATATCTATCAGCAGAAACCAAACAAAGTCTATACAATGCCAATCTTGAATTACGGGTTAATGGGGAAAGTATATTTTTACTATTTAGACTTTCATAATAATGTGGCAATTCATTAGTATTTATATTTTCAGAATCTTTGATTAATAGATTAATATCAAATTTATTTTTTGCTATTAGCACAATTTCTTTTATTAAAGAATTAAAGGTTTCAATATTCTCAATATTTTCTTCTTTAATTTGGTCAATTATTGTTTCAGGAGTTGTATTGTTATATTCATCATTGATAGAATGATGAAAAAGAATTGGCTTAATAATCTTATTAATATCAACTTTTTCCTCATTAAGTAATATTGTCTTATTACTTAATAAAGCCCATGCTGTTACATTATGGCGTATATTATTTTCATCATTTTCATTGCCATTAAACAATTCCTGATAGTTTGAAAAACACTTTGTTATATCATGTAACAAACCACACATAATGAGAATGTTTTTATCATCTTCTGATAATCCAAGAATATTTGCCATATGTTTACATATACAACCAACATTCAATAAATGTTGTGTTAATATAGTACCCCCGTTCTTTGTACTTTTTGCTAAGATGTTATCAATATCCATTATTTTTTGTTTTTAATTAGTTTTTGCAAATATACAAATAAAAAACGAGAACCTAAAAAGATTCTCGTTAAATATCATTAATTTGTTCAAAACGTTAATAAGATTACTTACTAACAAAGATTGCAACACGATTCCAATTGTTTTCATCAAAGAGTTGTTCAGTAGCCCCTACTCCAACTGTTGAAATGCGTTTTTCATCAATATTAAATGTATTTACTAATACATTTTTAACATTTAAAGCACGTTGTTCAGAAAGTTTTTGGTTAAGTTCTGCTGTACCAGTATCTTTATCAGCATATCCCTTAATTTCAATGTTTAAATCTGAATTTTCATTTAACACTTTAGCAATTTGAGACAAATTAGCCATTTGAAGTTCACCTACTTTAGCTTTACCAATCTCAAATGATACCATATTAGTTAAAGAAACCATTTGTTTTGTTTCTCTTGCTTTTTGGCAACATTTAGTCAATTCTTCAATGGTTTTCATTTGTTCCTTAATCAAAGAACTATTTTCTTCGTTTTGTTTAGCTAACAATTCAGCTTTTTCACGTAAAGCATTAATTTGTTGATTAAGTAAATCAATTTCATTTTGATTTCTTACATCCACTAATACAAAATTGTGTGTATTGTTGCTATTTCTAAACTTATAAGTAAAACCTGCCGAAAGAGCTACATAAGAATTTTCAATTGCCTTTGCAGGTAAATAAGTATAACTTGGAATAATATTTAATTGCCATGCTTTTTCTTTTCCAAGATTGAAATTAAGTTCAACAGCACCTTTAACAGAAGCACTATTACTTACATTTCCATAAGTGTGAAACCATCCACCACCTAACACGCCAACAACTTCAAATACACGTGGTGAGCCTTTATATCCACCAAATAGGTTTGACATATTTAATAAACCATCTAAAGTCAAATTAGTATGGTCTATGAAACATCTGCCACCTTCTCTTGCCCCTGCTTCAAATGAAACTTGTAAGCCTGTTATTGGGGTAATGTAACGTCCCACATTAATTGTAGCCATTGGATTGACATTGTTCCAGAATTTGGAATCTCTATTCATTAATGACCATGAACCACCACCATTAACACCAACAAAGACATTATCAGTCACTTGACTTGTTTTAATAGCTTTTTCTTGTGCATTAATACTAACAGTAAGTACTAGTGCCATTAATAATAAAATAATTTTCTTCATTTTTAATCTATTTTTTTAATTAAACAATATTGCTCTTTTTCAAAAAGCAATGCAAATATACGACTATATTTTTTAAAATGCAAATTTTAATAGATATTTTTATTGTTTATCCCAATTTCTTATTTATAATTTTAATATCTTTTGGGTTGAACATAACTACATTCTCATATTTCCCATTGCGATATTTAAGACCAATAAAACCCATTGAGTAAAGGAATTCTGAAGTTCTTTTATCACTTCCTAAATAAGTTTCAATGCTGCCATATATACTAGTGCCATCAATATCATTGAAGGTAATACTCAAATCTCGCATTAATTCTTTTTCTGCGCCTTTATAGGTATCATCTTGTGTGATAATAAGTTGATAAAGTTTATTTTTAAGTTTATTAACAAAAGATGGAGAATAAACTTTATCTGCTATTAAATATTTTTTGTTATTACTTGGGATTTCAACTGTGTAAGCATTTTTACCATATTGCTGTGTACCATCAGGAAGTATTGATAAATAAATTCCATATCCATAATCTTGTTTACCTGCTCCTGTTCCCATATACGCTAAATCAAAATTATCAAAATTAGCATCAGTTCCATGATAAGCAGTTATTTCATCCATTACTTCATTAATGGTATTTTCTACTATATTTTCTAAAATTTTTCTTGTAACTTTTAATGTGTTTGCCATATTATTATATGTTTTTACTTATAATAAATAGGTTTTAAATTGTTTGCTTAAAAATTCTTGAAATAATTTCAGAATTAACTTTCCAACAATCACAGGCATTAGTCGGTTTTTTTACAGTAATTGAAATTTTTTCAACTGAAAAAGGACTATCAAGTGTCTCAATAGTGTTTTTATATTTTTCAATTACACTTTTATTGATACAAGTATCAGCTTGGTAAAACGAACAATTTAAACACATTTTTTTAAATTTGATGTTATCGCATGTACATTCATAACCAATAGTATATGATTTTGATGACCCTCTTTGATGACCTAACCAATCAGAACCATCTTCATAAACGTTTCTATAATGAATTTTTTTTCCACATAAAGGACAAATGCGTGTATTTTCATTTATTGTTTCCATAATCAATATCTGTAACGATTTCTTTTATAGTTTTTTTCATCATTTCTTGCATTGTTCATAACAATGAATATAGAAATCCCAATACTATATATTAATGTAATGATAAACATCCACATATATTGTGTGTCAGATAATTCTACTTCAAGATAATCAAAATCTTTAAACTCTCTTCTTTGCCATTGATTAATATTATTATGAATCCAATCAGCATATTCACATGGGTCAAAATATTTTTTACCTGAAAAATAATATTCACATTCAATATTCATTTTTGGAGTTTCTAACCAGTTAAAAACATTAACCCAATCAACTTCATTTGTTTGAGAATTTATTCCCACACATGTTACAAATTCATTTTTATTCCCACCAAACCAATAAGACCTTTGCATTTCAGCTATGGATGCAGGTTTATCATAAAACACTATAACAAATGTTCTAAACTGTTTTGTTTTACCATAAAAAGCATTAATGTATCTTAATCTATTAATATCAATTGAACGTGGATTTTTATATCCAATAAGAGGGTTTTGATGGTCATTTATAATTTCAGGGTAATCATATAAACCTAATTCTTTAGCTTCATTTTTACTAATTTCTTTAAAATTAAAAACTGACCTAGAAGCTCTAATTTTATTAGAATAAGATTTTGCGACTGTATAAGTTTCAGCAGTCATTTCTTGTTTATCCCAATAATAATCTTGTGCATCTCCATCTTTTGTGTAATAATGCCTATTCATGTCCACAAAAATCATTGGAGCTTTCCATTTTGTTCTTACTCTATCAAAAGTGGTCTTATTAGTATAAATTTCATTACCTGTATTATCAATTAAAATCCATCTTTCAGGGTGTGTTTGACAATAAGAACAATCATAAGTTTCAGTTCGATATGTAGTATTTCCTTTAGAATCTCTACCATTAGGAACTCGTCTAGTACACGTCTTATGAATCCATTCATTCCATTCATCAGTATGACGAGCTTTTACATAGTAATAACTTAAATATTCTTTAGTTGAAGTCTCATAAGCTTCAAACGAAAATTTAAGAGTAAACACAATAATAATTGATGGAATTAACAATAGCCCATATTCCCACCACACAGTTTGTTCTCTAAATTTTACAGCTAGTATTATAGCAGCAATAATTGGTATGATTAAAACTAAGTATTCCATTATTTACTTTTTTTAATTTTTAAGTTTTTAATTCTATTCCAAATGTTAAATGATTCGTTAATCATTTTAAATGGTAATATTATTAATCTATATATACCAATAATTGAAAATGTAATAGCAACCATAACATTTAACATAGGAATAATTGCTATAAAAAAGTTGGAACAATCGTCCCCATATCTTCTGTAAAAAAGATAGGTTTTAAATTCTTCTAATGTTTCCCCCTCAAAATCTACATAAAATCCTGCAATTACTATTATGAAAGAAATTGCGTATAATATTATAGTATATTGTAATATTTCTATTGGTATCATTTTATTCTAATTTTTTGTATTTTATCCCAAACTTTATATTTTTTATTCAAAACCTTTATTGGAAATGCGATTATTTGATAACATGCAATAAGAATTGCTAAAATACCAAACAATATATTAGATACTGGACACAGTATATATGGTAATGGTGTAAAATCATCCATTTCTGTTATAAGATATTTACAAAAATCACCAACTGTATGACCTTTAAAATCGAAAAGATAAAAACCAATAGTTGATATTACTAAAGGTAATAAATACAATATTAATATTGCAAATAAAAATTTACTCATTTCTTTAAATCTAAATTAATAAAATGATTATACCATTTTGCAACGCCAATTTTGGTTAAAATCCATTTTATAAGTTCAACAAACAAATATATACATCTAATAAAAGCAAATAAAACGTTCATAAATGGCATAAATGTTGCAATCTTTGTTATTTCATCAGAGTATAAAGAATCTCCATAATATTCTTCATTAAAATAATCTTTTATTTTTCCACCACTGAAAAATCTGTATCTATCAATACAAATTAATAGTACTGTAATTATATAAATGAATGTTGCAAATAAGATAATCAATAAAAAAATCATATAGTCATTTTATTTAGTTGAATAAATCAATATCATCTTCTACACCAGTCTCCATAACTTGTTTAGAACGAGTTGAACTAATCACTTTATATTCAAGACGTTGTTTACCACTTAAAAACCATGAAGAAGGAATCATATCAAGTAAATTATTATGTTGGTTCTCAATATCCATAAGTTTTCTTTGAACCATTAAAAATTCTTGCCTTTTAATCTCAATTTCAGATGCTAGTTTGTCATATAATTTACTATCAAAATTAGGGTTACTTTCTTGAATCCATTTCATTAATACACCATCATCTTTACTATATCTTTCAGATGTAATGTGAACATAAATGTCTTTAAACGATTCTTTGTACTTTTCAGCAACTTGTGCTGTTTGATTAACTACTTTAAACATGTTATCAAAAGTAGCTTCACGATTCTTCATCTCCATATTAAACTGATTAGTCAGTTTAACTTCTTTGTTACTATAATTAATATTCATTGCAAATCCAATACCAATTATAAACACAATTGCAATAATAATACCAATAATGGTATAATTTTTAGATGATTTTTCTTTTTCCATTTTTCAATAATTAATTTTAATTTTTGTTTTATTATTCTTATGCAAATATAGTATATTTTCTCATAATATCAAAATTTTATTAGTTAAAAAAATAAAAACCATCTATCTTCACAGACAAATGGTTTTATTACAATTATTCATCGAAAAAACACCATAAAGTGTTGCAATCTTTTAAAATGTGATTGCAGAAACATTTTGTCCGCTTGCACTTGAAGAAACGGAACTTGAAATAAATGACACCATTTTACGCAAATCTTTAGCAGTAGCTCCAAGTTTGCCAAGCATTTCAGGTTTAATACCCATTTTTTCGCGAGCTTCATCAAAATTAGCTTCATCACCAAGACCAAACATCATAACAGTGAAACTAAAACAATTTGATTCATCTTGATAAATTTCATCAATTTTTTGTTTTACCAATGATGGGTCAACTCCTTCATTATCTTCGCCATCAGTAATAATGAAAACAAGTGTTTTTACACTAATTCCATTATTTTCAAGGTCTTTACGATATTGTACAGCGTTTTCAAGACCTGCAAGAACTGCTCCATAAAGATTTGTGCAACCATAAGGTTGAACATTAAAGTCTTTCAAGTCTGAAATAGGTTGAAATGCTGAAACAACATCAATTTTATCATTAAATTCAATAACTGAAATAAGCATTTTACTTGCTACATGAGAACGTTGAAATTCATGTAAAAACTCATTCAATGTGTTGTTCAAGTCATTGATAAAACGGTTTGTTGAAGATGATTTATCAATAACAAATACTACATTGATAGTTTCAGCTTCTTGGATATTATTTACATCAAAATTGGTAAAATTAATACCCATTGTGGTTTGAAAAGTTTCTTGTTCATTCATCTTTTATATTTTTTTATATTAAAACAAATTGTCAGTTGATTTTGCAAATCTTACACCTGCATTTTTTGCATCTTCATAAATTTTAATTGCAGATGGGTTATTCAAAATAATCCATGACATACAATCTTCCAATACAATAATTTTCTTAGCCAATTCAGGTGCATAAGTTACAATATCTTTCAAAGAATTAGCGACACAAAAATCCGCAGCTTCGCCAACCAAAAATACTTCATCATATTCATTCAATACTTGAATCAATTGCTGATTCAAATCAGTTTCAGGAGCACCAGGATATGTTACAGCAGCTTTAAAAATACTATAATGTTCAGTAAACCAATTACTTCCTTTAAACCACAAATTGTAAGGCTTACAATTAGTTTCTTCCCATTCAATACATGCTTTGATAACAGAAGAAACAATTGCCCATCCATCAGTACCAAGAACACAGTGAGGATTCCAAATTGTTAGTTGGCTTCCTTGTTTTTCCAACTCTTCTACATAACGGAAAGACCATTGTGGATTAATAGATGTAGTCCATTTACCATCTTTAATGTCTTGGTAAGTAATTACTGTGAAAGGTGAAGGATGATTGCCATCTTTATCTTTCCAATAGATAGGGTTTGCAATGTGCAAAGGGTGATGTGAATCAAGTGTTAGAGAAATGTGATGAATATCTTTCTTATTATTAGAAATAAATGCACCAATACGTTTTGCATCTTCTTCTGCACCATTCACACTCAAAGCACCATTAATTAAAACGAAATCGTTTTGTAGGTCAATACCTAAAATTGCTCTTTTCTTCATTTTTATATGTTTTAAAATTTAACAATGCAAATATACAAATTATTTTTTATATATTAAAATTTTATCTGTTAATTATTATTAATATAATTTATTATATACATTTAGATTTAGTTTCTTGACCAATTCTTTGCAATTCAAATCCTTCAATTTGTGCCATTGTTAGATTTGATAGCCATTCATCAACATACTTACGATATTTAGAATGGTTACAATAAAGAAATTCTTTTCTAAGCCATTCTAAAGTTACATTCTTATTTATTTTCATAGTTAGTAATAGCTACATTATTCTTACTTAAAAGTCTCCATTCAATTGGAACACAATCTGAATTACATACAATAAATTGGTTATCATTAATTTTATACATACGAACATATTTAAGCCAAAAACCACATCCTAAAACACCATTAAAACGTAGTATCAGTTCATTTGCATAATTCTTGATTTCACGTAGATTTAACAAAAATGGTATAATTTCATTAATATTAATTAGATACTTTTCATCAATATTACCTTTCTTTTCTTCAAGAAAATCAATGAATTTGTTATATGTTAATTCATAATATCTATCATTTTCAATTTTCTTAAAATCAATAACGTTACATTTTGCATGAAATGTTCTTGTATCACAATGAATACAATTTATTTCTGAAGTGATTTCCACTTCATCAATTTTAATCCAATCATCTACCATATTAATGAGAGTTTAAATATTTTTTACACAAATTTTCTTCATTACAATCTTTCCACACAATCATATTATTATATGAATCACAAACAATAAATTGTGTGGGACTATAACGATACATTCTAATATATTTTAGCCAAATACCATCTAAATGTTCAAATGATAAAAATCTCCATGTTACAGTATTTTTACAACCATCACGAGAAGATAATTCCATATTAGTTAACCATGTTATAATTTCACTTTCTTCAATAAGATAACAGTCTTTAACTGCTTGTTTTTTTATTGTTTTAATAATACCCTTTTTCCTTTTTTGTTCATCTAAATGGTCACTTTTGTGGTACTTTAAATTATCTTTTGATAAAATACAATAAAAATCTCTTGTATCACAATGTATTTGTTTAACATCAGGTGTGATTATCAATTTATTTAATTCAGACCATTCATTCATCATATATCTAATCTTAAAATAAAACGTGACATATAAATAGCACAATGTATAACAACTAATTGCATTTGCATAATAGAAGTTTTATTTATTTCAACTTCAAAAACTTCGGCTGTAACCTTCCTGATTAATGCATCAGAACTAATTGTTTCATTATTAAATTCTTCAACCATTTGAGCAATCTGTTTCATAGTAAGATTTTCAAATGCTTTATCTATTGGTCTTTTCATAATTTTATTCAATAAATGTTAGTACTGCTATAATTCTGTTATTTTTGTTGTAATCTTCATCTGAAATTAAATCATAATAATGTTTAATATTCCATTCTCCTTTTGGAACTTCTATGACAATGTTATCTTCCATAAAATCTTCATCAATAATTGTGCCATATTTTTCTAATACTGATGTATCAGCACATTGCCATCTCCACACGTCACAAGATATTTTTCCATCTAATTTATAGCCTTCTATCTTATTATCTTCACCTTCATCATCATATGGAGATGCAATTATTATTGATTTTTTATCGTTACTTACAAAAACTCCTATATACATATTTCCTGTTTGACCATAACCAACATTCTTGCGTGCTAAATGTTGCATAAGATTGTTACGCCCAGTTACATAACAAATATTAGTTTCATCTTTATAACGTTTATCTTCATCAAAATCATAGAGCTTTTCATCTTCGAAAAAATTTGCAAAAACTAACTGTCCGTTCTTTACATGTATATTAGTTTCTAAATAACCTTTATTAGTTATGTCAGACAAAGAACATGAAGTATGTATATAATCAGAGATTTTTTCTCCTGTTTTAGAGCAATTATAAGCTATTTCTGAATTAATTATCACTACATTATTATCTCCTAAATATACCATACATAATGGTTTATTACAATAATAACATCTTATGTTACCATCACCAGCGTAACCAACATTTATAACATCAAATTGATTAATAGGTCTATTTAAAATATTATAATATTGTTCAAAATATTTATCATTTTTATGTTTTTTACATAATTCTTCATAATACTCAATTTGATATTTAATATTATCTATAAATCTTGTCAAATTAAATGCATGATGATTATCATCAATAGTTATTTTATTTTTTGATAATAGTTGATAAAACTCTTTTATATTCATAAGCCACTTTTTAATTTGGAATAATTAATTTTGTTTATATGGTTATAATACCATCTCCAAAACATATAAGGAAGTCTTTTTGTTTCCATAAAACCATACAATCCACAAGAGAAGAAATCATGCACTTCTATAACAATAGTATCATCATCTTCATTTACTGCCACATCAAGAGTATAAGCAACAGGAGCATCAACCATATATGTATCAATCATTTTCTGTATTTTATCAAAGTCAGGTAATATTTTATAATCACCATTATATAAACGCACATCTAATAGTTTATTTTCAAATATAAAGCATCTAAATTCAGCTTTAATTTCTTTGATATAACTTGAAACTTGATATGTTCCATCTGGAATATTTCTATATCCTAATTCATATAATCCATTATTTTCAGATTTAATCTTATTTACATCCTTTGCAAATATTTTCAAGACAAATGAATTTGTTTTCTTTCTAAATTCATCATTAATTGTTTCTTCATCAATAAATCTTCGTGTAAAATATTGGTCTTTTAATGCATTTGGTACATTTATTGGTTTTGGAATCATGCTTTCCCCATAAAAATGTTTAAGCCACCCACATACAAATTCTACACTTCCAATAGGACACCATTCTTGAAATTTATTTTCCCAAGCATAATCTTTGTAATTATCATCAAGAATATATTCTATTTTATCATTAGGATAAAAATAGTTATGTGATTCAATTGCATTAACTAATTCTAATGCAAAATCAAATGTTATTTTTCCTTTTATTGTTTGTATAAAAAATTTCATACTGTCTTTATTTTTATTTATGCAAATGTAACCATTATAATTTAAAGTGCAAAATTAATATGGTTAAAATACATTAAACAGCTTTTTTCTTTAGGCTTAATTCTTCTATTTCTATTTCTTCTAATGTTTTAATATCTTTTTCATCATATGTTTTATAATTCATGACAAAAAAGTTTTGCATCTCTTTACTACTTATCCATCCAATTAATAGTAATTTTGTTTCAGGTTTTACAGGTCTATTACGTCTAATATAAGCTTGTTCAATAAAAAATCTGTCTTTACTATCATTAGCCCAATATGTTTTAGAAACACCTACTGTACATCGTTCTGGATAAGTTACCTTAAAAATAAAATATTCTTTGTTTTTGACTCTTGACCAATAATTTGTATATACGCAATTGTGCATTTCGTTTCCTTCTTCAAAAGCCATTTTTTCATTATTAACAATTTCATATTTTATCAATTCAGGGTTTGTTGTAGTTCCAAAATATTTTACATTTTCTAAATCAGCATTCATAAATCTAATAGATGCTATTTTTCTAGAAAACTTCAAATGTTCTTCTTGTAATCTATTGTATGACCAATGTAAATTGACTTTTTCTCCAAGTAATTTACATTGGTTAAACATATCATTAAGTGTTTCTAAATAACTTTGAGAAAGCTCACCACTTAAAATTTTTTGCATAGAAAAATTAGGTTCAACAGTATAATCTTTAATATATTTCATGTTTAACCCTCTATTAAATTCATGATGCTGAGAAAGAAAAACGAAATTTTTCTTATTTTCTGATAAGAATGTTTTATCATAAACAGATTTACCTTTTGGTATTACAAAATTTTCGTTTTTTTTGAAATAAAATCCATCAACTTCAAACCATTTTTTAATTAATTTATAATGAAAACTATATTTAAGAGAAGTTTTCATATATTTTTTAATATAATCTTCAGGATTTGTAATTTTACCATTTAATATATTTTCTAATAAAGTTTTAGTCAAATTTTCTTTAAAAAAATCTGGTAGTGAAAGAAACCATTCATGTTTAAGCTCAATTAACATATTTTTAATTAAATATGAGCATTTATCTAGTGTACTAGCACCCCAAAGTTTTACTTTTTTAGTTTTTTTATCATATGTTAATCCCTCTTCCCATTTACTTTTAAAAAATATAACTTTATTAAACATAGGTGTGTAACTATATGTACAAACACAAATTTTATCATCATCATGTATAAATTTACGCAAGAGATTTCCATCAAGCAATTCACTATATTTTTTAGTTATTGGTGAATATGATGAATTACCGTTAAAAGAAAACCTTTGATTTTGTTTGTAGTCATAAAAAATATACCTTTGAGTTTCAGGACTTTCTTCTTTTAATTCATGTTTTAAATTAATTAATTTGTTAATAGTCTCTTCACTTTTATCTAAATATTTTATTATTTTATCCATTTTATAAACATTATTAAAGCTATTTATACATAAAAATAGTTGATTATGAATCGTGTAATGATTTTCACTTATTCAAGTGGTACTTTATCATCAGTTAAAAATTTAATTGATGAAATGTTTGATTTATCATCAAATCCTTTAAGAGCCGATGATATTTTTTATTTTGGTATATTCTGTGCTTATATAACATATGCAAATTTTGATTGGGAAACCTACAATACTGATAATATTGATGTTCCTGATATATTAATTTCTAATATGACTCCAACAAGTGACAAAATTAATTATGTTTCAATCATAATTGACCAAATATTAACAGGCAAAATTGAAAAACCTGCATGGATGATAAAAGTGGAACAAGAATATTCTTGTTTTGATTGTTATTCACCTTCAACATTTTTAATGTTAAAGCCTAAAGATGAAAAATATGAATCTTTAGGAAAATTATTAACTAACTTTTTATATTCCACTTCTCATAGTGCTGTTTGTATGTAAAATTAATGGGATTAACTAATCCCATTAATTCTTTTCCAACACAAATATTACTCTATTATGATAGCCATGTTTTTGAACTGTTTGTATTATTTTATGTAGAATATTATAATACTTAGAGTTTTCTTCATTTTCCTTATTACTATTAGGTGGAAAATATAAAGAGTCTGCTATTTTAATTAAATCACTTAAAGAAAGAACAAACTCATTCCCTACCATAGTTTTGCATAAAGTGCCATCGGGCATTGTTTCAACTATGTTATCATGTGGCTTAATATTCTCTAGAATTTTTCTGAAACCAAGAACAATTTTGGCAAAATATAATTTGTCTATTTTGACTAACTTATAATACTCTTTTGGAGCAACATCAATAATAGTAAAAGAATCTTTTTTGCTAAATCCATGTTTCTTGATTTTTTTTATTAATATTCTACTTATCATAATTTAAAATTGAATTTACATAAATTAATGGATGATAAAATTTAGCAATTTGACCTTCCATATAAAATTTCATATCAGTTTCAGTAACCCTCATGCCATGAATAAGTTTATATACTTGTGCATAGTAAAAAGATGGTACTGAGAATAAATCATACACAACAGCACTAAATTTACCACTTTCTTTATTATCAAGATAAGTTTTCATATAAACAGGTATTTCAGCGTCTTTATATGTTTTAAATTTTTGTAATTTCAAATGATAAAGTTCAACATCAACATTTATTTTATCATCTTCTTTCAAGCATTTTTGTAGGTGCTTAATTGCAGCCATATTATCAAAAACATATTTGAAATTATCTGTTACATCAAATACGACTTCATCAGTACAAAAACTTGCTATTTCTACATTAATGTTTAGACATTCAAAAAGTGTTAAATATTTTTGTAAAGCCTGATAAATCATATAATTCTCGATTTTGATTTGTCTTGATGGATTTAATTTCCCAAAAACAACTTGTCGAGTATATTTTGAATCAATAATGTATTCCAAATCAGTGAATTTCTTAACCCAATCTTCATAAGAAATTATTTTTTCTTCTCCAAATATATGACTATCATGGTACATTAATGCTGAGAAATTAGCTTTCTTCAAATCAACTGATAAGAAATATTTCTCATTATTAGTTTCTTTATATACATTAGATTTTGGGTAATTTAATTTTGGTAAGTCATATTTAGAAAGAACGTCTTTACTTTCATTAAATTCTTGATAGTGTTTATTTTCAAGAATGCTTTCAATCATATTATTTCTTACTTTTGAAAACTCTTCAAGAAATAAATTAGGATTGCCATTAAATTTTTCATCAATAACATTTATCAATTTATTCCATTTAGTGCGAGAGTGAAATTGTGTTTCATACAAGTCAAGAAAATATTCGAAATCAGGTTCTTCAAAAATTATAATTGGTAAATTAAAGTCACTAACAAATCTTTTCTTTAAATTGTTTAGTGTATGTTCATTAACATTTTTCATATAATCTCTTGTTTAATTTTTCAAATTTAAAATGTTTCCCAGTATATTGATATATATAATCTAATGATTTTTCAATACTGTATTGTGTATTAGTACCATTCATTTGAGACCAAATAATCCCAAGAAAACTTACTTGACATTCATAACCAGCAAAATGGTCCGTAACTATTCTATATTTCAAAGAAAAATAGTGTTTATAGTATCTTTTAATCAATTCTACCATATTATTTTTTATTTAAACGTTTTTCCATATTAGCTACATTTAATGCAAATCTATCTTTATTATAGAAAAACATAAAAGTTTCAAATGATGTATGCATAAATGCAAAACAATAATGAAAAAACGTTATTAAACAGAATATAATTGGATATGCAATTAATTTACCACCTATATTTTCAAGTTCAAGAAAAAGACTACCCATTCTTTGATAATGTATCTTTTCTTTTGCAAATAGAATCTTGATAAGTCTTAAATACATCATATTTATCTTTTTTTAGTCCAATAATAGTGATTGAATGTTTAGTTGGATAGCTTGAAATCATCATCCATTGATTATTATCAACAAATTCATCTTTAATTGTCATTATTCTATTAACAGTGTCTAATTTAACAGCCCCTTCTTCAGTACCATTAATGATGACATTATATATTGAAGTTTTAGTTTCAATTCTAATGATAGAATCATTTTTAATCTTCATTTCTAATTCTTCATCTGAAACAATTTTAACTTTAGTGTTTTTAACTGTTTCCATTGTATTATAATTAACACCATAATAAACACAATTGATAAGAACACAAACTGCCAAACTAATTAATGCGCATCCTATCAAAACAAATTTCTTAGGAAAAGAAGTTTTAATACATGATGCAATTATAAACGACAAAATTACTATTAAAATATAGGTGTACATACTAATTGTTTTTAATGTTAATCTTCCTCTTTTTCATCCCATTCAATTCCTGGACAATAGTCTGAATAAGATGCTCCAAAATATTCTCCAAATATACCTGTAAATGTGAAAAATGCATTTCTAAGTCCTACATAAGTTGCATATATAATCCATTTCCACAAGAAAACATATATAATGCAATAGAATATCACATAACAAATTCCAATAACTATTAATGCAGGAATTGCCATTATCCATTCTTTAAAACTTGCATGTTGTTTGTCAGTAATTCTATCAACAATTGAACCAACTCTCATACAATAGAGGTATATGATAAAGCCAATCAATGCCACCAAAGCCATATAACCAATAGCACATCCGCATTCTACTGAATTTAATATTACAAATTCAACAAACAATGTAAAAATGAATACAAACAGTTTTACGATAAAGAAAAATATAAATGCTAAGAAAAGAGTTATAATGAAACCTGCTATTTGTTTTGTATTTTTAATAACTTTATTCATTTTTTCTCTATCAGCCTTACGTTTATCAGTAATAGCTTGTTTACGTGATTCTTTTTCGGCTGCTACTTTCCTCAATTCTGCTTTTCTAAGACGCATTTTCTCTTTAAATTCTTCATAGAGACCAACTTTCTTATAAAGTTCAGTGGTTGATACATTATGTAATTTACACCATTTATGAACTGCATCCCAAGGTGAAGCCTTTTTCTTAAAACTATAAGGAACACTAACATCCTCTGAATTCCAGCCAAACTTATCAAGTTCAATAATTTGAGCTTCGTTTAATGTCTTGACCCAATTTTCCAATTCTTTATCGAAAATTTTATCCATATGTTCACTGATTTTATCAAAAAAAGTGATAAAACCGTTTTTTATTACATTATATAGCCAAACAAATGGCAACACAAATAAAGATGCAATTGTTAACCAGAAATATGGACAAAGATTCATAAACATCTTGGGGTCAATTTTCCAAATGTACTTAATAAGCCTGTAATGCCAACAACTTGGCGTAATTTTAATTAATTTTTCGTGCTGTTCCATTTTTTTTATTATTTAATTTTATGATGCAAATATAACATTTTATTTGCATCAACACAAGTTTATTTAGTTAAAAAGTCATAATATTCAAAATTATACAAAAGTGTATTTCCGACTTCATATTTGAACCTACTTGGTACATAAATAAAGTATGGCTTAGTACAAAGTGTATCATCAGCCAAATATACACGAGCATAATCAAGTCCTATTTTATCAGGAGACGGAAATATGTGATATATTGTCACATATTGTTTACCCATCCTGTGAATCCTTGCTGTTGTACATGAAAACAGTAACATACCACAAAAAATATATACTAAAAATTTCTTCATAATTAATGTTTTAAAAGGGATATAAATTCATTTTCATTACCTTTATAATATTTTTGTAAATAAGCTATATAAACGGCTCTATCTTTTATAATCTGTGGGTGTTTTTTCTTAAATGTTTCTACATTCTTTTTGCCTTCCATCTTAATATGAAATTCTTCTACATCATTTACTATATAAAAAGAACTCATTAAAATAGAAGTTATTAGAATTACTAGATATTTCATTATTCTTTGTTTTTAATTAAAACATATTCAGATTTGTTTAATCCAGCACTTCCTGATGGAGCATATTGTATTGTTCCACCATTATCTAATATGTTTTTTATTTTTTCCAATGCTTCTTTAGCATCTTTATTTGTCTTAAACTCTTGATAACCAATTGGGTACTTACAATACATACGGCTACCATCTACCATAATACTTACGCCATAAACTGTTTCATGAGTTCTGGTATTAAAATTTTTTTGTGTTCTCAGTTTCATTTTCTTGTCTTTAAATAAATTAAATTACTATAACATGGTTCAATTGATAATTTATCGTTTGTAGAATAAACTTCCAATCCACCCCATTGGCTCTCTTTTATATGATATTCATTTCCATCTTTATCATAAACAAGAATACCACTACTTTTAGTTTCAATCTCTTGATTACCAGAAATATGGTCAATAATTTCTACTTTCATACAATATTATTTTTTGTTGTTTTTAATTTCATAATGCAAATATACAAACAAAAAACGAGAATCCAAAAGAATTCTCGTTAAAATTGATTAATTTAGTGGATTTTTTGTATAGCCATTAGTCAATAGTATATCAGATAATTTCTTTTTTGAAATATCTTCTTGGTCAGAATTTATTGAATATAATATACTACTAATTTCATCATAACATTGTTTATGTAATAATTTTGCTGAAGGAATTATAATTTGTGGACTATTATCGTCTGACCATATAACTGTCATAAAATAAATAGTTGATAAATTATGTTCATCCATTAGACCAATTTGATAACTATTACCACCAATATGGGTATAATCTATATAAATTCGTTTCATACTTTGCATCTTATTTTAAAATAAGTAGAAAGAACATTTAAAATAAAACCATGACACCTTGATTTATTAAATTGATATGTAGTTTCAGATTCATCAGCCCATACAGGTTTTCCCTCTTCATTTACCATATGAGCAGTTATATCAATATGACCACATTTACTTAATGTAGTTATCATTACATTTCTCATATTTTTCATAAAATATGGTCTATAATAACTCTTTACGTTTTTTGGTAAATTATTCCAATAGTGGCATCTTTGTCGTTCAATAAACCAAAATTTATTAATGATGATATATATTAATCTCTTATCTTCTAATTGCAGTAACTCATTCAGCATATCATCAAATGCTTTACAATTATTTACTAATTTGCCAAAATGTTCTTTAAAATTAGTAAGTTTTTCTTCATTATAGTATTTTAATTTATTCATTTAATTATATATTATTTTTTAATATATCGTTTTTAATTTTATGTGCTTTATCAATTATTTCTTTATCAGCATTAAATTTTCTGCCAAGAGAAATATGATTAATATGAAATTGTAACTTTTTTATTGTATTTCTATATTCTTTAATATAAGGTATATGAAATACATAAGTCCCAAATTTCACATTCATTAAATTATTAGAGTTAAAACAAGCTAATTTTCCATCTTTAGTTCTTATACCAAAAACAACTGATTCATCAGATAACATTTCCTCAAATTTATCATCTTTGATTTCATCAAAAGTTTTGATTGCAGTTTCAAAAATATATTGATTTGCTTTAATGTAATTTACATATTCTCTGTATTTTCTTTTTAATTCTCTGTATTTAATATTTTTAGTGTACAGAAAATTAACAAAATTTATTACAAGAAACAAGAGTATTGCAATAGCAAATATCCAAAAAAATACTAATATCCACATATATTATAATTTTAATACTTTAAATGAATTAACAATACTTGTCAATGAAAAACCTTTAATAATTATTTTTCTATTACGATATGCTTTCATTATTAACCAATATATTACATACAATTGATTAAAAAGTGGCAGTATTCCAATAGTGTTCATTACAATAGTTTGACCTGTTGTTATTCCATCATGTTCTTCTTTATAAGACTCATATATAAACACATTTACAATAACTATACATACAATCCATGTTATTATAAATAATGTTATTAGTATTGCATCCATAACACCCATTATTCTTTATTTTTTATACCTAAAGTTAGTAATGCTATTTGTACTTCATCAGCATCTCCAGTATATTTTCCAAAATCATTAGATAGTTTTACTGCTTTTTTAGATTCTGTTTTTTCAGTAATAGATACTTCATCTAATTTAATGACAATATTCAACGGTTTAACACCTGGAATATCACAAGTGAAATGTGTACCAATTCCATAACTATCTTTAATACGTCCACGTACTTTTAAATGAATTTGGACTGCATCATCAGTTGTTAGTGCATTTGAGAATACAACACTTTTAGTTGAAGGGTCAATTCCAAGAGATGTATATTTGGCGATAATTTTTTCTAATTGGTCAATATTATCACCTGAATCAACTCGTAATCCATCATAAAGAAGTGCATGTTTTTTAGCAAAGTTCTTTTCAAATGCGTCCCACCCATAGGTATCATAAAGAAAAATTCCTAGGTCTGCATTATAAACATCAAACCAATTTTCCATTGCCAAATAATTAGCTTCTTTATATCCAAACAGTGCACCAATTGCAGATACAATTTGATGTGCCATTGTGCCAATAGGTGTCAAATCATATTTAAATGCCAAATATGTGTTTGATGTACCTTTGAAACAAATTCTATCTTTAGATGTGCCACGAGCATATAGTTTTGATAAATCATCAAATACTTTCACAACAGTTTCTTGTACAGCAAATGAAAAACGTCTACGTGTTCCAAAATCAGAAAATGTAATGCCATGTAATTGGAATTTTTCAAATTTTCTTCGTGTAATTTCAGCCACTTCTTGTAAATCAGCTACTTCTCCTATTTCTTTATGATAAAGTTCTGATACAATTGCCAAAATTGGTTCTTCCCAAAAAAGGGTTCTCCACAAATATCCTTTTATTTCTCCATGTAAATGTCCTTCTTCATCTTGCCACAAACTAACTTCTTTAGAATTAAAACGATAACCTTTTAAAAAGGTTGTAATATACCATTTAGGAAAATAATACAACTTATTTTCCATCCATTCAGCTTCATCATCTTGAAGCTGAAGATTATCCATCTTTCTAACTTCAGACATTACTTTTTCAGCAAACCCTTCTGGATAAACTGTGTTACTTCTATCTTTGAATTTAAAAGTTCCTTTTGCACGAGGAAATTTTTGTAAATAAAGATACTGAATACTAAATGAATATAAATCTGTGTCAAGAATACTGTTAATTATTTGTCCCATGTTATTTTTTATTATTGTTATTAATTTATAGTGCAAATATATGGCAAAATTTTCATACTACCAAATATTAATATAAAGTTTAACTATTTTTAATAATACTATTTAAATAATTTAAATGCTCTTTATTTTGAGGTGTTCCTGCAAAATTGATTAATTTAAACCATTCAATAATATCTTCATCATTAAATGGTACACATTTTTCTGTTTTTCTTAATTGTGTATCTTCAACGAAAGGCTCATAAGCCACTGAAGCCATAATATCAAAATATTCAAATTCAAATTGTGCAGATTTATCTAAATCTTTATAAAAATAATTTTTCCCTTCATAATGAAATGAAATTACTCCTTTATAAAAATCAATTAAAGTTGATAATCTTTGTTTACCATCAATAACCCTTAATGTTTTATCATCTTTACCACCAATTATAAAACTAAAAGGTGGTATTGGAATGTTTTTAAGAACTGATAATATCAATTCAGATTTTTGTTCATGCGACCAACAAAAATCTCTTTGTAATGGTTTTCCATCGCTTAATATAATATCCCAATCAATGTCATATCTGTTTTCAATTCTCCCAAGTCTTGTTATAACACAAGGTGATTGAACATCAATTTTTAATGGTTTTCTAATATCAGATAATTTAAGCATATTACAAAAAATCTCTATTAATTATATCTAAATCAAACCCATAACGATTCATGAAGTCTTGGCATTTTTCTTTATAATGAGGATTTCGTATCATTACAAATAACACATTATAATAACATTTATCGCCATCATTACATGGATATTTACCATTCATATATGCACTTTCAAGATATGTTAAAAAATTACTTAAAAAATAATCATTATCTTCTAACATATAATCAAGAATTGTTTCTGAATCTACATAATCAGTAATATCTTCAGGAGAGTTACTACCTTCATTGTTAAAAACAACAGATAAGACATCTGTTAAAATTCTATTAATATCAACTTTTTTCATATTATTCTTTTTCTTCAAAATGTGGACACTTTGTATCTTTCCAAATTGGGTCAAAACAAGAAATTCCTAATGTTGGAATATTAATAACCCATCCATTTGCAATACCATAAGACGCAAATGTGTTTCCTTCACAATATTTACGACATCCAATATGAGCATTTCCTGGAATATTATATTTATATTTGCAATGATAACATTCTTCACTTACTTTATATTCTTTTTTCTGTTTAATATCTTCAGTTTCAGTATCATACAATTCTGCTGTTGCTTTCCTCTCAACAATTAATTCAAGACAATCATCTGTTGCCCAATTTTTAATTGTTGTATTGCCAATTGTTACTTTATACAATTTTTCACAATTCCATTTACAAATTACATTTGTAATAACTCCTTCTTTTCCTATATATTTTTTAATAGGGCATTCTTTAATTAATACTTTATCACCTTTTTTCATATTAAAAACTTTTCTTTTTATTAAGATATTGAGCATCAACATGTGATGTAATATTATTTTCTACTTCAGTCGCTTCCCATATAATATCAGTTTTTCTCCATACATGTTTTAAAATATATTCTTTTGATACTTTCATTGCTTTCTTTGGGTCTGTAACATAACCACCACTATTTAAACCCCACCAAAGAACTGAATTGCCAACATAGTTTCTTCTATCTTGTATGTAAAACATTGTATCATCAGGAAGTTTACGAATCATATTCATACGTTCAAGTTCTTCCATATTATCCTCAACACAACTTCTAAATCCTGTTTTAAATACTATGCCATCATTATATTCAATTTTGTCATCACTTGGAACACGCTGTGTTTTACAGTCATTAAATGATGAATCATATCCATATTCAGAAGATAAAAATTTTTGAATTGCGGCTGCTGGACTTTTAGCATAATAAATTTCATCCATTGCATAACGTAAATCATAATCATCTAATTTATTACTCCATACTCTGAATGCTTTTTGAAGTATTTTAATATATTTTTTATTTAACTTCATATTTAACTATTATTTCAAAATATTTACTATATTCCCCAAAACTTCCACTTCTAAATCTAATGGTGTTAATATATCACCATTTTTGGTATTAAAAGCCAATTTATCATTACATAATGAAATACTTTCAATATAACTTGAATGACTTACGCCATTAATATCAAAATAATCCAAAGAAATTACATTTGATAAATTACCAAAATTTATCTCTTGTTCACCACATATATTTAATTTTCCTTTCATGAATACAACTGATTTTATGAAATTTATGAAATCAGCCCTCATATTTTGTGCTTTTTTTAATTTACTCATAATAAACCTAAATTTCTTTTAATAATAAGTTCCTGTTCAGCACTTGGAATTACACGTTTAAACTTACCCTCTGATATATCAGTTTTATATATGACTTTTTTAAAATTAAAAGGCGTTCCAAGACTTCTATAATGCTCTTTTTCTTTTTCAGTTAAAACTTTACTAGTTCTACCAATGTGCCACTTTCCACATGTTATACACTTATATGCAACTACTTTATGAATTGTTTCAGGTAAACAATTTAATTTTCTTGCTTCTTCAATTGCTTCCTTATCAGTATCATATTTTTGTTTATTTTTCATAACTTTTTCTCCATTTATATCTATATGAGAGAAAGTTTCACACTGTTTATTGCCATATTTAGGCTGTTTTGGAAGATAATGTTCTCGTTTCATAATTCTATGGTTTTTTATTATTGCACAAATGTACAAATAAAAAACGAGACTCCAAAAGAAATCTCGTTAAATATAGTTAATTATTCATCATCAAACTTAGCACCATGTTTTTTAGCCCATTGAATCATAACATCATATATATCTTCATCAGTATAATTATCTATTATATCTCTAAATGGGTACCAGATGCCACAAGAATTGCCAAACTCCCATTCTATATCTTTTTCAATTTCTTCTCTTGTCATAATTACAATACATTTCTTAACACATTAGTTACATCAGGTACAGGTATTTTTTCATAATTTCCATCAGGCTTAACCCAAATTATTCTTCTACCTAACACTTTCATTCCAATATCTTCAAGTGGTATTTGATAACATGATAATTGAAGTGTATATAATGATAAATTTTGGTTCACCATATTGGTAAATGGTTCTAATAGCATTTTATTATTATCAATATTATATTTACTGTATAAATCGTTATTTGTTTTATAATCCAATATTAATAAGCCACTTTTTTCATTATCTGTTGGGTGTTTAAAATAATATAAAATATCAAATGTACCTGCATAGTTATTATTTAATTTTTTTACGTTTTCATTGACACCTGTATAAACTTTTGTTTCAGCTAACACAGGGTACATATTAGGCGTTCTAAACAAATCCTCATTAAACTTTGCTACGGCTTCTTCTTTTGGCGAATGTGGCAATAAATATCCATCTTGGTATTGTGGCTTAATTATGTCACAAATATTGTCTGGATGACCTAAAAATAGCTCCATCCACATTTCTCCGTACAAATGTACTCCTGTACCACTATTAGTTGCTCTTATATTATTATAATGCCACTCTTCTTGTACTAATTCTTTTGGCTTATTATGTTTAATTGCATAATTTTCAGCAATTAAATCCCAATTTTCATGTGGTACAAATTTATGTGTTACATTACTTACGCAATCATATTCTATAAGATTACCTTTTGTATCAGGAAGAAAATATTGGTGTGTTTCTTCAACAAATTGTAACTTATTAAAAGTTGATAGTATTTTCTCCCTAATTTTAGTAACTTCTTTAGGTTCTGGATTAGTTTTTCTAAACTCTAAGATTTCTTTTATATTTAACATTATTTATCCCATTTTAATTCTTTATTTATAAATTTTTCAAACACAATTTCATCACCCACATTCACTTCCCCTATATCAAATAAATTAATTGTAATTGCTTTACCAAAATCAATCTCTAAATTAAGATATTCATTACTGGTTTCACAAGCTTTACATTTTATTTTATAATATTTTTCTCCACTAATAGTATTACTTTCAGAAATAGAAACAACTCTTAGTTTTCTGGTTATATCAATATTTTTCTTGAATATTTCTAAAAATATCCATCTAACAAAAAGAGCAAATATTAAAACACATCCTATGAGAATTAAAAATATAGTCATATTAAAATTATTTATGTTTATGCAAATATACGACTTTAAACCCAATAAAACAAAAAAGTCTGTAATCCAATTACAGACTTTATATTTTTTAACTATTAAAATGCACCACAATCAGTTATATTACTTACAAATAAACCTTTATCGTTAATTGTTGCTCTATTTGCCACATTATCATCCATTTTAACTGATAATCTAACTATTTTGTTTCCTTCATCATCTTTATCTTCAACACTGTTAATGCATTTTTCTCCAATAATGCTATGAACTTTATTTGCCAATTTTTCATTAAACTCACCAATATCAGCATTTTTTAAAATTTCATTAATTAAATCAACTATTGAATTCTTTTCAATAAATTCTAGTAAACCATCTCCTTTTTCATTTCTAAAATACAGAGTTTCAATACCTTCTCTTACATTAATTAATGGCTGTCCTAATTCTAAATCTTCAGGTTTTGGCGGATTATCTAAAGTGTTTGTCCATAACAATTGTATATTTTGATATTTGTTATTTGCCATTTTAGTTTTCTATATTTTTATCTTATTTTATATCATAGAGGGATTACGAAAATCCCCCTATTTGTATATTATTGTGTTTAAAATGTACCACAATCAATTGTGTTTGTGACATATAATCCATCAGCATTTAATGCTAAACGATTGCCATCAGTTTGTGATAAAGTTACTTTTAGTTTAGGATTTGTTGTGGTTGTATTATCAACTGTGATAGATGTATCACTTGTAGTAATACCAGATACTTTAGAATCAACATCAGTTCTCAAACTATTTTCAATGCCTTCTGCTCTATTCTTTTCTGTTGTAACAGCAGTGTTTATTGCTGTTTGAACACCAGATAATTTCAAACCACCTGTACCAACAGTTAAAAACGCTTCCCCTGAAGCATCAATTTTAACTGAAACAGTATTACTTGTGATATTAATACCATTACCTGCTACATATATATCGACTAATTTTTTAACTGATATATATGTGGTTGTATCTGTTCCTGTTGTTTGAAATACAAATTTCAAATAAGGGTCTCCAATTACTACTGATGCATCAATTGATTTATCTGCTTCTGTTGCACTAGCAATAAATTCAGCACTTTTCAAAAATTGGTCTTTAGGGATGTCAATAGTAACACCTAAAACAGTTGTACCATCTTTACCAACTAATTGATATTGAGATGCCATTCCTGTTGCTGGAGAAACAACTTTTGCTAAAGAAAGTGTTGACAATAACCCATCAGCAGTTTGTGATAAAATTTTATCATTTGCATTTATTTTTAATGCAATTTCTTTCACACCTGTTACACCACTTTTATCAGCAATCAAAATTGCTTCTTTTCCTTCATAAGAAGTTAATGCTGATTGGTCAACATATAAACCACCATTATCCAATTTCAATGCGTTATCACCTGATTTAACATTTACTGATATAGTAGTACCAGAATCAGATGGTGAAACATTAATTGATTTATCAGCATTTTTAACTGTTACTTTGGTAATTTGAGTATCAGTATAGGTGTTTGCTGATGTAATAGCTTGCTCTATTTTAGTATTAATAACACCAGTATCTCCTGACACAGAAACATCAATTGCATCAGAAATAGCCTTATTTATTTTTCCTTTTGCTGGAAATTCAACAATATTTCCACCTTGATTTTTAATCAATAAAGATTCATCATCAGTTTTAGTTATTATTGCAATTTCACCTTGTGAGAATGTGTTACCTGTTAATACTGCACTATTTTTAGCATCATTTGTTGATGTATCTCCGCTAGTGTGCAATAAAATTACTTTGTCTTTAATATTTGCCATTTTTTTATTTGTATGTTTTTTAATTTATTTCATATAAGGGGAAAAATCAAATGTATCTTTTTCTTTCCATCCATTTTCTAATGTTTGTTGTATAAACTTTGTTGACTTTAAATAGAAATCATTAAGTTCTTCTATTGTATTAAACGTATAATATACAGGTTTTTCCACTGTTCCAAACTTAAACATAACTGGTAAATTTTTACCATTAGTCTGAATTGCCAAATCATATATAGCTTTGTAATTAAACTGATTTTCACTTGAAAGCCATACTGGATATGATACATTATCATACACCCATATAAAATCATTTAATATTCTATTATCAATTATTTGATTATACCAATCAAATATTAGTTCTTTTATTTCTTCAATAGATGGCTTATATGCAAATTCTACTTCATTATATATAACCAAATCTTCATTGATTTTTTCGTTATTTTGGTCATTATCTGGTTGAACATTCCATCTAACACGCCATTTGTTTAGTTGTGGGTTAGTACATTCGAATAAATCCACATTTTTAGTACCATGCACTATCATTATAAAAACAATTTTTAATTTTTATTATACAAACACATATCTGTAATTTCCATTAGCAAATTTATGTTTCTTTATTGTTGCTTCAAAAGGAAAACCATACTGTTCTTTGATGGCTTCCAACTCTTGAATCATTTTTGATGATGATGTTATATACTTCTTTTCTGCACCATCCATCTTGAATTTAACAACACATCTATTATCACCATAGCTTGTTTTTACATTAGTCTCAAAATCAAGAATTTCAATTTCCATATTCACTAAGTCACTCAATGGTACTTGGTCACAATCAAACACTTTCTTATCTCCATAATTTTTAGAGAGATTAAGCTTCATATCTTTAAATTTCATCTCTTTGTATATTTTATAAATTTTTTTATCATTTCTTATTGTTGTTTCAAATAAATGAATATAATTACTATGCTTTGCCCATCTATAAAAAGCACCTAATATAGATTTTAATCGTTTTTCACTTTTAACTTTCTTTAAATGCTTCAAAGCTTTAACTTTGATGGTTTTTCTTAATCTTATATAATCATGTCTGATTACATAACCCAAGAAATCAATTCCCCTACTTTCAACAGGAAAAATTTGTGCATTTTTCTTAATGGTCAATTTCAAGTATGTAGTAACATATTCCTTTATTTCACAATAAATATGTTTTAATTTTTCCTTATTAGAATCCAAGATAACAATATCATCACAATATCTAAAATAATATTTTACATGTAATGTTTCTTTAATAAAATGGTCTAAATAAGATAAATAAAAATTACCAAAATACTGAGATGAATGATAACCAATAGGCAAACCTTCTTTAAAACTTCTAATTATCCTAATAAGTAAATCAATTACTTTTTTGTCTTTAATTTTCTTTTTAATTAAAGAAATTAAAATTTCCTGATTCACAGAAGGATAAAAATGGTGAATATCTAATTTTAAACAATAAACTGTATTTTCCCCATCTTCTAATGCTTTTACTACTCGTTTAAGACCATCATGTAGTCCTTTTCCTTTTATAGAAGCATAGGAATCTCTAATTAAAGTTTTATATAATACTTCTCCACAAACTCTCATAATTGCATTTAATGCAATTCGGTCATAATATGGTAAACTCTGTATTAATCTAACTTTTTTACCTTCTTTAACTGTAAATTCATTAAATTTAGATGGTTTAAAAGTTTCATTCTTTATATCTTCAATTAATTCATTAATTATTTTTTCTCTGTTTTCCGCTACTCTTTTAATAGAACGTTTTGTTTTATTCTTTGTGTCTAAAAAAGCATCTACTGCTTCATTCAAGTTCTCTATGGAGATTATTTGCTCCAATAAATTACCAACTCTTTTCATTAATTTTTTTGCTTTCCAATAAAAAACATCTTCCTCAATTACTTTACTAAAGCTGTTTTGTTTTATTGTTTTAAAATTTGTTTTTTGCATCAAATGCAAGGTCGTATTATTTGTAACATTTATAAAAAATATTACATAAATTTTAATTTTTTGGATTTTAAGCCGAGCACCCACATTGTTATTCGTATTCGAAGCATCGTTCTTCGCATTCGCATACGCAACACCGCCATTTGAATTCGCATTGTTATACGAGCGAAAGAGGACACGAGAGCGCAACTAATAATACCAACCCTTTCAATATCATACGCAGTCGCAAAACGCTTGACGCTTACGCTGATATTTTATCTTCTATTTTTTATAAATAATAATTATCAACTTTTATATAAAAGTATAACTTATTAGATTCAATTATTTTTTACATAAAAGAATCTAATAAGTTAGAAATATTTTAATTTAAGTCGATATTGTTATCTAAATCATGTATCTTGCCACGGAAAGCAAGCCGAGCACCCACATTGTCATACGTATTCGAAGCATCGTTCTACGCATTCGCAAACGCAACACCGCCATTTGAATACGCATCGTCATACGAGCGAAAGAGGACACGAGAGCCAGGATTGCTCCAGTAATAATCACTAAAATAAGTAGTGTCAGAACCACCAACAGCCGTTGGAACTATATCCATATATTCGCCTACTGCAAGTTTAGTAATCCATCCATCACTTGTACCTGCTTGCACACTTCTTACACCACCACCATTTTTTTTATACTTACTTGGAATAGTGATGTTCCATAATCTATCTTCGATTTCTAATCCTTCAACATTTTCATATACATAGCCCCATGCACCTTCAAGCCCTAAGAAATTTACAAAAGTTGCACCTGTATTTGAATTATTAATCGGTCCAGCACTTGAAGCATCTGCTGTTGTGTCAGTCATACCTAATGCATCAGTTGAGCCATTGGTTCTTCCTGACCATATATGAGGTCCAGCTCCACATTTTGCTTGTGCATTTGTGTTTTTATATTTCAAATAGAATAAATTAGCAATTGTTTTATGCATTTCATAGTCAATTATCTGAAATCCATCACCACGTGCTGCTGCTTTAGCTTTAAAATTAGTATTACTTACACCTGTAACACGATAGCCACCACTTACTGAATAAATTTGTGTTGTTCCACTATTACCATAAGAGCCTGAACCATCTCCTGTAACTGAAGATGCTTTATATACACCAAGTAAAAATGCTGGGGAAAATTTATACCCTTCTTGTTCGACATTTGAAAATCTACATTCCCATTTGTTAGTGTTTGAGGTATCTTGAATACCTAAGTACCAATGTTCTGGAAAAAATACCATCACATCTTTTGCTGTAATTGGTGCTGAAGTACCAGTTGCATATAATGTGCCATTTGTATTATCTAAAAATCTAATATTAGCCATTGGAATAGTACCTTCTTCTGTTGTTGCAGAAGTTACGTTTTCAATTACACAACGTCTAATTTTGCTTAGAAATTCTTTCATTGATGTACCATTATAATCCATGCCTTCAGTTATCATAGCATCAGGTCCAGACACAGATGCATCAATATATATTGAAAAATAACTATTTTCTTTATATTGAATAGTATTTACAGTTTCTTTAATAGAATTAACAGTTTGTTCTTCAACTAAATTAGTTGAACTGTAACCTGAAACTGAATTGATTGTAAATGCTATTACAGCATCTTTTGGATAGAAATAAGATTGTTTATTATTTATTGTTGCTCCTGTAAATGCAAATGTAGTTGTTCCACTATATTCAGTTCCATTATATGTATATTTCCACACTAAATTTGCACCAGCATCATTTGGTTTCCAATCAAAAATATGATTAGATGCTTCAATATGTTCTTTAAATATTACACTCCATTTATCTTGATTATAAGATATTGTATGTGTTTCCTCTACATTATTGTTTGCAGACACTTCAATTGGAGATGTGATTGCATATTTTTCAATGTATAATGGTTTAACTGTATATGAAGTGTTTAGTGGCAAATTAAATACTAAAGAAGTTGATGAACCATCATATTGTTTAACATGGCTAATACTATTATATACTACATCAATCTGAGCATTTGAAGGAATACCATTATTTGATGTTAAATTAATAATTACTTTCTTTTGATTATAATTAATAGTTGCATGTCTTTTAACATTATAAACAGCAACTATATCAGTTAAACCACCTGATACTGTATAGCCATCTATTGCATACCCTAAAACACTATATGTTAATCCTGGATTTATGTAAGCAACGTATGATAAATTTACACCATCATATAAAATTTCTAAAGGTTCAATACCTTCATCTTTAAATGTAATAATAGCTTTTGCATTAGAAGGTATATTTCCAACATTAGATGCAAAAGTTATTGTCACCTCTTCATTTTTCATAACACCTGCTGTTTGCTCATCAATATAAGCCTTAATTTTGTAATAAGGCTTATATTCGATAAGAGCAGTTTTATTATGATTCAGTGTATAAAGGGCTTCATTATCACTGGTCATAACAACAGCAATTTCACCTGCTAACAAATTTTTATCAGCATCACTATTATTGACAATAGTGTTTAAGATAGTATCATTTGTTGCAGTTTTGCTTGAATAATTTATAACTTTATCTCTTTTTATATAATAATTATTCTAATAGTTTCCACAATTAATAATTCTTGAAGAAAAAAGCCCATTATTACCTAGTTCCAAACGGTTATCAGGATTAGAATCTATTTTTAAATTTGCTGTAACATCACCGTTTGTATTTGTTAAATCAATACCATCAGTTGATGTAAAGGTTAAATTCATACCAGGAACAACAATACTACTAATAACCATATCATTGCGCCCTAATAAAGATATTGTGTTACCAGATATATTCATTTTAATAGTACTTGTAATACCACTAGTTGCATCTACTGACAATACTAAATCATTTGATTTAACTACTGTTTCAATCAACACTGATTTAACATCATTAACAACACTTTCAGTAACTTTAATACCTTTACCAGCATTAATTTGTTGTACTTTATTATTGATAAGTGGGGTTAATTTATCTTCCAAAACTTTATCAGCATGTGCAAATGACCCATCAACATTATCGCCACCATTAATAATATCAATTTGGTCTTGTAAATGACCAATATCAGTATCTTGTATTTTTTGGTCAACTAATTTCATTATAGTTGAAGTAGGGTCAAACTCAACAATTTTAGTTGTACCGCTTTCATCTACTTCACCTCTAAAATAAATTTTTTCTTTATCTTTTCTATTATTAATTGCAATAACTCCTTCATCAAGTTTATCTAAACTTGGAACGATTGGAAAATTGCTATGTAATACTTGTATTTTTGTTGTTTTACTCGCCATCTTTCTTTACAGTAATTTCGATTATTCTTGATTCATCTGAAGTATTTTCATCTACTGATATTGTAGTTTTGGTGAATCCGTTTCCTTCTGATGGTGTAAATTTGATACTATTATCTATAACACCATTTACTCTTGCTTCAAATTTAATAAAAGGGTCTCCTGTTATATCTAATTCAACATCATTTAATACTTTACCTTTTTTTGGTATATGAACAGTTTTAGTGTTTTTCCATTTAACACTATCAACAACAGGTTCAGGCTCTGGTTCAGGGTCAGGTGTTGGCTCTGGTTTAGGCTCTGGTTCAGGGTCTACATGTGGTTTATTGTTTTTCTTATAAAAGTAAAAACCAATTGCACACCCAATAACAGCAATTACTAAAACGACAGTTAAAATCATAATATTTTGTTTATTAATAAATACTTAATTGAAAACCATAAATAAACAAAAAAAGCCATACAATGTTGTATGGCTTTTTTTATTACATAACTAAATCTATATTAGAATGGAAGGTCATCTGTATCATCATTTTGTATTGATGGTGCAGGTTGTACAGCAATATTCATGTCAGTATGTTTTGCTGTACTTTTGGGTGCAGGAGTTTCATCTGTTGATGCATTATCTTCTTTCTTTGTACCAGTTCCGTTAAACTTAATATCAGCATTATATATTTCAACACCACATACCCATTCTTGGGCTTTGTTTTGATACATCCTTGTTCTCATATCACCAATGGCAATAATATTACTACCTTTTTTCAAATACTGTGCCATTCTCATAGCTTCTTCTTTAAAAGAAGAAATGTTAACCCACACAGCTTTGTTTGTTCCATCTGCATTTTTTTCATCACCATATTCATTAGAAGCCAATACAAGTTTCAATACTTTATTTCCACTTGTGGGAATAGTATCAATTTGAGCATCTTTAGCTAAAAATCCACTTACAATTAATGTTCTCATTTTTCTTAAAGTTTTTATTTATTTTTTTAAAATTAATTTCATTGCAAATATACGACTTATTTGCCATATTTACCACAATTTTAATATATTTTTATTTAGTATTTAATAATTTAACATTACTAGAATTATATGCAATAATTCCAGATTTTGTTGATAACATTTGGTAATCATCAACATCATTTATTTTAAATGATATTACTTCATTTAATGTTTCTTTATCAATAAACCTTAATTTATCATCTTTAAATAACAATATGAACTTCTCATTTGCTGTAAAATTATATTGTTCAGGAATTTGAATTGTGTTCATTTTACCCATTTTGTTTATTGAAAACAATTCATAAACAATTTTAGAATTTTGCACACTTGTGATTAATCCAACATTTCCTACTTGTTGAATATCTGCAATATTATTAGGATATATACAAGAATTTAATGTTTTACCATTATTATAGAATATAATATTATTAATACCAAGCCGTTGAAATAGCCCATCACGTTTAATAAAAGATTTATGATATACATTTTCGACTGTATATTTAACTGAATTACAAAATGTTTCATCCAAATATATCTTGTACATAGTATCATTTGCTGTTATTATTAATAATATATTCTCATATTGTTTTATACAATGTACATTATTAATTGCTAATGATGTAATATCAATAAATTCTTGTTTTTTAATATCAAAAAGTTTTAGCTTATTTCCTTTTAATCCATATATGTATTTATCAGTCAATATAATATTGATTGATTTATCAATTATAGTTAAGTTCATTACAACTCCTTTAGATACTGTTGACATGATTAAATGATGTGTATCAGTTGTTATACATAAATAATTTTGTGAAGAAGTAACTGATACAATATTTTCTGATAATATAGTAGTAATCAATAAATCATCAGAACAAATTACCTTGTCAAATTTAATTTGTTTAATAATTGCACCATGTAAATCAAGTAAAAATCGCTCATTATTATTAAACAGTTTTTCAAACAATCCTAAAAGATTAGTATCAGAAATTGCTTTATAAAATTTGGGAACTTTTATATTCCCAAATTCTTTTTTATTAACTAATGATAAATCATTCACTTCTCGGTCTTTTAGATTATCACGATATATATTATGAATGCCTTTATATGGATGAATACCAGTAAACAAATTGAAAATACACACAGCTAATGCAAAATAATCACTATTCTTAGTGACAAAACCATTATTTTTATAATCTCTTATTTCTTCTAATAATTTATCATTATGTTTATAAGATGTAGTCTCATAAGAATCAACATCAATAAACTTAACATCTAAATTATTATTGACCATAACATTAAAAGGATTTAAGTCACCAATAATGATGTTATTATCATGTGCATTTTTTACTGCTGCTATTAATTTATCTGCTATTTTTGTTTGATAATCTGATGGTAATCCTCTTTTCATAGCAAAATTTAATGAATAAAGAGAATATAATGGAAAATAATCAACACAATCAAGCTCAGGCATTATAAAACCATTATAATCACCAGAAACTGCAATTTCGGGCTTTATAAACAATTTATTATCTAAAAGCGATAGTTCATCTATCTTTCTTTGAGAAATGGCTCTAGAAGCTTCAAAATATAGTTTAACAACTTTGCCATTGTTTAATGATACAATCATCCCCTCGCCACCACGAGCAAGTTCTTTGCTTGTATCAATTTTATATATTTTCCCATTACTATCTTTTATTGTTGCCATCCTAGTATATCATAAAATTGTTGTTTACCTTCTTCAGTTGTTAGTTCAAAACCATTGTGAGCAATCCATTTATTACGTTTAATATAATAAAAAGTTCCATCATCAGTATCTTCAGTGATAAGCGTTTCTAACATTTTAGATGGAACTTTACCATTCTTAAATTTTTCAGGAATAATATAAGGAATTACTACACTTTCCTTATAAAGAAAACGACCGAATTTTTTATCATCTGAATAATCATTCCAATCAATACCTTTCCATTCTTTAAGTTTTGCAATTTGTTGGTCAGTGTGCAAACATTTTAATTGGTCATGAGGAATGAAAGTTTGAGCAGCCATTTGTTTAGAATTTCTTATGCAATCAATTTGGCGAAACAAAAACCACGCAAAAACATCATTTAAAGTTGGTACATTCCACACTTTGCAATCAAATTCAACTAGTTTCTGTTCTTTTAATGTTTCAATTGATTTTTCATTTAAATAATCAATCATTAACAATTGGTTGAATTTAGCCGTAGCCAAACTTGCTGCAATAGAACACATTTTTACCATTCGATAACTAAACCAACTTTCAGAATTTTCATTCTCCATATCAGTCACATAAAGAGAAATTTCATCTGATTGTACATATGCAAATTTACAACCTTCAATGTTTTCGCACAAATATTGGGCTGTTTGATTCATCATATCAATAAATTTTTCATCATATGGTTTTTCAAATCTTTTACAAAACTTGGAAAATGCCCTACCATCTAACATTAATAATACAGGTGCATTTGGTAATAGTTTATAATCAGTTAAACTGCGATAATATAGCATTCTTTTTTCTAAAGTATCTAATCTCATATTACTTTATTTTTTAAAAATGTTTCACTTCAATAAATTTCTCAAATACTACTATACTAGAATATGGATATGTTTTCTTATCAATACCTTTGGAAGATAAAATTTCTATAATATAAGATTTACCAATTACAGGTAAACTTCTATTTGCAATTCCTTTAATAATACCTATACCTTTAATAGCATCATTTATATTAAAACTAACAATGGTATTTTCAGTCAAATTATTCTTTTCATTTGTTTCCATTTTTATTCATATTTTAAAAGTTTTTTGTTCCAGTATGCAGTTCTCCCAAACCATTTACCATTACTAAACGGTTTCCAAATAATACCATTTTTATCTAAAAATGATACTTTAGTAATATCATTTAATTTAGCTAATAATTCTTGATTATCTTTTAATAAAGGCGTGACATTAGGTATTCTTTTCATTTTTAATCCTATTAAAAAAATCTTTCCATAAACCATATATCTCATATACCCACCATAAACAAAAAGATATAAAAAATATATGAGCAAACACTCCAACAATAATAGCATTTGTCATCAAATAAATTGATGCTATCATAAATGTTAATATCAATAAAAATTCCAATATCAACATTATATTTTTCATTTTATATGATTTATCTTTTTGTATCTTTTCCATTTTTTAATTTCGCTTGATTCTATATACACAAGCAGTCCCATTATTAAGAACATAGCTATATAATTGTATATAGTTAGTGTTAAAAAGAATATGTGAAATAAAAATGCTAGTGTAAACACATTCGCAAATATTATATAAACATAATCAATAAAGGTTGTTTTATGGCTACGGAACTGAACAAATCTGACATATCTATTCCATAGACTCAATAGACGTTTCATTACTTTTTTCTTTTATTTCAGTTATTTTAATAATTGTAAAATCATCTAAATTCTTTACTGGAATATTTTTAAATTCATCAATCTTTCCGTTTTGAAACATATTATATAAACGACACATTGGTATTGTTTTATATTTATCATTCAATTTCAATTCATCATGATTCAATCCTAAAAACAAAATTTCAGCTTCAGTTGTAACATCTGTTCCAAATTTATCTTTAAAAGATTCCATGCCATCTGATGATATGGAAATTTCGTTTTCAAATATTCCACTATATTTAGTACAATAAGTATCATAATAAAAGTTGAAATCAGAATACTTTACACTAGATAAATACCACACAGCATTACTATTTGAATCATGTACAGAATGTATTTTATCATTAATTTTGCATACACCATCACCTGCAAAACATATAAAATATTCTTTTGTCAGTTTATTAACCAATGTTAATACAACTGTACTAAGCATTTCACTATTTACTTTATAATTAAGACGATAAATTCTATCATAAAGTAAGTGTATAATTTCTTTTCCACTTTCATTAATATCTTTAAAAGGAAAATTTCTATTATCATCTTCTCTTATAATATAAGGAATATCAACTAAAACTTCTCTCAAACAATATTTATGCATAGTGGATGCAAAATGTGAATCAATACCAGATGAACATCCATCAAAAACGGCTGCAACAATCACTTCTTCATCTTCATATACATAAAAATCATCTTCACAATGAAGTGAATGAGCACATCCCATAGCTATAAAACTTTCAATTTTATACATCTTTTCTTAATTTAAATTTCCTTTTTTCTACTTTATAGAAGTTGTTTTTAACTTTAAAAATAATTTCTTTAGTACCATCAGGGTTTATTTGGCAAACATCTGTATTGTTTTTATCTAATATTATAGCTGATTGTCCTTGCATTAACAAATCATTTGTAGGATTACTACTAGTGATAGCATCAATTATTGCATATTCTTCATCTTTATTATCTAATCGTTCTTCATATGCAGTCATTAAAGCTGATACACCAATCCAATAATTACTTGAACATGACCAATATTTTAATTCATCTTTAAGTTTCTTTTCATCATCAATTAAATTAATATTTCTAATAGAATTAATAACATATTCATCTATGGTATGAGAATTATTCCATTCATTCATATCATTTATTGCTTTATCAATTAATTCAGAAATTCTCTTATTTGATAATTTTTTCATTAGTCAATAACTTTTATTGTCTTATATGTATCACACAAATATTTTATTTGATGCTTGCAATCAGCTATTGCATCATGTTTGATGCCATCAAAAGAACAATTTTTCTTTATCTTAGGATTTATATTGACAATTGTTCTCAAATCACTCACATTATAAAATTTCCACGGAAGTGTTGTATAAAATTTATAAAATGCATATTCTAAAATTGAAATGTCAAACGTTGAGCCATTTCCCCATACCACAACATCCTCACCGCAACTTTCAACAAAATTGAAAACTTTGTCTAAAGCTTCTTCTAATTGAATTCCACTTGTACCATAAATACGTGCTCTAGCTTCATCTGATTGACGTAACCACCACATAATAGTATCAGCACTAATAGTTAATCCTTCATCAATACAAGATTGTAAATCAACTCTTACATATAATGTTTCACCAATTTCTCCTGTATGTAAATTAAATTCAACAGCCCCAATTGATAATATACTTGATGTATTTTTATTATCCAATGTTTCAAGGTCAAACATAATATGACCATATTTATCTTGTCTACTTTGATTCATATCTATTTATATTATTTTCTTATTGCAAATATACAATTTAAATTTGATATATGGTATTTAATATTATTAATAAATGTTAACCTTACAGTGCTTGCATTTATTTTGTTGAAACAGATAACATCTACTTCCACATAAGCCCACTTTTCCAATAATTCGACAATTTATATTATCTTTTTCCACATCAGTCAATTTAATTATCATAGGTTTAGAAAGTGATGTATTATGAAAACGTTTTCTCATTAGTCAACAAGTAAAGATTTTTTATCACAATTTTCAAAAACTTCTTGAATCATTAAATTTATTTTAGATAATTCTTTTACTCTAGATTCAATATCTTCTAATAGGTTATATAATGCATCTCTTTCATCTTCACCATAACCATCAGCAAGCACTTCATGACTATAACCATTCCATTTCATAAAATAGGCTTCAAAACTATAATTTTTACCTTTTTTATCATTCCATACAAAAATATAATCTTCACCTATATGGTTTTTATTATATTTATCAAAATCATATAAACTCATATTCTTTTATTTATTAAGTCTCAATATACATTTAATGTGTGTATTATCTTTTAATTCAATATCAAAATCTTTTAATATTTGTCTTTTAGTATAAGGTAAAATAAATTCCTCATAATAGTCAATTACATATTTGTCAGTAATATGTTCCATAAAATTTTCCACATAAATTGGAAAATAATTTTCTTTTACCTCTCTATCCCAATTTTCAATCCATCTATATTTAAGTAGAAAATGAATCAAATTCTTATTTTCATTGATAGACCCCCAATGATTTTCATAATCAGAAAGATGCGATTTATTTGCCTTTCTTCTTACTTTAGCAATGTCATTTATATTGGATTTTTTATTAATTGACATACTTGGCAACATATCACGAATAACTACATATTCAAACTTTCCACCAAATACTACATCCCAAAAAGTATCAATTGCAAGGAGTGTTGAATAAGAATATACTTCATGTATAACCGAATTAAGAATAATAGCTTTTTTAGAATTTATATAGTTTTCATTCAAAAATTTTTCTAATACATTCCATTCACTATATAGATGTATGTTTTTTGGAAGATTAACATTATCTTTACCTGCAATATTAATATGAGCCGCTTCAATCATTCTTTCAGATATATCATATCCAATATATGTATATTCAGGAAACAATGCATTCATAAATTTAATTAACTCTCCATCACTACAACCAAAATCAACAAAAACAGTTGCTTCAGTCAAACCAATGAAATAAATTTTATCCATTAAAGATTTTTTCATTTCCTCATTATAACTTGCAAAATTTTTAATTTTTTCCATTCTTAATTTTATCTATTAATTTAATACTATTATTATAAATTTCAGTAAAATATTCTATATCAATATCACATTCAAATGTAACATAATACAATTTAACATTATTTTTAATACATAAATTATGTTTTTTTAAATCATTTGTAAGTTGTTTCCAAAAATTTTTAACACCACCAAAAATACTAACTGGTTCAAAATGTTGTCTACCTTGATACTCAATTGCAACATTATAATCAGGTAAATAAAAATCTAAACTTTGTCTGCCAAGCCACGAAAAATGTTTTTGATATTCAACATTACAAAATTCATTTATTAAAATATTATATAATGTTTTTTCCCCTTCAAATTCTGTACATTTTGGGCATCCTGTTTTCATATATAAATGACTATCAGGTCTTTGCCAAAATTCTCCATGTTCAGGACAAACAATACAAACTTTTATTTTATTGTTAACATATTTTACTTTTGAATAGTCATATTTATTACCATGTATTTCTTTTGCTTTTTGAATAAAAGTTTCTGTATCATAAACTTTTTTAAGACATATAGAGCATCCTTGACCATTAATATGGTTGTTTGGCTTTTGCCAAAATTCCCCATGTTCAGGGCAAACAATACAAACTTTTGTCTTAGAATCAACATATTCAGTTTTTGAATAGTCATATTTATTATTATGAACTTTATTACTTTCATTAATAAAAGTTTCTGTATTATGAATTTTTCTATTACAAATAGGGCAACCAATATGCATACTTAAATGTGTATTTGGCTTTAACCAAAATTCCCCATGTTCAGGGCAAACAATACAAACTTTTGTTTTATTATTAACATATTTTACTTTCGAATAATCATATTTGTCACCATGTATTTCTTTTGCTTTTTGAATAAATTCTTCTGTTGTTAAACGTTTCATAATATCTATATTTTATAATAAATATTATAACGGATAACATAAATTATTTGTCAATGAAATAAATTTTATCCATTAAACTTTTTTTCATGTTAGCATTGTAAGATGCAAAATTACTAATTCTTTGTTCTTCCATTTTGTTTTATGATTTATTATTATAGTGCAAATATAGAAACAAAAAACGGAACTTGCAAATAAGTTCCGTTAATTATTCTTAATCTATATTTAAGTCATTCGTTTTCTAATTCTTTAATCAATTCATTTACATATTTAACACAAGAATCATATTCATCATAACCATCTAATATCATTGCTCCTATAAGAATATGTAATTTATCAATTACTTGTTTTTTATATATTTCAATCTCGTTATTGTACATTTCTTTCATTTTTAACTATTTCTTTATCAGGTATATTTTCATCATGCGAAATAATATATTTCTTATCATTGGCATAATTAATCCACATTCTATCATTTTTTCTACCAACAGCATTTTTCTTGATGCAATCATGGCAAATAGTCATAACCCACCCAGTTGTATGACCAATATGTTCTTTACTACCACATAACTCACATGTTTCCCATGAATCACATTCAGCATCTTCAATCAATTTTGAAAGTTCTTCTGTTTCAAAATTAACATAAAATCTTAATTGCCCAAATTTTTCTTTAACTTGTTCAATTACAATTGGATTTTTTGTATGTTCAGAATTATATTTTTCAATATAATCAAAGATGGGTTTTAGCAAACCTTTCCACCCATCTCCACATTCAACACCAAACAATTCATATGGTGTTTGAAGTTTATCATTTGTCTTTTCCTTCATAATCAGTTGTTTTACCATAAATTGAATTTCTTTGTACATCAATTCTTATTGCATAAGCTTCATTTGGACGTGGAAATTCAAAATATTCTCTCATTCTTTTAATAACATCTTGTGGTATTGTACCTTTTCTTCTTTCAAGTGTTTTATTAAAATCAGGTGCTTCTACATACACATATTCGATACGAGCATTGTATGGAGCTAACATTGATTTAAACCCATCACGATACATTCTTTTTAAATTAGTTGCATTGATAATGAAAGATTGATGTTTTCTTGCATATTCCAAAATTCTTTCATTTTGAATACGAGTAACTTCATCTTCTTGCTTTTTATTGCCCATTGGCTTTTCACCTTTAATACCAATTTCAGTGCGAATTTCATCTCTACAAACAGTTGGAATATCAGACAAATGGTTCTTAATGTATGTATCTTTGCCTGAACCAGGTAATCCAATCATAAAATATACTGTAAAATTACCTACATTAGATGGATTATACAAATCCACAGGATATTCCATTTTTTGATTATGGAAAAATTCAAAACGACTATATTCATTAGAAAACTTATAAGGATTTTCTAAACATTTATAGTCTTGGGCTATTTCTTTTGCATATTCTAATTTATCTCTCCATCCATCTTCTTCAGTTTGAATTGCACCTAAACAATCAGCAATTTTTAATGTAATTAAATCGTTAAAAGATACAGGCTCTTCAGCTAAAAATATTACATCACGAACAGGAGTTTCAGAATCATAAATATATAACGGTTTCATATGGTTTCTAACCAGAGAGCATATTTTTTCTCTAACAAAAAAATCTTCATCCCATAACAATCTACGTGTGATTTGTTCACCAACAGGTGCATGACGTGGAGAAGTCCATGAACCCTTTTCATCTGACCATTTGGTTGTAGCACCTTTACCTATATCATGAAACAAAGCAGCAGCAACCATAACTAAACGTCTTTGATGCCTAATATCAGAGAATATTTTATCTGATTCGTTATATGGTACTAATTTATACATTTCATTTACCACATTTACTATATGATTCCACACATTTCCTTCTGAATGCCATTTAGGATTCTGTTCAGTTTTTTTTAAAACACCAAATTCTGGTATTTTTGCCACTTCATCCCAATTAACCATATAAGTTTCTTGATTTATAATTTTCTCTAATAGTTTCATAATTATTTTTGTTTTTATTAATGTTCTAAACTTCGTTAACACTATTCTATTTTATAAAGAGCATAATAGAATAAATCATATTACAACACCATTCACACTATTTATGATAGATTGTTTTTTAACTCTTTGCAAATATACAATTAAAAATTAAAACTTCCAAATATTTTAATAAATTTAATACTAATTAATAGATTTATTATATACAAAAATAGGAACTATCCTTAGTTCCCATTTTATTTTCTCTTCACATTTTGCTGAAGATAGTTTTCAGCTTCTTTTCGTTCATCATCAGATACCTTATTACCAAATAAATCTTCTCCAGTCCCTCTTGCTATAACATGTGCTCTGTTAATTGCTTTTTCTTTATTCTGTTTATTAACAGAACGAGTTTGAGCCGCTTTCTTTGCTGCATTTTGTCTTGCAATTTTCTTTTTATTATATAATTCTTCTTGCTCAGGAGAAACGCCATCATCAAATAAAGATGCTTGTATCGCTTCAATAATACAAGCCATTAATACCGATTCTTTAATATTAAATATAATAAAAAAATAAAACTACACTTACTTATAGCATCTATTATCTAATGATGAATCAATAAAATCATTTATTATTTCTTTAATTGTGGCTTTATCTAAAATTCTTCTTGGCGCAAGTGTTTTGGCTGCTTGAATTAAACAATCTACTACACTTGCATTGTCCCCTAGACCTCTATTAAAATATTCACAATCTATATCATAATCATCTAATTCTTTTGAGAAATCATAATTACGATTCTTTAATTCTTCAATTAAATCATCATCGTCCGCATCATCAAGTGGGTCATAATCATGCCTACCTTCAAGATGATATATAATGTCATAAGTTTTCAAGGAATTTAGATATTTGTCAGTATCAATTTCAATTTTTAAACCATCATCAATATCAATTGACAAATAAGATGGTAAATCAATAGTCACTTTATCTGTACCCATATTATTTTATTTACTAAGTTCATCTCTTAATTCAGTTAAAATTTCCCCTAAAAGATTTTCTCCTAACCAATTCTCCTTATTATTTATTTGTGGATTGTCCTCACTTAATCCAACACCCCAAATAATATCATAAGGAGAAGCTTCAACAAAAGTTTGTGTTTTATGACTAAGAAGTTTCTCTTTTAAATCTAAATTTTGTGTAAATTTAGCTCTACAAGCTTCTTTCATATATTCTTTACGAACTTTTGACCAAGCAATATCTTTAAAATTTTTAACTTTACGTCCTAATTTCTTAGCTACTTTAGGGTCATCAGTACACAAAATAGCCATAGCCATTTCTTCATCATTAAAAAATTTAGCCTTTTTGTACATGAAATATTGTTCTGCATTGTAGAACTTCTTTCCTTCTAACTGAAATTCTGAGGGAAACCAATTAGAAAATTCGCTTCCCCAGAAAAATACATAATCTTTATTTACTCTCATTGAACATATTCTTTATATTCATTAAAATATTCTTCACGTTTTTGTTTAAATTCTTGAAGTGTAATTTCATTCTTTTCATCAAGAGATGAATGAAGTACTTCAATCACACCATGACCAAAATGATATGCTTTCTCTGAATTATCATTTTCATATTTATTGAAAAAATCGCAAACTAATGTAATCGAATTATAATATACATATTTAATTTCTCTTACTCTAAAATATTCAACATATTTAGAGTTAACTTCATTTTGTCCTGGGTCATAAATTCTATTAATATTTTTATTAGAGACAAAACATTTATCTTTAATATTTCTATTAATTAAATCTGTTTTAAACAATTCTGTATATTTCTTTTCTAGAATGCCCATTTTATTATACAAATTTCTTTGTAATTCTTCCAATTCTTTACGTTTTTTCAAAACGCTTTCTTTATTTGACAAGTCCTCTTCTTTGGTTAAAATTTGGCTTGAACCATCTAATTTGTCACTAATCATAATATTTCTATTTTATTTTTATTTAATCATTATTCAATCTTACATCAATTTCTTTTGGTAAGTAAGTGAATGAATTTTCATCCCATTCTTCAGAATAACTACCAATTTCTAATAATGTATTACCAACTATGTTACTTGAAACAATCATACCAGTTTTAGGACGATTGAACAATACAACATATGCCATTTCCTCATTATTTGGAAAACTAAACTTTCCAAGATAAGGATATTTACTTATTTTTTCCATAATTTACTAATAGTTCCAATTATTAAATTCAATAATGCCATTATCATAGCACTATTCCAATATGATATACTTAATGGTAAATAACATCCTAAAATCGGAAATAATTTTATTAATGATGGGTATGATACCCATAATATAATACCTTCTAATAAAGAACTCCCAAACAATATAATCAATACACTAAGTATTGTTCCTATACTACCTACTATAAATTTAGCCATTATTTACTATTAATATAGTTATTCATTACTTTAGAAACAACTTTTCCGTTAGCCATAGGATATTCAGCTTTGACAATTTCCATAATTGGTTTCATATCTCTCATAGAAATTACATAACCCTCTTCTTTTGTTAATTTATAAGCTGTAATGGCTGAACTTGTGAAATTTTCAATTTCTTCATCTGTTGCTTGTTTTGGGGCAAATTCTTTGATAATGTTAATTTCTTTTGCTTCTTGTTCAGCTAATTCAGGACGTTTTGCATTAGTATATTGTTTAATTGAATCTTCTCTTTGAGAAATCATCTTAATTAATATACTTGCTTCAGTCTGTTCATCTAATACATTTCCAGCTTTAGCTGTTTTATACTCCATGAACTTAGTCTTAATTAATCTTAAAACTTCTAACTTTTCAGTTTCATGGTTTTTCATTGCTTCTGCAATCAAATTGTCTAATTTATCACTAATCATAATACTTCTGTTTTATTTTTTACTATCTGTAACTTTTATAAATCCTTTACCATCACAAGTAGGGCATTTATCGTCTCTGCCCATCAAATATCCAATTCCTAATGTAAAACAACCTAACATATGGTCATATACATATTTTCTACCTTTACAATTAGGACATATAATAAACTCATTCTCTTTTAATCCCATAACATATTAAAGTATTCATGAAACAAATTTAACCCTTCTTCTATTTTATCAGCATTTGCGCCCAATTTATAATTCACATCATAATGTTCAAATGCATATAACATTTTGTTTAAAATATTAACCCATTCATCAGGGTTATCAATAAATTTACCAGGGTAAGAACCCATTGTATTTTTAATAAAGACTTTTAAACGAGGTGCAATAAAACTGCATATTGTACAATCTAATGACCACAGTTCTGTATCATCAAATCCTCTTAACTTTCTTTGATTCATATATTTTCCTTCTCTTTTATCTGATGATTTTGATAAAGAAAAATTTATATTTGGAATCCCTAAATACTTAGGGTCTTTCCTTTTTTCGATTCTACGTTTCATAATGTTGGTTTAATATATGTTATGTAAACAAGTGCAAATATAATCAGTAATGCAAATATACTAAAATAAATTGCAAAATCCTCACTTTGAATGAATTTTCTAATCTTTTTTAACATATTTTATTCAAAAGAAACTCTTTTAATTTTCTAACTGCTATACCTCTATGAGAAATAACATTCTTTTCTTCATTTGTCATTTCAGCTAAAGTCTTTTCACAGTTATTAGGTACAAATATTTTATCATAAGCAAACCCATTACAGCCAAATGGTTGATAAGTGATGAACCCACTTAAACTTCCATTAAACATATGCATTTCTCCATCAATATAAGCTACTATCGTTGTAAGTTGCATTGCAGACCTATTTAAAGAGTCACCAAGCAATTTTAACGACTTTTCAATCAAATCCTCACCTGTGGCATTTTCGCCTGCCCAGCGAGCTGAAAATATACCTGGTTCACCTAATAAACCTGAAAATTCAATACCACTATCATCAGCAAAACAATTTAAACCAAATTTACTGTAAACATAACTTGCTTTTATATTTGCGTTTTCAAAATAACTGTTTCCTGTTTCTGGAATTTCTTCTGTTACGCCTAAATCAGTCAAACTGGTAATTTCAAATCTATCACCAAGAATTTGCTTAATTTCATCTATTTTGTGTTTGTTATGTGAAGCAAACACAATTTTAATTTTGTTCATATTATTTCATAAATGTTAATGCTTTATAAGCCGATATATTTTTGTTATAACATCTTTTAAAGTAATCTATATTGTTTTCTACTTCTTCCTTTGAATATGTAAAAGTAATATACATTTTTTCATATTCATTTGATGCATTACATTCTAACTGAGAATATACATCTTCCATATATTTATCAAAACTAAACTTAAATGCCATATTATCAATTTAAATTATGAAAATCTAATATACTATACCTAACAGCACTCCTATGGAATTACCCAATGGTCTGTTACCAATAATTGCTTAAAGGTTCAGGGTTTCTGGTTTGTATAGTTTACTTTAAACCCTTGTTCAACATAATAGATTAAATAGAGCGAATGGTGGGAGTTGAACCCACTTTCACCAAACAGAATAAACAATTTATTCCCATTCGCTACGACCTTGCCAGGTTAGTTTTCCTCTGTATAACCTTGTACCATCTCAATATCCACTTCACCTTTATCAATCATTTTTCGTTCTCTTTGATAAAACTTTAAACATTTCAATTTAAAAGCTTCAGGTTTTTTATCATTATCAATTCTAATAACAATTCCTTCTCTTGGAACTTTATTTTTACAATAAGGTTCATCTTCTTCCATTCCAAAGTGCATCTTATCAGCTTTCATAGCTTCTAATATATTTTCATGCCAATGGTCAGTTGTTGATATTTCAGGATAAAGGTCTGCTAATGTACCATGATATAAAATCTTAATTGGATGAACATTTTTCTTTAGTTCAGGATGTTTTTTTAATAAATTTTTAGTCCACTTTTCTACATCAGTTACATTCCATTCCTTTTTAACCCCATCTTTATCCTTTGTTGTTATACGATAAATCATAAGATAGTTTTCACCTTCCATACAACCATAATCATAAGACTTTTGTATCATTTTTTGTGAACCTGATACATATCCTACAATTTCTCCATAAAGTGACATTCCTTTTTCAATATAAGGAGAGATTAATTTATTATATTCTCCCCATACATCAGTTTTATAAAATCCGCTTGTAACGTTTTGGTTAATAAACTCATTTTTAATAACACCTCTTGAAGAATAAACATTTCCATACTTTAAAGTATATGATGGTATTATATGTTTTTCTAACATATGAAGTTTTTTATAACAACTATTAGAAATATTTTTATTTTTACTTTTGCCAAAAGTAATAGATGTATTTCTTATTGTTTTTTTAATATGTTTATTAATTATCCGTTGAACAGGAGTCAATACAATTGGATGTTTCACTAAAATATTAGCAAAAATTGCAGATGTACCATGTTCTTTAAGAGATATTGTTACAATATCGTTTGGCGAAAATCTCCACACATTATTGTTAAATTGATTGGTATCAAAATGAAATGAAAATTCACCTTCAACCATTCTACTCATTCTCTTTATCTTTTTATTGCGTTTTCTGAGCTTTCTATCACCAGAAGGCTGTTGTTGTGGTGGGGTATATGGAACATATACTTTAATAAATAATTCATCATCAATTGTGTCAAATTGTTCATTAATATGAGACTCAATATCAGATAAATCCAAATTAGGTTTCCACTTCAATAAATTTTCTGGTTTAAATATAAAGCCTACTGATGGCGTATTTCTTAATGTTAATAATTTAATACGTCCATGTTTATTAAAAAAGCCCACTTTAGATTTAGCTTCTTCTTCTTTACCTTCTTCATATAACTTTTGAACTTCTTCGAAATTAGCATTTCGCTTTCTTTCGCTCATTTCATAAAGATTATTAGCAGATAAAAAATCTTTGTTAAGAATAGTTTCAATAGGACAATATATGACAATATCGCCTTCTTTCATTTCATCTTTTCTAACAACTAATGACTGACCAAACACAATTGTTTGTCCTAAAAATTCAGAGCCTTTAATTGGCTTTACTTCGCCAATTCTACATATAGCTGCACTATATTCTAATGAAGCTTTTTTTGATAGAGTAAATATTTTTTTCATATTAATTCATCATTGTATATTTTAGTAAAATGTGCTTCAATTCTTTTATAAAATTCACTATTATCATCCTCAATAACTGAGTTTATAAAATGTTCATGTTCTTTTTTATAAACGTCAAGCATTCTACTATTAATTAATTTTGAATAGAGTGCATTAGCTAGCCTATCACAAATTTTCACAATAACAGCAAGTTTATTTTCTCTAATTCCTTGATAATACTTTTCATTTGCTCGTTCTGAACGATTTTTACCTTTTTCATTTGTTACAGCATAAACAATATCAGCAACATCTTCAGGTTCAATCATTAACATATAATGAAATGTTCGCATCTCTTCATCATCATAACAAGAAAAACAAAATGAATTATAAGAAGAAACCATTTTTTTTACATCGTTATATGTAAGTCTTGCATCTTCAATTGAATCATGCAATAATGCAGAGTAAAAACATTTTATATAGTCTTTTAATAAAGTTTGTTCATACATATTATTAATGATAAAACCACACTCCCACGCATCATTAAAGACAATTGGCAACATATTAGTTACCATTCTCAAATGTAAAGAATAAGGATTGTTATCATATTTTTGATTTACATTATCATGTAAATCATAACATGCTATTGCAAACTTATCAAATGTTTCATTATAATTTGAATTAATAGCAAATCTTTTATCTATTTTTTCGATTATATTCATAACTTTCATTTTTTAACAAAAAGAGGGAGATTTTTGCTTCTCTCCCTCTTAAAATTAAAGACCAATCTCTACAACTTCAATTGCAATAACAATTCTTGTGTCAAAGCCTTTTGAACCATTTCTTCCATTGAAAGTTGACGAGTTTCACCTGTTTTTTCATCTACAACAGTAGCATCTCCACCAAGAAGTAAACTAACAACAGCCCCATCAAAACCTGAGAACATGTATGTTCCTGGGTCATCAATACTTGATGGGAAATCTTTATATTGAGAAGTTACATGCCACCATATAAACTTCATTTCATCAACAAATTCTTTTGGGAATACCTGAAGAAGTTTTCTTTTGGATTCTTCATAATTTGTGGAAACTTCAGTTTTTGATAATTTATGATTGCTGTAACCTCCCCAATATCCACTATTGCTAGTTGGATTAAATTGCATATCTGATATTACCAACAATGTTTTTGGGTAATCTTCCAATGGAATGTTAGGATTACTTCTTCTTACACGAAGAATTTCATCAATAGCACCTTGAAAGTTCGTACCACCACATCCAACACGAGGAAGATTAGACATCATATCAGTAAATGTACCTGACAATTTGTAATGTTTACTTGTATTATCAAATGCTAATACACTCTTATGAAATGCACCTTCATTTAAAGTTGAAAAATAAACAGCCAATGAATTAGCAATATCACAACATCTCACATCTTTCAAACCATGAATGCAAGCATTCATAGAGCCTGAAGTATCAAGACAACACCACACATTACCTTTAATTCCACCATTATCTGATTTTGCCAATTTGATTAATCCATCAAATTGTTTGTCAATTGTCATTTTTTGAATATATGACAATGGCTTCGTCATGTAATTGTTTACTGATGGAACTTGTTTTCCAAGTTCATAAACAAAACCTGTAAATTTGGCTACTGGTTGTTTTTCAATCCATTCTTGATATTTAGTTTCAAGATTGTGATTTTTTAACCATTTTCCACCATTTGCCAACATAATAGACAATGCACGTCCAGGGATTTGATTAAAATCAATGTTATCATATAATCCACCACACATTAGTTGTTGGAACTTATGTGCAATACCTGTTGACTTAAATTTACGGTAATGTTCAGCTTTCCAGCCAATAAAATTACAAAATTCCTTAGCCAATTGATTAGTCTTAATTGCCCATTCTGAAACGCATTTCTTATTTGAGCGAATACGAGGCAAATATTTTAATACCAGACCTTTTTGATTTTCATCATTGATACCTTCAGCCATTGTTTTGAAAAACTCTTCTTTTTTCAATTCATCAGACATTGTAAGTAAAATCCACAAATCTTTCCAAGAACCGACAAGTGGAACAATCCACAAGTTTTTATAGAATGTTTCAGGATGATACAAAGCTACCCAAAGCATACGCTTTAAAGCTTCATCTTGATTACCTTGTCCTCGTTGAACAGTTTCAGTTTGTTCTCCACCAAACAACTTTGTTTTGCGAGTAATCATACGCAAATAGAATGCAAAACGTAATGCACCTAATGCATCTTCACCCCATATAGCTGATTGGTCAGCAAATACTTCTTGAATGTTTCTTCCTTTTGCTGCACCTGCTTTTGCAAATTGGTCAACTAACAGACGACCAGTTGTTGAATTACTTACTGCACCATTAGCTGTTTGTGCTGCATGTTTACCTAAATTTGCTAAAAATAAATTTTGTGTCATAACAGAAAACTTTTTAAATTATTGCTTATTTTTCTTTATCTCTTTATCATTATTTCTAATGACATTGCAAATATACAACTTAATATTGAACTTACCAAATATTTATCGAATTTTTTTCTATTAAAATATGTTATTAATCTAATTTAGATATTTATATATAAAATGTTTTATATAATATGACACATAACATATCAAAAGATAATATTAAAAATATAGTTTCAGAATCATTACAAGAACTTGTTATTAGAAAACAAGTTGAACAAGTTGTATCTGAATCATTACAAGAAGTAATTAAATCTAAATTAAATGAAGCATCAAAAGCAGCAAAGCGCAAATTTATCCCTAAATCCAAGGAAAAGAAAAAAGCGGAAAAAAGTGGCATGACACAAAACAAATATAAATCAGTAATGAACTCATTAAAAGATGATAGTTTAAATCATGCACAATTAATGAGAGATTTATGGCATCCATCAGATAAGAAGAAAGAGGATGAATTACGTTCTTTGTTTTCTAAGATGGCAACTGGTAAACCTGATGCAGATGGTGTTGTAAGACATTTTACACCTGATGAAATTAACAAACTATATGAATTAATTAGAGGTATTGGTAAATAATAAATGGGAACTACATAGTTCCCATTTATTATTATTATTATTATTATTATATAGCTATTCTTAACTCTTCCATTTCTTTTTTCAATTTATCAAGAATTGCAAACTTTAATTGTCTTACTCTCTCACGAGACATATTCAATTTATCTGCAACTTCATCAATACTTAATTCTCGAACTTCATTAATGCCATATAACAATTTAATTATTTCTTGTTCTCTGTCATTTAATGTTACCAATAATGATTCTACAAAACTTTTTTCATAGTCTTTCTCAATATTTTCTTCAATGTTACAACTTGAAGAAACCATTGCATATTCACTATTATCTTCCATTGTAAAACTTGCATCATCACCATCATTAGAATAAGTTTCATCAATTGATGAAACTCTTAATTCATATAAATCTTCATTATGACGAATATCATAATTATAATTTTTATAAATTAATTCTTTTATTTCTTCAGTGGTTGGGTATCTACCTTCACGTGAATAAAATTCGTTTCTAACTTTATTTGCTGAAGTGTATATTTTATGTGCATTTTTTGTTTTTACAACATTTTCCTTTGTTATTAAATATGCATTCAACTCTTTGCGAATCCACCATATTGCATAAGTTAAAAACCTTTTATTAATTGTATGGTCAAAATTATCAATGGCTTTCATCAATCCAATGTTTGCTTCATTGATTAAATCAGGAAGATTGTTATATGTTGACCATCTTCTTGCTGCTGATACAATAAATCGTTGATTACATTGTATTATTTTTTCTCTCGCTTTTACTTTTTCCGATGGAGTACCAAACTTTATTTTTTCAAATAATTCATATTCTTCTGTCGGTGTAAGTATATCATACTTTTTAATATCATCAAAATATAACATTGTAACATTATTACGATTCCAATATAAACTTGATGATTTGCAATCTACAATTAAAGCCATATATTAATTAAAATTTATTTTTTCTTTAAAATAACAGTACACTTATTTCCTTCATCTCTGGGTAGTGACTCAGGTACAGCTACTTCATCCATTTCAACAATAAAAGTCAATAACGATTTCTTAGAATCTTCTCTACGTCCTAATTCACGCCCTTTCATTGTTAAAACAACTTTTACCTTATTACCATCCTCAATAAATTCTTTTGCTTTTCTAACCTTTGTGTTAAGGTCATTAGATGATATGTTTGTACTTAACTGTATTTCTTTCAAAACACAATTTTTCTTATTTTTATTCTTTAATGCTTTTTTTAGTTCAAACATATATTTTGAATAGTCTACCACTTTAACAATAGGTGGGTTGACATTTCCGTTAATTTCAACTAAATCCAGTTCCAAATTGCTTGCAATTCTCTTAGCTTCTTTAAGAGAAATTTCACGACTTTCAATGTTATCTCCAACAATTCTAACTGTTTCAACACCACGAATTTCGTCATTAATTCGTGGCTCATTTATTTTATTTTTAATATTAGCCATTAAAAAAAACTACATTACTTTTTCAATTTTCTTTTCAATTATCTCTTCTTTGAACTTCCAAATTTGTTCATAATCAATTGTTTCGTAAATTCCAGGTTTTAAACCCTTACGAATAAATTGATGCACAATATTTTCTAAATCAGATAGATTTTCTATAATAAATTCATCTAGTTCTTTGAAATATTTTATTAACTCCTCTGGAAACTGTCTACCCATTGGACTATTTTCTGTTCCTGGTATCATTTGGTCAAATTTACCAAGAATTAATGCCATATCTTCATATAGATATGTCCCACCATACAAATCATAAGTATCAAATCCTGACATCTTATCATTAATTTTCTTAAAACGAAAATTTGAAATCAAAGAAATAATATCTTCTGTTAATTTTAAACGTTTTATCATCTTCTATATATTCATTAATAAACTATTATAAACACTCAATTTTTCACTGATTAAATCATAATTATCTTGCGCTTGTTTAAACAAAATTTCATAAGAACTATTCGTTGGATTATTCCAACACAAATCCTTATAACTTTCTTTTAACAAACGAAAATGTTCTTTTTCTATCATAAGTTCTTCAATTTTCAATTGAAGAAATCTTTCTTCAGTTAACTCACCTATCATATTATTACAAATATAATTTATCCCAATTTTTTTTTCTACTTTCAGTTAATTTCTTATATTTTTCAGGGTCACTTTTTTTAAATGATTGAATATATTTCCATTGTTTTTTATTTTCTTCAGCCCGTGACATTTGATTATAATCATATACTGTTAAATTCATTTTATCTGAATTTTCCTCTAATATTCTCATAATCTTATCTCTATTACCATTACCATCAAAACAAGAAGAACCTATTACTGTTGTTGCAACATTAAGACCATTAAACTCAATATTTGCAGTCTTAATACAATTTTCTAATGCATCATAATCAATAAATTCATTCTTAGTTTTAAATTTTGAAATATAACACAAACTAATAATAGGTTTTCCTTGGATTGTTAATCGTTTACCTAATTTTCTTGGGTCAGCATATGGAGTTGTGTTATTAGCATCATTAATATATGGATATTTTCGTCTCATTTTCCTTTGAAAACCATCTGGTAAAGAACAATAGATTGTAGTTCCAACCAAAATAACATCAAAATTATCTGTTTCCCATATCAAATCTGAATCCTTAATAATATTCATTACTTTTCATTAATAATGTTTCCATTTTCATCCATTATACCTTTATACAAACCATGATTTCTTTCATAATTTATAATTTCTTTATAAAAAAGTAAATGGTTTTTATTAGTAATTTCTTTTAACTTATCAAAAGTCATCCAAGCATATTTATCAATTTCAGGTATTTTTATCTTAATACCCGAATTAGATGGATGTTCCACTTCACATTCATTTGAAAAACATTTTTCAGGGTCAATATCAAATAATACCCCATAAGCATAAACAGTTTTTTTAGAATTTTGTTTTACTGCGCCTAAACTGATAAATGGAACTGATGGAAGAGATAATCCTGATTCCTCTTTAAATTCCCTAATTGCAGCCATAAAACTGTCCTCGCCTTCTTCAAGACCACCTTTTAAAAACGCATAATATGGGTTATTTTTCCAATAAGGACCGCCTGGATGACCAACAAAAAATTCGATATGCCCGTTATTGATTCTATATGGAATAATACCTGCGGATGTACTCATTTTATTATACTAAATTTTTATTAAAACGAAAATTATATTCTCTCATAAATTTTTTCACATCATCCCATTTAAACATATAACCTCTTCCAGCTAAATGCCCTTCATCATCAAACAATGTTACTATATTTAATCCTATTTTTTTAGCTATATTTTTTATCTTATAATCAGACCATTCTGGAAAAACTTTTTTAATAGTTTTCTTTTTGCATCCATATTCAAACATATTATATAACATAATAATTAATGACATTTTATCATTGTCGTTTAATTCTGTCATATCAATATCATATAAACTATATACTACTTCTATATTAACACTATTTTCAGTTTTCCTAATACAATCTAATAATTTATTGATGTATTGTTCATTCATTTTATTAATGTTTTTGCAAATATACAACTATTATCTAATTAAAGCTATAATACAATATTAAATTAAGTTAATATATTTATTAATTTTTCAAGTTTTTCAATACTATAAGATAATTTAGTTTCTTTCATTCTTTTAGCATAGTTAGTATAATAATTAACATCACTATAAAAGCCAATACACCATTCAATTACTTCATCTAATTCACAGAAATTACCTTTCTGTGAATATTCTTTCCATATTCCGCAAACCATTTGATAAATTAGGTTAGGTTCAAAAATCATCATAAGGTCTGCATCTCTAATAATTTCTTCAAGAATATTAGATGACTTTGATTTATAAGGAAATTCAGTAGCTTCAATTAACATTTCAACAGTATCATACAACTTAATGTCATCATATTCATTTAAATATTCTTGCACTTTTTTTATAGCTGTTTTAACATTATCTTCATCACATAAATTGAATTTACCACCATCATGACCACAATCATGAAACAAACAAGCAATTCCTAAAACTCTTGCTTGTTCCCAAGATATAACTGTTTGTTTTTTATTAATATCATCAACAATTTTCATTGCATTATAAAATACACATAATGCATGAAAATTGTTATGATAAGGATTAATCGCTGATGTTAAGAATATACTTTGTTGAAGTATAACATTTAAACATTTTTTTAAATCATATTTTTTAATATAATCTAACATTTCGGTTTCATTCATTCTTCTTCAGTTTTAAAATGTGGCATTTCTCTTAACTTTTTTAGCAATTCAATTTCTTCTGATGTAAGATTTTTTGGCATATCTTGCTTAATCATAACAATCAAATCACCACGTTTATCAGTATGAAGTATTGGCAAACCTTTTCCTGCAATCCTATATTGTTCACCATTCATTGTGCCTTGACGTATTCTAAATTTGTAAATATTTCCATCAATCCCCTGAATTGTAGAATTAACACCCAGAATACAATCAATAACTGACACTTCTTTCATTGCATAAATTGTTGCACCTTGTTTATCAAATCTACCATGAGGTTTAAGTTTAATAATGACAATTAAATCCCCAGGAGCACCTTCTCCTTGTGGGAAGTTTCCCATACCATTAAATGTTATTGCCATATTTTCTTCTACCCCTTTTGGTACATCAATTTCAATAGTCTCTTCAACTGTGATAAGACCTTCTCCATGACATCTATCACATGGCTTGGAAACTATTTTACCTTTACCATAACAATATGGGCATGTTGTTTGATTCTGAAAAATCATATTTCCTTGCATTACAGTTTCAACATACACACCTGTACCATTACAATGAGGACATTCTGTTATATCATCTTTATTTTTTGCACCTAGACCATTACAATCAGGGCATTTTATTTTTCTTTTATATTTGCCTGTTTTATGAACCCCATTAAATATATCTTCTAATGATAAAACAAGTGGTATTCTTATATCACTACCTTTCATATATTGGCGTGATTGATTTCTATGAAATGGATTGCCAAATGGATTCATACGCATCATTTCTTCCATGATGTCTTGCATGTTAATATCAAATCCTTGACCATTACGTCCAGCAAAACCAAATTGGTCATATTCAGTTCTTTTTTGAGGGTTTGATAAAACTTCATATGCTTCAGCAACTTCTTTAAACTCTTCTTCTGCTATTTTCTTTTCTTCATCTGTTTTTCCTTGTTGTTTATCAGGATGTAATGCAATTGCTTTCTTACGATATGCCTTTTTAATATCATCATTTGATGAATTTCTATCAACTCCTAGCACTTCATAATAATCTCTTTTTTCTGCCATATATCTTTCTTTAATGTGTTATTAAACCAATAATGGTACAAATATACAAAATTAATTCGTAATCTGCACCATTATTAATGTTAATTTACCTTAAATATTATTTAACTTCTTCAAAATCAGCATCAGTTACATTATCTTCTTTGGTATCTGTTTTTGTATTACCATTTGCTGCACCTCTTAAAATATCTTCAAAATTAGGCGTGCCACCATTAGTACCTGTTGCATACATTTCAGAAGTAATTTTTTGCCATTGTGATGTGATTTTATCAGTGTTTTCTTTAATATCAGATATATTTCTATCTTTTAAAGAATTTTTTAACTTTTCAATTAGTTCTTCTAAAGATTTCTTACTATCTGAAGAAATTTTATCACCATATTCTTCAATCTGTTTTTCAGTTTGAAAAACCATAGCATCTCCATTATTAATTATATCAGCTTCTTCTTTCAATTTCTTATCTGCTGCTTCATGTTCTTTTGCTTCTTGCTTGATTTTTTCAATTTCAGCATCAGAAAGACCATTACTTGCTTCAATTCTAATTGATTGTTCTTTTCCTGTACCTTTATCTTTTGCAGAAACGTTCAAAATACCATTAGCATCAATATCAAATGTTACTTCAATTTGTGGTACACCACGTCTTGCTGGTAAAATATCAGTTAATTGGAACATACCAATTGTTTTATTATCTTTAGCCATTGGTCTTTCACCTTGCAATACATGAATATCAACAGATGGTTGATTATCCACAGCAGTTGTGAAAATTTGGCTTTTTTTGCATGGAATTGTTGTATTTGCATCAATAAGTTTTGTCATCACATTACCCATTGTTTCAATACCCATTGAAAGTGGAGTTACATCAAGTAATACCATATCAGAACTTCCTTCACCACCAACTATAATATTAGCTTGAATAGCTGCACCTAATGAAACAGCTTCATCCAAATTAGCTGATTTCAATAGTTCTACACCAAATTCTTTGGTTAAAGCATCTTGTACATTCAAACAACGACAAGACCCACCAACAAGCAAAATACCATTAAGTTCATTTGCGTTAAGATTTGCTTTTTTCAAAGATTCTTTACCACATTTAATCAATCTATCAATTAATGGTTGTGTTAACTGATTAAACTTAGCTCTTGTTAATGTATATTGTAAATGTAATGGTGTATTATCTTTACTACAAATATAAGGCAAATTAATTTCAGCAGAACTAGAAGATGATAGCTCTATTTTAGCAGTTTCAGCCGCTTCTACGACACGTTGTAATGCTTGGGCATCACTCTTTAAATCCACACCATTTTCTTCATTAAATGAGCTTATAATCCATTCTGCAATAGCATTATCAATATCACTACCACCTAGGAATACATCACCATAAGTTGATAATACTTCTGTTAATCCTTCTGACAAATTACATACAGAAAAATCAGTTGTTGCACCACCAAAGTCACACACCATAATATTTTTCTCACCATGTTTAATATCAATATCAGAAGAAAGGATAGCTGCTGTTGGCTCATTAATAATTCTCAACACATTCAAACCAGCTAGTTCACCTGCGACTTTAGTTGCTGTACGTTGTGAATCATTAAAATATGCTGGAACTGTAATAACAGCATCTTTAATTTCCCCACCTACATAATCTTCGGCACATTTTTTAAGTTTAGAAATGATATAAGAAGATAATTCTTCAGGAGAATATTCTCTATTTTCAATTAGAACTCTTGCTTTACCATCCTTATTAATAATTTCATAAGGTACTTTTTTAATAGCTTCTTGACATTCAGAAGAATTAAAATCAGCCCCCATAAATCTTTTAATTATTGATACTGTTTCTTTAGGATTAACAACACGTTGTCTTTTTGCAGCTTCTCCAACTTTTCTTTCCCCATTCTTTAATGCAATCACAGATGGGGTAGTTCTTCTACCTTCCTCATTAACTACAATTATTGCTTTTCCACTCTCAATCACACTCACTGCTGAGTTTGTAGAGCCTAAATCAATACCTAAAATTCTTTTCATTTTTACTTTCTAATTTTTATCTTTTTATTCTCAAATTATATGCCACAAAATAAAACTGCCAAAATGACAGTTTTATTTGTTTATTTCATCCATTATAGTCTCAATTTGTTTAACATATTCAGCAAATTTGGCTGTTTGTCTAACTTCAGAAGTTCTTCTTGCATATTGGCTTCCAAAATCAATATCAATTACAGAATGAATTGTACATGGATTAGCAGTCAATATATAAACTCTATTTGACAAATAAACAGCTTCTTCAATTGAATGTGTTACTGAAATAATAGTTGGGTCAAGTTTTGCGTTATAAAACACATCTAAAAGTGTATCTTGCATATCTCTTTTAGACTTAATATCCAACGCCCCAGTTGCTTCATCTAATAACAAAATTTGTGATGAAAATACAAGATTACGAGCAAGAGATACACGTTGTAATTGACCACCACTTAAAATTGGATATTGCGCCCATTTATTTTCTTGTCCCTCTAATCCTACAATTTTTAACATATTACGAGCTTGTTCTTCTCGTTCTTTTTTAGGAACACCTCTCATTTTAAGAGGAAGTGCTACATTTTCAAGTACAGTCATCCAAGGATAAGAACTATATTGTTGAAATACCATTGGTATGGAATCTTTATCTGTTTGTTCTTTACCATATATTTTGACTGAACCTGATGTGGGTTTATTTAATCCTGATATAATTTTCAGCAATTGTGATTTACCACAACCTGAAGCCCCCATAATAGAAACAAATTGTCCAACATCTTTAAAATCTTTAATATCTAAATTAAAATTATCAAATAATTTAAACTCACCATTATCAGTTTTAAATGATTGACAAATATTTGTTAAATTAATAACATCAACAGCTTCACACTCAAATTTTCCATTTGTATCTTGTTGAATAGGAGTAGATACAATATTTGTTACTGGTGGTATTGATAATTCTTCTTTTACAATATCCATAACCCCATTTAAAAATGATGCACTCTTTTTTGCTGTTTCTGTAATTGTTTGTTGAATATCAATAACTTCTGGAGAAGTCGTTTGTTCTACAACTTCAATTGTTTGCTGAACTGTTTGTTCAGGCTTTTTTTCGCTTTTTGAAAAAAGTGATGTAAATCTTCCTGCCATATTTTATTATTTTTCTGTTACAAACCAATTACTAATTTTAAACGGCTTTTTATTGTATTTTGATGGAAATAATACTTTATCCAATCCTTTCAACAAATAATCTTGCCCAAACCCAATAAGAATTACTAAAAATAATAAAGCATATGCTTCAGGTACATAAGATTGGCGCATCATATTATTAATCATCGCCCCAATACCACTAATTGAACCGTCTTTATAAAGTAATTCACAAATAACAACATATGACCATGAAATACCTGTTAAATTAATAATTTCATTTGAAATATTTCGTGTTACATAAGGAAAATAAACATATTTAAACTTTTGCCAATTACTACCGCCTAATGTTCTTATTGTTTGAAGATACACATAATCTTTATCATTATTTGGATTTTGTAAATCATTAACTTTATTAGCAACTGCTGGTAAAATATAAATTAATAACGCAAATGTTAAAAAAGACACTTTCATACCAAATGTTAAACCAAATATAGCAATAAAAATACCACTCATTGCAGGAATTGGTAAATACCTAACAGAATTAATATATTTACCAATTAAAATATTATTAATAGGATATAATGCAATAAAAAATCCAATTGGTAATGCTATCAAAATTGCATAAAAATAACTCATAAAATTTAATTTAATTGAATACCATGCATTACCAAACATGTTATATTCACTAATCAATTTACCATAGCTCCCAATTACATCAAAAGGATTAGGAAGTACTTTGGTTGGAATAATTTGTAAATAAGTTACAAAATACCACGCACCAATTATTAATGTGAAACCTATTATGGTTATCAAAAGTAAAGATAGTTTATTAAAATTACTATCTCCACCCATTTTGAATAATTTTTTAAACATTATTGTTTTATTTTAGATTATACAATCTATTGTTTCATCTCTTTCTTTTTGTTTGTGTTATCTATAAACTTTACTATTTTATAGATAGCATAACCGAAAACAGTCATAATTACCAAAACTCCAATGGTAAATGCTGCATTTAATAAACTAGGCATGACAAATGCCAATATAATAACCAATACTAAAAATAATACAATCTTTCTCATAGTTTTTGATTGTTTTTAAAAGAAAAGGGGACACTTGTTAATATCCCCATTTTCTTATTATTCATTAACAAGTTGGAAATCAGTGGTTCGGTAACTCTGATTACTTCCTGAAACGCCATCTTCAACTGCTTTTTTAGGACCATTACCAACAATGATAAATCGGTTCGTATCAAAACCATATTCCTTAATCAAGTAATTCGCAACACTTTGTGCTCTACGTTTTGACAATTCAACATTATATGCTGCATTACCTGTATTATCAGTATTACCCTCAATTCTAACACGAGCACCTGAAAATTGTTTAGCAATACTTACAAACTCTCTATCAATCAATGCTTTAGCATCATTATCAAGCAAATCACCATTCACAGGATATTCAATTGTAAGCTTTTTATTAGACATTTCAGCTTTCGTTTCAAGTTCTTTAGTTGGGGCTGTAAATGTTTTTTTAGCTTCTGCATGTTGGTCTCCCTTAATTGCACTTGGGTCTGCCATCAATTCTTCAATCACTGAAGCATCTGAAACTTTTCTCCATGCAAGTGGACGTTTACACAAATTCAAGCTTTCATAAGTACGAGCCATCTTGGAATAAAGTTCATCTCCCTTAATTCCTGTATATGAACTATTCAAACCAAAGAAATTAGCTGCATCTTCCAATGTAATATAACGAATATTTTTAGAACCACTAATCGCAAATGCTTCATCAGTTCCATAAGATTTCGCAAACGCTTTAGCTGCTTGTGCTACGGCTACATCATCAGTATTCATTTTAACATTAGCTGAAAGCAATGCAGAAATAAGTTTCTTCACATCTTCTTTATTTGCATCCAAATAAGATTGTTTTGCGATTAATCCATCACAAATAATATTTGATGCTTGTTTTGTTGATACTAATACTTTAGAACCTGCAATACTTGCAACAATATCTTGGTCATCAGGTGAAAATACTACGGCTGCATCACATTGACCTGCTTTAAAAATTGAAGCAGCATCCAACCCACTACCTACAATTTTAATATTAACTTTTGATTTATCAATACTAGATTTAGTATTTACTTTATCTGAACCAATACCATTAGTTTCAAGAGTATTTAACAAAAGTGTATGTGAAGCAGTACCCTCAGAACAAGCAACCACTTTACCAATTAAATCACCAACTGTTCTGATATTTTTATTAACAACAATTGCATCAGCACCACGTGACCAGTTACTAATATTAAAGAATCGTGCATCTGCCATTTGTGAACCTTCTGACATTTCTACTGGAAATGCATCTGCTGTACAATAGATAATATCAATATCTCCATTTTTAAACGCTGAACGACCTGCTTGAAAGTCATCTTGTACCACAATTTTTAACTTCAAACCATACTCCTTATAAAGAATACAATCTTCTGTTGGGTCAAGACCATTATTCAAATACATGAAAGGCAAAAACCCTGCATAAGTATTAGTGCCAACTGTGATATAATCACTCCCACCACCACTAAACAATCCTGAAAGGAAGCCTTTTGAATCGCCACTGTTTGATTTTGATTCTTCAATCAGACCTGTTGTTTTACCTGTGTACCACAATCCAAAAACGATTGCTGCTACTGCCAAAATAATCCCTGTTGTTTTAACCCAAGGTTTAACTACTGTTTTACTCATTTTCTTTTAAAATTTAAATTATTAGTTCTTCGTTTAATTTGATGATGCAAAGATATAACAAATATTTCGCATCACCAAATTTATTTATTTAAAAAATGTTAAAAATATTTTCTTTCAGTTTTTGATAATGATGTTTCACTTCTACCAATTGGTGTAGCTTCTACCTCAATTGGTTTTTGACTTTTTAAATTATTCAAATTTACATATGATACATTATCATTTGCAATTGCTTTTGGTTCTTCAACTTTTTTGAAAGTTGCAAATAAACCATCAATACCATATTTTTCATATTGTTGCAACAATTCATCAGCCTTATGAGATGCAACTCCTTCATCAACAGCAATTTGTGATAACAAACCGCCTGTTTCGTCAATAACATTAGACATTTCTCCCAATTTTTGTGTAATATCATAAGCCATGAAATCCATAGCACGAGTGAAATCTTCCATTTCATCAGGACTGCCTTTCATAATAGACATTATAGAAGAAAATGCTTTATGTTGAGCTTTAATTGATTCAAATTCTTCTTTTCTATCATTAACTTCATTTTGAGTATCAAGAACAGTTAATTCAGCAGCATGTTTCAATTGTTTCAGAATCTCATACCACTTTTTTGAATCTTCCAAACGTTTTGCTTGACGTTCAATTGTTGCTTTCAAACGAACAACTTGTCTTTCTGTTACATTTGCATCAGCTACTTTACCTTGTCGTTTATATTCTTCTAATCTTCGTAACTGATTTTCAAAATCAGACTTTTTATCTTCTAACTTACGTTTGTTATTAATAATAAGACCATTCAAACTTCCCATATGTTTTTGAATCTCCAAAATCTTATTATTCATCTCACCAATTTTTTTCTCAACAATGGCAATTGGGTCAATTTCAATGATAAGTCCTGTTATTTTTCTCATAATGATAAAATAAGTCATTGAAAAAGCTTTTCTAAATTGTTTGTTTGTCACAAGAAAAGCAATTCCAGCTAATACTGCGACAAGAAATGCCAATGTAATCATATTGGTAGTTAAAGCAATTAAAAATGGAAGAATCTTATTGATTAAGATTACACCACCAGCAATTGCTACACCTGCTACAATCATACCAAGTGTACCACCTGGTTTTTGCCATGCTGATACCTTAGTATTTTCATCCATTGAAGGTAAATTATTCATCATTTTTTAATCTTTTAATATTTCGTTTAACTTTGTTTTATCGGTGTTTAAATTGTTGATAACATAATCAACAGTTGCATTAAAATTAGCTTTACTAACTGTACATTGATTTTTTGATGTTGTTATTTCGGCTGTCGTTTCTGAAATAAACTTAATCTTTGCATTTAAAGCTTCTTGAAGTTCAAGAAGTTCTTTTTGAGCTGTATCAACTAATGCTTCTTTATCATCAACTTCTTCTTTCCATTTAATTGCAAGTTCATTTAAACCACTTTGTCTTTCAGATTCCAAATATTCGATATATTTGTCAATACTGTTAATGATTACTTCTTTGTTTAAATGTGGCGCATTAACTTTCATACTAATATATGCACATGTGAAACGTGCTGTTTCATCAGGAATTGCTTTTTGCATAACAGCATCATTAGCGGCACTCTTCAACTCCAAATAATCAGGACCTGGAAGATTTTTTTCATCAAGAACAGTACATAAATTTTCCAAAATATTTGCATCAACTTGTCCTACTACCTGTCCATTTCCCTGAACAGGTTGAATTAAATTGGTTGTAGCAATAGATGGTTGAACACTAACTATTGGCTGTGATTGAACCACAGTTTGCGGAACTACTTGTTGAACTGTTACTGGTTGAACAACTTCTTCGGCTTTTGTTTCATCAGGAACTTCAGTTAAGAAAGCTCCTTTAACAATGTTTAAAAAATTCTTTTTAGCCATTTCTTTTTATTATTAAATTAATTATTTGATTTTTCATGATGCAAATATAAGAACAATTTATGTACTAACCAAATTTTAATTATTAAAATTAGTTAATCCTTCCAGAAACAATAGAGACACTTATTTTCACATTGAGCAGGTTTTTGCTTTAATATCTGGACTTTATTTGCTGGACAACTACAACCATGTCTTTGTTCAGCATTACCAATAAGTTTAATTTCATCAGATAATCCCAATATGTCAATATCTTTTTGAGATATGCAAGGAGTTGGGTCAAAACCAGGTTCTCCACATGCTTCTAGCTCCATATCATTAATATAACAAACACTTTCTAATATAGAATATAAACCATTTATTAAAACTTTGTTTGCATGAAAAGTATCATAAGGCATTTTGATATGTTCTTCTGTAAACCTTTCTTTAACATGGTTATACATATCAAGAGATGACCAACGCACTCTTTTTATTCCACTATTTATAAATGTTTTTAATACTTTCAAAGCGGTTTGAACTCCTTTTGGAGTTGGAATGATGGGGTCTATACGAAGTACAACTTGTTTAACAGGAAAGCCTTTGCTAATTAATAAATCAAACTTCTGCTTACTTATTTCAAGAGAAGGGACAAGTGGCTCTAATTTAGTGCCACCCATCCCTGTTATAGTTAAATGCAATATACATTTACTCTTAAATTCAATTAATTTATCAATTAACTTATCAGTTAATCTTTTAGTTATGATAATGTTGGCTTTTTTTAAATTGTCAAACGCTTCCAAATTAAATGCGATTTCACCAGTTTCGGTGATTCCAACTTGATTATCTTTTTCTATCATAATTTTTCAATTATTTTCAATACTACCTCTTTTAAATTTTGCTTTGTATCAGATTGCTCATTAATAAAACTATATGGATTTAATTTAGCCCCAATTTCAGTAGCAAGAGCATTTACTTCTAATGTCAAATTTTCAATCATTTGATATAATTCATCATTTGAATAAACTTTAATACCTTTATTAGTACTATTAATATCCATAATTTCTTTTGACCTTTTCAAATCTACTTTATCAAAAGCTGATTTATTTGTTTTTTTATTAAAAGCTTCTTCTATTGTATAAACAGTTCCTTCATTAACAATACTTTCTTGATGATTTTTTGTAAGTTCTTCTCTAACTTCTTTGATAATATCTTCAATATTAGGATATTTGTTAATCAAATCTCTTATTTCACTATACATCATTTCTTTAGAGAAAGCATCTAATGCAGTTTTTTCATGATTCTTATTATGATAAAACGGACCAATTAATTCACCGTTATCCATCTTCAAATAAACAGGAGATGTTTCATTTTTTTGAGTCATCACATATTTTTTCCTTTTTACTTGACTTACAATATCTTTTGATTCAGAATCTTCTAATTTGTCATCAACAGGCTCAAAATATTGTTTACTATTTTTTAAAAATTTTAAAGAATTAACATCCTCACTTGTTTTTTGAAAATCATCCTTTAAAATGTCATTATAGGAACATTTACCTTCAAATACTTTTGTAGTAATATCTTTTTTTAAATCAGATGTATATTTTGAATTAAAAAAATCTTGCCACCCTTTTGCATTTGAATTTAACATTTCAGCAATTTTTTTGGTTTCATCACTAACACCATTTTGGTCATGATTTAAGTATTTACTCCAATTAATTGGACATTCTTTAGCGTTTTCAAATTTATTATCATGAACTTCAGATTCAATTCTTTCATCATTTCTTTTATATTTTGATAACCCTTTTAAAATATCTATGGCTACTTTTATATTGCCTTTACCAATTTTAATCCAATTATTAACTTCTATAACACTCTTATTATATTTTTTAGCAATATCAGTAATTAATTCTTCTTTACTGATATTGGATTGTACAGACAATTCATCAATTGTCATATCACAGTTTGAATAATCAATCATTATCATATATTAAACATATTATTTATGCAAATATACGACTAATATATTGATTATACAAACTTTATTAACAATTTTTAAAGCTTAAAACGATATGGGTAATTTCTTTTAAATTCAGAATTTAAGTGTCTATTCCACACTTTAATAAACACATCATTATACTTATTCAACATTTTATAATACAAATCTTCAAAAGTAAGAAGAGGGTTTTCAATATATCCAAGCATATTCATTAATATATCATCAACTTCATCATAACTTTTTGCACCAAACTGTTCAACATCAGATGATGTAATACCAAGACCATCTGTGGGAACAGCATCTATTACATCTTGTAAAGCTTTTCTTTCTTCCTCTGATACAAGAGTAGTTAATATAAATCTTGATAAAGCAAATACTTCTGTTTTAAACAAATCTGCTAATGGAGTAACATCTCCCACATCACCATCTAATGTAAAGAAACCAAGTTCATGTTCAGTTCTATTATCATTGTCAACCAATAAGCCATCATTTTCAGCCACAAGGTCACGCAATTTAATCATTCTTAAACGAGCTTTAATATTACCTCGTTTAATTTTACGTTTATATTCCATTGTAGAAGCATTATCACCCACATATATAATGTGACCAGTTTCTTCTATTTTAGGTAACATTGTTAAATATGTTTCGGTCATATCAATAGATTGAAAATCAGTACAGAAATATTTTCCAATTGCTTCAGCACGTTTTTGTTCCTCTTCTTTATTAGTTTCGATATGAATATATCTCCCAATAAGAGGGATTCCCAAATCATCGCACACAGGCTTCAATAACACACAATTAACTGCACTATCCAAACCGCCACTAACACCATTTATAACCGATTTAATATTATGTTTTACCAAATACTCTCTCCAAAGTGTCCTAATCAAAGGAACTATTGCTTCAAAATCTTGTCTCATATATACTTAATGTTATTAATATTATTTTCATTTTTCATACTGCAAATATAGAAATAAAAAACGAGAACCACAAATGATTCTCGTTAATTTATGTTAAGAGTAATGTATTCCTAAACATATCAATAATAAATTTTCAAAATATTGAATACATAACATGGAATTGTACTTTATATCATACATAAACCATTTGATATTATGTAAAAGTTGTATTATTTTTGTTAATAGATAATATTTCATATTTCATTAGTTTTTGCAAATATACAACTTATTTTTGATAATAACAAATTTTATTTCCACCCAGTTGGTATAGAACTATAATTAGTTAATCTAGTTGCTCTGTAAAAACATTGTGTTCCATAAATTGAGGATGGATAACCAGGTTGTCCTGCTCTTTCCCAAAGTTCTAATCCATCTGTACCTGTTGGTGTATTACCTGTCAAGCCTGAACAATTCTCAAATGTTCTTGTAAAAGATACCGCATTTTTATTATTATCAAAAACATTATTTGGTATAGCCTGTAATTTAGTTAAACCATAAAATACACGTTCAAAGTTTGTTGCTTTTATATTGTATTTAAACAAATTTTCAGGAATTTCAATAATATTAGGACAAGAAGCAAACGTAAATCCAAAATTTGTCACATTAACGTTATTCATAAACAAATTTTCAGGAATAGATGTTATTGAAAAACAACCATAAAAAGTACTTAAAAAATTTACCACATTAGTATTATACTTAAATAATTCTTCTGATATTGATGTAATCCTAGAACAACCATTAAATGTTCCATCAAATCTAGTAACATTTACATTATTTCTAAACAATCCACCTGGTATTTCTCCATTCAAATTAGAACAACCATTAAATGTTTCTTGAAATGTAGTAACTCCTGCACAATTTGTAAATAAATTTTCAGGTATTGAAGTCAAACCTGAACAATTAAAAAATGTTCCCTGAAATGTTATCACGTCAAAATTATTAATAAATAAATTCTCAGGTATTGAACTTATTATATTACTACATTGATAAAAAGTTCTTTCAAATGTTGTAACTTTTGGACAATTAGTAAATAAATTTTCGGGTATTGAACCTGTTAATCCTGAACAACCAGCAAATGTACTATAAAATGTGGTAACATTTGGACAATTAGCAAATAGATTTTCTGGTATTGAACCTATTAAACCTGAACAACTCAAAAAAGTAGAATCAAAATTTATTACATTAATATTATTTTTAAATAGGTTTTCAGGTATCGAACTTATTATATTCCTACATTGATAAAAAGTTCTTTCAAATGTTGTAACTTTTGGACAATTAGTAAATAAATTTTCGGGTATTGAAGTCAAACCTGAACAATTAAAAAATGTATAAGCAAATGTAGTAACTTCTTTACAATTCATAAACAAATTCTCAGGAATAGAACCTGTTAAACTTGAACATGCATAAAATGTGCCATCAAATTTACTCACTTTTGTACAATTCATAAACAAGTTCTCAGGAATTAATTTTAAATATGTACACCCATAAAAAGTATTACTAAAGGAAGTAACTTCAACATTATTAACAAACAATGTTTCAGGTATTATCGTTATTCTTGTACATTCCCTAAAAGTATTACTAAAATCAGTAACTTTAGTATTATTTGAAAATAATTTTTCAGATATATTCAATATATTTGTACACCCATAAAAAGTATTACTAAAGGAAGTAACTTCAATATTAGTTTCAAATAGATTCTCAGGTATTGACTGTAATTTTGTACAGCCATAAAATGCAGCATTAAATCTAGTGGCTTTAATATTATTACTAAATAATGTAGGTGGTATATTTGTTATATTTGTACAACCACTGAATACATTATCAAACATTGTAGCATTAGAACAATGTTCAAATAACTTTTCAGGTATTTCATTTATTTTAGTACAACGACTAAACACATTTGTAAAAAATTCAGCATTCACACAAGCATCAAATAATGTTTCTGGTATTGAAGTTAAACTTGTACAACTATCAAATGTCCCTTGAAAAGTTTGTATGTTAATTCCATATTTAAACAAATTTTCAGGTATTGAAACTAAATTTGAACACCCATTAAATGTGTTATTAAAATTTGTAACATTAGTAAATTGTTCATATTTATCATCTGGTATTGAAACTAACTTAGTACAAGATAAAAATGCACTATCTAAACTTCGTAAATATTGATTGCCATAACCCCAACTAACCACTTTTGTTATGTTAGATGAACTCCTATTTAATTGAGGAAAACTACCATAAATTGAAACTTGATACACTCCTATACTACTATAACTGTGAGTTGGTCTACTTCTAGTAATTGTTTCTGTTGAGCCATCTCCCCAATTAACAGTACAACTGAGTCCACCGCCACCTGATATTGGTAATGTAATAGATTCATTTGCAGTAGTCGTAGTATATTCCAATATCATTGGAAAAGTCTCATTACAACGCCAAACTGGGTCTATCATATAGTATCTATTCAAATTAGTATCACGACAAAAACAGCCATCACCTGTTATAGTTGACGGATAACCTGTTTGTCCTACTCTTTCCCATAATTGTAAACCATCAGTTGTTGGTGTATTACCTGTCAAACTTGTACAACCCTGAAACATTGTAGTAAAGTTGGTAATTCCTTTGTTATTGTTAAATAATGTTTCTGGCATTGAAGTTAAACTTGTGCAACCATTGAATGTTGATTGACAATTATTCAATTTAGTCATACTATCAAAACACCCTTCAGCAATACCACTAATGTTTACACAATTTTGGAATGTTTGATATAATGTCAAAACTTCTGACTTATCAATAAATAAATCAGATGGTATTATACCTGTTAATTTTGAACAATTAAAAAATGTTTGACTAAATGTTGTAACATTAGGGCAATTTTTAAATAATCCGTTTGGAATATTACCTGATAAATTTCTACACAAACCAAAAGTATATGTGAAATTATTTGCATTCACGCAATTACTAAATAAATTTTCAGGAATAACACCTGTCAAATTAGTGCAAGAATAAAAAGTTCTAGTAAAGTTAGTTGCATTTATATTGGTTTCAAATAACTTTTCAGGTATTGAACTTGTTAATCCTGAACAACTATCAAATGCACCAACAAATGTATTTGCATTTATATTGTTTTTGAATAAATCTTCAGGAATAGATATTAAATTAGAACATCCATTAAATATATTATTAAAATTTGTTGCATTTATGCAATTGGCAAATAAATTATTTGGAATATTAGTTAAAGATTTACAGCCTTGAAAAACTTGACTAAAATTAGTTGCATTATAGCAATTTATAAATAAATTATCAGTTATTGCACTTAAAGATGTACAATTTAAAAACGTTCCTGAAAAATTAGTTGCAGCATTACAATATTTAAATAAATTTTCTGATACTGTTGTTAAACCTGAACAATTAAAGAATGTACGAAGAAAACTTTGAACTCTTGATAAAACACCAAATTCATCACCAGCAACTTCAGTCAAATTCACATAGCTAGAAAATGCTTGTTCAACTGTAACTAATGACATATTACTATTTCCCCAATTCAATATTTACTAATGTTAGTAGAACCTCTATACAAACGATTAAAATCGCCTACTATTTTTACAACATATACACCTGCCCTTATATATGAATGAGTTGGATAATTACTATTTACACTTTCTTTAGAACCATCACCCCACTCAATATCACAGTTAACATTTCCTGATATTGGTAATTGTACTGATAAATTATCAGCCAATACATTATACTCTATCATCATAGGTATAGGCGGTATTTTATAAATCCAAACATCACCTGTTTTTCCAATAGGCTCGTCAGTTTCATAAAAGACTTCATTCTGAATGTTATCAATAGCTTCATCATAAACTGAATAAGGTACAAATTCAGCGATACCATTTTCATCATTTTTAGTTGAAATGGTTTCTGTACCTTTATGGTAATTAACACCTAATTCCCCATATTGCACATTATCAGGGTTTAATAATTTTGGGCTTGCATCAACAACCTCATTTGAATTTAATAAAATTACTTTATCATCCATAATATTATAACAATTTAAGTAATATTATTATAATCACAAAAGCAAACAAACCAATAAAATTATATTTATAATTTTCGTTTTCAAAACTATGTTTAGTTTTGATACTTCCATTTTTAAATTCTTCTTTCCATTTCTTAAAATCTGGAACTTTTATATACCATTTCCACACTTTAATAGATTTCAAAGGAGCATAACAATATATAATTTCTTCTAACAAACCAGCAAGAGCACCACATAACAACGATAATATGAAACTAAAACCAATTGTCCATAAAAATAATGGCACAATAATCCCAATAAACACATGAAACCTTTGATGTTTGTAAGAATTTTTTATCTTTTTACATAAATTAACTAAAAAATCTTTTATTTTCTTCATTTTCCTATTGACTTTTATTACAATAAATATTATATTATTAACATATAATAGTAAAGGAAAATGGGATTCGTATATTTAATTTGTGATTTAGATAAGGTTAATGCATATAAAATTGGTGTTACTAAAAATATTGTAGATAAACGTAAAAAAGAATTGCAGACAGGTAATTCCTCAGAACTACATATCTGCAATTATTATGAAACTGAAAATCCTTACAAAGTTGAATCTATGTTACATCATAGATTTCATTCAGATAATATAAAAAACGAATGGTTTGAATTAACTGATGAACAAGCAATGTCATTTATTGATGAATGTAAAAAATGTGAAAATATTATTAATGCTTTAAAAGATAATCCGTTTTTCTAAATGTTATTTTCTTCTTTCTTTCATAGCTCGTTTAATTTTCTCTTTCATTGAAAATTGAATGAGCTTTTTTTCTATAATATCGCCATGACATCGTAATGGTTTACAATAACAACCAAGATAAATATCTTGTCCTTCTTTATACATTTCATACATTTTATCAAATTCATTCTTGAACTCTTCATCACATTCATACATTTTATCAAATAATGGTTCATATAAATCAATTGCTTTATCTCTGTTTTCAACAACAAAAACTGCTTTTGTTTCTCTATCCTTTATATGTGTAAAAGGATTACCAAACACACTGCCACGACCTATATAAAATACATTATCACCATAATGTTCTTCATGATTTTTATTATAAACAATTACCGCCATGTCTTATTATAATTTTTATTACCAACAACATTACCATTAAATGAATGTGTATGACAATCACAACTTGGAGAAATATTACTTAAATCTGCATTAACCTTAGATAATATTCCATCATTATCAACATATAACTTATTAAAATAAGAACCTTCACCAACCCTAAAATATTCTGATTCATCAGAATTATTTACATCAACCATCCAAAATATTGGCTCAGTAGTATTAAGGCGTGGTATTACTTCTGAATATACTTCATCCCATTTACGACCAACTTGTTTTAACAAATAATGAAATAAAGGTGTGTAATCATATCCACTTACAATATTACCACTCTTTCCACTTTTCATTGGAATCTTTTTCACACCTTCAAGAGCTAATTTTTTGCTTTTTTTAGTATGACGTTCCCACCTAAAATGAATTTTTTTACTTTCATACTCATGAACTTGGTAAGAAGATTTTCTATTAACCTTTCTATATAGTTTTTTCTCAGTATTAATCATAATTTAATAATTTTTCCACAATGTTTCAACTTTAGTTTTAGGTTTCATATTTCCACCAATAGTATTCACTTCAAATTTAATTTTAGTGAAATTAGCATCAGTTAAAGCATCATATATTTCACAATCATATCCACTAATTAATATTTTAGCTTTACTATTCAAACAAGCATCTATGAATTTTAAATGACCTTCTCTATCCATATCAACCTTATATCTAACAGATGTTCTAGTTGACCATTCATAAGGTGGGTCACTGTATATAAACACATTTTCTTTATTATATTTCTCTATCAAATTAATACCATCTTGGTTTAAGACTATACATCTGGATAACCTCTGATGTAATTCAGGTAATCTATCAATACAACTAAGCATATCTGATACTGATTTAGACATGTTTCGTCTAACAACAGTATTAACAGATAAACCACCAATACCATTATGAGAAGTTCTATTCACATAAAAGAAATAAAATGCTCTATCAAGTAAAGATAAATCATCTGATTTTAATTTATCCCTATATTCATTTCTTAAATCAGCTATATAATAAGATAAATCACATTTAATTTTAAATTGTTCAAATAATTCTTTATCTGATAACACTTTATATAAAGAGTAAACATTTTTCTCTAAATCATTATAAATTTCGATAGGTGTTTCATTAGGTTTTTTCAATCCAATTGAAAAAGAGCCACCAAAAGGTTCTATATATGTATCATAAGTTGAAGAATCAGGAAAATGTTCAATTATTTTGTTAAACATTTGTCCTTTTCCACCAAAATATTTTATTGGAGCATTCATATTTACAGCCATTCTATTCTATATCCTAAATCAGTTATTGCTTTTGTGACTTCTTCCCTAACATCTGAAAGGTCACTCCAAGATGGTTCACTACATGAATAAAATAATTCATGACTTCCACTTTCATCATAACCCAATTCACCAATCAATTTATCAAAAATATCTCTATATTCATCTGAAGTTATATCAAACCCATCATCAAATTGAACATAAATGCCATCTTCTTCATCCCATAAATCACAAAAAATTATATCGTTCATTACATTGATAATCTTTTTCCTTTTATTATTTCTCTCAAATACACATTTTTTTCACCACCAATAAACTCCACCCAATCTTTATACAACTTTTCATCAACAAATTCTTGTGGAGGATATGATGTTAAAATTGTTAAAAGATGACCATTTTGAGTCAACCAATCGTTATAATCAGGATAGTTTTTTCTATCCCATACTCTTTCATCTGCCAAAAAACAAATTGACGAAATAGCATCATTCAAATCAGGTTCAATAAAATGAGCAAACTTAATATCATTTTCACATAAATTATCAAACAATTGTTTTAAATCAAGTGATGTACCACCATCAAGAATAATCAATGTTTTATCATGTTGAATATATTCTTTTAAATCATTATCATCTTTATATCGGTTTGCATATTCTAAAACAACATGAGCCGTTTGAACACCTTTTTGCATACTTGATATATTGTACATTACAAGACTGTACATACGCCATTCATATCTATTATCTTTCATATTATTTACTACTTTCAGAATTATTTAACATTATACAAACTTCTACAACATCCATCTTAGTTCCACCTTCACCACATGAACCCCATCCAAAATCATTTTTATTGATATTCACTGGTAAACCGTCAGGTTTTACAACTTTGAACTCAGCTTTTTGATTAAATTGGTTCAAAAAGTCAATTACTTCTCCTATCTTCATATACTTATTTTAGTAAAATCACTATACATTATTTTCCCATTTTGTAAAATAAAATTCATAACTTCTGCAACAGGAACATTATGAGGTGCATACCCATCATTCATTTCAATTACAAAACAAAAACCATCTGTTGTTTCAACAATTGAAATGTCATGTAAAAAATCTTCTTTATCACCATCATAATCACTTAAATCAATATATGGCTCTATCAATTCTTGAACACTACCTAAAACATTTTTCATTTTACTCTGAAAATTTAATGCTTTTGTTAATAAAGATGGTATTTTATTCATATCACTCTTAATACCCATATAAATAAGTTTTAAACACATTTACAAGCTCAATATAGAGCTTAAACTCTTTTTATTTATAATTTCTTTACAATAAAGGAAAGTTGCTTAAATCGCTTCAAATTAACTTTATGCAAATAAACGACTTTTTATTGTATTTTCCAAAAAAATATAGTTAAAAAACAAAAAACCTCAGATTTACTTATCTGAGGTCTTATCTAATCTAAATGATGATAATCTAACTGCAATCAATGAACCACTTTCTTTGATTAAATATATTCTTAATCTTGGAATAGCAGTTTCTTGAAGGTCTTTTTCTACATATTCTTTAAATGCTTTAAAATATCTTGTATATTCTCTTTTAGAATATTTTATACCACTTTTTTGTTTATCATCTATTGAAAACTTAATATATTCAAAATCGTCAATCCCATACCTTGTCTTGTCTGCACAAAACAATTCATCAATAAAACCATCATTCTCAATAAAATTGAAAATACTGAATGTTACTTTTTTATATGGGCTACTGTATATTTGTTCCAATAACTCATTAAAAATTTCCATGTCTTATATTATTAGTTTATTATTTATTTCCTAATAAATAGTCCAAACATGTTAAAAACCAAAATTGACGGATTTTTCATTGTTAATGTGTTTAAAATAATAAAAACTTCTTGAAAAAACTGATTAGAACACAACTATCTAATCGGTTTTTTCTTAAAGCTTTCAATTCATTACTACTTATTCTGCAATGGAATCAACAGTAATGGCAGTTGAATCAACTGTTACTGTATCAACAACCATTGTATCTACACTAACAGAATCATTTGTTACTGTTGTACTTGTTGTTTTACCACCACAAGATGCTAAACAACACATAGTAACAAAAACTGCTAAACTAAAAATTGCTTTTTTCATTTTTTTTTATCTTTATTATTTATTATTATTCAAATTAATACATCATTCACTTATTTTGAGTAATGTACCATTTTCATTGCTACGTCTAATCCAACGCATTAATGTAATAGCCTTTTCATACACAGGTAAAAAACAGGCTTCTGCACCAACATCATTTGTGTCTTTCATATCAATTGTTAATTGATATAAATTACCATCAACAGCAGCAATATCATAAACAGCAAAACCACCTGCTTTTATATAAGCCAAAGTAGCTTTACCTTTTACAATTTCTTTAATATCTTTTACTACCATAATATTATATTATTTTTCTTCATTCGTTTTATTTTGAGAAGCTAACCATTTTTCATACCATTCAGGAAGAGTACCAAACATTTTATATTCAATCCATTCCTCAACACAACAATCTGACCACTCAATACCATCTTCAGGTTCATTAAATCCTTCAGTTCCATAAGGGTCAAAAAGTTCAGTTAAAGGATTATAACCATTTTCAAATTTATATTTTTTGAAAAAATCAATCACATTTTCTTCATCGCTAACCATTTCAATATCACTATCACAAATAGTAGTACGAACATCTGAATGTTTTCCTAAAACTTCACCAAAATGAACTGAAACTTCATGTTCAATCATATATTCAATATATTTCTTATCTGCAAGAAACATACCTGTAATTTCTCCACCACGAAAATCCATATATAAACGATATATGGCTTTATCTGAATTTTTCTTTTTATTTGCCATTACTAATTTTTTTACTAAAATCACTAATTTCTAATAATTTACTCCTTTTAATTAAAAGATTAATAGGTTTTTCTTTAAGTTGAAATGATTTACTAAACTTTACTTCATTTTTATAAAAATTACCACATTCCTCATAAGGGTTTTCTCTTATTTTCTTACATTTAAGAAATAATTTGTCTAATGTCCATCCTATATTTGACAAATAATCAATAATTTTATTTCTCCTAACTAATGCAACTTCCATTATAACAATATCATCAGATGATGACAAAACATCATTAATGGCACTATCAATCCAACAAAATAAAAATGAATTGTTAATTTTATTAGAATCTAAAAGCCATCCAATTGAAATGTTGTCAGCAGCATTAAAAAAAGAAAGCTCCATTGAAAATGTTTGTAGATTTTTATTAACATATTTCAATGCAGCCTTTTCATCACAAACATATTGGAAACCATTCTTTACAAATGTAGTATCAACACCTTTTATTTGTTGAACCTTATCAACAACTCTATGAAAATCTTCACATTCTATATAAAAGTGTTTATCTAAAAATTCAGAGACAATTTTTTCACCTCGTTCATCACCATCTCTTAAAATACTTCTACTCATTAATCGAATATTTTTGCAAATATACGACTAAATTCATTAAGTTACCAATATTCTATTGTATAATTTGAAGCTTTTTACCACAATTAGGACAAAGAAACTCAGCATAAGTATCAGAACCACCACCATAATCTTGGTATGTTTTATATTCAACATCATTTGGTGTATATTCTAATGTTGCACCACAATTTTTACAAACACATCTTTTTACAACAGATTTATCTGGTTCCTTTGAAATTATTTTTATAGCCATATAACTAATTGTTTTAAATTTAATATGCGGAGAGCACTGGAATCGAACCAGACACTTTTTACAGTGCGAAACAACTTAGCAGGTTGCCCCCATCACCATCAGGGTTTACTCTCCAAAAATTTAAAAAGCCATTAAAGAATGGCTTAACTCTTACAAGAAAGCAAGAGGATTAAAAATAAATTATCTTCTTGGGTGTGTTATTACACCAAAGCATTCTTGTATGTCTTACCAAGAATTAAGTTCGTACCCTCGCCACACTACCTTATATACGTTAACATTAGGCGTTAACTCAAATACTATCTAATGATTGACTTTTATCAAAATGTATTGGGCAGATTCATGTTGTGGATATTCCCATTACAGTCTATCAACAATAGCTATTAACTCTATTGTCATTTAAGGCTCTTATGGCACTTTTTGCACACTCTTTAAACGATGGCTACTTTCAAGCCAACATCCCCAAGAAATATAATTTTAATGGTGGGAATGGTGGGAGTCGAACCCACACAAGAGTTTACCTCTTACAGATTCTAAGTCTGTTGCGTCTCAACCATTGCGCCACATTCCCAATTTTAAGTGAGCATAGAGGGACTTGAACCCCCAACCTTCTGAGTATCAGTCAGATGCGCTAACCAGTTGCGCCATATGCTCATAAAATAGCTCTCCGTGTAGGACTTGAACCTACGACCCCCTGATTAACAGTCAGGTGCTACCACCAGCTGAGCTAACGGAGAATGTACAGGAAACATTTTTTATTTATTAACCCCAATAATAATATTTAAGTTGCTACGTTTCCTTATTTTTTAAAGATGAAAAACCAATAATCTCTTTTGAGCAGGTAATGAGAATCGAACTCACATCCTCGGCTCGGCAAGCCGATGCACTAACCGTTGTGCTATACCTGCAATTTGTTACCCAAAAAACCAATCTCGATGCATTATTGGGTTGAAAATAGTAACATGAAAGACTATCAATTCTAATCAACAATAAATGCTGTATTGTTTTCATATGAAAACTTTCATACTTGACAAATCTTCGAATCTATTCTTTATTTTCTGCCTTATGCAGTGTTCGAAGTACATTAGGCTCTAGAAGTTAACAGAGAACAAGTTTATACTCCTAAGAGTTGAAGGATTTGAACCTTCTAAAATTAAAATTCGAGTTTAAATTATTTGCTACGTTCCCTTATTTGAGCGAGTAGTGGGATTCGAACCCACGGTATTTCTAGATTGGAAATCTAGTGCAATCGACCACTATGCGACACTCGCAATTAAATATATTCTTTAAACCTTTCTTTAAACATTTGTTCATCACAAATATCTTTTTTTGGTGTTCTATATTTCCATCCTTTTGGGCAAAGACTAATAGTTTCGATACCTAACTTTGCACCTGCCTTTAAGCCTGATTCATCAACACCTGTTTGACCACCACTACGAATACTTGTTATTTCACACTCATATTCATTTACTAGTCTTTCAATAAAATAATAAATCATTCTATCACATTTGTCTTGTGAAATATCATATTTACTTAAAGTATAAATACCATTACCTGCAATATTCAAAGAATGCAATTCTTTTATCATCCATGCTGTATGAGATATATCAATTTTCCAATTAGAATCATCCAAATTTATTGGTATATATAGCTTATTTGCTTTCAATGCAGCATCTTTTGTGCATTTTTCTCCACCTGTTGTAAAATCAACAGCAAAAGCTAATGTAACATCTGCACTTGCAGCATTTATATAAGTTCTATGACCATACCCTTCAGATGTATCTTCTAAAAATTTAATCTTACACATACTTTAATAAACATATTTAATATTCATAAATGTGGGAGTAGTAGGATTCGAACCTACTCAGCCCGAAGGCAACAGATTTACAGTCTGTCCCACCTCTCCAACTGTGGCGTACTCCCATTATTATATATTTGTTGGGCTACCAGGACTCGAACCTAGACTCCAAGAATCAAAATCTTGTGTGACTGCCATTACACCATAGCCCAATATAAGAAATTATATATATGGATTCGAACCATCTTTCATTTGCAATTTATTTCCCCACTCCAATCTAGAATTTGGTATATAATTTCTTAATTTCTTTTAAAATGGAAAATCATCTTCATCATCTGTTTTTATCAAAACATCACTATTTGATAAGTTCCTTTCTTCAGCCAAACTTTCATCCCCAGTTATACTATCTAAATGAAATGTCCAATCACATGGTAATCTTCTGTATAAAGTTTGTTTATACAACTTTCCATTACTTATTTCAACAAAATTTATAAAAGGAAAGCCTTCTTCATCAGAAGAATCTTCATCATGACAACTAAACCATATATTACCACATTCAACATCTTCAATATTTTCTTCCAACATTTCAATTAAATTAGACATGAAATAATGTCTTGCATAAGTTTCAAACTCTAATAAAACATCTTTTTTATATGTAATTTTATCATCAGTTTTATACTGTTTAGCTAATTCAATAAATTTATCTACAAATTCTTTTGCATTCTTTTTCTTTAAAAGAATTGTACCATCCCCATAAAAACAAATTGCCATAATTACTATTTTTTTGACACGGGTAGAGGAATCGAACCTCTATTTCTGCTTCGGAATTGCATAATTTTAAATTAGTTATTTTTTGCTATTTTTTCAATACTGAAAAAAGTTTTAAAAATTTTTAAGCGTCCTAACCATTAGACGAACCCGTGAAATGACAGTCTGGTTTTAGTCTGATAAACGACTGACAGCAAAGAGTTGTTTGATTGATTAACATAGTGCACTATACTAATTCACTCAGGATAACACATTCCTTTTTTTGCGGTCTATGAGGGAATCGAACCCTCGTCTTGGCATAGACAGTGCCACATCCTAACCGTTGAACGAATAGACCATTATTGCGGTATGAACAGGAGTCGAACCTGCAATCACTCCCTCAAATCTGGGAGCATTATCTTATCGTTTCATTTATAAACTTATTACTGAACTTAATTCGAATACTTATTCAGTAATAAGTTTATAAACTATTTTATATCTCACACTATCATTCTAATTGTTGGTGAATGAAACATGTTATTGATATAAAAAGAAAGTTTCCAATTTAACTACCACACCATTTTGCGGAATATATGGGAGTCGAACCCACTCCGTTCTCCGTGACAGGGAGACATCTTAACCGTTTGACCTATACTCCATTTTTTTTTCATAAAAAAGGTGGGGTGGATTCGAACCACCGTAACGGCATTAACAGTGCTAGATTATAATTGCTACATTTCCACTTCCTGAAAATATTTTTTACGTGTCTTTCCACTAGACGACCACCTTTTCATTTTTTATATTTCACATTGCAAATATACAACTAATTTAGTAAACTACCAAATTTTTATTGCAAAATTTTATTAAAAAGTGGGGAAGATTGGAATCGAACCAATGACACAATGACTTCATCATTTAATTTGCTACATTTTTAATACTAAAAACATTTTTTAACATTTGCTCTACCAATTGAGCTACTTCCCCATTTATATTTGTACCCTGTGAGGGATTCAAACCCCCGACCCCTAAATCCGTAGTTTAGTGTTCTGTTCGCTGAACTAACAGGGCATTTATTTTAAAAAGAAATCAGACTGATTAAAACTAATCTATACAGACTCCTACTGTAAGGGTATGTGACTTTCACACAATGAATTCGCTCACATTCTATACAATTCTTCAATCTCACAAGAAAAACCTTATTGCTACTTTTAGATAACCATTATATGCCATATTTAATGTTAAACCTATTAATTGTTAACTATCAATAAAATTTACTTCAAAATACAACATATAAATATTAACTAATTTTGGAATGCTTTGAAATTAGCCCACTGCAACTTATTCATCAATTAATAATAACCATTGAGATACATCTAATTTCTTTTTAAAATTATCCCTTCTTTTACTTCACAAAGGGTAGTGCCAACCTAACGATTTGGAGTGACGGGTGCGGTTGTTTTTAATTTTCATAAAAACTAGAACCGTTCACTAAGCTACGTTCTATGTTCGTATGCATCCAAACATAGGCAACCGTGTCACTGTAATAGGATTCGAACCTATTCATGTTGTACACACATGAAAACCACCTTTGATACCATCTATGGATTAACAGTGTTGTTTGAGCCGAAGGTGGGACTCGAACCCACAACATCCGCATTACAAGTGCGGTGCAACTACCAATTGTGCTACTTCGGCAATTTTTGGTGTTTCTGACAACTACACCACGAAATGCCTTTCTAAGCTGTTCATCACGAGAATGGATAGTTTTAAAATCTCCATGAACCCTTGCATTATTCTTTGACTATCCAAGTCAACAAGCCCATCATATTTGTATTCGGTAGGGGATTCGAACCCCTGACATTTTTCAATGTACCACCGTGAAAGGGTGGCGACCTAAGCCACTAGTCGAACCGAACATATAATAATGTGGAGAGTGTGGGACTCGAACCCACGACCTTCTGCGTGCAAAGCAGACGTTCTAGCCAACTGAACTAACCCCCCAATTTAAAAAGTTATGAATAGTGTGGAACTTGAATCAACAATATCCATCTGAATTAATAAAATAATTGGTCATATGGTGAAGATTCGAACTTCACTAAGTCAAGCAGATTAAGCGTCTGCCCCTTACTACCATTTCAGGCTAAGACCCACATGACTAAGTTGCGAGGAATGGATTCGAACCATTGACCTTCAGGTTATGAGCCTGACTAGCTACCACTGCTACACCTCGCAATTTTACTTTGCAAATATACAACTTTTATTTATAAATACCAAATAAAAATCATTATTTTTTTTTTTGAGTACTGTACAGGATTCGAACCTGTGAACGAGGTTTTGCAGACCACTACCTTAACCACTTGGTTAACAGTACATATACAGGGAACATCTTCACTTGGGTTTGAATGGATTCGAACCATTGACCTTCAGGTAAAAAGCCTGAAATTTTACCCACTAAACTACAAATCTAAAGTTAATTTTATTGCTTACAGTTCCCTTATAGCATTCGGTATGGGAATCGAACCCGTATTTCATCCGTGAAAGGGATGCGAACTAACCGTTATTCGAACCGAACATATATAATAAAAAAAGGAAATTGAGTAACTTAATAATACCAATTTCCTAATAATACACTTCTTCCAACTATTTCTAAACATTCAATAGTCAAATTCTTGAACCTTTTCATAAAACTATCATTTTTCATTTTCAACTTTATTATTTTCATCTTCAACGATTTTATAAGGTATAATACCTGTTGGTACATAAATGTTAGTTGTTGCACATTTATCACAATACCATTCGATAGCTTTTTTTAACTTCTTAATCATCTTTTTAAACATTTTTATTAAACTTATTTTTATCTTATTACCCTTATAAATATCCATAATAAGGTAAAAATATGTTTTAAAACATATTTTTTGATGTATATCAAGAATTATGTGTATTATTACACAGTGGTCCCGAAGGGGCTTGAACCCATGACCTCCAGATTATGAGTCTGTTGCTCTAACCAACTGAGCTACGGGACCTTTTTAATTATTTATAAATGTTTCTACCACAATATGTATCAGTTTGAGAATGGCAATTATGGCATAAAAACCTTAAATTTTAAATTCTATGGTCATTATTAATACCATTATATTAATATTATATTTGTGGGAACACAGGGAGTTGAACCCCAGCCTTCGGATTTTCAGTCCAACGTACAATGACCACCTATACGATATTCCCATTTAATTTCGTGATGTAAGATGGATTCGAACCACCAATACTTAAATCGAAGTTAATTACTCTTCCATATCAAACCCTTTCATCATTTATATAAGGTTTCTATTTTATGTACACTTAAATAGAATTTATATAAAAATAAATGTTATTTACACCATATTTGTTGCGATAATTGGATTCGAACCAATTTCTCTGCCCTAAGCGAGCAGCGAGTTAAAATTTAACATTATTACAACTCAATTCAACATGTTACGTACCATGTATCATTTAAAAAATAATGCTTGTCTTGCCCTATCTTATGTATGGGAAATATATAAAAGTAGCTAATTTTTACATATCAAGACCTAAATTACCATCTCTCTCTATCGCATAAAGTTGTATTATTATATTTTAGTATGAAACAGTTTAAGATAGATACCTTCCGAGCTTGTGCCGACCTTACTCCCAAGAGGATTCGAACCCAATGCCACTAAAACCGAGAAGCCGTTCCCATAGGTTTTTACACCTTGAATCATACATCATCATAATTTCACTAATACTCCAATTGATAAATTCAAAATATAATCTGAAGTAAATTTTTTATCAATCAAATAATTGTTCACATTAAAAGTTGGCTCAACAAACAATGTAAGTTTATCATTATTGTAAACATATACATCACAACTAATGCCATACCTCAAAGCAAAACAATTTAAACTTTTCATATCATAAATACTGTTTTTGAAGTTATAAACATCTCCAACACCACCAAATATGATAACATCATAAATCCCATTATTTAAACCACAAACCGTATTGGTCAAATTAAATGTCATATCAGCAAATGTCATCAAAAATGGTGCATTCATTCGAATATTCTTGCCATCTGAAAACAATGCATTACCTGTTCTAACTTCCAATCTTGTACCAAGATAAGGATTATGGTCTCTTCCAATAGCAATTGCTGCTGTTGGAGCTAAAGTTTTCCCAAACTTTAAATCTTTATAAAGATTTGTATATGTATCGCAACCTGTTGTAGCAGATGCATACCATTTTTGTGCATTCATTGTTACACAAGATAAACACAGACAAATCAACAATATGATTTTCTTCATTCTTTGTTTTTTTTTTTAATTGAACTTAATATTAATTGTCTAGATAGCAAGGCTCGAACTTGCGGTCTCTACATCCCAAATGTAGCGTGTTACCAACTCCACCATACCTAGATTTGTCGGGGTGACACGATTCGAACGTGCGAACACTTGACTCCAAATCAAGCCCATATAACCATCTGTGGAACGCCCCGAATTGAAAGCCACATTTTAATTTATCATAAACGTAGAGTAACTCACAAACAACTACTTTTGAGTACTCCGTGATGGATTCAAACCATCGACCCACGCCTTAGAAGGGCGTTGCTCTCTTCACTGAGCTAACGGAGCATAAAAAACAGGAAACATTTTTTACTGTGTCAAATTAAAAGTTTGATAGTTAAAATATTTGCTACGTTTCCTTATAGTTTCGACTGATGGACTCGAACCATCAACCACCTCGATATGAGCAAGGTGCTCTGCCATTGAGCTAAATCGAAATATAAATTAATACCATTAATACATAGTATTAATTTATGACTAAATACAGCGCATTGTCTCAAAAATCTCCATGTTTCCATGTGTTTTATCTATACTCCGCAAATTTATAAACTCCTGTTTTAGTCTTTAAAAATTATATTTTTTGGTTTCCAACATGTCAAAGAACTATTTTAAATAACTTATACAATCCGAGTACCACGTTACAATTAAATGTAATTCCCCAATTATAAGACGGTTCGCTGTATCTACCGAATCCATATAAGTCATTTCTAAAACACTTTGCAAAGATAAGTAATTATTTTCAAACCACAAAATCTTTTTTGTTAAAAAATGTTTTAAATTTCATAGGCGTAAGATATAACTTAAAACTTAATTAATATGTCTTAGAGGTTATATCAAAACCGCCTTTCTGTGTTGGGGATATTGGAATCGAACCAATGACATCCACCGTGTAAAGGTGGCGTTCTAAACCACTGAACTAATCCCCAATTATGTTGCGAGTGTAAGAGTCGAACTTACTATAACAAGGTTATGAGCCTTGCATGATTTATATATCCGTTTCATTCCCTCGCAATTTTTATCTTTTTTACTTTGCAAATATACGACTAATTTTTATATTTACCAAATTTTTAATCTTAAAAATTGTTATCATTTATCACTTTCTTCAAGAAGTTTAATTTTAATGTATTTCTTCATTTCATTAACAAAAGGTACTTCTTTTCTATAAGAGCATTTTATTTTCCATCTTCCATATTCAATATAATCAGTAATAACATACATTATGCATGATACCCTAAGTTGATATTCATCAAGACTATTTTCTAAAAATTGAATATCTTCAATATAATATCTATCTCTTGTTAATACATTATATACATACCCAGGTTTTGTATCTTGATATGTCTTTACATAAAAAGGTTCTGAATTATCAATTTCAAAAGAATAATCACCTAAATTAGTTGAATTAATATTTGTAAATCCAAAATTATTCTTAATTTGAAAAACATGATAAACATCTTTCTTTTTAAAGAAATACCAAGGATATTCTTTTACCTTTTTAATAACATTAAAATTAATTTCCTTCATTAATATCTATTGTTCTTAAATCGTTTTTCAATTTCTTTCTAACACACGAATTAAAAAATAGCACTCGTTTCATCTTCATATCTTTTTCTTTTAAAGAACCATTACAATATGAATTAACAGCTTTCTTTCTTTTATTTATACTCGCCATATTAAAAAATATCATTTAATTCCTTAAAAATTTCTTGTCTTTCCCAACTTCTAGCCCTTCTATGTGCTAACTGGTCAGTTCTCCTTTTCAATTTCATTGATACTCGACTTCCATATGATTCATATGGGAATTTATCATGACCTGGGCAACAGCCTTGGTCTTTACGTTTAACTCCATAAGGTTTCATAAACAATATTTTAAAATTAAAGGGTGTTAGGTGGGAATCGAACCCACATCTTCAGAACCACAATCTGACATTCTAGCCGTTGAACTACAAACACCATGTTAAAATCATTTACACTCTACTTGAAATGATTAAAAAAAACCTAACTTACGATTTAGAACCAGTTTCGCATAATTAAATGCTATGATTATTTACGTTTCAAGAATATAAATTTATATTTCTCTCATTATTTTTTCTTTCCAATAATTACGCCTACTACTTTTTTTATTTTTAGACTTAAAAGTTTCTAATTGACTATCACAATTAGGGCAAATTAATCTTAAATTATCTCTCTTATTATTAGCCGCATCACCATCAATATGGTCTAAAACAAATACCAATGGTTTACCATTATGAATAGGTTCACACCCACAAATTACACATTTATTATCTTGTTCTTCAAGAAAGAAATCTTTAAAATTTTTAGGGGTGTAACTGCCATAACAATATTTATCATTATTTTCTATAAAATCCTTATATTTCTTTATGTGTTCATATGAAGCATGACATTGATTATCACAAAATTTTACATTATTTTTATTTATTATATCTTTACCACAATATAAACAAATTCTTCTATTCTTTGTCATGTTTTTTCATATTTTATTGCGGAAGTGGTAGGATTCGAACCCACGCATCGCTGTTACACGACCTAACTGATTTCAAGTCAGCCCCCTTATAGCCACTTGGGTACACTTCCATAATTTTGCAGGAGTAGATGGAATCGAACCACCGACTTTAGTTTTGGAGACTAACATTTTACCTCTAAACTATACTCCTATTTTTAATTATTTTTAACTCGCCAAAATTTTAGTAACCCCGTTGGGACTTGGACCCAATTACCTAGATTAAAAGTCTAGTGCATCACCATAAATGCTTCGGAGTCATTTATTAAATCACTCCATGCCCATTAGGTGTATGTAGTGATTATACCTGTTTTATATGTTTTCGTTTTATAATCATAATCTTTTCTCTTTTTTTTTTTACTTTAAATCTTGGTAATCCCATATTTTGTTCTCACCATTTATACTTTTATCAAAACAATATTTATATACATTTTCTTTTTCAGATTTACCAATATTGGTATTTGAATTATAAACCCAATCTTTAAAAGATTTATATGTATCAAATATACTAATTGTTTCTTTTGGATATTTAAATGTGCCATTATCATTTGCAATTACAAGACCATATGGTAATAAATCCTTGCTTATTACATTATTATAATTTGCATATTCAAAATCTCCACTTACAGCATATTGTCTTGTTCCATCTACTTCAATAAACCATGCAACCCAATATGTTTTATTTTCATCATAAGGAAATTCATATTTCAGAATTTGTGTTGGTTCAAGTTTAAACCTTATTGGTTCTCTTTCATCAAGAGTATTTATAAACCCTTGATTTTCACCAAATAAATCGACTCTTACATTATTGCTGATTATATGTTCACTATAATCAGATAAAACACAGCCTAATCCAATATTCTTACTACTTCCTAATGCAATTGGTTGTAATCTTATTGTTTGTAATGCTTTATTAGTATTCCAAGGAGTTTCAATTACGCTTGAAATATGAATAACTAAATCATTGTAATCATAATCACCATTTTTTGAATCTTCAAACATTACAGCTTGCCAATATGCTCCATAAGTACGTTTTTCAAGCTCTTCATATTTTATATCATCCTTATTAACATATGAAATTAATAAGTTATCATTTTCACTACTGCGAGTGGTTGCCATTAGAGTATTTTTTGGTACTTTAATAGTCATTGGTTTACTTGTAATAGCAACTGTATCACCATTCAATGTCATAACAGTTATACAATTTTCAACCACAGGAACTTTAAAATCCTTAAAAGTCTCACAATTCAAGACTAATTCCTTCATTTTTTTTGGAATAGTCAACTTTATCAATACAAGATGTTGCAATTAATAAAATTAGGGCTAAAAGCGATAATTTTTTCATCATTTTCTAAAATTTATATATTATATAAATACTTTTATAATGCAAATATACAACATTTAAATAATATATGCAACTTTTCAAAGTTAAAAAACGTTTTGTGGTGAGAGCTGGAATCGAACCAACGTTATATTTAATTTACTGTTAAACTGAATTTCTTGATATTTGCTACTTTTTCAATACTGAAAAAATTTGACCAACATTTCAATCTCACCAATTTATTTTGCGGGACGGATAGGACTCGAACCTACAACCTCGAAGTTAACAGCTTCTTGCTCTACCATTGAGCTACCATCCCAAAATGTCTTTATTACTCAATATAAAGCTCACAGTGACATTTTCCCCCATTAGTCCTATATTCTTTGCATGGGCAAATTGTGTCCTCACAATGGGCTAATTTTGTTACACATGGGCAATATCCTTTCCCAAACTTTTCTTTCTTCTTTTCAATTGCCTTATGTATTTTATCAACATGTATTGAATCAGGGTTCAATTTAAATTTTGCTTTATTTCTTTTATATTTAACAAAACTATATTTAATTCCATCTTCAGTTTCTTTATCTTCCTTTGTTTTTTCATTCCATTGATTATAATCAATAGTTGGAAAAAATGTGTCTGCATCTTCAACAATCTCATGTATTTTTGTAATATATAAAATATCCACTAAATCGTGTTCAATTGCATACTTGTAAATCATTCCACCACCAATTATAAAAATGTCATCATAACAGTTATCATTGCAATATTGTATAGCTTTTTCTAATGAAGATAACAAAATTACATTTCCCTTTTCAGTTGTATCAAAATCACATAATTTAGGTATTTCTTTTAATAATGTTACTTTATTATCACATAAAACAATATTTTCTCTTTTTGGTAAAGCACCATTTGGTAATGATTTATATGTATTATATCCCATTATTATTGGTTTGCCTATTGTAAGTTCTTTGAATCTTCTTAAATCATCTTTAATATGAAAACACAAATCGCCATTTTTACCAATTGCATTATTTTCACTGATTGCAACAATCAAATTAACTGTCATATATCTTATTTCATTAAATTTTATTTAAATATATATAAAATAAAAAAGCTGTATTCAAACTTTTTATCGTTCTCTTACAGCTTTGGGATATATGTTGAGTTATGTATTGTCAAACTCTAATAGTCTATTTCTTGTACTATATCATCCTTCAGTCGTAATCGAACGCTTTTTCTGTTATGTTTATTATCATAAAACGCAATACCATTAGGTCTCACTTGTTCATTGTGCATAACAAACCCGTTCCAACATTTAAATGTTGAATTCGATATTTGATTATATGTTTGACTAAGTGTTGCCATAATGTTAATTTTTTTACTTTTTAATATAAATATAACTTACAAATTGAAAAATTCAATTTTTTAAAAAACTTTTTTATTTTTTTTTTTGTAGCTCTGATGGGAGTCGAACCCACACGGGCATTTCTGCCCCTCAGATTTTAAGTCTGATGCGTACTACCAATTTCGCCACAGAGCCATTTTAACAGGAAACATTT